TTTGGGTTATTAAAGGCTTAGAGAGGTTGACATTATTGATGTTCAAGAAGAAAGAAAACAAAGTAACGAGCCTTTCTAAGAGTTCGTTAGAAAATCAGAAAACACAAGAAAATCAAGAAAAACGTAAAGGTTTCCTTGATAAATATGTAGATTTGATTAAGATGTGGGACGCAGTCTACGACGAGTACCGTTCACGTTACAACCCAGAGCGAGCTTTGGCTTCAAGTAGGCGATTGTATATGGACTCGAACTTTACCTATAGTGGAACTCAAAATGTAACGGCTTATTATGTGATTGATGAACTCCCACCAGAGTTTGAGATGGGGTATAGAGCGACTTTGCGTTCCATTGTACCAGAAGGAATTTCAATGAACTTCATTGAGTCGAATGAGCCTTTCGAAATTAACTGGGATGATCCCAAGGTTAAAACTCGTTTGTCGGTTTTAGATGAAGTGAGTGCGAAAAACCAAGAAGAGTCAAGCAAAGGTTCGAGGTTCACTCAGCACAAGTATGTAAAGACAGCTCAGAAAGATGAGCGTTTGTCACTTTCTGTAGAATACGCAAATGACGCAACCTTAAGTGACCAAGACAAGCGTTACTTGTATAAAGTTCGAGTTATGATTATCATAACAGGACATAGAGGACCTGAGTTCACAGATGTGTTGAAAGACTTTGAACACATGTGTTCTCACAGAACGGGGATGCAAGTCCGCCGAGTTACCGGTATCATTGCAGACACCGTAGGCGATTTCTCTCCTTTTAACTCTGAAATGTCTAAGGAAAGCAAGCGTAAAATTCGCTCTACTTTTACATCAGATGAGTTAAGAGCACAGTGGCACCCGTTTGAGCAAGGGGTAGTTGGTTTCGGAACTACTTACTTAGGTACAAATATTGAAACGCACTCTCCTGTTTTCCACCAATTTAAACGTGACGTAACTGACGCTGAAATTGTTATTGTTATTGGTATGTCTGGTTCGGGTAAATCCTTTGAGATGAAGTTGTTAGCTACGCAGTTTGCAGCTAATGATAATATGATTATGACTATTAACGACTATGAGGGTGGAGAATACAAAGGTCTTGGAACCTTGTTAGAGAAAGACTTCCAAGTAGTATCCTTGGATTTAGGTATGGGTTCAGGGCGCTACCTCGACCCAGTTCCGATTGTACCTACAGGTGATGAAGAAATGGACAACACTTTGTTTACTCGCTCTCGTAAGAATATTATTGACTTGTTTAGAGCGGTAGCAGGTGCAGAAACCTTAAAGAAATACGCTTGGATTCCTTTGATTATCGAGCGTGGAGTAGACCTTTTCTACAGTGAATATGGGGTATCGATTGACCCAACAACTTGGCATGCCCTTGATGGTTGTTCAATTTACACGGTTTACAACTACTTGAAGAAATACCGTCCGAATTTAGAAGATGTGTTGAGTTCGATTACGGAAGAAGACAAAAAGATTTTAACTGAAGATGATATTAAAGAGTTGTATAAATCCGCTTTGAAAGACTTTCAAAGAGATTATATTTACTTCTTGGAAACCTTTGGTTCTTACTTTGAACCTAGTAAGAAGTTGAATAACTACTTTAAGTACCCAGTTTACTTGAAAGATATTATTGATGCGAAGTTGGTTATTTGCGATTACAACATGAGAGGGGTTCCGGAAAGTCAACTGTCTGAATTGGACGCTATTCTTATTCCAATGAACGCAGCAACCGTAGCCTATTATCGAACTGTGTATCCTTTCTCTCGCGGTCTTTACAATGTGAAGATTTGGGAAGAGTTGCAACGTTTCAGTTCTCTCCCAAATGCAGTAGAGATTTTGAAAACTCCAATCACAGGGGGTCGTAAAGCTGGGTAACAAAACTGTTACAATAAATTTATAAAAATGTACAAGAACATAGAAAAATTTATGTAAAAACAGAAAGCCCTTCGTATCTAGTGATAGGTGCGAACTCAACGTTAAATGCTTTGAACTCCTAAAGCCTTGTAACCTAAACAGTAGATGGAAACGTCAAGCTGAATGGAACGAAAGTAGAAAAAAGTACAAGGATAGCATAAGGTGAAATAAAAGCTAATCAGTGCTTAGGTGATAAAAATAGTGACCCCTAAGAAACGTTAGTCCTAAGTGCAGTAATAATGGATGTTTAGCAGGGAAAGTCCTACGGTCAAATGACTATGGAAGACCCCCAACGACTATCTCCTAGAGGGAGAGTAAAACCGCAAGCTAATGGCGGAGGAAAAATGTTGCACCTAATTTTGATTAGGTGAAGATATAGTCTGCGCTCATGTGAAAGCATGAGAGGTCTGCTGGTGACAGTAAGACTGCATCAAGGGTTGCGCTTTGGTGTGAACAAGAAAAATACAGATTTTTAGAAAACTTTTATATTTTTACTTTACAAAATACCTTCAGTATGGTAAACTTAATGTAAGAATTAAGTGAGGTGTACTTATGGTATTGATGTCTATAGGAAAATTTGCGAAGGAGTTAGGTGTTACACCTGAACACGTTCGTACAATGCACAGAACAGGTGAGGTAATCCCTGCTCGTATTTCAGAAAAAGGAACTAGATATTACTCTGATGAGCAACTAAGAGAGTTGAAAAACACTCAATTTTCTCAGAGAGAAGAAAAGGTAGTAGCTTATTGTCGAGTTTCTACTAAGTCACAAAAAGAGGACTTAGAGAAACAAGTTGAGAATGTAAAGTCGTATATGTACGCCAAAGGTTACTCATTTGAAGTTATTACAGATGTAGGTTCCGGTATCAATTATAAAAATAAAGGTTTGCAAGAGTTAATTTCTTTAATTGACTCAAATCAAGTTACTAAAGTTGTTATTCTCTATAAGGATAGACTTGTTAGATTTGGTTTTGAGTTAATTCAATTACTTTGTGAGTTACATGGTGTTGAAATTGAAATTATTGACAACTCAGAACAAAGTAAAGATGAAGAATTAACAAATGATTTAATTCAAATCGTTACACTATTTGCAAATAGACTTTACGGTTCAAGGTCTAAAAAGACTAAAACACTAATTGAGAGGGTTTCTGATGTTACGAGGGATGAAAATCGCACTTGATTTAACTGATGAGCAAGAACAGCAGATGTGGAAGTCTGTAGGGGTTGCTCGTTGGTCATATAACTACGCTATAACTAGATGTAAAGAACAATTTTTAAAACACTTAGAAGATCCTACATTACCTAAAACTTTAACAGCAGGTGAGATTTTAAAAGAATTAGTTGTATTGAAGAGGACAACACATCCTTGGTTGAAGGATGTTGGTTCTGCAGTTATCAAACAAGCAGTTCGAGATTGGGACACTGCTCGAAACAGGCTCTTCAAGAGGTTAGGTAAAGCTCCTAAGTATAAGTCAAGAAATACTTCAAAACCTAGCTTTTATGTAAATTACGAAAGTTTGAGAAGAGTTGAAGGTGGGTTTAGAGGTGAGAGGTTAGGTTTTATAAAAACAACGCAACCTTTACCGAGAATACCTAAAGGTTCACATTATAGGAATCCTCGAATTTCTTTTGATGGTAAATATTGGTATTTGTCTTTTGCTTATGAAGTCCCAGAGGTTTCAGTAGAACTGACAGATTTAGTTATAGGTGTAGATTTAGGGGTAAAAACCTTAGCAACATTATCTACAGGTGAGTTTATTGAGAACATCAATAAAAGCCGCAGAGTAAAACAGTTGGAGAAACAATTACGACGGGAACAACGTCACCTTGCACGTCAGTTGCAAGCTAACATCAAAGGGTATCTCACAACTGAAAACGGTAGTAGAAAGCCAATTTATAAGCGACCTTTAGAATTATGTTCTAATATTCAAGAAACAAAACGTAAGATAAAGTTAATTTACCGTAAACTTCATTCTATTCGAATGAATCGTCTTCATCAAACTACTTCTTATCTTGTAAAACAATTACCGAAAGGTATTGTGATTGAAGATTTGAATGTTAAAGGGATGATGAAAAACAGACACTTAGCGAGACATATTCAAAACGTTATGTTTTATGAATTTCGTAGACAGTTAGAGTATAAGTGTTTACAATACGGTATCCAATTAGTTGTTGCAGATCGTTTTTATCCTAGTTCTAAAGCATGCAGTTATTGTGGTAATATTAAGTCTAAATTGAACTTAAAGGAAAGAGTTTATAAATGTAGCTCTTGCGGTTTGAAGAAAGATAGAGACTTAAATGCTGCTGAGAATTTAGCTTATTATTTCTAATTTAGCTTATTATTTCTATAGAGGTTAATACCTTATGTACCCATCGCTACTGGGGAATTTAAGCCTATTGAGTGTTACATCAAATGATAGTAGACACATGAGCAAAGCTCATGTGTCAAGGTCAGACACGGTGATGTAGGAAGTGAAAAACGAAACGGATAAGTCTATAAGTTCTAAACTTATAGCAACATAAGTTTTCACAAAGTAAAGATATAGATATAAAAAATCTATATTTTTCGTAGCGGGATATTAACATTGTCGCTTCCAATGACCCAGTTAAACTGGTTGAAAAAGATGAGTTCTCTTTGTTTGCCAACTACACACTAGCTATGGTTGGGAAGATTAAGTCTCCAGTTTACCAAGAGATTGTATGTAAAGCCCTCGGTATCACTGACTTGGCGGATGAATTAGCTGAGATTGGTGCGGTTATTGAGGAAGATGAAGGGTTGGTAGCTGGTTATGACCAAGTCCACGCAGAGCCTTATAAAAAAGCTTTTGTCTTGAAATTGAACTCTGGGGAGTCTGCAGTTGTAAAAGCAGATATTCCACGTGTAATTAGTGATACACCACTGTTCAGAACTGGTGTCATTGCACAAGATAAGCAGTAGATAGTTTAGGTGATTTGTAAAATGATGTTATTAAGTTTAATTCTCTTTTTAGGGGGTATCCTTTGGGGTGTAGCCAACTCCATAACCTCTGAAAAGTTGAAAGAAGAGGTTAAGAAAAGTCGTTTCCTCGTAATTGGAGTAGGTGTGATCTATGTATTGGTAGTCCTTGCAGTAACGTTAGGAGGGAAACATTAGTATGGATTGGCGAAATTCAAATGACGACCTAACTAGGCAGTCAGATGCTCGTAGAGAGCGAGAAAATCAACGATTTGAAAACGGAATTTTAGGAGACCGCGGAGGTTTTGGTGGTATGCGCCAAGGTCCCGGTGGTGATCCTTTAGCTCGTATGAGAGGTGCGCAACCTGACCCCTTTGCAAATCGAGTAGGTGGTGGGATGCCGCAAAGACCGCCATTTGGACAACCTCAAGGGTTTCCACAACAAAATCAACCACCACAACATTTAAGTCAACATGAAGATTGGATGGATAAAGTCTTTAAGGTAGGTAAAGGTTTATGGAAACATTTATCTTCCTATGTGTGGCCTGTTTTGTCTGAGTCTGATGATATGTTCAGAAGTGATTACAAACTAAGAAAAGGCTTAACGGCTGCTCTCTTGTATTATGGTGCAGTAGGTGGGTTCTCTTTCTTGTTTGGTTTATTTACAAGATTTGCAACTGCTCCCGGCATCTTCATTTCGCTTGTGGGTGGTGGAGTGAGTGGTGGTATTTTCTTGTATAAGAACTCTCAGAATAAGGAGTGGGGTTTGGTTGATGACTCTCCAAAAGAAGAAGTTATCCTACAAGATCCACAACCTTCTGAGTTTGGCGCACCAAGAGACTTTATGGATGATGGGTTTGGTTCTCCAAATCCTATGGTAAGCTCTGACCCTATGGGCGGTTTCGGACAACCTCCAAGAAGAGAAGTTCCAAATGAGTTTAAAAACTTTGGTTCAAGTGGGGGTTGGGATGATGAGGAAGATGAACTTCCCTTTCCCAAAAGACAAGGTTTTGAGCCTATGACAAGACCTAAACCAACTCAATTTGATGAAATAGAAGATGGGGAAGATGAGTTTACACCTCATTCTAGGGGTATCCCCTCAAAAGGAGCAAGCGCCAAGGATATTTGGGGGAGTATAGATGATGAGTCTGAGGACTTAGACGAGGACTCAGAAGAAACAGAAGGTTCTTCTAGTTCAAGAGAAGAATTAGAACACCCTAAGTTAGAAGAAGTGTCTGAGAGTGCTTTCACCTCTGATTTAGCAGGTGGTTTAGTAGAACCGGAGTTGGTAACTAGAAGTCTCTTGTTAGATAAATACTTGTCTGTCCTAGATGGTTCTAGTTTGAAACCAGATTGGTCTCGTGAGATTTCTAAGAATAGCTTAGAGTTTAAACAGTTAGAGACTTTCCTTCGAGACGCCCAAACGGGTGGAGTTAAAGGCTTGTCTGAAATGGATTGGGTCAATGTTGAGTCAATTACAGAGAGAGTGTCTGTATTTGAGATTATCACTGACCGCCCAGAGAAACTAAAAGGGAAAGAAACTCTCTTTGCAAAAGAGATTACAGAGTTGTTAAAAGACCAAATGAAAGACTACTTTGGTGAAAATGTAACAACAACTGCGGTTGGTAAAGGTAGTCGTATTGCTATTACTATCTTTAAGCAGACAGGTACGTCCTTTATGTTGAGAGACTTGATTGCTTCAAGTAAAGACTTCTTCCTAGATACTAAGAATGAACTCCCAGTAGTGTTCGGAGCTGATGAATATGGAGAGCCTATTCTTCTTGATTTAGCAAAACACACAGGTACAATTATTGCAGGGATGGCTCGAACAGGGAAGTCTGTTCTCGCTACCGGTATCGTCAACCAAATGATGGCTTTAAACTCTCCTCGTAAGGTTCAAGTTGTTGCAGGAGATATGAAAAACAAAGACTCTGACTGGTACCAAATTACCTTACCTCACTTGCGTAGGTTTGCAACAGGTACAAAAGCTATTATGGACTTGCTTGATTGGGTGGTTTCTGAGGAAGCTCCTAGAAGAAAGAGATTGATTGGGAATCAGTTGAAAATTCAGAACTACAATGCGAATTGTTCTGATGAGTCTGAGCAATTACCTTACTTGTTTGTGGTTTTAGATGAGATTATTTCCTTTGCTGAGAAATTGGATAAAGATGAGAAAGTCACATACAAAGCTTATTTGAGTGAGATTTTAACTGCTTTTCCAAATGTCGGTATTTTCTTGATTTTCGTACCTCACCAACTACACAATGATTACTTCCCTAAAACTGCTTCTCGTATGGTAGGGAATCGATTTGCAGTTAAAGCGGGTCAACCAATTCAGAAAACGATTTGGGAAGACTCATACAGACAAATTGACTTCCCAACAACCAACACAGGTGACTTTGCTTACACTCTTGCTGGTTCTGATGAACCGAAGTTCGGTCACGCTCCTTTGATTATGAGTATGAATGGTGGAAAAGAGCGCTTGGATAAGTTATATGAAACTCAACGGAAGATGTGGACGAAGTTATACCCAGAAGAAGCAGCGACTTCTGCTTATGTCACTCGTTTGAAAAATGAGCAAGCAAGTCAAACTTTAGGTAAGCTTGGCATCTCTGTTTCCGACACGGACTTTGCAGAGGAAGACTCGTTACGTTTCCCTAAGTCTAACACAAGTAATGTAGACTTTATTAGAGACATTTAAAAGCATAGAGCAGAAAGGTAGGAGTTGTATTATAAATGGAAATTACATATCCAATTAGTAGTTCTAGGTTTCTGCTTGCAATGCAAGTATACGCTAGAAAAATGGCTTCGTATGAGACTTATGAAGAGGTTAAAAAGAGGGAGTTTGAAAGAATTTCTCTCTTCCGTCCTCTCCCTACAGTTTCAAAGGAGAGCATTAAGACTGAGGTTGTAGAAGACAGTCCTCGGTATCTTCTCGAAACCGAAGGTTCCGAAGAGGAGACTGTTGAATTAGAGTCTTTGTTTGAGGGATTTGAAAGTCTTAAAGACTCAGACTGGTTGACTTCTATGAAGAGTAAAGAAGAAGTTGATCGTAGAGACGAGGAAGAAGAGCAAGACCCATTACAAGGAGTTTCCTTTGCAAGTTTGGGGTTGAGTAGTAGTTCTAGTGATGATGAACAAGAGTTAGAGTTGCGAGAGTTTGAAGTAGACCCTTCAGAGGATGAAGATGAGTTTTCTGACCTTCTCTCAAACTCTCCAAAATCGTCTCTGAACAATTTCGGTTTAGAAGTGGATAAAATATCGACCTCAGAGGAAAAATCAAATCTGAGCCAATCTGAGACTTCTGAGAGCAATTTAGAGAGTGAACCAACTAGAGTAGAGTTTAAAGAAGAAATTTTCCGTTCAGACTATGTAGGTAAAAGAGAACCTTGGACTTACGTGGCGAAGGAAAAAGAGGTTGCAAAACCTCCTCAAACTCAACCGAGGGTATCCGCACCAGAGGTTGCACCTCGTCAAGTTCAAGAGCCTAAACCAACTCCAAGACCTCAAGTTGTTTCTGCTCCTCAACCCAAACCAGTCGTTCGACCTAAACAGGTTGCGGAAAGACCTCAAATTCAAGCTCAACCGCAAGTGCAAGCACAAGATAAAACAGTTCGCATGGTCAATGAGGATTTTGTGTCTTACTGTCGTAGAAACTTGAGAGTACAAGAGCAAGTAGCATTAGGTTATTTTTCCCCAAGTGAGATTGAGTCCGCAGTGAGACAAGGTAAGGTCTTACGTAAAGGGGGAGTTTTAATCTTTGCTCACTCGTAATTAGAAAGGTTTTCAAGAGTTGTGAAATTAGTAGAAAACATTCGCTTTGTGAAAGTCAATGCAGAAGGTATTCCAAACGGAATTTGCGGGATTTGTTCTGCTTTGGTAGGTGGTTGGCTTGTAGTTCACGGTATTAAAGTGAAGCGACAAGGTTCACAGTATAAGGTTTTGTTCCCAGAGCGTAAATTGTACGCAGAGGTGTATAAACCTGTAGTAACTGCTTTAAATCCAGAGTTTAAGAAGGAAGTAGATGCACTCATTTTAAGTGAGTTTTACAAAGCATTAGAAAACAAGTAAAAGTTAAGGGATAACCCTTGACTTTTTTCTTTGAGTTTGCTAAAATTAAATATAAAAATAACAAGAAAGGCGAAAATTTGTGGCAGTAACCGAAGTCTCATTTTACAATGGGGGTTTTATTGATAAGTCAGCTCCTATCCAACGCTACAAGTTGTTAGATAGCATTATTCAGAAAGCTAATGAGGATAAAGACCAAGTTGGTTTTCCGGAGTTAGCAGATAGTTTGCTAGATTTAACACCTGAACAAGTAGAACAAGTTATTGCTACAAAGTCGTCTTTAAAAGAGGGTGTAGCAAAAGGCTCTCTTCGGTGGTATCAAACCTACGGAGTCCACTTTATTTTAGCAGCACGCTCGGCACTTATTATGGATAGTGTAGGGTTAGGGAAAACGGCTACGGTTGCTTCGGTTATTAACCATGTAGGAGCTTTGAAGCAACGGACAAAGGGGAGACCTTTGCGTTATTTGTTCTTAACAGAGGTTGGTTTGGTTGCACAAGCTCGAAAAGAGTTAATTCGTTTTACAGGAGATTATGTAGCAACCACTACTGGAGACTCCAACCAAGTGAGTAGCTTTATCAAGGAGCAGAAAGAGTTAAAATCTCCTAGTGGGGTTGTAGCTTCTTATTCAGCGGTATCCTCAAGTCACGATTTCATGTTGTGGCTTGCAAACACTGTGAAACTACACGGTAAATTTGACTATTTCTTTATTGATGAAGGTTCGGTGTTGGGTTCTACTAAGTCTGACATTTATAAGGCTTGTAAGACAGTAAGAACTAAGTTCGCAAACCATGTAGTTGTTATGAACGCTACACCGTTTGAGAAGTCTATTGAAGGAATGTACAATCAGCTTAATTTCCTATTTCCCGATGCGATGCCTTTAAAGACTAAGTTTGAAGAGTTGTTCGTGAAGAAGTCCTTTCAAACTCACCAAATTTTAGGTTACAAGGACCCAGAGTTGTTTAAAGTTTGTACTCGATTTATGGCTTTTGGTACAGCTCGTCAAGAGCTTGGGGTATCCGTCAAAAACTCCACGTGTGAGCTGGTCTTATACAAGCCTTCACAGTACCAAAACAAACTGTTTAGTAAAACTAGACATAAGCGTTATGTTTGGGACGAACCTTCATGGTTCGATCCAGATTTGGAAGTAACACCAGAGGTATTGCCTAAGTTACAAGTGATTGAAGATTTGTTTAAATACCGTATTGGTCAAGACAAATCCTTGATTTATGTTCATTCTGTTGAAGCTCAGAATATTTTGGTTCGCTTTTTGGAAGGATTAGGAATAAAAGCTCTCACTATAAATGGTGAGGATAATACTCCTAAGAAGAAAGATGCAAAATTAGACAAATTTCATAAAGAAGGTTATAGAGTTATTGTAACTAACTTGAAAAAAGGTTTAAACTTAGGTTTCATGAACCACTTGATTATCTACTCTTTCACAGGAAATTCAGGAATAACGAATCAGATTGAAGGTCGTATTGTCCGCAGTCAAGATATTCATGATAAGCACTTGTACTTAGTTTTAGCCAGAAGAGAAGAGTATAAAGTCTTAGAAGAAGCTTGTGTAAGTACAAAAGATAGACTAGCGCATACCAAACATGAGGTCAGTTTGTTGAACAACTTCTTTTTAAACCCTGACTTGGTAAATACAGTAGTTGAGGTTGCTAAACAGGAAATTTCAGAAGGTGCAAGCTCCTCTATTGTAGCGGTATCCTACTCAAACCAAGATATGAATGGGGTTGTCTCTTACCCTAAATGGTCAAATGATTTAGAACAAACAAGAGAAGGTTTAACGTTAAGTTAAATGAAGGTGATAACATGAAAAGATTTCAACCAGTAAACTACAATGAAGACAAAGATTCATTCTTTGTTTATGTTGCTCCAAAACCACAAGAAACAGAAGACCAAATGGTTTTGTATACTTCTGTGAACATTGACTACAAATACGCTCAGTATTGGTCGAATAATTGGAGAAAAATTCACGGTTATCCATTATTGCGCAAGAAAACTAAAAAGCTCGCATTTTATGTAAAACCTGAGTTGCAGTCAGTAGAAAGCACTAAGAACATTCGCTCTGCGGTTGCAGAGGTAGATGAGATTTTAAATGAAATAGGTTACTTTAAATGAAATAGGTTACTTTAAATGAGATTAGGTGACTTTTTAACTTTATCAGATTTAGGTTTAGACGGTGAGTCTAAGGTTGAATTTTACGATATGGGGAATTTCAAAGAAGACATTCTAGCGAATAAGTTCTCCAACTTATACATGATAGGTAGCGAAGTTGAGGATAAAACTCACGCACCTTATGGATTGTTAGTTGATGGTTCTAGTTTAGTTGTTTTCTTTCAATAAAATTGAATCGAAGAAGAAGTTTATAAGGAGAGGGTGTAAATTGAAATCTTATTTGTACTTGTCAGATATTCACGCAAATTTTGAGGTATTAAAACAGTTAGAAACTTTACCAGAGTTCGCAGATGAGAACTGTGAAATTCGCTTTGGTGGAGATTATATAGATGGTTTCGAGTTAAAACCAAATGCTACCTTAGATACTCTTCATTTTGTGAAGGGTTTGTGTGAGAGTGGTAAAGCAAAAGCGATTGTAGGAAACCATGATATTTTCTTGTTAGATAGTGCTTTTCGACCCTTCACTACAAACTGGTGGTATATGAGCGGTAGAGAGGAAACCCTTGCTAATTTGGGTATCCCCTTTGCCTCAGAAAGCGATTTGAGAGAACAACTTTTGTTTTACTTGTATGATGAACTGGTTTGGTTACGTTCTCTTCCCTATTACTTAGAGGACGGTAAGAACATTTTAGTACACGCAGGTTTTGAATTAGATTTGCCTTTGGACAAGCAAGATACTGAAGGGATGGTTTGGACTCGTGAGTTTTACATTGACTCTCTAAATCATTTAACAGAGGTGGATTTACATCCAGACTTTAAAGGGAAAACCATTATCTCAGGTCACACTCCCACTTGCACAATGGAGGGGTATGAACATCTAATTAATCCTTGTCAAATTTTGAAAGATAGTTTGGAGTTAGATGGTGAACCATTGATTACACGTTACTTTATAGATGGTGGTTCTAAATCAGGTTCTGAGTTTTCTCGTATTAACTTGTTGAAGTTGGACTCTGAAGGTAATGAACTTTGGCAAGGTTATTTAGATGAAACGGGTTTCCACAAATACTCAGATGAAGGTACAGAAATATGAACAAACAACCAGTATATTTAGGTTTTGACGAGTTTGGTAATTGGATTGGCATGGACTCCGAAACATTGAGAGACTTCGCAGATTCCTTTATTGATGTAGACAATTTTGTAAGTGAAGAAGCTATTATTTCAGCTAGTTCTGTAATGACTCTCGCTCTTATTTGGGTGGGGTATCCGCAGAGTTGGGTGTATTCCGACTTCAAATTAGTCTTTGAAGGTCTACTAAGACGATACAACCAAGATTTGTAAAAGCAGAAAGTTAGTTTAGATGATAATAAAAACACCAATGATTTTATCCGACTTAGAAAAGTTGGTAACAGATTACACAAGTAAAGACCACAGCTCTCAAGGTTTCAATTTCAAGTCTAGTGAGTTTGATTTTGAGTGGGAAGTCAGCAAATTGAACTGGTACTTCTACTTTGATAGAGAAGATGCAAGTTTATATGCAGCCTACTTCCACATAGTAAGAGATTACGCTTACTTTGTAATTGAGTTCCCATTTTACTATGGAAATGAGTTTTGTTCTGAGGACTCAGATAGATTCAAGGAAGTTGGTTTGGAGTTCTCGTTCCGAAATGGTTGGATGAAACTAAGCACGATTATAACAGAAGAAACAGACTTAACTAAAGTTTTTGATGTTCTCTTTTCTGTTCTGAAATATTATAGTTAAAATACGGAGAAATAAATGAAGTTATGTAAATCAACCGAGTGTTCAGACGGTTTAGTCTTTGACATTGCGGTAAATAAATTAGTTCCTTGTCCTTTGTGTGAGGAACTAAGAACAAAACAGGTAGTAGAAGGAGTGCAAGCCCAAGAAGGAACAACTCAAGGTTTATCTGAGAAGTTAGGTCTTCGTAGGGTATTCTCTCGCTTGTTCGTAGACTTACGACAAGTGTTAGGAGATTTAACTGCTGAGAGTTTAGATACAGAGCAATTTAACTCTATAGAAGACTCTATTGGTGCTTTAGTTGGTTCTTTGTCGGTAGGGAAGAAACCGAAGACTTCTGTATTGTTTTATCTAGGAGTTCGAGCAGATATTGAAATGTTAGCTTTTTGGTTGTTAGGGTCTGCTTATAAAGCAGGGTTGAGTGTTCATCCTTTCATTACACCTTTTCGACTACAGGGTATCAAACAGAAGCGCGAAGACTACGAAAATCTTATGTTGAGCGAAGTCGTAGTCGTTGCTTATAGTCCGTCTATGAGAGAGGACGGTTATTTGGTAGAAGATTTCGTAAGACAACGTGCTTTTGAAGGGAAGTCCACCTATGTGATATTAACGGATGGTTCTCAGATTAACAATGTCTTACAAAGACTAGGTTCTGAGGACAGTTATTCCCCACGTCAATATCTGTATATCGGTATCCCTCGTCAAAATAGCACCGATGAAGAAAAAGTAGCTAGAACAAATCGAGTAATTCGCAACTCCAATAAGGTGCTAGGTCTAAATATGTCTGAGGTTGAATTAGAAGATGTAGCTCCTCAGAAAACAAAAGGGAGAGCTAAAAGTACACAGTCGAAAAGACCTGCAGCAACATTAAGTTCTGCAGAAGCTGACTTATATAACTTATAAACTTTAAGAAGTAAGGTTTTTGAAAATTTCAATTTCCTTGCTTATTTTTATTGATTTATAGTTATTTTTGTGATATAATAAAGAAAATATTGATTTTTAGGAGTTAGAAGAAAATGAAAATTACACTTACAAGTGAAGTAGTTAATAAATATGGCCCTTATGTACGAATTTCCACAACTAAAGCTAATCCTAACACTGGGTCTATTCGTGTTAGTAATTCAGGTGCTCGTTGGAGTTTATCTAGTACAGATTTTGCTCAGTTATTTAAAGTTTCCATTTTTATGATGGTTTACTCTGCTGAAACTGTTGATAGTATTCGTAAAGAATATGATTTGCGTAAAGACGTGGAGTTTGAAGTTCCGGGTATTTCTCCGATTGAAGTAATTCAACTGTCTGAATCTGCAGTAAATCGTGAGGTTCCTAAAGGTGGTCGTCCAAAACCTCAATTTGCAAACCTAGATGGAGAGTTGATTATTTATGGAACTCAACCTCGTAAGGTAACAAAAAACTCTCAACCAGTTCAAGAAGTTGAAGAGAAAGTAGAGGTTTCAGACGATTCGTCTGTTCGATTTCACAACGCAGGAGAGACTGTTTTATCAAACGATTTGGAAAAAGAGTTAGAAAATCTTAAAACTGAATATAAAAGAGTTGAAGATTCTCTGAAACAAGCAGAGGAGCGTATCCAAACTTTTGAGCAAAAAGAAAAAGAGTTTGCTTTAGATAAGATTCAGTGGGAGTCTGAAAAATCTAATATGGAAGATGAAAAGAAAGCTACTTCTGAATATATCAATACCTTAGAGAAAGAACACGCAGAGCGAATTGAGGAGGTTCGTACTGAAGTGCGTTCTAAACAAGCTCAAATTCTTCAGTTGAGTCAAGAACAAGACAATCTTAAAGTAGAATTAGAAGAAGCTCAAGCTACTTTAACTAGGTTAAAAGACGAGAAAAAGAAGAACTTTGTTACACGTTTCTTTTCAAAGTTTAAAAAGCTCTTTGGTCGAAAATAAAAGGTAGATTAGAATGGTTTCAGTTGTAGAATTAGTGTTGGTTAGTGGTCAGAGGGTTGACTTGCAAGCAGGAGACCAAATTACGATTGGTGAAGTTGGAGAAGAGTACAAAGGTCGTTGGTGTTGTCTATCAAAGACCTCGAATAGCTCCGATATTCATAGATTTCTAATTGGCGCACCTGATGAAGCGTTGGTTAGTGTCGGTCGTAATAGGGTATCGTTTCAGCGTTCTGAGATTTTCTCGATTAAAGATGTCAACTCTAAATTCGATGAAAAATAACAAATAGATTAAAGGTTGATAAGGTGGGTTGAAATATGGTACATCCCTATTACACAGAAAAGATACTTCCCTTTTTGGAACACAATAAGGTTATGAATATGTTAGTCAAAACTCCCTTTATTGGTACGGGTTTTGAGTTAAAAGAATTAGCAAAGACTTTGAGAGCAGATGAAGAACTTCGCTATATAACTGCTTGTAAAAGCGGTCAAGCACGAGTTTTGGTTTGTGTAACTAACTTGCGTTTGCATATTTTGGATAAAGGGTTAGTTTTGAACAAGTACCAATTAACTGTGAACTTACCTCAAATTGCAAGTGTGCAGAGAGGCAGGGGTATCTTCTTTGGTTCGGTGGTTATTTCTGTTATGGGTTTCGATGACAACATTTATCTAACTGACTTTTGGGGTAAAGATACCGAGAATTTTCAACGTATCTTGCAAGACGCCATAACCGATTATGGTTTGGGTCGTAGTTCCTTAACTCAACCAAACTATTATCAACCACAACAATCTTATTATCCGCAAGAACCTTATTATCAACGACAAACAGAAAGAAGATTTCAACAACCTATGTATGAATCCAATAATCCCGCTTACAACTATTTGACAGGAGAGCCTTTCACAGAAGCAGAACTTTTGGAGATAGGTCTCGACCGTTTCGGTAAACCTTTGGAAAAGAAACAAGCGCCTAGTCAACCACAAGTGCAACCTAGTCGCACGGTTTCAAAACCCCAACAACCAACTCAACCAAGGGTATCGCAAAATCAAAGACCACCTTTGCAACCTCGTGTGCCAAGACCTCCCAAAGATGTTTCCAATATGACAACACAAGAGAAGTTTGACGCTTTAGAGCGTGGTGATTGGTTCTAAATTATTGATTTAAACTGTAAATGGAATGAAATTAGAGAGGAGATTTAGCTTTAGTGTTTGAAGATAAAGAGCTTTGGGAGTTGATGTCTGAAGCAGAAGGTACGGAGTCCACTTATGTGTCGGACATTACACCTTCTGAAATTTCAGATAAAAGCCCAGAGGTTCAACTTGAGTATTATGAAAACCAAGTGATGGGGTATCTTCTTAGAGATTTTGACTCTCTAAGAGGTCAGATGGGGCGCTTGCAAAACGACTATTTCCGTAATGAAAACTATGTGCTTTATTCTATGTTGAAGAAAGTGCAGATGGAAAGAGGTTTGTTGCTTGACTTAGATTATTTGAAAGTTTATTTGCAAGCAAACGCTTCTGAGATTGCTCAAGACACTGACCGTATTCAGTTTGAGTCTTATGTAAGTGAGGGTTCGACTGCGATTGAAGGTTTATTGGTTTCAGTAGTAGAGGTTTACCAAAAATATCGTAACCCCTCATTCTTGAAAGAGCCAACATTTGAAGATGCCTTAACTCGCTTTAAGTTAGTTTATGTTAAATTAGCCTTTAATGACTCTTTGCAACAAGCTTCGATTGCCTTAACGAATCCGATTCGGTCTCAGCGCAAGTCCTTCTTCGGTATCGAAGGGGCGCTTGATTTCTTATCACAAAAAGTCAATAGCATTAAGGCTTCATTAGGTAAAGAAAACTCTTATCAACTTGTCTGTGCTTCTGATATTGACTTTGAGGAAGAAGAGTCTAATAAACCTACTTTGCTTTCAAACTTACAACATTTACCTACTCTGAGTGCTACGATTGGTGGTATTTATACAAATACCTTTGCGGTCTTTGCAGCACCTGAGAAAGGGATGAAATCGAAATTCGCAGTTCGCTTGTCTCATGAAATTCTCCTAAACGGCTTTGGCATTTGCTTTTGGGGGAAAGAAGGTGGTTCAGGCAAGGTAATGGCTGAGTTGCGTGCAACTCACTTTGATTATTACTATAATGTACAAAGAGGTCAAAACTACGAAAAGATTGCCGGTATCGACATTCAACGTGGTACTTTAGATAGCTCAGTTGCAGAGTTAGAAAAAATTTCTCGTATGGACTTGGTAAGTAACCCAAATTATGGTAAAATATATTTACCAGATTATCCGTTTGAGTTGGAATCGGTTGAAACCGTTCTTCGAGTTGCAGCAGAGGAAAAAGAGTGTAAGTTTGTCGTTATTGACTACGCACAAGCGATGGATAGCAGTCAGTACCCTGATAAGAAAACTATGTTAGAGAAGTTGTCTATACGTTTAGAGACTTTGAAAGGTTTATTAGATATTTGTGTTTGGTTACCTTCACAGTTGGCTACTGATGTTATTCAAGATTTAGGTAAGGGTATCCACCGTGAGTTGCGAAACGTTACGGCTGATTCGAAAGAATTAACAAAATCAGCAGACTTAAACTTGATGTTGTATACAAATGACGCTATGTCTGCAAAGAACATAGCCAAAATGTACTTACTTCCTTCACGTTTAGCAGGGGAGATGGCTCCACTTTCGGTCTTTACGGATAAGGTTGCGAATAATGTGATAGAAATGAAAGACCAAGTGATAGAAATGCGGAACGGTGAAGCTGTCGTCTTGGATGTTGGAGATATCAATGTCTAAATTTGAAATTTGTGTGAGTGTCGGAGATTTAGCGCAGTTCTTTAGGGTGTCTGAGGACTACGTTCGCTCCCAAGCTCAATATGAAGTAATAAAAGTAAAAGGTGGTTTAGAGGTTATCTCTAAGGATAACTACCCTCGTTTAAGTAAGGTGTTGTTCTCACAAGCACCTTCTTTGTGTGTTTATACTTTAGAGAAAGTAGTAGAGCAGTTAAAAGAGGTTTATGACAAAAAAGAATTTATTGATAAGTTTTTAGAGTCTGAACCTAGTTCGATTGTGAGAGATTTGTTTACTAATACTCCTTATTATTGGTCAGACAGCTTAACAGATGAATACTTTCAGTTTGTTCAAGACTTACAAGGTCAGTTAGATTATTCTATTGAGAGAGTTGCAAGTAAGTTAGAGTTAAGTCCAAGTCAACTTTACTCTTTGGTTCGTTATTTAGAGTTGCGATTAACTAATATTGTAGGTGCTAAGTCTAAGAAGAAGGTGTATATTTTACCGAGTGTGACTTACGCTACTGTTTGTGCCTTTTTAACTCAACATACTCTAGTGAATTTGACTTTGACTGAGCGTAGCCGACTATTCTCTATGGGTATCTCACCTTTGCAGGTCAAAAGTGTCGGCACATTTGTAGAAACTTCGGTACTGAATTATTTGAGAGGAACAAAATCAAGTGATAGTTTTGAGATAAATGGTTCTTATTATGTTTCCTATAACTCATTCTTAGCTAAGTTTGGTTTGCAACCCAATGAGGTCTCTAGTGCCTTGAAGTCTGCTTTAGTTGGTAAAGAGGTTGGTACAGAAGATTTTGTACCTTATGACTTCGTTCGTCACTTGGATAAGGTTATGAATTTAGGTTCGGTATCAGATGTGCGATTAGGTGCTTTGATTTGCCTTGGTTTGTTGGAGAAAAAAGACCTTGAAGGCGTTCTTTCGGTGTCTGAGTTCCGCCAATTATATAACCAAGTCTTTGCTTTAAAGGTCTTTCCTTTGAATAAAGCAAGTTATAAGTATGTAGCAGAAGGTTCAAAAACTGAAATCTTTCAAAAGTTGCAGTTACCTTTCTATTCTAAGGAGTTATTAGTTTCTGTCTTGAAAGATACCTTGAGAGGTCTTCCTCTGGATCAAACTTACCGAGGTTATTTCAATGTTTACCGTATGGTAGAGTTCTTGAAAGTAGCGAATAACACTTATGAACTACCTATATTCATTACCAACATAGATGGTATTCCAAGCGTAGCTATGAACAAGAAGAGTTGGAACTCTTTGATTTCGGTATCCTCAAACATCTTGTTGGCTCCAAGTGACGGAGTTTCAGAAGAGTTATTGAGTGCTTATAACACATGGGAACTTTTAGAATTTGAAAAAGTAAGGGAAGGAGTTGAAAAGATATTAAATGGCTAGTAAACAGTTTACAAAAGAGATATTAGATCAATTTGTAGAAGATTTCTACGACCTCTTTATGGAAGGTGTCTTGGAATTTACTAACAAGTACACTATTCTGTATAAAGAGGAACTAGATAGTAGTGAAGCTCGGTCGGTTATTGATTTAGGTCTAGCTTACGATTGGCTATGGGTTGCTGATATTGAAGGTACTCCTTTGGTTTACATTGAGGTTGTAGATTTAGTAGTGCAAGAACACTTGCTACAACACTATACAAAGCAGTTAGGGTATCAGGGTGCACAAGCGATCGTTACAATCAAAGAGTTGAAAGACTTGTACTTAGCAGAAGTTGTTCGGTTCTTGAATTACTTACCTAGTTTAATTGGGGAACAGAATGACTTAAAACCATTTGCAGTAGCAAGTTTGGTAGATGAACAACATTTGCGCTTAGATAAGCGTTTAGTTCCCACTTTCCACTTGTCTTTAACTGAATTGTTTAAGTTGCTAGAAAGTGTTCAACTTCGTCCTTATGGTTTTTGGGACGGTCAAGAACACCACAAATTCAAAGAACCTAAAGGATATTTTGATACACCATTAAAAGGTATCCGAGTTGATGAACTTGTCTCGGCAGTTTTTATTCGAGGGGTTTATCCTAAGAGAAAGTCGGTGCATGATTGATGCAATATGACTTTTCAAAATTGAACCAACCATATTTGTTAGATATTTTAGAGTCTTATATTGGTTCAAGAGATATAACTTATTTAGAGGGTACTGAGTCCACTATGCTTTATGTAGGTGACTCTATGTTATTTTTAGTTTCAGGTGGGTTCATACAGTATGTAAGTGGTGCACCTAGTCAGTTGTCTAAACGGAACATTGATTTAATTACGGATAAGTTGCAGTCAGCTCTTACATTACATTGTACGATTGTAGGTGATTTGGAATGATTGGCACTTCACGAGTAAAGAGAAGAACAGTTAAAGCTTCTTATCGTCAGTTAGAAGAACAGTTGCTTTACCATAAGAACTTTATAGGACATTATGATATAACCATTTCAAACTATTGGGACGTTGTCGTATGCAAGCACTTACCCCGCTATTCTGATTATAGGTTTAGTGCGGGTAATAGTCGTGTCGTTTGCCCTTTCCACGAGGATTTAAAACCTTCTCTCGGTATCGTCAAAGACGGTGAAACTGGTATTGAGGTTTTCAACTGCTTTGGTTGTGGGGTAAAAGGTACAATCATTGGATTTCATAAGCTCTTTGCAGAACAATACTTAGGAGAGCGGTATCCAAACGGATTTGGCTACTTGCAGAGTTTAGCTAAACTATACGGTATTGAGTTAAGTGATACGATTGTAGAGGTTCAAGAAGAGAAGTCTAAGTTTGACTTTTCAAAAGCTCCACCTTATACAGTCTCTATTCATAGAGAAAATGTGGAAACCTTGAAAGAGAAGTTCAATCGTGGTTCTCTATCCTTGCAAGGTTTGAAAGAGCAGTTGACCTTGATAACCAATAAAGTTCTTGAAGTAAAATCGTCTAAGAAAAGCACAGAAGGAGGTTCAGCTTAATGTTTACATTCGATATGGAAGACTTTGGTGGCTCTCCTTGTTTTACTTACTTGGACTACTTTAAAGAGGGGTCTGAGCGTTTTGGTTTAGATAGTGTTTTGGCTTTAGACTTATCTAAAACCTCAACTGGTATCGCCTATTGGAACGGACAAATATTGGAAACTTTTAACTTGAAGAGTTCCATTAAAGACTTAGATAGTCCGTATTCTGTGGGTCTTCGAATGCAAGAGTTGAAAGATTTCTTGCTTGTAAAAGTTCTAAAAGGAGAAGTAGAGCTTGACATGTTGTGTGTGGAAGAAGCTTTGCTTGGAAACAATGCAAAGACCTCTTCGGTAGCTTACGCATTAAACTTCACACTTGATTACTTGTTGGCAGAAGGTGTTTTAAAGGCTAAACGGTTCTTTAGAGTATCAAATAAAACATGGAAAGCTACCTTGCGTTCTGAAACTGGTGTAGCACCGTTGAAGAAAGCAGTTTGGTCGAAAGACAATGCTGAAAAAGAAGAAATTCTCTTGTGTTTACAAGAATTAGCACATCCTTGGGCGAATAAGTGGCGTGAATATGACTCCTTTGAGATTTATTTGAAGAGTGGCTACCAAGACCAACTGGATGCAGTCGGTTTAGCACTTCACTGTGTGAAGACTTATGGGTTGGATGAAAAACCCCAAGTGTTAAGTCGAAAGGCTACTGTTAAAGTTTACACAGATAAGGAAAAAGCTGAGAAATATGCTAAGTTCCCAGTAGAACACGTTAGCAGTATCTCAAAAAATCAAATCCACACATGGGTTGATACTTGTGGGAAAGAAGAAATTGAGTCTAAGTCTTATATTTTAGAAACTCCCCACCTTGGTCGCTTTGGTGTCAAAGCAGAGGTCTTTGATGAGTCTGATATGTATTACATTGTGGTCAATGTAGCTTTAGTTACAGTTTAAAATAAAAGTAGTTTAGGTCGTTAGAATACAAAGCGATTCCGCTAGAAAGTAGGTCTACATGGCACTTGGTTCTAAGACAGAATTGATAAGACAAGCCTTTCTCTATTTGTTTGGAGAAGGTTACGAAAGTAAATTAACAAAGTTCCCGGAAGATGAGGTTTTTCCTCATACCCTTAAACATTTTGACAAAGATGGACTTCATTACTTAAATTCTGAAGTCCAAACGGTTCAAGTCTCGAACGGTCAAAGTGAAGCGCAAGTAACGGTCTCTTGTGCTATGTGTCATTTGTGTGGTTCTTTGTATGGTAAGGTTGAAGATATTCACTATGTTTTGGAATATCAACCAACACAATCAGGTCAAGCCTTAATTCATGGTTTGAACCTTAATTCAGCAGAATTTTAGAAAGTAGTAGGTTTCTTATATGGATCAACATGCTTCAAGTATTAGAGGAGAAGTTTTCAGACAACTCATTGGGGTATCTGGTGGTTGGCTTGTTCGTATTTTCCTTGTTTCAGTTATGTTTTGGCTTGTTTTTTATGTATATGAGTCTTTGGTAGACGGTACGTTAAGTGGTCGTTTATCTTTGATGAAGCAGGCTCTATTCAAGGGTACAAAAGAGTTTAAAGTCAAAACAATTTCAACTGCACCTTTCTTGTATTTCCTAGTCGGCATGATTTTACTAACCACAGGTTATACATTAGGTTATAATATTTCGAATAATTACATCAGTGGTGAGATTACCTTGATTACAACAGTTTCAAGAATTACTAATTTCTATGCTTTGACAGTCTCAGTCATTGAAATGATTTTAATGGCTTGTACGGCTTTGGTCTTCTTGTCTGCTGCAAGTTCTATTCGTAAGAACGGTCGAGAAGTTTACCAAACAAGTGCATTAGCTAAGATGAATATCAACTTATTACGTTTGTTCCGACTTTTCGGTATCATGGTAGTCATAGCACTCGGTATTGCTTCAATGGTATTTTGTTATTTGGTGATTAAATAGTAAGCTGGCAAGAGCTTGCTATTTTTCTTTTTCTAAGTTTGCTTTAGTTATTGCAAATCGGTAGGAAAAATGATAAACTAACAAAAAGTAAATGAAAGCGAGGTTGACCTTTCTTTGCAAACAAAGCTTGAAGTGTCTCCGTTTTTAGGGGTTGTGCCAAGTGCAGTTGAAATTGGTACACGATTAAAGGAGTTATTAAATAAACGAGAAGAGTTAGTCAACACTTTAGATAAAGAATTGGCTAGTGGAACTTATAGTCAACACAGAGTGGTATCTTACTATTTGCTCGAAAAGGAGTTACAGTCTTTAAGAGAACAATTATTATTGAGAGCAGAAGATACACCTCTAGGTAGAGACTATTTACAATACCAAGATATGTTGAAAGCTCGCTTACCAAAAGGCGATACTTACTTGGTTGAAGAGAGTCAAAAGATGGCTCAACTTCCGTATCTAACTAAGGCGGAGCCTTTCTATGATGATTATGTGAGCTTGTTAGAGTTAGCAGCTAAAGATAATGTAGAGCTTTATGTAGAGGTCTTTCTAAGCAACAACAAAGTCTCTTTAGTGTATGAACATGGTTTCTTTCAACGTGCGATTTCTTTGGAAGAGGGTAGAGAAGGTGTGGATTGTACACGCTTGGTTCTTCTTTATTTAGAGCGCAGAGGGTTGACAACATTAGTTGACCTAGCTCAAATTCCAAAAAGTGCTATTTGTGGTTACTTGTATACCTCGATTGTCGAAGAGGATTTAACTCCTAGTATGAGTTATACGAAATTGGACTTAACCTCTCAGTTGATTTCGACTATTCGTTTTTATGCTTCTGAGTATATTGAGTTTGGACTGAGCTTTGCAAAACGTGATGATGAGTGCAAGTTTGTACAAGACTTAGGTTTTGACAATTTACCTTATATTCGTTATAACTTAGAAGCAGACCAAAACATCAACTCGATTGTAGAAGATTGGGTATCTTTGCTCGAAGACCTCGCTGATGTTAGTGCTTTATCAACAAACTTGAGAGTGAGCGTAGCAAGTCATCACAGTCAAAAGTTCAAAGAGTTTGGCTTTGATAGTGTAGTCGTCAACCCAATTTTATGGTCTGTAAACCCTCAGAAAGCGAAGTTACAGTACATTCACTGGAAACAAACTTTAGAAGGGTTGAAACCTTTCGCAGTTGTTTCGTATTTAGACGTGACGGCTCAGTTTGAGGTTGATGGTAGCGACTATTTTGGTTTCTATGACTTTGCAAACAATAAACCTAAGTTGATAGATAGCGCGTTAGATTTAGGGTTATATGGTAAAAACAGTGAAGATTTAGGTATTGAAATTGCAGGTCAAACTGTGTTAGAGTTACCTTTAGAAAGTCCATTAGACATTCTAGTATTAGGTTTAAAACCGGAGAGTCCGATTTATTTTTGGTCGTCACCAGAGTTAGGTATAACTACAGTATGTGACTCCAAAGGTCGCTCAGTAGATCAGTTATTAAGAAAGTAGGCTAAAGTGGATAAAGATAATTTATGGGGAGACTTAGATGACTTAGAAGTTGGTGTGTCTTCTAGTCAAGAACAAGCTCCAGTTGGAGAAGAAGTAGCACCTTATTCAGAGGTAGGAGAAGAAGTTGTAGAGTGGTCTCCTGAGGCCTCAGAATCGCCCACAGTCGATTTAGAAGAAGTAGGTGGGGAAAACATAACCTCGGAAGAAAAACACGAGACGGAGCAAACTGAACCTTCTGAGAACATGTCTGACTTAGAAGATTTAGAAGTAGAAACACCAGTAGATATTGTAGGGGTATCGGAGATTCCTTCGGTGCTTAGTCCGTTTGAGGATATTGATAAGATTTTAAGTGGTTTGAAATATGACCGTGAGTTGCGTATGGACTTACCGATTGAGTCTATTGTCATTACAGAGTTCGATAAAAAAGCCCGTTTTGCAACGAAAAACGGTTTGACGGCTTCGATTGAAGACTTTGGTAGAGTATTAAACCCTATTGATGTGCTAGCTTTACCTTCGGTAGATGGTGAAGAACTTGAAATGTACACTTTGATTTCAGGTCTCCGTCGAGTTTATGGTGCATCTCGTAATGGTTACAAAACTATTCCAGCTTTTGTGTGGCACTTTGCAGATTATGAGAAGGCGCAACGTTTAGTTCCTTTATTGGGTTTGATTTTAAATAAGCAACAACAACACAATTACCAAGAGATTTGGAACGGACTTTCTACCTTGGAACACGAATATGGTTTGAAGTTCTCTCAAATTGAGCGTTTGTACCCTTATTTGGAGAGTGGTGATGTTCTGAAATTGAAAGAGGTCTGCAGTGAGTCTGATACTTATCCAGAACCTATGACTGAGTTGTTTGCAGGTAAGTACACTTTAGATAAAGCTTACAAAGAGTTGGTCAAACAACGAAAAGAGCGTGATGTTCTTGAGGAGGAAGACAATAAGGGTATCCTCTCTTCAACCGAGCTTGGTAAGGAAGCAGTTGTCTCAGATGAAGAGGGTAGTTCAAGTGAAAATGATGGTTCTTCTGAAGAGGGTGAAAATTCAGGTAATAACAAACTGAGCGCCCAAGAGGTTGATGAACTTCTTGAATTGGCTGATAACTCTATGGATAACTTAACTTTAGAAAGTGCCTTAGAACAAGCAGACGCAGTCGATAAAGGTATTGTACAAGACCGTAAAGGTGACGGAGATGATGATTTAACACCAGAGGTTAAGAACAAGATTAAAGCCAGAGATAAAATGGTTTGTCAGTGTTGCTCGAAAGATAAGATTGAAAACCAAGGTGCTTTCTTGTCTCAGTTAGTGGTTCACCATAAAGTCCCAGTTCACGCAGGTGGAACGGATGATGAAAAGAACTTGATTACCTTATGTATCGGTTGCCACCATTTGTTGCACACTATGGAGAAAATGGGTACTCTCACAACAGACAAGGAACATTTAGATACTATGGACGAAGAGTTCCGTAGAAGGATTTTAAATGCTTGGTCTCTTGCTTACATTGCGATTAAGGCAGGAGAGAAGAAAGGGTATTCGCGTAAAGAACGTGCTAAGAAAGCTCAAGAAAGTCTAGGTCATAAATTTCCCGGGCAAGACATTAAGAATGACTTAGCTCTGAGAACTGCTTTGGATGTAAGTTCCAAATAAAATTTGATTGTTAGGTAGGTATGCGGGATTTTCCAACCTACCTTTTTTGATAAGTAATAGATTAAGTCGAAAGGTTTTTTGTTAGCCATGAAATTACATAAAAATTTATTGCGAGAGCGTTTCGCAAATGGTGTTGGGGTTTCGATTACTTACAACCCAACCAACGGTGAGCGCTTTATTAAGTCTTTGTTTAACGCTTTAAATAAAACAAATACGGATAGGTCTTTTATCGTTGATGATGTTATGAAAAAGTTAGTTACTTATTTTGATAAAACCAACTTAGACTTTTTCAGCACAGAAACTGGTGGAAACCAACCAGACCTAGAACTCCGTCAAATTGGTGTAGTGTATCGTCACTCCCCAAATGAAGCTCCTACCGTGGAGTTAAATTCCGATGAGACCGTTTGGAGTGAAGAAGAGCGTGAGTCTTATATTGGTCAGATGAAGAGGTTTGTCATAAATGGTTACGCTGACTGTGAAAACGGCATTTTCTATACTTATGTATATGGTTGGTTCAATAAAGAAAAAGAAGATTATGAGCATATTTTCTTTATTAGCAATGATGCAGAACCAAAGACTCGTTCTTCCCACTATAAAACACTTATTCAAAAGCTTTATATCACTCGTTCAACTGGTTTCAATCACTTCTTTAACTACAAGTTTAGTATTTATTATGCTCCACAACTTTCCTCAGTTTTGGACTTCTTAGACTTGATTACAAAAGATGTTGTAGCTACTAAATTAAAAAGTTGGGTGGATTTTAACTCACAACAATTTAAAGCAGGTTATGATGCTTCTAAAAATAAAGCTCGTTACACAGATCGGTATCCAAACTTACCTCAGGACAGTCAAAGTAAAGAGTTTAAAGAGGTTGTACATCAGAACTCCCTTAATTTGATTTACAAAGCCTTTATGCGCAGTTTAGGTAACTACTTAATGGGTTCCCCTGCTAAGAACAAAACCATGCTTAAAGTTATGGCTGAGTATTTGTATGAACTTTACTTGGATGACTTTAATATTACTCTTATGGAAGAGTATGACAGAGTTCAAAAATCAGAATATGCTAGATCGTTTGAAACTAAGCGTAACATCCCAACTAAAATTCAAGCTGCTATGGATTCAACTAAGTTCTTAGACTACGGATTTGGTTTTGTAGAGTTCGATGAGCAGTTTGATTTAGAGAAGCTACCTGATATTGAAGCGCAGTGGGGGTTAATTCACAAAGCTTTGCCACATTCGGAACATAAACCAGAGTTACGTTTTCGTAAAATTGAGCATCGGAAAGCTCATGGTGTGTATTTCCCAGCTTTTGACTGTATTACGATTAGTGTCCGTAACGTAAACTCTATGCTCCACGAGTATGGTCATCACATTGATTTTACTTACAATAAAGACCAAAACTTATCTATGTCTGATGAGTTCCACCCACTCCTCAAAGGGTATCAACGTAATTTGTCGGACGGTGGAGTCTATAAAGGAGCTATGTTAAATTACTTCTTAACTCCAACTGAGGTCTTTGCACGTGCTTTTGAGATTTACTGCGTAACGGTACTTCCTAGAGTGAGCTTTACCGAAAGTTTGGCTGATTATGGTAATAAGTTTGAATACTTATGGTTGATTAACAATACTGAAGAGGTATTGAATTACTTTGACACTAAGTTTCCACACATAAGAGAAGAAGTAACTAATATTCAACAAACTGAGGAGTCTCTTAAAGTAACTAACTTAACTGAAGGTGCAAAAGAAGAACTTGCACCAAATCAAGTAAAAGCAGGTGGCTTTACAGTTAAGATTGAAGAAAGTCCAGGTAAATCCGAACTTGAAGGAAAAGACCTTATTCCAACAGATCGAGATAGTAATGGTATTTTAAGTCATGCAGTTGTTGAAAGACCAAGTAAACAAGCAGAGGACTTATACAACGGTATTTCTATTTCAGATGAGATTTTGGAAGAGAACATGTTTGAAGAATTTGGTTTTTTACTTGATCCAGTTCAGTTCTTTGATGGTACTAAGTTTGGTGGTGTTGCATATTTAGTTAAAGACAATAAAGGGATCGTTTATCAAACATTTAGAGTTGAAGAACCTCATTTTTCAATGATTGAGAGGGTTATTAACCAACTTCATGACGAGTGTATTCTAGATGCTGAGAAAAGTTATATGGTTGTAAGTGACTTGCTTCATAATAAAATTGAAAAATATGGTGCTTCTGTACAATCTCTAACTAAGGGTATCGCATCTCTTCGTTTTGCAGATTTTAAAGATGTTGATTTTGGTACAACTAAAGGTGAGCAAGTTGCGGCAGTAAATAGCTTAATGAATAAATTAGCTAAGTCTTATGTAACCTATTTGAAGAACCAAGATTTAAGAGTTAAAGATGATGAGATGAGAGCTTTATTCAAGAAGAAAGCTCACGAAGAAATTGCAAAAGATAGAGATATTGCAAGTGAAGTTTGGAACTTTGATTCTGTACTTACAGAATATGGTGAAGCGATTTTTGTAGAGCGTTTGCCTAAGAATAAAGCTTTAGTTAAGAAACATGCTCAACTTGTAGATGAATTATTTATTTATCTGTACCCAGACTTAGGTGGTTCTCATTCAGATTATATGAGTAGTGCAGTTTACAAAGCACTAGTTGATAATGATTTGTGTGTACATTTTTATCTAAGAGGTGAGCTGAGAGAGTTAGTAAAAGCTAAAATTAACGAAACGGCTTTAAACCCAGAAAGAACATTTAGTAGACTAGCTGAGTTAGGTTTAAACTTAACTGTTGAGGTGTGATTTATGGAAAAAGAGATTTATTTTGAGTTGAAAAACAACTCTGGCGACATAATGACAATTTACAGAGACGAGCCAAATGTTGTTCCGTTGAGTGAAGAGTGGACTCGAACTTTGTGTAGATACTATACTTGGATGGTAGGGTGGGACTCGATACAACCCCATCGGTATCCTAATCCATCGGATTTCATAGATGGTTATACAAAACAAGGTTTAACTGCGAAAATTAAGTCCGAAAAATCTACATTATGCGAGATTATAAGTGAAGTGGTTGTTCGTTTATATACTGAGGGTAACATTTATGCAGTACCTTTATATGTTAAACCGATTTTAGACTATCATTCTAATTTGGAATTTACAACAATCTATAGTTCAGACAATGATTTTGTAGGTTTCGCCTTTGCAACCCGTGAAGAGATTTATCGTTGGTTCAATATTAAGAGAATTACGAAGTCTATCGAAAATGAGATTTTGACTATGGTCAATCGTGAGTTAGCTATTTATAATGAATATCTTAAAGGTGCAACTTACCACTATGTAATTAAAACTGCAGATGGTACAGAGATAGACCACGGTTTAGATTTCTATGAACTTGATGGTGATACTGATAAAATGTTAGAGTTAATGTTGAAAGATAGTTCAGTTTACGATAAATCTTTTAAAGAGATCTAAACAGGTAGAGAGGGTATCCTCTCTTTTCTTTTGCCGTATTTTAGAAAATACTTGCAAATTGTTTTATAGTTTGCTATACTTATTCTATTATAAAAGAAAAGGAGTTCCGATTATTGTGAAATCGAGACAGGAAATTAAAAAGCAAGCAAGAGAATTGATTGCAAAAGATAATTTATGGTTTGCAGTAGGTTTACCTACTTTAGTGCTGACCTTAGTGAACTTAGTGTTTGCCTTTAATGAAAACACTACAGGGGTATCTTCAGCCATCGCAGGTTTGAGTATGATAGTTGACTTATGTGCAAGTCTTTATATCTTTGATATTTTGACAAAACAACACTCAATAGGAAAACAACTAGGTCGTAAAGTTTCTGATATGTTCGGAAGTTTAACTGCTCACACATTTAAAGCAGGATTGTTAGTTGGTTTTATGATTGGATTGTGGTTCTTTTTACCTTATGTGGTTGGTATTGGTTTGATTGTAGCAGCCTTGATTTCTGAAAGTTTTGGCTTGATGTTGTTGTTTGGTATTGCTTTAATTGTTTTTGGTTTAGCGTTTGGTTTAGTTAAAACTTACGATTATGCTCTAGCAGTCTACTTAGCAAAAACGAATGAAGACTTAGGTTTGTTTGCACTTCTTAAAGAAAGTAAGCAGAAGATGAAAGGTCATAAAATGACTTTGTTCGTACAAAACATGAGTTTCTTTTGGTGGGTTCTAGGTGTGTTTGCAACAGGTGGTTTGCTTGGTTTATATGTCACTCCTTATGTGATTGCAGCGAATACCATTTTCGCCACTGAGGTTTTGGGTATCCAAACTTCCGAAAAATCGGAAAAAGACCTTGAAATTTTTTAAGAATAGAGAATAAAGGAGAACAAAAGTTCTCCTTTTCTTGATTTATAAGGGTTTTTGTGGTATAATAAAAGAAAATTAAATGAGGTTTTAGAAAATGAGAGTAAGCAAAGAAAAAGCAATAGCAACCTTTACTTATCCGTATCAGTCTTATGGAATTAGCTTTGTACTTGATGAAATAAATTATGAAGACCTTTATGATACTTTTGTGAATTTTTGTTCTTATTTTGATGGTTTTGCACGCAGTGCTTTACACAAGGATTTGTATTGGGGAGATAGAACCTCAGATGGTGAAACTGTAAGAAGTAAAGTTGATGCTATTTTCAATCAAGTGTTGGCTTTAGATGATGACACTAATGGTTTTTATAAATATGGTACAATTAAGTCAGATAAGGGGATTGTAGTGAATGTTTGCTTTAGTAAGTTTTCAGATACAGAACCAAGAGTTACTTCAGACCATGCTCTTGTTGCACCTTTGATTTGTTTTAAATTTGAGCTATCTTTTCTAGGTGAGGAACGCCCAGAATCTTATTTTATAATGACTGTTACAAAAGAAAAAGATTTAAAACAAGGTTTGCCTGATTGGAGGTAAAATGTTCAAACTATCGAACGGAGAGACTTACTCTCGCTTAGAAATTTATTGCTTTGAAGATTTGTTAGGTTATGTCACTAAAACCCCACAAGGGTATCACTTCACGCTTGTTAAATCTGAGAACATTCATCACAGGTTCACTTTGCTTAACTTGAGTGAACAATCTAACTCAGAAGAAATAAGACAATGGATGAAAGAACATTTGACTATAACAGACTCACGCGCTAATAGAAGTGAATGTTATCCAAAGTGGTGTCGCACCTTGGAAGATGAGATTTCAGTTTATTCTTTCTTTCTCGACTGTGATATGAGGAGGTGGAAATATGTTTAAACCAACCTCAAAATTAGGGTATCAACAGAAGTACACTTCTCCTAAAGGTGGTTATTGGTATAAGGAAGATTTAAAAGGTGGTGAAGCCTTTGCAGAAGTTTTGATTTCTACATTTCTGAGGTCTTGTAACTATATGACTTCTAAAGATTTTGTACCTTATGATTTCAAGTACAGTAAACCTAGTTCAATAGACTTAAATACTTGTGTCTCTCTAAATTTTTTACAAAAGGGGGAGCAGTTTATTTCATTTAAGGATTTATTGTCTCAAGTGAGTCCACTTACAGAAAAACTAGTAGGTTTCGACTCCAAATTAGATTATATCGACTCAGTGTTTCAACAAACAGTCGGTCAGTCTTTTAGGGAAGAAATGTTGAGATTACTCACTTTAGATGTGATGTTCCGAAATACAGATAGACACCTCTCCAATTTCGGTATTATTTTAGCTCCTAACGGTTCTATTCGGTTCGCTCCTATATTTGATAACGGACTTGCTTTGGGAGTCTCAGAAGGCGCATATTTCGATTTAGATAACCTTTTAAAAGGCTTTGGATATAAGATTAAACCTTATGAATTTGCAGTATCTACTTTAACTCCTCAAATTGATACTACTTACTTTCAATTTGATGTCCTTTATTTTGTTGAGGTAGTGGATAAACATATTCTTAAGTCCAATTTAGTGTTAGGTTTCTTAAATTTGTTGGTTTTGTATTATCCGACTGATTGCAATGGCAGAGACACTAAAGAGGTTTTAGAGTCCGTATTTGGCGAATTTAGTAGAAAGAGATTTTTAAATGACTAATCAAGCTATGTCTAACGCTCAAAGTTTCAAAGTTTGGTACAACAATAGAAAACGAAGTAGTGTGGTGATTTTAACTTTAGTTCTTATCTTCTTGTTAACTAGCTTCATACCTAGTTTTATTGAGAACTTTCCAACTTTAATTACCTATGTTTTTGGATTTTCGAAGGTTAATGATTTTGTTCCTTTAAAGTTCACTTATTTTATAAGTCTTAGCTTTATTTACTTGGTATCCGTTGGTTTTACTGCACTCGTTGAAACAAATGAACCAGAACTTTATGACAATATGACCTTTTCAATCTTCTCATTATTTATGGTTTTAGTAGTTGCAGTTGTTTCTTTGATAGGTTTCCTTTTGATTTCTGCAACAGTTCCAACTAATTTAATAAACTTAGAAAGTGGTATTTAATATGCTTTACAATGATTTAGACAAACTAATAGAAGACTACAATGAGCGTTACCGAAACGCTAATGATTGGGTATTTCAAGCAACAACTGAGCTTGAACTAGAAGAAGCAAAAGCAGATAAGAACAAGTTAGTTCATGAGTACAGTCAAGCTTTATATGATTTCCTATGGGATAAACTCCCACAACTAACTGCGAAGGATTGCATTGCTTTTGATTTGGTTCCTTATGGAGTTTGGCAAAAGTTCAGCAGTAAATATGAGTTAATTTTGAAGAAAATCAAGGAGGTTCATCGTGTTCGTTAAACTTTTACTGCAGAGTTTACTTTGGGTATCCCCAATATGGCTTTATCCTTCAACTTTAGTAAGTCAACTAACTATCCCACAAGGAACAAACCCTTCAACTGTAGCAAGTCAACCAATTATCCCACAAGGAACAAACCCTCTGAATGTAGACGAGTCTAAAATTATAGCTTACTTGAAAGATAACCCAACCGCTACCTACAATTCTAATGTTGTTTTTGTGGATAAGGATGAAGATTATAAACTAGCTCACCTTATGGGTAAATCAGTTATAGATATTCGGTATCGTACAAAACCTGTAGTCTCTGAGACAGACTCTTTAGAGGAAGTTCAAGATAAAATCAACAAGTTTAAGTCTGCAACTTCTATTGAGTCTGACGAAGTAGTTCTTGCTTTGTTGGGAAATATGACAGAGACGGTCAAAGTTTCGGACTAATTAGTTGGTTTCCTTGACAAACCTACTAAGGTTTGCTATACTAAACAACAGACTGCATAACACATACAAAGAAAGTGATTGAACTTCAGTTCTCACTTTTCTTTTGTTTTGTTGCACAAATTAAGGATTTGTGGTAAAATAAATGAAATTGACCGTTATAAAACACATAGAAAGGAGAAAAGATGTCAACAGTAATTACAGTAAAAACTTATACCCAAGCAACTGTGGGAGACCCTTGCGCTTGGTCTGAGTTGTCAACATTTATGACTGATAGTTTATACGATGCTATTTTCACGCATTTCAGTCAAATTGATGATACGACTTTGAGGGTATTCTTGAGCGAATTAAACCGTTACGGTTCAGCAACTTTGCAAAGTGCTGCATTTTTAGTGAAAATTAGTTACACAGGAGCATTTCCAGATAAGGATTGGTAAATAGATGAGTGTAGAACATAGATTAAAAGAAGTAGGAATTTCATCAGAGGTTGGGTATCTTTTCCCAAAAACGTGCAGTCATTGTAACTTAAAGTATGAATTGAGCTTAGATTTGTCTGTATTAAAGTGTCCTAACCCTTTCTGTAGAGGTTTGTACTATCAACGTGCAGTAACTTTTTGTGAGGTGCTAGGTCTAACTCAGTTTAGTTATAGCTTTTTTGAGCGTTTAGTGACTGAGTTTGATTGGAAGTCTGAGTTCATTTCTGACTTTTACGACTTAGATAAAATTTCGGTTGAGATTTCGGATAGTGAATTTCAGTCTCGATTTAACTTGTTTAAGTCTGAGTTGCAGAAGGTAAAAGAGAATTTAACCTTAGAGCAGTATTTAACTTCATTAGCAGTTCCAATGGTTGAGGATATTATTCCAACTATTTGTGATCGATATGAAAACTTAGAAGAATTTTACGCAGAGTTAGATATTGTCTTAGATTTTGATGGTTATTTGACTATTTTTGGATTGAGCGTAGGTTCTGAGGATTTGATATTGCGGTATCTCGAAATTTTCAACATTTACCGTAGAGATTTATTAGGTTACACATTGTAGTTTAGACAGATTAGACAGGTGGTGAGATTTAGATGATGCTTGTGGTTGATAAACGATATGTGGTATTGGAGTGGAAGACTACAAATCCTAACGTTTACATTGAAGATACAGTAGACTTACAAACTCGAATAGATTTAACTCGTAAGTTAAATCAAGATGCTTATGATGTAGTTGTGGAGCCAATTCCCGAGGGTGTACTGAAAGATTTAGTACATGAAAAAGTAACTGTTTTGGTTGTGCCAACGAAAGCAACAATGGTTTATTATGAGAGAACAGGGAAAATACCTGAGTTTCTATTCGTTGAAAGTATTTTAGGTGGTTAATAAGTGGTTAAATTAGGTCAAAAAGGACAAGAGTTACTGCGGTATCTAACTGCATTTTTCGACAAATATGTTGAAGGAGAAGGTTCTCTTAGTGTCCAAGTTAATTCAGAAGATACTACTGAAGAGCAAGCTTTGTTTTTAGAAAATAATCAAAAGCTTCTTAAATCGGTAGGTTTATTAGATACAAGTCACTCTGTAAAAGATTTGGGCATGTCCAAACAAGAGCGAGAATTGGAGGGTTCTTTCTACACTCCTTTATTTTGGGGGCGAAAAGCTCATGAGTTACTAAACGACATTCCAAATTTGGAAGATTATGTAGTATGGGACGCTTCATGTGGTACAGGAAACCTTTTGATTGAGTTTCCTAAGTGTAAGCACATGTACTTGTCTACTCTTCATGAAGAAGATGTTCGCTTGACAAAAGAACGCTTTGATAAAGAACGCTCAGACTTAGAAACAACAGTATTTCAATTAGACTTCTTAGGTTCTACAGATTCGCCACTTATTCAAAACTTCTCACGACAACTTCCAGAGAGTTTACAGAGAGTTTTACAGAACAATGAAAAACTCATTATTTTGATGAACCCACCTTACTCTACCAGAGGGGTATCAACACCCGTTGCAAAGCGCCTAAGTTCTTTGAGATTGAAAGGTTACGCAGCAGACTTATATAGTCAATTTATGTGGCAAGTTAAGAACTTGGTGCAGGTGCATCACTTAACGAACGCTGAGTTGATTTGGATGGTTCCAGTTTCGTTTCTTTTGAACCACAGAACGTTTGAAGTTCGTAAAGACTACGCAACAGACTTTGAGTTTCATAGTGGTTTTATGTCTCCCCTTGCTGATTTTCAAGGTAGTGCTGATGTAAGCTCAAGCTATTTGTGTACTACACGTTGGTCTACAAATCAAAGAGGTTCTAAAGACTTGGTTGACTTACCTGTTTACTCTCCTAGTGGAGATTTACTCTATAATCAACCTCTTTACTTAAAAACTCGTAGGAAGACTGCAAGTAATTGGGTTAAGGGTATCCATACTCGAAACTACATTTCCTTGCAACAGATAGATAGTAAAGGAACTATTGTTTCGAATGATTTATCTCTAAGACAATACACACCTTTAGGTGTGTTTCAGTTTTCGAGTTTGTCTTATCTAAGTTTAGCGAAGAACTTGATTACAACTTGTGAGATATTCAGTATGGAAAGTAGAGCTACAAGGTCAATTAAAGAAGAGTATTTCCCAATGCTGACTTACCTTTATGCTTTGAAATTTACACGTGATATCCCAGTAGAAGTAGCAACTTCCCAAACCAAGATTCCTAAGTTTGATGAGGTTTGGAACAAGATTTATCCGAACTTTGCTTTATTGTTCTTTATCAACCGTGAACTTTATGGTTTGTCTTTGAGAGATGTAGGTTTTATGAACAAGGAAAACTATGTCAATCCGTTCTTTTTTGTGTCTGAGGATAAAGTAAAACAAGCGATTGAAGAGAATACAGATAAAGAGTCAAGAACTGCTTTGTTGAAGGACTACAACCTTTGGGTATCTAAAGGTGCTTGTCCTCCGTTTTATAGAGATGTAATTGAAGATGCCTTAAACTCTCCTGATTTGTTACCTTTGTTTAGAGAAGTTTATGAGCATTTGGAAGAGTTTTATTTAGAAGGTATCCGCAATCGCCGAGTAAACTCGGAGGTGCGACTAACAAGTGCAGTGGACTTAGGTTTCCATCAACTAAAAGAGTTGAAAGAAGTTCCAAATAGTGAAGTTAAAGCCTTTTTAGACCACCAACGAGAGATGAAAGCGATGGTTGTAGAAATGTTACAAACTCTTAATTATGAAATTTAAGAAAATTCCCCTAAAACTTGACCTTTAGGGGAATTTCTGCTATAATAGTTTTTAGAAATTAGAAAAAGAAGGAGACAAGATTTTGGCAATTCATTTAGATGATTTATTAAATCCAGAGGCGCAGTTCGCTTCTGTTTTAGTCTACGGAAAAAGTACACGGTATCTTTCTTTAGTTTCTAATTTGGTTAAGAAACGCTTTCAAGTAGACTCTTCTTCAGTTATTCGAGTAAATGACTTAAATGAGTTACCAAAGATGGACGCATCGATTCAAATTCGCCCATTTCGTTCTCCTTATCGTCTTTTTGTAGTTGATGAACAAAAGACAGAGTTAGCAGAAGCAACTATGAAGTTCTTACAAAGTATTGTAGGTTTTACACGGTTGGTTGTAGGTTATAAGAACTACAAACTCTTTCAAAACGTTCGATACAATAAAGAATTGGTAGACTTTCAACCAGATATTATGTTCAGCACCTATATGACTCAGAGTGAGTTCCAATACATTTATGATGTGACGACTAAAGCAAAAGGTTCTGTGAAATTACCTGAAAAAATGTATGGAGTAGTCACCAAGCGGTATCTTCGAGATATTGATGCAGTTTTTACGATTTTATCGAGCTTGAAAGATGGTATTGAAATTAGAGACAATGCGACTTTGGTGCAATTAGCTGGTGTAGGGTCTCTTCAAATTGAGCGTGTGGCTTTAAGTATGTTAACCTCAACCACTAAAACGAAGAGAGGTTTGGATCAATACAAGAAGAAACAACTGCAGAGTTTATTAGAGTTGTCTCATCATAGAAGTTTTGAGACCGTTCGTAAGTCTTTATTAGAGTCATTTAAGGCGATATTGATATTGAAAGAATTATTAGTTGAAGGCAAGATTTACCCAGAGATCGGTTTGTTACCTGATATGAGTAAGTACAACAACTATCGAATTGGGAAATACGCTCGCTTTTTGGAACCAATTGATAGTTTGTCTATGACGGAGATTGTAAACTTTATGTCCTTGGTAGGTAGTCGTAAGTGGTCGGAGGAGTTCCATGTGATATCCTTTGTTTTACAAGCAACTAAGTTGATTGGACTTAAAAATGGAGGTTTGGTTTAGTGAGAGTAAAAGCAGTTAAAATGGGCGATTACAGAGAAACTAAGGGTTTGCAATTAGATGTAAACACCTCGTCTGTTTGGCAGTTTCTTGTTTCTGAAGGGGGTTCTAGCTTTTTAGAATGGTTGAAACCCACTAAAGAGTATGTAAAACCCAAGGTAGAGAATAAAGTAGGTTTCTTTAACTTGCTCTCTATGTTGGGTCAAGATGAAGTTGAAGAAGTGCTTTCTTCAGAGGATTTCCAAGTAAACCCTTCTGTTTGTGCTATTGGGGTATCCTTAAATGAGTTTCAGTCTGATAAAGATACGTGGCTTTCTTATAGTGTTCCTATCTATGTTTCGGTTGATTTAACTACTAAGGATTTAACTAAGGTAGTTTCGTGGTTGCAAGCTGTTGAGTTGGTAGAGGGGGTCACTTATGTACTAGATTTAGGTCTGAACTACACTAGTGTTCATGAGCTGACTCAAATCTTGAAAGAACAGAGGGTTTCAGAAGAGCAAGTTCGCTTAGTAGGTAATTGTGTCTTTAAGTATAAAGGGCAGAATTATTGTGGGTTGTTCTCTCCTAATTTTGCTAAGAGTTATAAGTTAGATTGGGTTTATGACTCGGAACCACATAAAGCAACTCAAGTGTTTCTAAGTAAAGACTCTTCCAGAGAAGTACCGATTGAAGATTGTACCTACCCAAAGGTAGTTAGAACAGGCGGTATCTAATGTTTCTAACAGGTTGTTTTATGGAAAGTATGAACACGACTTTATCTGAACATAGTTTAGAGTTGGTTGGTCAGTATTTACCTAAGACCAAACACATCAATTATGTCAAAGACTCTTTATATACCTTAGTAACAAAGCGTTTGGATAAAGAGTGGTCAGGTATGAGCGAAAAACAATTTATTTATACAGGTTGGGACGAAAGCGTTCGAGCAAGTGTTCACACAAAATTAGATAAAATTCGCCATGGTGAGTTTAACATTGGTGTCCGAGAAGATGGGGAGTCTAAGTTACCGTCAGGGGTTGTAGATGAAAACACCTTGAGTTCTGATATGTCCTTGGTTCCTCAGTCTGTTCACCGTTGGGAAGTCTTTTTAAATAAGCTCACGGTAGATACTTTCGATTTCCGAGTAGAGTTAGCAGAACTAATTGAAGAATACAATAGGGTATCTCGCTTTTTCGAGAATACTTATGGTTTAAACTTTCGACTACTTTTGAAGAAGGTTTTAGAAGGCGATAAAGACAGTCAAGAGTATTTGGTAGATATTTTGTCTGAGGAAAATGATAAGGTCTTTGTAGAAACTTTAGGAGAGTTGCTGCACTATGATGAGTTCAAGGACTTTATTTATAGTGAGGTAGATAAGAGCTTGGAAGTAGGTGTCTTGTATGAGTGAGCCAGTTATTTTAAATCCTTACTCCAAACAAGTAAATTTAGATAAATCCTTACTTTTAGTAGTTGCTCTTGATTTAAGTAAGAAGTGGTATCCTCTCGCACGGAAGTTCGGTTCTTATAAAACTTTAGAGAGCTTTCAAGATGTAGTCTTAAATAGACTCTTGAATTTGGAAGATATTGCATTAAGCCACTTAGAGGGTTATGTAAAGCACATAGCTCGAAGAAATATTAGTCAACCAACTGAGGTTTTGGTAGAAGATTTTGAAGTATATGACTTTGATAAAGACTTCTCCCCAAGTACTGTAAAGACAAATAAAGGCATTGAGTCCTTTTGGTTTAATTGGTTGGATTCCTTGAGAACAAAACCTTTAAAACCTTTGAAAAATGAAGAGGAGTTGCTTTATTTACTAAAAGCAGTCTTGATATTGCGCTTCATTGAGTCTAAGGGGTTGATTGAGCAATCTACTCTTGAAACTAATTCTGTTTCCTTGCGGTATCGCACTTGGTGGTCGCAATTCCTAGTGTCTTTAGTAGGTCGAGTAGGTTTACCGAATGAAGAAGTAGAGAAGAGGGTTTCTACGTGGCTTAGTTATTATCTGCAGTGTGAGAAAGTTTTGATTGAAGCGAGTCTTCTTTATTTGAAAGTGGAGAGTCACTTGGTTGATAGTAGATTGTGTTATAAAAAGCAACCGATAAGAACTCGCATGAAAGAGGATAAACTGTCTGTGAGCGGTTCTAACTCTTACACGATTTATAAGTTAGATACAAGCGCTTATGTAGATAAACTCTTTGATTATTATTTCGGAGAGAGTGCGGTATCCCACAGTTTCCGACTTGACTTAGGTTCTCAGACCTTTTATAATATTCCCTACAAAGGTTATGTATTAAGGGGTAACTTAGAAGAGTTGATTTTAGAAACTCTTGCAAGTTGGTTGGTTTTGAACTTCGACTGTCGTTTTATTGGTGTAGTTGGTTCGACTATGTACTTAGAGTTTAAAGAGGACAGTGGGGAGTTTCCAGTTTTCTTAGTGTATTTCAAAGAAGTATTTCAGTTTGATTTAATTCCTTGTGGTAAGGAAGTTGTGATAGAAAGTTGAGGTCTTGTAAAATGTTACAAGTAAGTGTAGGTCAAAACAATGGGTTTATGACCTGGGTATTCTACGCAGAAGGTCGCTTGGTTGAGCGTAAATCTGTGTCTGTTCCTAGAGAAACAAATACTCAGAAGTTGATTGAGTTCACAAAAGAAGCTCTAACTTCGGTGTTGAAGTATTTAGACACTCAAAAACACCCGTACAATACAGAATCGGTATTGTCTGTGGAGGTAGGTCGTAAGGTAATTGCTCGTTATTTGAATGAGCGTTACTGCCATTCAATTTATGTAGAAGACTTGGGAGAGTTATTGAAGGTTTTTAACCGTCTTCCAATTTCTGTTGAGGTAGAATACAATAAAGACGCAGGGTTTTTAATTGCAGATCGTTATAACAAAGAGAAGTATATAACAGAACAAGTTGTAAAACAGACTTCTGCTTTGGATTGGTTTGATGAAGTTGAAGATTAACTCTTTGCTTTAATTAACTTAGCTTGAATTAGAATTTGAAAGGAGATAGTGTGCTTACCTCAGAGATTAAATTTACTTACAAAGGTCAAAACTACAACTACAAAGGGTATCTTTCCGATTTGACCCACGGTGGTCTCTTGCGTTTGGTGGCTCAAGATGGTGTGTCTGCTCAGATGCTTATGCAAGGTCAAGCAGAGCAATTAGGTCGAACTTATAGAACGGCTACTTTTTCAAGAGCTTCCTTTACAGTGGAACGCTTAATTAAACCAAAGGTTTTATTTGGAGAAGATGGAGTTGATTTATCTATCGCGAAGTCTTTCCAAAAACACCCTTCATTTGCTTTGTTTGCTTATTTGTATGCAGTATATAGCTACGCTAAAATCCTCAAAAATGAAATGAGGGGGAGCAAAGGTTTCTTAGCTTTGAGTTTGAAAGAGCTTGAAAATGTAGAAGATAGGGTTGAATTTGAAGTTCCTTTTGGAAAAGGTGTTATTGAGCGTAAATACGGTTTGGTTCGTTCTTTGCGCTTTGCAACTCAAGATTTAACAAGTGGAACGTCCTTAGAGTTCGGATTTGTAGAAGACTCTTCCTTTGAGTTTCTACCAAACCAAGAAAGGGTATCCCTTCTAGGTTCGGACGTTATTCGTATGGACTCGATTGGTACGGCTTATAAGACTGAGATTTCAAATAATCTAAGAAGACAGTTGTTAGGTCTTCCTAAGATTGAAGTCGTAACGGACTTGAAAGGGTTGGAAAGCTCCGTTAATCCTTTCTACACCACAATGGCAGAGGTCATTGAGGTAGAGAATATGAAAGCCAAGGTGGAACAACGAACTCCTCGAAACTTTGATTGGGTTCGAGAGAGGGTTTTAAGCGGTAAATACAGAGTAGTTAAACCTCATGAAGTGGAAGATGTTTTCAAGCAGTTGGAAAAAGATTACAAGAAAACAAAACTGACTGCGTTCGATACGGAGACCACAGGCTTGGACTTTACGTTTAGAGGATTTTATGGTAAAGGCTCTATTATGGTAGGTGCAGTCTTATCTGCAAAACCTGGAACTTCTTACTATTTCCCTCTAGCTCATAAGAAATTTCCAAATGTCTGTGGGGGTGATATTGAGTTATTTGTAGAGAAATACTTGCAACCCTACTTAGGAGATAAAAAGGTTGTAGCCCACAACAACATCTTCGACTGGAAGGTGGGATATCGTCACGGTCTCGTCTACGATTGTTGGCTTGATACACTTGTTGCCATGCGTAAAACTTACTCAGCACGAGATAATGAAGAATATGGTTTGAAGGCTGTAACAGATAAGTTCTTGCATAGAGAAGCGGTAGAGCTTGATGATTTGACTAAGTGTGGTTCTTATGAAAAATGTGGTGGAACCTTTGATGAACTAGAAGAAGAGCTTGTAGCCTTTTATGCCTGTCCCGATGCAGATAACACCTTGTGTATTGCTCTTTATTTCTTAGAGAATGATATTTTAGGTAAATCTGGCTTTGATATGATGCAAGCGGTAGTACATGATAGTCGCTTTACTTGTGTGGCTGCTTATTCAGAGTTTTACGGAATGCACTTGAATTTGGAGTCTGTTCCTCAACTTCGTTTGCACTATGGAAAGCAGTTAGTTTCAGAGTACCGAGACTTATTGGAGTTTTTAGCGATTCATGTACCTCAGCATACTGAGGATGGTCTCTTTGCAATTCAAGCAAAAGCGAACTCTATGGTTTTAGGTTTAGATTATGACTTACCAGAGGGTGAGAAAGTTCTCCATTACAAGTTTGAAGATTATCCGAATGTGTACATTGCACAAAAGAGTGGTTATTCTGTAAACTCTCCAATGAACAAAACCATTGCTTATGATTACCTTGGGTATCCCGAACAAATCAGCAAAAAATCAGGAAATTCCACTCTTGATAAAACGGCTTTGAAGTTCTTGAACAAAGGTACAAAACCAGATAAAGAAAACTTCAGATTGAGTTTTGATGATTTCGTCACTCGCTCGTTGAGTTTGCTTTCGTCTTGGTTAGGTCACACTCAGAGTAAAGAGAAGTTAGCTGAGTTAGAGAAAGATGAAAGTCAAAAGAAATTGGTACGTGGTCTTGCTCGTTTAACTCGTTTGGTAGATAACAGACAGTTTGAAGAATTAACAGATTTGGATAAAGATACGCTTCGTATTGCAACCAAGTATATCTTTGGAGAAACCTTTGGTTACAAGACTCAAATTGAGTTTGAAGATGAGAAAAGTTTCTTAGTAAAACCAGAAGAAAACGCACCTATCCACCCATTCACGGTTATTTTAGAGTCTCCTCGTAATACTGCTCGCTTGTTTACGAACTTTTTAGATAAGGTTGAGGAAAACTTCATTGAAGGTTTCTGTTTCCCTTCGTTGGATATGTTCAAGGTTACAGGTCGTTTGTCAACCAAGAAACCGAATATTCAAGGGTTTGATGATACGATTAAGAAAGAGATGACCGCTCGAAACGGTTATTACATGGTCGATACAGACTATGCTTCTAAAGAAAACCGAGTGATTGCGATTATGTCGAAAGAGCAGTCTTTGATTGAAATGTTTAAGGACTGGCGCAATGACTACCACCGTTTCCAATCGGCTCGCTTGAACGGTCTCTTGCAAGAACAGGTAACAGATAAACTACGTAAGATGTCGAAAGGTCTCGTATTTGGTATCAACTTCGGTATGTCGGACATGTCTCTTGGAGAAGTCCTCTTTGGTTCTAGGTCAAAAGAGAACGCTCGTAAAGCAGCTCAAAAGAGAGAAGAGTTCTTCTCATTCCAACGTTCGGTTGAAGGCTGGTTCGAGAACAACGTTAAAACCGCTCTCAGTAAAGGATATTCAACTACGATTTTTGGTAGCAAACGCTTCTACAATAAGGATCGAGTGTCTAAGAGTCAGATTAGACGTTACGCTTTGAACCACCCAATCCAAGGTTCAGCAGCGGATATTTATAAAAAAGGAATGGTCGATTTATTCTCTGACTTGAAAGAACAAGGGTATTTAGGGAAGATTTTGCTCACTGGTTTCATTCATGATGAGGCGACTATTGAGGTTCACAACACCATTCACCCTCATGTAGTTCTCGGTCTAATTCGTAAGAACCTCATGGTTGAAATTGAGGGTGGTTGCCCATTAGACTTAGGTTTCGGCGTGGGTCACTCATGGTACACTGCGAAGAAAACCGAGTGGCAAGTTGGACTTCAAGAGCTTATGGAGTGGAACTTAGATGCTTATGATTGGGATGGAGACATTGACAAATTCATGGTTTGGGCAGAACAGCGTATTCATGAGTTTAACGCAGAAGATGTAGAGAACAAGTTGCGTTCTACTGCCTTTACGGAAGATACGATTGAACAAGATCGAGTGTTCCCAGTAAACTACGCTTTGGAACTTAACAAGTATTTGTTAGGGGAGCTTACAAAAACTGACCACAGTTGGCAACAAGCCAGCGGTATCCTCGACTTCCCAGAGAATTTCGAGGAGTTGAGTGGTGGAGAGCGCAAAGAGTTTATTTACTTGCACTTACCTGACTTGCATATTCATAAGCGTTTGCAACTCTTTTGGAACATGAGAAACGGTTTTGAACAGTCTATTATCAAAGAATACAGAGACTTATCTGACTTAGAAACTGTTCAAAAACGAGCAGTTGCAACAGAAAGTCAAGAAGCAGAAGAGAAGAAAAAAGAGCGTGAGCGTAGAGTTCAACTCTTGAAAGAACATTTAATGGACTTTGGTTCTAAACTAAATGCAGATGGTTCTGTGCTTTACTTACAGTACAGTGAGGGTCTTTACGCAGAGTTAAATACTATGCTCTTACAAGATGATGGTTCTGTTCCTTTGGTTAAGGTTATTCTCTACTTGCAGAGAGAAGATAAGTTTACACAACTCACAGGAGTTGGTATCCCACAAGCTCTTCTTTCTGATGTAGTTCGAACTGCACGACAGTTTGTTCTGTAATTTGAGTTTAAATAGGTCTCAGAGGTCATATTTTGGCTTCTGAGCGATTTTAAGAATTAGAGGGTAGAAAGTTACCCTCTTTTTCTAAAATGCGTTAAAGAGCAAATGAGAGCCTTATAGACTATGTTGGTAAAATGCCTATTCTGACAAGAAATTTTCTCTTGTTTCTTGCATTTATTGGAGTTTAGTGCTATAATATTAATAATTGATTATTGTAGGAGATTTATGTGTGATAGACGCTTTGTTAGATAACTTAGAAGTAACAAGCTCTGAGGAGCTTAAAGTAAGTATTGAATTAGAAGAATTGGAAGAGTTAAAAGTAGGATCAACAGATTCTATTAAAACCAACGAAGAGGTCGTAGCAGAGTTACAAAGTAAAGAGAAACAAGTAGCTCGTATTGGTTTTGAATTAGAGAAAGGGTATCCCTTGTTCGAGGTGCACCTAACTCCAGAGTCTCAAATGTCTACAGTCACTATGGATGCGATTAAAGGTTTGATTTCGTCAAGTACAAGAGACACTAAAAACTTTGAAGATTTTGAGAAAGAGTCTGAGACAGGAGAAAAATCTGTTGAAGTTTGTATGACTTTGGTTCTTGCGATTGACCCAAATGAAGCTCCAAAAGAGAAAGTGATTGGTTACTTCAAGAAAGAGAAGTTGCGCCATTTATATCAGTTGGTTCGCAATTTAGAACATAAATTTTATTTGGATAAAGACCGAGGTTTCTCAGGTCAAAAAATGTTAGCAATTTTGTAGATAAGTGAGGTCACGGTATCAATGGTTTCCGTAGCAACAGATTTTCCATATACACATAAGTTAAAAGAAACGTTCAAGTCTTTATTGGCAGATGAAGTAGCTTTTAAACAAGAACAAGAGAACTTGTTAGAAACAAGTGTAGATATGATTGAGGGTGGCTCTAAATATAAACTCTCAGTAACCTTAGAAGCACAAGGAGAAGTACAGACCATTGGTTTGCTTTGTGATGATGTTTCTGCTTTGGTTTCAGAGTTTCGAGCTATTTTCCATCAGTATTTAGGAGAAGATGCACCTCTTTACAAAGTGGTTGAAAAGCGCTTTGGAGAGAAGGTCGAAAGCAATTCTTTGGATGCAGTTTCGTATTTGGTAATGGTTGACAAAGAAGTGTATTGGAATATCTTTGTTACCTTGACTTACTTAGGATAAAACGTATGAAACAATTTGATTTATTGAATGAAGTAGCAAAAGAGGGGCGAATTTCTTCGCTCACTCTTTCTGTGTATTTAGTGAGTGAAGTAGACCCTCGTAAATTTTTCCGAGAAGGTGTAAAAGTCTCGTCAGCAGTTAAGATTGTGCAAGCAAGAGCGCTCTTGGGGTATCATAAATCTCACGGAGAGCTAATTACAGAGGGTTTCCTTTATGTTAGTGTTCCAAAAGACCAACCACTAGGACAGATTGTTCACTTAACAGGAACTTTAAGCCCAGTAACTTTTGAAGATTACTCCCCAGAGCTTTCTTTACTGAGATTTGCTAAAGTAGATGGTCGTTGGGTAGTAAGAACTTGTATGTGCAAGCCTTATGAAGAAAGTCCTTACAAGGAAGACTTAGCAGTGCAAACCTTAAAGAAATGGCCAGAGGTTCCCTACGCTTTAACAAGTGCGTCAGGTCTAGTGTATCCTCGAACAATTGGTTTTGATAGAGAGGTTTTGTATAGTGTGAGTGACGACTTAGTGGGAAGTGAGTTAGAACATTCTAAACCACAGTTAGGTTCGACACACTTAGCTTTAACATCTACCCAAAAGGCAGTTTTAGAAGATATGTTGACGTTTCCAGTTCTCCAACTTCAAGTAGAAAATGAAATGATATTGGAACCAGAGGTTTTAGGAGAGTGGTTGAAGTCTCAAGTAAAAGGTCGCAACTTACGAGTGTTTGATTTGAGAGGGCGAGCTTTACCTATGACTGAAGTCTTGAAGAAGTTAAAAGGGGAGAGTGGTTTCACGTTAGAGACGCAGTTCGTACTCCTTGTGTCGCAAGTAACTGAGGGTATTCCTTATGTCCAGATAGGTACAGTGAGGTAAAGGTTTGGGTGTATTAAAATATAGTTCAAAAGATAATAAGCACTTTCTTATTTTGGAATTGAGTAAGAAAGAGCAAGTCAATGAGGGTATTGTCAATGCTCTTCGTTCAAGTGGTTTCATGACAAGTGTACCGTTTGAATACAATGAGAAAAAACGTGCCTTTCGTTATGATTTAGAAGGTTTGATTTCATTAAGAGTTCGGTTGGGTTCAGCTATTACGATTGATGAGTTTTACTTGTTGATTGCAAATATTTACCGTTCAGTCTTACAGCTCTCAAATGACTTACAAATCCCACCTTCATTTTTAGATTGGTCACCAGATAGTATTTTCTTAGATGTTTCAGGGAATATTTACTTTTTGGTTTACCCTTTAAATTTGAAAACAGTAGAGGGTTCAGGGTTTTATGGTTTAGTTCGCACCCTATTGAAAAACGCAAAACCTTTCCAAAATGTTGATGAACAAGGTCTAAGTCGTCTTCTAGGTTTTCTTGATATGGTTGAGCGTAAAGAAGTTGAACCAGAGAACTTCATTTACAATTTAGGTCAAGAGTCTCTGCGGTATCGCTCAGAGAATTTGCTCTCTTATAATTCTCCGCAGTTGAAATTGATTTTAGAGGGTGTCGAAGCGATTGAAGAAGAATTGGCACCAGAGGTAGTTACTGAGGTTGTAGGTGGAGTTGAGTTAGATTTAACTGCGTTAGATACTGAAATGATTGAGCGTACTGGTTTACTTGATGAAGATACTTCTGACTTTGATGAGGGAGAATTGACTTCTGTACTGGATGACTCAGACACAGTAGCTCCAACTCGTAGATACCACAAAGTAGGGTATTTAACACGTGAGAGTGGAGAAAGTTTTGAATTAGATAGTCGAAGTGGTGTGGATACTTGGGTATTCGGTAAAAGACCAAAAGCGATTGATGGTGTAGAAGAGTCGATTGCTTTTAGGGATAATAAGTATATGTCAGGAACTCACTTTAAGATTATCTATGAGGAAGAAGAAAGCACTTTCTATGTGGAAGACATAGGTTCAACAAATGGAACTTGGTTGAAAAACTCTGTGGATAAAGGTACTGAGTGGAGAACGGAAGAGCGTATTTTCGCAAGAGACTTAAAAGAACTTCACGATGGTGACACATTGAAGATTGCTAAAGAAGAAGTAACCTTTAGGGTTAAAGAGGTTTAGAAGATGAGATTAGAATTTTATTCAGACCGAGGTGGTTACAACGGCACTTCAAGGGTCAAAGGGTATCGCGAGAAAAACGAGGACACTATAGGGTGTTTTAAAGTTTCAGGTGTAGAACTTGGAGAACAACCAGTTTATGTCCTAGTCGTCTGTGATGGTATGGGTGGGGGAGTCCGAGGTAAATACGCTTCTTCGCTCACTGTTCAATCGATTCGCACTGCAGTAGAGTCTATTGCAGAGAAGAAACCTTCCCAAACATGGTTGGAAGCGATAGCAGAGGTTGTTTCTCAAGGTATTTACAGAGCGCACTCTCGTTTATGTGATGAATTTGCAAATGTCAAAGGTACTTCGGCAACAACCTGTACAGTCGGTATCGTGCAAGGTTCTCAGTTTTTAACTCTTCAAGTAGGTGATTCTCGTTTGTATGTGTTAAATCGAAGAGGGTTGCACTTGCAAACCGAGGATGACTCTTGGGCTTTCAATCAGTTGAAAGAAGGAAACATGACGGAAGCAGAGATTAAGAAACACCCTAACCGCCACAAGATTACAAAAGCAGTTGGTGTGAGTAGAGGTTTCCGTTTGCAACAGTCTTCCTTATTGGAGCTGAAAGTAGGAGAGGGTATCCTCTTGACTTCGGACGGTTTTTCAGAGTTTTTAACTAAGGAAAAAGCGAAGTTGATTTGGTCTAAAGAAAACCAATTAGAGTCTATGTCTCGTATGATGATTGGGGAAGGTCAAAAAGACAACATTTCGGCAATATTTTATTTGCCCTAGAAAAGATAGTTTCAGTAGTTTAGATAGATTAGATTAGGTAGGTAGCAGTAAATGACGATTGATATTAAAACATTAGGTAGACACCAAGGTTCATTCCTTTTGCAAGGTCTAAGCATTAGTAAAACTCGCAACGAAACAGATATGTTGCAAGGGATGATTATTGTCCGAGGTGGCGACTCTATTCGATTTGTTTGTTTTGATAATGTGATTGTGTCTCAGTTTAAAGAAAATGGTGTCACCACTATTTATGTAAGTGACGGTGACGTTACCATTCAAAACTATAATGAGAGTTTGTCCGCGAAGTTAGAGGGTATTCGTGGTTTGTCTGCGGACTACAACCCTTCTGAGTTTATGGAAGTCATTGACCCAAGTAAAAATGCTCATGAAATTGGCGCTTTGGTTCGTAAGTTAATGACAGAAAAAGGCGCTCAGTTAACTTTACACATGTTAAGTGACCGAGGAAAAGAATTAAGTGTTGCTATGGCTGCTCAATATGGTGGTTACCACGATGGGAAAGTCGGAGGTTTGCTAAACCATATTCGCAAACTCCTAAGATACGCAGAAGTAGCCATGACAGAATATGAGTTACTTCACACTATGAGTCCCGAAGAGCGTGATTTGGTTATTCTAGGGTTAGTAGTTCATGACTTTGGTAAAATTTTAGAGTTGAAAAACGGTGCTTATACTGAGATTTCGATTGTTCCTCACACTTATTTAGGAATTGAGATTATTTCTAAGTACAAAGATTTGATTGAAGAGACCTACAATGAAATGTTCTACCGTGAGTTACAAGCTATTATTTTAGAACACCACGGAGAGTTTGGGGAGCGCCCTAAAACAGTCTACGCTTATTTGGTTCATGTCATTGACTTGCTTGACTCAAGGGTATCCGGACTTCAGCGCAAAGTTGAAGGTCTTGAGTTAGGAGACACAACTAATGTTGCCTTTGATGGTTACAAATTGCAGTTTAACCGTTACGATGCAAGTAATACAGGTACTTACCCTAACTCTTCAAACCAAGCGGTTGCCACTCCAACAGAAGAGTAGACTGAAACTATTGATAAGTTCGATTTGATGTGGTACAATAACACTAAGTAAATAAGTAAAGAGGATGCTAATATCCTCTTTTTCCTTAGTTAGATTGAAAGAAGGGAGTTCCGTTGATGTATGAAAGAAAACGGATAGTTCAGTACAAAGCGATTTACTTTCTGATTGCGTTTTTCTTTGTATTCTTAGCAATTTTAATACTATTTGCAGGGTATTTTAGCCCAGTGAAAGAAATTGCACCAGACAAAAACCAAGAGCGCCAACAGACGATTGCTAAAGGAGTAACTGATAAAGATTTATCGTTCGACCAACTTCCAAGTTTGGACTCGGTATCTGAGAGTTCGCCAACAACTGACTTTCTTTATACTAAAGAGTACCAGTTAAGTCGCTTAGAGGGTCAATACAAGTTAGTTGAGTTAGAGAGCGTTTTAGCAAAACTAGGAGAAGAGTTTACCTTGACTCAATCAGTAGGTAAAGTTGAAGGTGATTCTAACTTGGTGACATTTCGCTCAAAAAATTATGAGTTGACTTACTCTTTAACAAAGGGTTTGGTTGGTGTAGGTTATAAAGGTTCTGCAAAACTAGATTTGCTTGTACCGAAGTTGTTTAGAGGAAAACAAGTAGCTGAGTTAGAGAGTAAAGGTTACACTAAGATTGACACAACTAAAACAGGGTATCATTACTTTGCACACCCTAAGTTTCAGTTAAATTAGAAAGGGGTTTCTATGAAAAAACAAGTAGCTTTAATAAGTTTATGTAGTATTGTCTTGAGTAGTTCTCCTTTTGTATTGAACTCAACACGTGTGTTAGCAGAAGAGAATAAGTCAAGTCAAACTCAAACTCAGAGTATTTTGATAAAGACTTTAGAAAAAGAAAAAGAGGAAGTTAAAACACAAGCTGAGAAAGTAGGGTTCTTACCTAGTGTTCTGATGGCTTTGTGGGTTCGTAACACGGATTTTGGTTTAAATCTTAACAAGTTCTCAGTATCCGATTTTGTCTCGGACTTGGTAAATAGTAACTCTGAGTTAGCTCAGAGGTTATTAGAAACAGGTAGTGCTGATGAAGCAGTAGCTCTCTTATTTAAGTATAAATACAGTTCAGAAAGTGACTTTGTAGGGTCTATGAACTCAGCTTTGTCTTTACCTTATGTGAAAAGTTTAGATAAAGATGTTTATTCTAAAGGGGTCAAACCTCTTTACGATAAAGAAGAGTTGAAAAGGGGTAAACAACACAGATTATCATGGGTATCTTTAAATCAGGATGCGGACGTTCCCAAGGAACAACAAGAGTCTCAAGCAGATAGCACTTTGGCTTTTGAGCGTGTAGGAGAAAAGCGCCTAGCAGAGAGCAACAGTGTAGGTTTCTTGTTACCGAATAAAGACAAACAGTGGTGGCAGTTTTGGAAGAAGGGGTTAGCGGAAAGTAAGATAACCTTTGAAAAAGAAACAGTCAACGCACCTCAAAACGTTCTAGCTATTGCACAGGTTTTTGCTAAGAAGTTAGGTTGGTCTTTTGACGGTGCAACTACGGTAAGAACTTCAAATGGTCTATATGCAGTTGGTTCAGACAGTCAAAAAGTTCTTGTGAACAAAATAGGTAAAGTAGTAGCAGTTTGGACAAAAGAGCCTAAACCTTATGGTTTTGAAGGTGTTCAACAAATTATAAAAGGAGCTAATGGGTATCTCACAATCGGTTTGCGTTCAAGTAATTTGCTAGAAGATACACCAAGTATAGAGTTTGCTTTGAATAAAGAAAGCAAAGTAGATGAAAAGCTCTTGCAGTTAAGCGCTATGGAAAAAGTAGTTGGGACGTTTACCTTATATGATGTGGGTGTTCGTTATGTTGTAGTGGAAGATAGCTCAGTAGGTTCTTACAAAGTCCTCTCAGAATTTGGAGGTCAGGTAGGTTCTTCAAATAAAGACGATATTAAAGGTGGTAACTTGGAGGATTTAGCAGTTTACACTCCAATTAAAACGGAGGTAGGTGTTTTATGGGTACAAGTGTAAAGAAAAGAGTTTTATCTATTGGATTACTATCTTTAACTTTGTTTACATTGGCTCAGCCTGTATCTTCAGTATTCGCAGGTTACAATAACGTTGAAGATATTACAGAAGATGGCTGGAAGACTATTCGAGGAGCAGCTAAGAAAGCAAAAGAGTTGGGTATCTCTGCTGAAGCTTTCGCCGGAATGATGGGGAACGCCAATGAAGAGTCTGCTTTTGATGCGACTTTGGAAGAACAAGGTAATGTAGCAAGTCGAGGTCTTGGACTCTTTCAATGGACGGATACTGCGGGTAGTCCTCGAAGAACTCAATATGAGAATTGGGTAAAAGAAAAGGGGTATGATATTAAAGACCCAGCTACGGCAGGTGCAGCTTCTATTGAGTATATGGATAAGGAGATGCAAGGAAATTCGGACTTCGGTTCTGCCTTTTGGTCTAGTTATATTCATGGTGTTTGGGGTCGTACAGAATTAAACCAAACTTCTAAAAGTTATGAGGAGTTCAAGAAGACTACCAGTGTTAAAGGTGCTACACATGACTTTGTTGCTGCTTTTGAAAGACCTGCTGCTGATACTTTAGATAAACGTGCAAAAATGGCAGAAGGTATTTACAACAAAATAAAAGATGATTATGGGGTTGTAGATTCAGATTCTAAAACCAAAGCCACTACAGTATCCAACACTTTAAAGCAATGGTCTGAAGATGATATTCCAAATATGCCAAAAGATCGCGATTATGGTAAAGAAGAGCGTGGATTTAAAGAGCGTTTAGATAAGATTGAAAAACTAAAAGGTGATGAAGCTACAAGTATTGCTAAATGGAAAGAAGAGCGTGAAATTTCTCTACAAAAGAGAACAATTAAAGGCGCACGTTTAGTAGTTATGGTCTTGTCTATGTTAGCTCTTGTATATCCTTCCATTCTTTTGTTGGCTTATGTGGTAGACTCTTGGTTTGTTTATATTGATAGCCCAGCGATGAGGGTTGTGACCTTTAACTTTAGAGCGATTGAACAAAATCGTAATGGTTCAGGTGGTTTGTGGTTCGCAGATAAGAAAGAAAATGCGAAGTTGAAGACGAAGCGTTTGGGGTTAGGAGATACCTTAATTTGGGCTGCAGTATTTAGTTTAGTTGGAGTATTAGGTGTTTCCGGTATCATGTACGAGACCGCAGGTAGCATTTGGCAGTTTATTTCGGATTCTATTGGTTATGTAATCCGTGGTTAGAAGAAAGTAGGTAGTTTATTTGGCTATTAGAACATACTTAAAAGTAGGAGATATAGTTGAAGGCTCTTGGGAAGTAATTAAGCAAATTGGACAAGGTGGTTCTGCAACTGTATATTTGGTTCGAGATATTGAATTGAACCGTCTTTTAGCTTTAAAAGAAGTCCCAGTTAGAGGTACAAAAGAGGGTGAGAGACAAGCTAGAGCAGTAATTGCAGAGGTCAATTTGTTGAAATCTTTGTCTCATCCGTCTATCCCTCGTATTATTAAAATGACAAAAGATGACCATTCTTTATTGATTGTAATGGACTACATTGAAGGGTATTCATTAAGAGACTTGATTGCTAAAACCTCTTACATAGATGAAAAATCTATTGTTCGTTGGGGTTTAGCTCTGTGTGATACTTTAAAATATTTACATAATCGCAGTCCTAAAGTGATTTACCGAGACTTGAAACCTCACAACGTTATGTTGTCGAATGAAAATCATTTGTTCCTTATGGACTTCGGTATCTCACGTGAGATAGGTCCTGATTTTGATTATAGTAAAGAACCAAAATTAGGTACAAAAGGTTATGCAGCTCCGGAGATGCGCACAAAAGAAGCTTGGTTTGATGAGCGTTCTGATATTTACGCTTTAGGTCGTACTTTGTACTTCTTAGCAACTCGAAATAGTCCTTCTGTGGAAGTCTTACAAGATGGTCGTAGGTTGCCGATTTTACCAATTCGACAATATGACGCTTCACGTTCAGTAGGTTTAGAGAAAATCATTGAAAAGGCAACAGCCTTTAAACCACAAGATCGGTATCAGTCCGTTGAGGAAATGATTTATGACTTGAAAAACATTAATAAGATGTCTGAAGGTTATATTAAGAAAATTAAGAAGAGAGCCACAACCATTTACACCTTGTTTGGAACTTTAGTATTGGGGTTAGCCTTATTAGGAACGGGTGTCTTGTACTCGCAAATGTCAACAACAGATTCTTACAACCAAGCTTTAGCGACAGGTAAGACTTCGCAAGATATTGATTCTTTGTTGAAAGCGAGTAAGATTTTACCTAATGAAGTTGAACCTTACAGTGAATTAGTGAAGATTTACCGTTCTAGCGGACACTTCACAAGTGAAGATGAGTTTCAGTTGTTAGGTGCTTTGCAGTCGAATATTCCAAGTCTGAAAGGGAAAGAAGGAGCAGGAGACTTGCTTTATCAGGTAGGTCAGTTGTATTGGTTCTATTACCCTCAAAATGGACAAACTAAGTCAGTTCCTTGGTTTGAACAAGCAAAAGAGTTTGGAGTATCTGATAAGAACCAACATTTGCTTTCGATTTACTTAGAATTAGGTACATTCAAGAAGGGTATTTTAAGTTCTATTACGGATAATTCGGATAGTGGTATGTACAAGAAATATTGGTCTGCCTTAAGTGAATTAGAGTCTGAGATGGGTTCTGACCCTCAACTACAGTTGACATACTTACAAAGTGTCTTTGATGTAATTGACTCTTATTCAGGTGGTTTGAAGTCGGATGGGTTGACTCTAGACGACTTGACTTCGGTATTTGATAAAGCAGTTGCTTCGGTATCCACATACACAGGTAAAACCGATGCACAGAACAAAGCAAAAGCTGAGTTGCAAAGTCGAGTTGAGACGGTTCGTAATAAGTTGAATACAACTTATGGAAAACGCTAATTGGAGGGTAGGATAAATGAACATTTTTACAATTTTAGGAATCCTACTCATTGCGGTTTCTTTAGTAGGTTTACTTATTATTTCAGCTAAATACGGTATTAAACCGACTCTTGATATTTACACAGGTAGAGAGAAGAAGAAAGTTTTATCCCGTATTGAAGCTCGTAGAGGTTTAATTGGTGCAGAGCAGACTGCTGAGTTAGTTGAGAAATACTCCGCTATGGAAGGGGTATCCACAAGTGGTCGCAACTTTGGTTCGGCTCACACTACAGGTTCTCTAACCTCAGATTTATTTAAAAACCCAGAGAAAGTAGATGAGTTATTAGGTGTTTTAATGGAGAACAACTCAGCAACGACTTCAAATTTAGAAGTAGATGAGTCTATTTCCTTGAATTACCATGAGGAAGAATATGAAGAAGAGCAAACGGGTGTCCTCGACTCTGATGAAAAAGAGACGGTAGCAGAGAGAAGAGAGCAAAGGCAAGTAAACGCAGAGATTAAAAGGTCTTTATCTCTTCCAACTTCCGCCAAGGGTGTCTTCCAAGTGGCGACAATTTATGACAATATTGAACTTTAAGGCATAAAAGACTTGCATAATAAGTAAGTTGTGCTATAATGAAGTTTAGGTAAAGGGAATTTACTTCCCTTTTTCGTTTAAAAATAGCAGAAAGACTGAGGAATGTACATGTCAAAAGAAATGAAACGTAAGAAAGCTTTACGTTTGAGTATGAGAAGAGGGGTTGTAGTTGCAGCCACAGTAGCTACTGTAGCTACTGTTAATTCCGTAGGTGCAGAGGAACGAGGTGGTTTCGACCGAGTTTCACCTACAGTTACGATTGAACCAACTGATCCTACAAGCAACAAACCGACAAATAACACTAGTGAAACTACCCAACCGATATCCACTCCGAACTCGGACTCAACTCCGACTTCTTCGGAAACTCCAAAAGACGAAGAAACTCCAAAAACAGACACACCCAAAGACACTCCTGCAGAGTCTAAAGATGAGTCTCCAAAAAATTCTGAGTCTAATAGTGAGACTTCTGCACCAAGCAATTCTGAGCTTCCTCAGAACGCCCCAGTTTCTTCTGAACAACCAGTAGAGGGTAATAATGAGGGTTCAACTCCAAGTGCGCCTACAGGCGATTTTGGAGCTTCTGAGAACACACCTAATAAGACAGAAGAAACTCCAAAAACAGATACACCGGTATCCAACCCTTCTGAGGGTCAACCTAGTGAGACTCCAAGTGAACCAACAACTCCACCAAGTGAGGGAGAAAAACCAAAAGAAGAGAATCCAAGTAACCCAATTGAAGGTGAAAAACCAAAAGAGGAAACTCCAACTACTCCAACACCAAGTGAGCCTACAACTCCACCAAGTGAGGGAGAAAAACCAAGTAACCCTAGTGAATCGGTAACTCCTCCAACTGAAGGAGAGAAATCAAAAGAGGAGCAACCTACGACTCCTCCAACAGAGGGTGAACAACCTAAAGATAGGGATAAACCAAAGGAGGAAAACCCTATAACTCCACCAACAGAAGGAGATAAACCGAAGGAGGAAACTCCAACAACACCTCCAACAGAAGATGAGAAACCAAAAGAAGAAAAACCTACTCTAACTTTTGATAATGAGGAACTTGTAAAGAAACAAGACAACACTTATACTGTAAGCACAAATGAAAAACCAAAAGTTAAATTACACGTACCAGAGGGTATCCCTCAAGATTCTGTGAAACTCGTTCAAACTTTAGTAAATGGTACAACTCATGAGTCTCATGGTATTGACGGAGATATTCTTCCAGTAAATTCTACTTTGGAACTCATTTATACTGATAAAGAAGGTGTTGAGCATAAAGAATTATTAGGGTCTGTGGTTAATAATACGAAGTATGATTATGTCACAGAGAGTTCAAAAACTACTTTAACTTTGACTCCAAAAGAGTTAATTGAGGGTGACATTTTACCTAAAACTCTTACGTTACATTCACTAGATAATAAGTATAGTTTAACTGCAACTTTAGATAGTGGGTCTTATAAATTTGATAGTTCTAGTCTACCTTATGGTGTTTATGAGTTCTTATTAGATTCATCTAATACTTCAAGCTTTGGTAAAACTTTTAAATCTGGAGTTTTCAGATTAAACGGTAAAGACTTTGACTTCATGCCAGATGCTTTACCTAATGAGCCTTCTCGCCCAACTCCAACCCCAGAACCTACTCCAACACCTACTCCAACACCGGAACCTACTCCAACACCTACTCCAAATCCACTCCCAACTCCGACTCCGGAACTTACTCCAACTCCTACTCCGACACCAGTTCCAGATAATGGAGGTTCGGTTACAACTCCTACTTTACCACTTAATCCAAGTGAACCTATTGCGCCTATTGTACCTACTCCACCAGTAACCCCAAGTGCACCAGTATTACCAGATGCTCCAACAACGCCAACTCCAAGTCCACTTAACCCAAGTGACATTTTTGGACGAGATGTTGCTCCAGTTCCGGCTCCAAGTCAAGATCATGACAATACAAATGGTAATACAAATACTCCAAGACCGAATGATAACATTAACATTGGTGGGGTGTCTAACCAAACAAACTACGTTGATGGTCCAGATAAAATCACTATTGGGGTATCTGGTGGTTCTGTCCAAAATGTTAAAGCTACTGTATCTTCACAAGATGGTACAACTGAATTAACAGGTAGAGTTGTTAATGGTTCTTTCGTAGCAGATAATCTTCCAGAAAAAGATGGGGTTTATACTGTTAAAGTACAAGTAACTGATGATAAAGGTCAAGTGTCTGAGAAGACTATTACTTATGCAGTAAACAAAAATGGTTCAACTTACGATTGGTTGAATAAAGATGTGAATGGTGCTTACTACCAGCGTTTAAGTGAGGACTTGAAACTTTCAGAACACTCAACTACACGACTAGATACAAGTAAAACTAAGTTCACCTTTACCTTAGATGGTAAGGTAGTAACCGTAGATGCAAGTTTGGTTAAAGTAGATGAGAAGAAAGAAGAAGATGGTTCTTACACTTACACTTATACCTTTAACAAAGATGGCTTCAAAGAAAATGGGGTATGGTCTATCTCGGTTGCAACCGTAGATGTTGACGGTCATGCGTCCTCTTCAAATGCTTCTGTACAATTCCAATTTGTATTGGATAGTATTGTACCGGAGTTGAAAATTGAAGGTATTACTAACAATGGTAAATATAATGCAGCAAAACATCAATTTAAAGTCTTGGTAAAAGATAATATTGGTCTTGCACGTGTTCGAGTAATGGTAAATGGTAAAGTTTACGAGTTTACTAAAGAGGAGTTATTGAAAGGTGAAAAAGTCCTTGACTTAGAGAACTCAGATACTCCTTATTCTATTGAAGTAGAAGTAGTCGATTTAGCAGGGAATACAACTACTCAGAAAATTGAAGGTGTAGTAGTTACTGCAACCGCAGTGCAAGCATTCTTTGGTTCTGATAACTTTAAATTAGCTGCGGGCACATTAGGTATCGGTTTCTTCAGTGGTTTACTTGTTTGGTGGTTCGCTGCGGTTCGTAAACGTAAACGTAAGGAACAAGAACTTGAAGAACTCCGCAGAGGTGCACATATTGGTACTGAAGCTGAAGGTTTAGCTTCATCAAGTAATGGTTCAAACTCAGCAAGTTCAACTTCCGATACAGGAGTAACTGAAACAACTGAGTTAGAGGGTAGTGGTTCTGTAGCTTCTGAGCTTTTGAACTCTATTAAAGAAGAACCAGTAGTAGTTATTCCAACTATGAGTGATGCTACAACTGATGATAGTTCTACATCAACTCTGCCTTTAGATGAAACAGGTGTAGTTGCTGAGACTTCTGTATTAACAGATGAGTTCACAGATGTTCTTGGAGAAGAAACTTCTGAGCAAACTTCTGTTTTGGTAGAAGAAACTTCTGAGGAGACTTCTATTCTCAATGAAGAGACTTCTGAGCAAACTTCTGTATTGGAAGAAGAAACGGCTGAACAGACTTCAATTCTTGATGAGGAAACTGCTGAACAAACTTCTATCTTAGAAGATGAAGAAAGAACTTCTATTCTTGCAGAAGAAACTAAGGTTTTAGATGAGGACAAACCAAAAGGTAAGAAGAGAAAACCTCGTAGAAGAAAGAAAGCATCTAAAGGAAATTAAACTTTAGTTTGTGCGTTTGAGGACTGTTAAGCGCAGTCCTCTTTAAATTTAGAAAGGGTATCATTTGCATGATTCGAGATTTTGTGTTACATTTAGTTTTAAAACATTTGGTAAAGAAAACTGAGAGTTATAGCACTGATAAAATGTTAAGTTATTATGGTTCTATAAGGGAGCGTGTATATGCTCAGTTGATGTTACTTGTTATTGTTTTATTTTCAACTGTCAACTATTGGTTTACGGTTGGGTTAGCTCAATGGTCTTTATTTGTATTGCTTGGAGTTATTAGCGTAGGTCTTTCGGTATCTGTTTTTTACCATGTAGTTTTATACTTACAAATTCGCAACTATTTGATTTTTATGTTTAAACCGATTACAAATGACTTAGAACGCCCAAAGAACTATTTTAAGCGCTTGTTACCTACAAGTGGTGTTTCTCTCAGCTCAACTTCTACAAGTGGCACAAAAGACAAATCTGAGCCTTCTGAGACGGTTTCTAAGGTAGTTGAAACTGAAACTCAATCTGAAACTGAAGGAGAATAATTTCTTGTATGTCAAAAGATAAAACAAGCGTTTTAGGGGAGTTAACCGTTGAGGAGTTTGAGTTAGAGTCTGCACCGATAAAAGAATCACTTTATACTCGTAGTCAAAAACCGAAGAAAAAAGAAGAGAGTGTTGTTTTTAAGTTTTTGAGAGGTTTCACGGTATCTTTTATTTTCGTCTTTGCTATTTTAATGGTTTTGAAGTTGACCTTTAGTCCAATTAAGATTTCAGGTTCCTCTATGGACCCAGCTATGAAAGATGGTCAAGTTTGGTTTAGCACCATTAAAGAGTTCAAACACCCAAACAGAGGAGATATTGTCACTGCTTATAATGTGTTAGATAGAGTTCGCATTGTGAAGAGAGTAGTAGCGACTGAAGGCGACCAAATTAAGATTTTGGATAGTGGTATTTATGTTAACGGTGCTTTAGAAGATAACTCAAATGAAACTAAGAAAATGGTGGAAGACACAACTACTTGGTTAGGTGCACACAAAGGTTTAACAACCACCGTAGGAGAGGGTGAGTATTTCCTATTGGGAGACAATAGAGAAAACTCAGAGGATTCTCGTAAGAGCGGTATCTTCCCTTCTTCCACCATTCGGACGGTAGTGACTCTTCAAGCACCAGAATTTGTTAAAAATGTTTTAGAAAAGACACTGAGACAGTCAAATTGAGGGAAATCTTCAAATTTTTGAGGTCTCAGAAACGCTGATATATCAGCGTTTCCAACATAAACCCTTATAAATCAACACTTTTTTAAAGAAATTTGATTAAAACTGTTGACAGAACTGGGTTTATGTGATATAATGTTTATTGTAAGTTAGCCAAAAGGCTAACGAATAAAGAAAGGAGCCTACACATGGCTAACAAACAAGATTTGATTGCAAAAGTAGCAGAAGCTACTGAGTTTACTAAGAAAGATGCTGGACGTGCAGTTGAAGCTGTATTCGCAGCAGTTTCAAATTTCCTTGCTGAAGGTGAAAAAGTTCAGTTAATCGGTTTCGGTAACTTTGAAGTTCGTGAACGTGCAGAACGTAAAGGTCGCAACCCACAAACAGGTCAAGAAATCACAATCGCAGCTACAAAAGTTCCGGCATTTAAAGCGGGTAAAGCTCTTAAAGAAGCTGTAAAATAAGTTAGGTAAATTAAATTTATCTAACATAATAGTACCTACTTCATCAGAGGTAGGTTAGGTATCGCTTGATTGCAGTGGATTCCACTTGGCGGTTTGATTCCGTCAGATACTTATTGCAGTGTTTAACTGCACTTTTATTTCCTAGCTTACGTAGGTGTGTTTTCTGTGAACACAGTGTCATGTGCTAGGCATAACATAAGCTTTAGCATAAAGTCGTATAGTTAAGGTTTATGTCTTAACTTAGATGGTCAAGTTAAGAATCTCCGAACGGTCTGGTTCGACTTTCCATTTACATAAAACAAAAGGTGTGTATCGAATAGTTGAATTTAAGCTTTAAACCTTTAGCGCATTGGTTCGACTGTTCAAGGATACGACGGGTCCAGATGACGAAGGATGAACGCTCTCTTGGGTTATTAGTTCTGCACCTAGTTGCGAACGGTCAATTTGCTGACTTTATGGGGTTGGACTCCTCACGTTTGTTTAGAGTTGAAATTTCGGCTCGAATCTTTGTTAAAACAAAGGTTTTTAGGATAGGATAACTCCAAAAACCAATGAAAAATTTGGTTTCCCTTTCTTTAGGGTATCCTTCAAAGCGCGGATGGTGAAATTGGCAGACGCACACGGTTTAAGCCCGTGTGGACTTCGGTCCGTGAGGGTTCAAGTCCCTCTCTGCGCATTAAATATAGATTCCATAGCTCAACTGGATAGAGCACACGCCTTCTAAGCGTGGGGTCTGTAGGTTCAAGTCCTACTGGAATCGTTGAGTAGCTACTCATAGCGGATAATGTGGCTGCCCTAAGTGTTGGTAAGGCAGGTTGGTTCTACAAGTCGCACTTGTACATTGGTTCGATTCCGATAATCGGGGGTTCGATTCCCCTTGTCCGCATCCTAACTTTATTGTTGGGTATCTCATTAGAACCGATAACTCAGTTGGTAGAGTAGCGGACTTTTAATCCGTTGGTCGTAGGTTCAAGTCCTGCTCGGTTCATTAGGTACTTAGTTAAGGGTATCATTTCAAGGCTTGGTAGCTCAGTTGGTAGTAGCGACAGATTGAAGCTCTGTGCGTCGTAGGTTCAAGTCCTACTCAAGCCATTATAGCTTTAGGTTTTAATTTACCTATGTTACAATCTTCTTAAAACACCTAGAGGAGTGTAGTCTTTTTAGAGTTAATTCTAAAAAGACGAAAGTAACAAATTTGTGACTATTTTCTCACCTGAATTGAAATAAATAGGGTTAGGGTATCAATGATAGAGGGTCGCTCCCTTTTGAGATATTTTAAAGAGATGGTAATAAAACGGATGTGGTGTGGAAAAAGCTTCTAAAATTAGGTTCGAAACTAATGAAGAAGCGAAGGACACGTTTTAGATAGTTACAAAATGCTATATTTAGACTTGGTAGCTCAGTTGGAAGAGCATCTGACTTTTAATCAGAGGGTCAGTGGTTCGAATCCGTTAATCGGCATGGGATTATGGAGAGAAACTGATTCACTGGTGAGAAACAGTGATATTGGGTTCTTTCTTCCCCAAGTATACTTGGTGACAACATACCATCCTCGCTGTTGGGAAGATATGTTGTTACGATGTAGTCTGGATGAGGATTCGTTTGGCGCAAGTGACTGGGATGAGCGCTGTACCAGTCAGCTACATCATTTTTATTATTAAGGTATAGCCAAGCGGTAAGGCAAGGGACTTTGACTCCCTCATGCGTTGGTTCGAATCCAGCTACCTTAGTTGTCAAGGACAAGACTATAAAACCACACATGTATTACATGAGTTAATATAAAAGTGTTACCTAGAGTATACTTAAGCGTTATAAAGTTTTTAGACTACCCAAAGGTCTAATAACAAGCTTTGTTTAGGGTTTTTGGTGAAGACCTCGTTGGGGAAAACCAATTATTGTCGGATAAGAGACTTTAAACCTTATCGAGTGTTGTGCGAGAGGTTTTCTTCTCGCCTTTTTGATATGTAGGGGGAGTAGTCTACGATGTACAAAGGGGTTGTTTTAGATGAGTCCATTTTGGATTTAGAATCTTGGTTACCTCAATCTGCGATAGATGAGGTGATTGAGTTAATTTTACACTTGGAAGAACAAGGAGAAAATACTTCTTTGGTATCCCCAGTAGAACCTTAATTTTTCAAGGTTTTTATGCTATACTTAGTTTAGAATATAGAAATACGAAGGTAGGACGAAAGATGATAAAGAACCTAATGAGTCAGTCTATTGAAGGTACAAACCACGATAACGAAGACATTTACAACGTTTATAAGAACTATGTTTGGGTTATGGATGGTGCTACGGATTTGTTTGATACACCTAGCAAGTATGGTTTCTCAGTATCTCAAGTCATGCAGACTTTAAATCAAGTTTTACCTAAAGAGTGTAAAGACTTTAGGGGGTTGAAAGATATTTTAGCTTCTGCAATTTCACAAGTAAGGGGCACTTATTTAACTTTTGATTTAGCTCATGACTATTCTGAGTTACCAACCTTCTCCTTTATGTTTGGTCGTTTTGTTGGAAATTTATTTGAATATATTTACTTAGGAGATTGTTACCTAATTTGTGATCAAGTAGATATAATTACGGACTCTTCTTTTGCGCCTTTTGTACAAGCAAACAGGGAAGAAATTGCACAGTTAAAAACTCTCCAAGTTCCTAACTTAGAGGTTGAAATTAAAGAAGTTTATAAACGAACTCGCCACTTAGCTAACCATCCACAAGGGTATCGAATTGGGAGTCTTGACCCAGAGTGTGTTTATTTGAGTAACCAAGGTTTTTTCCCTTATAACGGTCAAGAGCTAATGTTTATGACGGATGGTTTTTACAATTTTTATTCTAAGTTTGGTTCAGTAAGTCGAACACTCTCTAAAATTCAAAACTTACATTTAGAGAGTTCAGTTAAGTTAGATGATGCAACAGTTGTAGTAGTGAGAGGGTATTAAGTTGTTTATTCCTTTTCAAGAAGGTTATTCAATTTCACGTGTACCTTCTACTTATACTCCTTACTTCTCTAGTGAGTTTCAACAAGATTGGATTTCCACCCAATACCCAACTGCCTTTAATGGTTCTACTGTTAGGTTAGAGAATTTAGTTCAACGTGAAGATGGTTTTGTTTCCTTATCTTGTTCACCTTTAGACTTTTATTCTTTTCTGACAAGTAATTTATTGGCAGCACCCACAGAGATAACCTCAGACGCTTTTGACAATTACCTTACTTGCTCTTATTTAGCGAATGCAATAGCGGTAAGCATTTTGATATATGACTCAAACTCAGTATTGTTGGTTAACCGAAGTGATACTGTTTCTCTAAGCCCAAACTCAGTTGGGGTATCAGTTACGGGTGGAGTTACTTTAACTGACCTAAAATCATCTGATTGTTTGCGCTCTGCAGTTCAAATTGAGGTAAAAGAAGAGTTAGGTTTATCTGTTTCTTTTGCAGATATAACAGTTTCAGGTCTTTATATCAGTAAAGATAAACTTCAACCAGTTGCAATTTGTTTTGTTGAGGTGTCTGACTTAAACTCGTTATGTTTATATGGGGTAGATACAGATTTTGAGGTTCAGTTTTTTGAGTTTGTGTCTTTTCAAACTTTATCTAAACTAGATTTAACATCATCTACGGACACTACATATTTTCACTTGAATTATTTTATTTCCGAAATTTTACCTACAGTTGAAGTAAATTAACTAAAACCTTGATTTTTCAAGGTTTTTATGGTATAATTAAGAAAAAAAATCAAAGTGGAAAGAAGTACAGAAAATGAGATTTGATAAGAAAATAAAACATGATTACCTTAGGTACTTAGCTCAATTTGGTTCGCAAACAACTGTAGATGAGTATAAGCACCTTATACGAAAGTGCAATCCAAATGCTTTGTCTAACAGTTTAAAACAGTATTTACAACAATTTTTCTTTGATATTATAGAGGTTTCTATTTCAGAGGACAAACTTAAAATTGTAGTAAAGGATAGAGGAGAAGTAGAACTAGGAGTGATTACTAGCCACTACGCAGATTTCCCTATGCTATACTCGGTATCCACGTGCGATGCAGTCAAATTGTTGTCTCACGTTTGGTACAGTTTTGAAGATGGTTTTGATTTAGCATGCTTGACTGGTTATTGGGATTTCCCGGAGAAGTTTGAGGGTAGTGATGCTCTTCGGTTTGAGCAACCTATTCCTCAAATCACCTCGGTTCAATTAAGAACTCCGATTGAAGAAGTTTTTATTACGAATAAAGGTGTTGGAAAGCGAGTTTACCTAGAAAAATTAGAACATTTACATGAGTTGAGTAAAGTTTTGGATTGGTTGTCTTGTTCTAACTATGTAGAACTTCCTAATTCTGATTGGGTATCCTTATTGGAGGTTCTGCCTTACACCTCTGAGTCTACGGTTAATACTCAAGTTTGTGTTCGTCCTTTTATTACTGTGGGGGTTATTTAAACTTGGTTAAACTTTATAATACACAAACAGTAGGTGTTCGTTACTTCTCTGATAAGATTGTTGAGCAAAATGAAGTCACTCTTGAAAATCCAACTTCAAATTGTAAAGTTGTCAAAATAAAAGCAGACAGAGTTTGTAAAGATTGTGAAGCAGTTATTCCAAAAGGCACAAGATGTTATACTTTCAATCCTCATCTTAACCCTCGATATTGGGTTTGTTTCAACTGCTTGCCAGAACCTAATACTATGGTTGAGAGGGAGATAGGTAGAGTTACTGAGAACAATACTATGCTATATTACTCTGATAGGTTTGGTCGTCTAGGTCAGAGAGTAGATAAAGGTAAGGCTACAAGTGAGGAACGGGAATATTTCCAAGAAAAGAATGAGGATGAATTAGAAACTTACCTTAGAGGTCTACACTATGATGAGTTTTAATAAAGGTTTTCCCTAAAACTGCCTTTTTAGCTATAGAAACTTACTTTTTCAATGAAGTTTTTGATTTAGCTAATTTTCTATTGACAAAACTTACTTAGTGTGGTAAACTAAATATAGTATAGAGCTGATTACTTTATGCTGACAAATTTATATAAAGAAAGGTTTTTTATTTGACTATTACTTGTCTTTAGCAACACCTTTTCCAGATGTAGATTTGTGATGTTTCATAATTTCTTCTCTTTAGCAGCACTAAGGAGAAGGCGGAGATTAGAGAACTGTTGCTTCAATCGCAGTTGGTCTAGGTTTGAGGTTCGACTCCTCAAGTCTTCATTTCCAGATAGCAGTTTGGACAAAAAGAAAGCAGATAGTTGTCTGCTCTTTTTCGTAAATTGAGATAAAACTCTCAAAGCACTCTCAGAAGTCCCAGATTGCCCCAGTTTCGATTTTAAAGTTGAGGTCGATAATTTCTACCTCTCAGATAAAAAATTTGATAGAAAGCAAAATAAGAGGATTTAAATGCTAAGTGAGAAAGACAAGAGAGTAATTGAGTTTCTAAAGGCTCAGAGGCTCTTCATGGCAGACAAGGTGCGGTATCGAGAATTAACTGAGTTGATTTCTGCTTTTGAAACTGGAACATATTCTGCCGATACGAGCGAAGAAGAACTACCACATAAAGTTTGGCTGAACATACAGATGGCTCTCGGTGGGTGGTTTGAGCAAAAAGATGAGTAGGAGGGTCTAATATTGTTTTTAAACAAATCTGATATTTTAGCTCGATTGAGAGAATTAGATTTAAAGTCAGAAGGGGTATCCTCAAAAGTTGATGTGCTTATTGTAGGAGGTTCTGCACTTGCTTTGTTAGGAGAGTCAAGATTAACCTCTGATATTGATTACCTTGGCTCTCTCGATTATTTACCGAAAGATTATTTAGCGAGTTTGGGGTTCTCAAACAATGTAAAGACCTTCTTTGCTTTGTATGGTATTGATGAGTATAGTGCTTTAGAGCTAAACGGGTTTAAGAATTTAATAGTTAAGATTTTGTCTTATGAAGATTTAGCAATTATGAAACTCTTCTCAACTCGCACTAAAGATTTAGAAGACTTGATTCAGTATATTTTCTCTAAAATAAGTAGTTATTCTGAGTTGAAACAGAAGATTGAAACTTATAAAGAATACTATGTCTTTAATTCTGAGTTACCTGAGTTGAACTTAAATCAGTTAGATTTCATTAAAGACCGACTTAGAAAAGAGCAGAAAGTTATTCTAGTAGAGGATTCTTCTATTCGGTTAGTAGATTTTCTAAAATCACTTCGATTATTGACTTATACTCAGAAGACCTATGGAAAAGATTCTGTGTCTCACTGGTTAGATAACCCTTTAATTGAGGTTGCAACTCAAACCAGTCTGCTGGGGTATCTTTATGCTCACAAGGGTTTAAAAGTTTTAATTTAAGGGGAAGTTCATGACACTAAAAACATTACAAAAGCTAGACAAAGACCTTACTTATTTGATGAGGGAAGCTACACTAGAAGAGGTTTTAACTTTCCTTGGTATCCAATATTTCGATAGTAACCACAAGTTAGGTGATGAGCTTAAATTCGTTTACGAATTTGAAGATACAGGTACCTTGGCGATTGAGGTTTCTATCACAAATAAGGAAATGAGGTTTTGGGGTAATATACAAGAATCTAATCACCGTTTAATTGAGCGCTCCTTTTGGATCTGGTTAGATCAACATTATGGTTTGTTGTTTCTTCGCTTAATTTATTTGTTGAATAAACGGTATAGGTCTCACAGTTCTTATACCTATAAAGTGAACATACAGGGTGAATGGTTCGACCTTGAAGTAAACACTAGTTTATTGGAAACTTTAGATAGTTTTCAGTTAAGCTTACTCTCTAACTATGATTTAGAAAAACTGTACTCATGAGCTATACACAACTCTGGAACACCCTCAAACACTATGCACACACTTTTTTAAGTTTCATGGATCAACACCTTTATGTTTTTATCGGTTTGTTGATTCTACTTTTTGTAAGTTGGTCTTGTATTTGTTGGAAGTTATTTAGACATGCACCAACCAAAGCAGAAAAGAAAAAGATTGTACAGTGGTTTTTAAACGGTATAATTATCTTACTTTCGGTATCCTTTATTTTGCTTTTACTTGTTATGGGCGTAGGTCAAGTCGTTTAGTGCTTGACTTATTCTTTTATTTGTGTTATAATAAGACATACTTAAGAATACGGAGAAAAACACGATGTCTATTGTTACATTTAAAGACTTCACGATTGAGAACATTACTGATACAGTGCATGAAGTGCATGAATTTCAAGGAACGTTTGCAGACAATCGCACAAACATTTGTGAGATTTTGATTGAGATTTCAACTGAGGTTGAGGGTAAAGCTATTGATTTGAAGATAACCATTAAACCACAGGAGATAGGTACTTATGACTCTTATGGTGATGATAGAGATAAAGGCTTCGGTATCTCCACCGAGGTTTTCAAAGACTTAATTTCTCATGCTTTGAATGGTGCAAATAGTTTGACTTTGCAAGATTTTGTTCGTCATTACTTTGAGAAATTTGGTCGTACACATAGTGTTGAATTAAATTGGGGTAGCTATAAGTATTTAGGTCAAACTCTCTTGTATTTACCCACTGAAGACTCTAAGTCTACAAACGCACTATCTTTGAAACAAGTTATTTCTGAGGGTATTGACTTAACTAGCTCATCTGTTGAGGTGGTTCAGTTTACACTAAATGATTTGGACATTGACTTAATTAAGAAACTTATAGAAGGTCTTAAACTCAACACGTTTCAACGACATGATTATGAAGAAGCTTTAGATCACTTACAATATGCAAAAGAAGCGGTAGAAAAACGAAATACTTATGTTTACTACAAGTCTTCGTTAGATTTGTTGTTAAAACTCAAATCTAAACACCTTTGGGGTATCTCTCCTTTGGAGCTTGTTTGCAAAGATAATTTAGAGCGTGGTGAATTGAAGCATTTGTTCCCAACTGCCATTAAGAAAATGGTAAATGATAACATTGTCTATAGTTTGCAAGCTTTGTTAAGTGAGGTAAAATAATATGACTGTACCGAAAATAAGAGTGTGGGATGAAGAACTTCAGTTAATGGTTCCAGACCATTATATAAGCCGACACCGTAGTGGAGACCTTTATGAAGCAGTATCTCCTTTAACAGATAAACCTTTGCTGATTGCAAAGCTTTTGTCTCCTAATAATGTCATGCAGTCTTTCCACGTGTTCGACAGTTCTGAGGATAAGGTTGAGATTTTTGAAGGTGATATTGTCCAGTTTGAAGATTATAACCCTCAAACAGAAGATACGTATTACTCTCTCGGTATCGTAGAACGTTCAGACTTAGGTTTAAACATTACGAATCGCTTTACAGTAGAACTTGAAGATTTACTATTAGGAAACCAACGGCTTAATGTGAGAGTGGTTGGTAATATTTATCAAAATAAAGATTTGTTAGAGGAAAACTAAGATGAAACTCAATTTGAAACAACTGCAAAAATTACATACAGAGGGTCAGTTAACCGACTTTGCTCTGAGAGATTTACCAACTTACCCAAATTCTTATACGATAGTTGGTTTACATGAGTTAATAAAGTTTGAGTCTGAACTACGCAAGCAATTTCGTGGAGTCTTTGTAAAACAAGGAGTTAATAACTATCAGTATGCTTTCGAGACAGGAACAGTTTTTCTTTACAATGACTATATAGGTCATAGAGACTCAAACCATTACAAGGTTTCTGTTTCGGAACTAGTAGAAGTTGTAAACGGTACGCGCTCTTTGGATGAGTTTCCGATTGACTCTGATTTGGACTTGTACTGGTTCTTAGAAAACCAAGAGAAAGAGGTTTTGGTAGGTTTGTTTTATAAAGCTTTAAAAGGGAAGTAAAGGTATTTATGAACGAAACAATGAATTACAAAGTTTGGGACACCAAAACAAAGCAGATGTTCCAAGTAGCAGGAATTGATTATGTACAAGGAGAAATATATCCAGTACATGAAGATGAATTTAAACGATTCATTCCAATGTCTGAGGGTATCCTCTTACCTCAAACTCCTTTCATAGACTCCAAAGGGCAACCTTTATTCGCAGGACACATTATTGAAGTTGCCGATACCGTTTACTTTTCAGATGGGTCTTTCTGTGAGAACCAAGATGAAGCTTATGGAGAAACAGAAATTAAGAACTGTTTCGCCTTGGAGTTTGACGGTTTTGAGTTTTTGCTCACTAAAAGTAAATATGGTCTATTGGAGGATTCAGCTTTATGGTCTTCAATTTATGAGGATAATATGCGCGTTTTGAGTGATTTTCTACAGTTGTCAGATGAGTTTACGATTGTGGGGAACCTTTATGAAAACGCTGATTTGATTAAAAATAAGGAACAGAAATAATTAAAAGGTGGTAAAAATCATGATGCAAGATTTAATTAAAGAGTTGTCAGAATACATGGACACGGGTTATGAGCGTATTGCACGTAAAACAAAGTGGAAATTGTATTTTGAGCGGTTAAAAGCGAATCATGTTAAGGAGATTTTCAGAGTAGATTTCAAAACAAACACAATTAAGTATTATTGTGTGGATCACTCAACTCCTCTAGCAGATGTTTTGCTGTTATATCCAACAGATGAGTTGCAATTTTCAACGGTTAATGAAATTGTAGACTATATTTACGGAGCTTAGTTTATGATTACAAATGAACTAAAAGAAATGCCCCTCTTAATTGCCAAAATCGAAGAGTGGTCTAAGGTTAGGGGTATTGACAAATTACCTTATGAAACCCAACGCTACAAGATTATGGAAGAGTTCGGAGAACTTTTCAGAGCGTATTACAGAGGTCACTTAGATGAGCTGAAAGACTCTTTGGGTGATATTATAGTCACTTTGATTATCTATGTTCAACAGTTCTCAAAGGGTGAGCGTAACTTTTTTGAAGAATTTTGGTGGGTTGATAAAGATGAGTTTAAAGGTTTGTCTTACCATTTAGACCAAATTGCAACTTCAACCAATTTAATTTATGCTGGTGCAAGTGGTATTTGGGTTCTGCGTTATGTAATTGCAGATTTAAAACATATTGCAAAACATTATGGTTGGAATTTGACGGATTGTATAGAACACGCTTGGAGTGAGATTAAAGACCGTAAAGGTAAAGTCGTAGATGGAAAGTGGATAAAAGAAAAGGACTTGAAAAATGCAGCAAATTAAGATTTTCACAACGGACTCTGGCTTTAGAGAGAATTGGGTAAGTGCAGATGACAAAGCAAACAAGTGGCTTTCAGAAAACCCACAAGTACGTGTATTAGATATGCGTTATCAAGCCAATGTTTCAGGATTTGCTGATAGTGGGGTATCTGCTAATGACTTCCACGAGTCTATTTGTTTGCTATACGAAGTTTCAGATAAGGTTGGAGGTTGATTTAATGCCTAGTTTAAAAGAATTTTTGCAAACCTCTGTTCATCCTAAGGGGTATAAACCCAAAACAGATGATCGAGATGATTTTCTGATTGAAACTGAGGAGCAATTTATAGACCTTCTTCAACGTTTATTACAATTAGAGCAATATCAAGAGGTTTTACGATTATATTGTTCTACTAAGGTTGATAAGTTAAAAGAGTTTGAAAAGTCTTGTTCCGTTACTTCTATTGAAACGCTTATTTACGAAACTAGTCCACTATCTAAGTGGTTTGGTGAGTGTTATAGGGGTGAAATTACATTTGGTTATTTTGAGACGGATGTGAAAGCTAATAAATTAGTGTTTGAGTTCTCACATCAGGGGATGAAACTGAAACGTATTCGATGTCAAGTAGACCTTAAAGTGTTACCTCATGCTCTTGTAAAACGTAATCTCTTGCAGGAATTCACTACTAAGGATTTAGTTATTAGTGATATTTGGGTATCCCATTTTGAGTCTGGTTTTCCTTTTTCTTTGATTAATAAAACATTAGTAGAAGGTTTACTTGGAGTATCTTGTGATTCTGAGTATTTTAGTTAAAAGAGGTATAATATGGTAAAAGCACAATTAGTAAAAAGCGACCCTAAAGACTTAAAAGGGTGCTCTATGGAATTGCACTCCTTACTGAATGAGAAGTTGAAAGATAAAGAATTAAACTTAGAAGTCTTTATTTATTCTGATTCAATTAGTCCACTAAATGTTGAAATAGAGGATTATTCCCTAGGTGGCGCAACTGTTTGTGAGGGATATATTTGGCCAGATACGAGTTTTGATTGGGTACGTAAAAGTACGTTAGCTCCTCTATATGAAATTAGTTTACTATCAGTAGGTCAACTCGCCAAAATTAAACGTTGGACTAGACGTTATATGGAAGAGCTTGTAACTCATTATGAAGAAGAATTGAAAGGAAAATAGTATGACACAAACACAGATGGTTTCTTTACCTTTGACGGAGTTAAATGAGCTTTTAGTTAAAGAGTTTGTAGTAGAAGAAGCCTTGAAACAAGGTTTAATCTCAGAGGATTTTGTTGAAGAAGTTCGTAGTGATTTTGAGGGGTGAGTGGTATGGTTTGGAGACTAACTGATTTGATTCACTTACATGTAACTGATGTTAGGCAATCTGAGTTAAAAGACTCAAAAACACCCTTGAGTTTGTGCGATAAACTACTGAATACAAACGAAAGAGAGCTTTTGTTCACTTTTGAACCTCAAAAACAAGAAGTCTTTGATGCTTTCAATGAGATTGTGCGCAGTGAGAGTAGCTATATCACTACATTAGGTCAAGTTATGGACTTTGTGAAGTTTTGCACTGCTGACCCTAGCAAGTATTCGTTTCCAGTGTTAGCAGGGGTTTTGCTTACTGATTTACCTAACTTAAAGTTACCAAAAGACTTACTTGTTGTCATAGAATTTGAGGACTAAACTATGGTAGATGTACAAGAAAACAAACCTTTCCGTATCAACTTCAAAAACAAAGACCAAACCATTTTCATGGTTCAAGACCAAATATTGAAGATGTTCTTCCGAAATGACTATGGTTGGTTGTCTGTACCTGATGAAATGTATAATCGCACTTGGTCTTATATAAAACGTAAGGGTATCACTTATATCCCGGACGATGAACTTTTAGACCTATCGAAACAGTTCACAAACGGTTCAGATTTGTTGAATTTAAATTTGGAAGGGGGTAGGTGATTTAACATGAGTTGGCTTATTTCAACTGGGTTTTTAGCTCCTTTTCTAGTTATACTTATACTTGTGGTTATTGTGATGTTCTGTGTAGACGGGGAGTCTAATTGGGAACGTCCTAAATGGTTCAAGTACACTTATATTTCTTTATTTGTTTTACTGTTGTGTTCATTTCCCTTTTTAGCGCTGAATTTAAAAGAAGAGAAAGTTTACGCAACAGAGTGGAAACAAATCTATCAAAACGATAAAGACATTGATTTGTCTCTAGCTTTCGATAGTGACTTTGATTACAAGATTCCTTTGAATGAACCCCTTGCCAATACTCAGATTTACAATAGTGGCGATAATTCAAAGGTTTTAAACTACACTCACTACTTGACTTTAAAGAAAGATAATGCGAGCTTAACTCGAAAAGCAAAACTAACTGAGCTAGTAGGCGAAACAGGTAGCGCTGCAAAAGTTATTAAAGTTGAATATCGTAAAATTGATTATACGTACAACAGACTATTTAACTTTGTAGGTTCCCATGAAAAATCGGAATATGATGGTGAACTGCGTTTGACTTTTGACAATGGAGAAGGTGCTATAACAAGAGATGATTTAAGTAACTTTTTAGAGAAAGGAAGTTAAATATGTTTGATTGGTTATTGAATAGTTCTTACCGAGGTATTATATCGAGTGTTTTAGGTGTGCTTGCATGTTTTTGTGCTGCTATTTTACTAAATTCAGTAGTAAGTGCTGAGAAACTTTTTACACTTTCACTACTTATTTCAGTCCTTGTTTTTGTATTAACTCACTTTATTTTAGAGACTTTTACTAAACAGGAGCTTGTCTATGAAAAAGATTGGGTGTCGGTTTATAACCGAAAGCTTGATTTTTCTGATACGTTTTCGTTAACGTGGGTAACTAAGTCACATGATCGTGTTACTTTAACTCCTAGTACTATGTTGACTAAAGCCTTGTTTGAAGAACTTAAGAGATATAGTTCTGGGGATTTAGTTTGTAAGGTCACTCATAAGCAAAGTGCGAAACAAAGTTCAGCTTATGTTATAGTTAGTGAATTAGTAAATTTTAAGAATTTAGATAGTTACTTAACTAAAGTTGAATATAGAAAACTCAAAGGGTATCGAAATCGCTTAGGGTTTTTAAGAGGTAATGTTCGAGATTTTGAGACTGTAAAAGGTGTTTTACGTTTGACTTTTGAACAAGAGAAAGTAGAGACTATTTTTGATTAGATATTTTCCTTTAGATTGAGTACAAAGCGCTGAGTATATAGGATTTGAGAAACTGTAGAAAGTGGTAGGTTTTTAGTTTATGTGTTTAGAGCACTCAATTCAAAGTTGGAGGTCTCATTTAGATATAGGTTCTAAGTGGATTGTTAAAATTTTAGGTAGCGACTACATAGGTCAGATTACGGATGTCTATTATAACAAGGAATTAGGTTCCATAATGGTTGATTTTGATGTTTTAAATCACTTTTGGGAACTAACTTATCGGGTACCTGTGCAAGAGTTTATGTCTAAATATGGTGTGACTAAGTTGATTGCAGGAGAAATAGAAAATGGACAAACTATTTGATGAACTAGCAAAATCACTAAATGTAAGTACAGATTTGGTGCAACAATTTGTGGGGAACTACCCACAACTACGTTCACAGTGGCAAATTTATAAGGTCTTTGACTTGTGGAATGATTTTCTCAGTTTCACTGCCTTGATTGTACTAGGTGCGATGATTTACCTTGGTTTCAAGTACCACTCAGATTTAGAAGATGAACTTGAGGAAGAAATAACTGCTATTCGAAAGAAGTGGCTCAAATACCTAGCGGTATCCTTCCTAGTATTGTGCTTGGTTGATTACGCTTTGTTATCAGTTCAAACGTACTTAGCACCGGATATTACAATGCTATTTGAAGTTTTGAAACAGTTGAAGAACTAAATAGGATTGGAACGGTCAACTCTCGTAGAGGGTTGATTTTTCTTGTGGTTTATGTTATAATACTTAGCAAGAAACTTATTAAGAAAGGAGTTTCCAAGTGATACTTTTAAAAACAAAGAGAACTTACAATGACCTATTAAATTTGGCTTTCCGTACTCTGCAGGAGGATTTAGGTTTAGCTAACAAAATTACAGTTGTAGGAGCACACGCTATTTACTCGAACTACTTTGCAGGTTTGATTGACCTAGCAGAAGAAACAAGAGAAACTACAGACTTAGATTTAGATTACTTTGGAGATTTATCTGAACTTGATTATGTGCGATTTGAAGATTGTTTTGCCTTAAGGTTAGGTCATTTAGGTTTAACGGTATCCTTCAAACCGATAAAAATTCGTGAAACCTCGGTAACATACAAATTTCAAGTAACAGATGGTACTTGCGTAACTCCTTGTTTGAAGATTGACTTTAGTTCAAATTTTGGAACTTGGCAGTCTGAGGTTCTACCGATTGAGCATTCGTTAGTAAGAAAAATTCAAATGTGCAACAAGTACATTGATCGTCGAGCGAAAGATAAGGTTGATGTGTATAACATTTTAGCTTATAAATTTCCAAACGATTTAACTAAAGGTGACTTTTTAGATTTACTAGATTATTATGATTGCTCTTTTAAGTTAAATCCTCGATGGACACGGTCAGATGCTATAGAGGTGGGTTTGCAATCTTTTAAGAACTTTAAACCAAAAGATGCAGTCAATGGGGTATCTCATAGGGTTTGCTTGCTTTACATCAAATACTTACTTTTAAGTTTAACAAGTTCTGATGTACCAAACGATAGGGTTTTGTGAGGTTTAGAAAATGCCTACAATCAGTTTAACACGAGATATAAAGCTAACAAATGAGGATGCTTTAAAAATCTTGGGTTCTAAACCTTCTGAAAAGCTACAAATAATTTTGGAGTCTGTTGACGTGCAAAGAGCTATAGTACCAACGGAAAATAAACTTATTTTAAACTATTTGCGCAGATAGAAACAAGTCCAAGACTTGTTTTCTTTGTGTTTTTGTGCTATAATAAAGGAAATTTTAAGGAAAGGAAGAACTCAAAATTTGAGAACTAAAGAAGAGGTTTTTGAATTAGTAAAGAGCCACTTAATAGATTTAGACTCGATATCCGAAGTCGCCACTCAGCGAAAGTACATTCATGAAGAGATAAAAACTTACTTAAAGGATAATTACTTAGGTTTCGCTACAAGTCCTTCAGTGAATATTGAGTTGATGAACACTTTAGATGAAGTCGGTTGGCTTGATAAAGGCACTTTCACACTAGAAGGTCGAGTAGTAGTTCCTATTCGCAACGCAGATGGTTCGATTGCAACCTTGGTAGGTTGGAGAAAAGGTTTTCCCAAGTATTATACGATTGCTGACAAAGACTTCTCAAAGGAAAGTCATTGGTTTAACTTAGATAAAGCCTTAGATAAGGCATTTAATGGCGATAAGCGGTATCGAGGTTCTGTCGTGGTGGTCGAAGGTATTTTCGATGCTCTTCACTTGGACGCTTATGGTGTGCCAGCGATTGCGACTATGGGTGCGGACGTGAACGCTTATAAGGGCGCAGTCTTGAACTTATTTGATAGAGTCATTTGTGTCCCAGATAATGATAAAGCAGGTCAAAGAGCCTTACTAGAAAAGAAGTGGCAAGTACCTCCCCATTCCTCTTTCTTGTATGTAGAAGAAAAGCGGTATCAGTTCGGAGAAGGTCTTTCTTTTCAAGTAAAGGACATAGACAACTTTTTAAGTTTATTTGGTTCTCAGATACATGAGGTATTAGTTCCTTTGGTAGAAAACAAGGCAGCAGTAGTGGAGAGGTTGAGTTTATGAAATCACTAGAAGAAGTGCAAGAAGATTTATCTCTTAAACGTAAAGAAGTTCCCATAGGTTCTCTTTGGCGACATATTAAATCGGACACACTTTATACAGTCAAAGACCTTGTAGTAGTGGAATCTGATTTAACTTTTGCGGTATCCTATAAGTGCCTTGGAGACACCTCTCGTCTTCATTGGCTTCGTCCATTAGATGAGTTCTTAGATGGTCGCTTTAAGCGGGAAGTTTTATTTAAAGATGAGGTGAAACATGGAAGTAACAATAGAAGATAAAATAAACTATTGGAAAAGTTGGATTGGCATAGGTTCTGAGTGGTTGACTGTCGATTTTGAACCGATAGCAATAATGGTTACAGACATTGTATACAGCAGTGATACAGACTTGTTTGAGGTAGAATATATCTCTGAGGACAGTCCTCATTCGATTAACTTTAGTCCAGTAGATCAATTTGTAGATGGTCGATTTATTCGTGATTATAAATAGAATTGAAAGTGAAAGCAGGTAAAACATGAAAATTGTAAAACGTAACGGTCAATTAGAGGATTTTGACGCTAATAAAATTTATGGTGCTTTAATTAAAGCAGCTCAGTCAGTTTATGTAGTAGGGGATGACCTAAGAAACAACTTAGCTCGCATTGCAAAAAGTGTTGAAGTAGAGTTAGAAGAGTCTCACTCTGAGAATATTACCATTTCTATGGTTCAAGCTTTGGTAGAAAACAAACTCCTCTCAAATGGATATCTCCAAATTGCCGAGCATTACATTTCTTACCGTTTGCAACGTGACATTGATCGTACAGACTACAAAGATAATGTAGTGGTGCATTTGCGTTTGGAACGCATTCGTTAAAAAACTATAGAATAGAAAAAGTAGTAAAAAGTAAAGAAAACTCTTGACACACCTTACTTTTTGTGATATACTAAATAAGTAAAGTTGATAAATACTTTACTGTGATCTATTTTTAATAAAGTAGCTCACTTTACCATTAGGTAAGCACTCCTTATATTATTTAGTTGTGGTTGCAGATTGTAAAAGGTCTGCAACTAATACTTACAATTTTGTAGGGTGTTCAATGTTTGAACAAAACTTCTTAAATTTTTCATACTTAATTCTCCTATTAAGTAGCGCATATAGTAACTTTAATCGGTTGTTATGTGATAGGTAAGGTTTTCTCATCCTTACCGAAAAGAAATCTTAGAATTTCTTCTTTTCCTTTTGAGTTGCAGATTGTAAAAGGTTTGCAACTTTTAGAGGAGATTGGTTCCCTCCTCTTAGAATGTTTAATGCGTGACTTTGTTTGCTCATTGATGTTCTCCTAGTATTTATTTTGGTTCAGGGCTTTGAATTGTAAAAGGTTCAAAGCTCATTGTGAGGAAAGGTTTATTCTTTTCTTTCACAAGGGTAGTTAAGTTTATCTTAATACCTTTTCTTTAATTGTATTTTAAAGGTTAAATAAATTAAGTAATCTTTGTATTCATTTGAATACAAATAAAACCCACCGTCCTTGGTCTTTGAGACTTATTTATCTGACGAGGTTTAAAAACTTAAATTTAACTTTTAAATGTAAACCTATATCTTATCTTTATTTAAGAGAAGGTCTAGGGGTATCGTAGGATGCCTTTAGCGGAAACAATAACTTGCTTTGCAAGTTATTGTGGAGCGTTAAGAATTGAATGGTACATTTATATCTGTTTTTAACATTTGTAACAACCCTTTGAACCTATTAGGTCACTAATTATAAAAGATTTGTGATTTATGGGTGAATTTTGGTTCACCAATTTAGATAACGCATAGTTGTCCCTTTCTTTTCAAACCTAGAGATTGTAAAAGGTCTTTAGGTTATAGGAGCTAATTTTTAGGTTTATTTTCCTAGCTCCAAGTGGTTCTCGTTGAACTATTTCCTTTCCAAATTTTTTCAGGTCATAAGTTGTAAAAGGCTTATGACTTATAAGTAAGTTTAGCTTACTTGTTAAGAACAAACTTTAGGTTTTGTTTTTAACTCTTAATTCACTCACATTATTTGCAGGTTTAAGTTTTTGTTAATGTTGAACTTATGAGTTCTTCCGTTGTTGCTGAAACGTACACTAACAGAAAGGAGACGTATACTTTGAAACTAACATCTAGTTATGGAATGAAGTTAAATGGTGATTTAAAAGCTTTAGATAATTCTATTGCTATCTATCGTGATGCGCTTAATTTTGTCATCCCTATTGTAGATAAACATTGGGATGAAATAAAAGATTTCAAGAGTACGAAGTTTCGTATGTCATATATTGACACTTTGGTTCATACTACAAAGAGTAATGAAGCTCTTTATGATTTTGATATAAAATTTCCTAAACTTCCTTCTTATTTGCGTAGAGCTACGCTTAATAAAGCAATCGGTATCGTCTCCTCGTATCGTAGTCATTTAGCAAATTGGGAAGAAAAGAAAGTCGAATTAGAAGCAAAAGGTGAAAAAGTACCTCAACGTCCTCGTTTAGAGACTCGTCATTTTGACTATCCGGCTTACTATAAGCAAAACCTCTTCCGTAATTTCAACCCTATCACTCAAACCATTGAACTCAAAGTGTTTAAGAATGGTGATTGGGTCTATGAGACTTATACATTGAAAACTTCTGATTGTAATTACTATCAGAAGTACCTTGCAAATAAAAAGCAAAATGTTCCAGTAATTAAGAAGAAAGGTCGTAGTTTTTACGCTACTTTCTCTTATGAGGAAAATGTTCCTTTAATAGCAGAGGACAAGATTGAAAAGATTTGTGCTATTGATTTAGGTTTGAATACAGATGCTACTTGTTGTATTATGGGTGCCGATGGTACGGTTTATGCACGGAAATTCATTTCGTTTAGCAAAGAACACGACCAACTTGATACCCAACTGGGGCGCATTAAACGGAATCAAAAACAAGGTTCTCGACATAATAAAACCCTTTGGAGAAAGGTGTCAGGACTCAGCCAAGATATCGCTGATAAAACCGTCAAGGCTATCTTTGACTTTGGAAATGAGCATGGTGTAGACGTGTTTGTCCTTGAGTATTTAGATTTTAAAGGTAAAAATACTATAAAACGCGCTCGTTTTTGGCGGTATAAACGTATATATAAAGTATTATCAAATAAGGCTCATCAATATGGTTTACGTGTTACACGTGTCAATGCTCAAAACACAAGTAGATTAGCTTTCGATGGAACTGGGTGGTCTAAACGTGGACGGGAGATTACCTCAGAAACACCCTATGCGATAATACAGTTTATGACTGGTAAATTATATAATGCAGATTTAAATGCGGCATATAACATCGGTGCTCGGTACTTTATCCGACATCTCCTAAAAACCGTTACGGTGACGCAACGGTTAGCACTTGAGGCAAAAGTTCCTCAGGTGACTAAGAGGAGCACCTGTACCTTGTCTCACCTTATTAACCTAAGAAGTGAACTAGCAATTCTAATTGCAAGAACTCAGGCTTAGGTCGTATGGAGAGAGAAGGAAGTCTGTAATTGAGATGACGCTGAAACCGCAGAACTCAAAAACAGAAACACTACCTAAACTTTGTGTAGGTAGTGATGCTTCACCGTCGTGATGACAGCAAAGCCAAGAGAGACGCTACTTAAACACTGTTAGGGGTATCTTTTCGTTTGGCTTTTTATGTATGGTCGTGAGACCAAACTGTTGGTTTCATGAGATTACCTCAAAAGGCACAACTATCGTTAGGTCTGGTTGATAGACTAAGATTTTGTTAATTTGTTGGTTGATTGATTTGGTTGCTTAGTAATTCCTCTTTCAAAAATTTGGTTACATACTGTTAATTAAATTAGCAGATTTTACTTTACTAAAAATACTGAATAGAAAGCTTTACAAAAGAAACAGAACACTAACGGTAGTTACTAATTGCTTAAAATATGCTTTAAAATTGCTTAGAAATTGCTTTAAATTGCTAATTATTGCTTAGAAAAATTGAGGTAAAAAACAACATGGTAAAAATTGATATGTCTAAGATTTCTGCAGAACAAATGGCTCAAATGCAACAAGTTCTTGCGAAAGATACTGCTGGTGCAAAACGTTCTCCACTCACTGAACTTGGAGAAGAACTCGGTATCAAAATCTTCAACCGTGCGAAGGATGGTTACACAAACCAAAAACTTTTGGTTTACATCCCTCGCATGGGCTTCCCAACTGTTGATGAAAAAGGTGATTTAATTCCGTTCCGCGTTCCTATGCGTTCGGTTACAATGAAAGCCTTTAACAACGGAGATAAGGATAGCAACTGGAAAGGTTCTATGCCTTACTTTGAAGAAGCGAAAGAAGAAAACCGTATCTTTGCACCTTGGGGTCAATCAGGGGATAACGAATACCTTCGTGATTACATTTCTGCAGCATTTGACATGCGCCGTGCGAAAATTGAGCTTGAAGTAGCTCGTCAAGGGTATTCTTCTGTTGCTGAGTTGGTTGCAAACGAACCTCAGTACAAAGAAGAAAAAGACTTCACTAAAACGTTTATGGAATATGTGTTCTTGCAAGTTCAAAGCAACTCAGATATGTGGTTCCCAGTAGTGGTTATTCCAACTACAAAGGACGCTAATGGTAAGTTCACAACTACACCAGAAACAAAACCTTTGCTTGATGAAGCTGGAAACCCAACAACTGTGGAGAAACAAATTCCTCGTATTGATAATTATGGTAAACCTATCTGCGATAATGATGGTAACCAATTATTTGAAACACGTGAGTTTGCTCACACGATTGAAGGTGAAATGAAGTGGCATAAGCTTACTACAAAAGCCTTTACTGAAAAATTGGTGAAAGCTCTTGAGTTGCAAGCACAACAACCGGGTATCACTGAACTTGGCGGGTTCTTCGTTCTCTTCAACTATGAGATTGATGAACAAGCACTTGCCAAAGCGAAGAAAAACGGTGGTGCTGCTTACGAAAGTGAAGATTCTAAATCAGGTGCTTCATTGAACATTCAAGTAATGCAAAAAGTGGCTCCATTCACTGATTTGTATGACTTGACTGAGTACCTTGGTCTCCAAGAACAATGGGACAAAGAAGCACAAGCTCATTACAGCGCTCTTTACCTTGTACAGACTGTTCGCGCTTGCGAATTGCTTTCTGACGAAGAGGTAAATGAGAAGTTGGATAAACTATACGGTGGTCTTGACAAAGTGAAAGCTGAAGTTGAGAACATTCAAACAACTGCTGAAAACCTTAAAAAAGGTGTAGCAGCAGGGGGGTCTGCCAACTCTATCACAAATTCTGCAGCTAACCGTCTAGGTGCGAATGCAGGTCAACTTCCTCCAGGTGTAGATGTTGATCCAGCAAGTGCTTTGGACTTTGGAGCTGAAGAATAAAACACTCCAAACCTAAATTAAGAGTTTTTAGCCTTTAGACTCTCCTTAATTGGTAGAGATGTAGTCTTATAGAAACCGGGAAAGTCAAACTAGTTTGGTTTGGCTTTTAACAAAGAAAAATTATTTCTTTGTTTTCTCTAAGTTCCTAGTCTTTTCTAGGAATTTTGCGAAGATAAAGAGGAAAGGAAGAATAAAATTGGCAACAGTAGTAGATGAACTATTTGCTGACTTACAGGTGAGTAAAGGTGAGAGCAAAAGTGAGTTGAAACAAACCTCACTATTTGACTCAGAAGAACACCGAAATTACCTAGAAGGTATTATTGCTAGGGGTCAGAAGTCCAAGCTATTAGCTTGGGAAATTGAGAACTTTGCTCAATATGAGAAAGAACGTTTTGAGTTCGGTTCTCATTGGGTTTTGTTATTAAAGGCTTTCAACTCAACTGGGAAATCCAACGCTTTGAAGGCTTTGGAGTACAACTTAACTACCAAGGGTATCGGCTTGCAACTGGCGAAAGGCTTTATTAAACATGGAACGTTAGAGGCAAAGATTACAACCTTTTGGTCTGATGGGTTAGAGGTTGAATATTATTTAACTCGAACGAGTTTGAGTCCTCGCTCTACGTTTAAGAACGGTTATAGAGTGTACTTGAATGAAGACGGTACTCGCAAAGAAGTCTATAACACTCTTGTAGATGGTCGTTTCGTAAAAGTCTCTGAAACCCCAAGTTTCTTAAAGCGTTACTTCAACTTAGCAGAGGTTGGAGGTCGATATTTAAACTTAATGAGGGGCGCAGAGGGTCTTCCTGTATTGGAACAGTCACCAGCTTCACTTAACAAGATGTTGTCGCAAGCAGCAGACTTAGAAACGGCAGAGCAAGCGATTAAACAAATGACAGATGATAACAAGGAAACGTTCCAACAACTAGAGGTTGTAGAGGGTCGTATCCGAGTCTATTCTCAGGATATTGTAGAACGTAGGCACTTAACAAAAGAGGTTATTCGACAACTAGAAAACCAAACACACACTTTTGAACAATTAGAAAAAGGCTCAGAGGGTATCCTTGAAGTCGCAAGCGACTTGAAAGCTATGTCTGAGTTGGAAGGTACGACTACGATTGATGGTGTGGATTTGAAAGCACTCAATCAAGTTCATTCTATTCAAACTAAGTTGAAAGAGTTTGGCTCAGAGGTTTCCTTACCTCTTGTTGAAACTGCTAATTTGAGTAATTTAGCAACTCTTGATAAGATTTCAAAAGGTTTGATTGCGTTAAACGAAGTTGAAAGTTTTGGTCAAGCCCCTAGTAGTTCTTCAACTCAAGCCTTGGAAATTGTTTCAACTTTAAACTCAGCATTAGAAGACTTGAACACCGCGCCTAGCTTTGGTCTGATTGGAGAAAGCAGAAGTGCCGAAGTTCACTCTCTCTTGGCTTTAGAGTCTCAGTTCTCAGAATTGGAGATTTTGGATAAGCAGTTAGAACTTGAGGATTCAGAGAAAGAGTCTTGCTTTAAAGAGAGCGAAGAACTCTTACAAGAGTTAAAAACTCAAGGGTATCCAGTAGGTGTCTGCTCACATTGTGGTCATCTTTCGATTACAGAACCTTTTGAGATTGGTTCGACTATAGTAAGTCCACATGAGCATAGCTAGGAAGTCTCAGATTGGCTCAGATTTGATTTTAAATTAGTTGGGGTCTATTTCTACCTTTGAAGTTTAAAATCGAATAGAGAGCAAATGAGGGTATTTTGAGAGGTAAGCAAAATTGAAAAAAGTAATCGGCAACACCTCAGTTACTTTTGGTGACCGCCACATTGAAAATGTGTATAGAGGTCAACACATCAACTACCAAGAGAACTGTTATTGGTGCATGGATAAAACGTTGGAGAGAGTTCAACTTCTTGAACCAGAGTTATATAATGAAACAGGCGACTTTATTGGGGTTAGAACAGGGGTATCGTGGCTCTCTGGAGACCGCATTATGTTGAGTCGCACCATGAAATTCTTAGACTCAATTAAGGGTCACAAGGTTATTAACCGAGGAAACCATGATTTACATGGTTCTGAAGAGCGCAATGATTATTTGTTCTTGTCGTCTTTAGGTTACTTCGACTCGCCAGCGCATTTAGCAGAAGAGGATAAGCAAGTAGGTCGAGTGATGTTAGAGTCACCTGACTTGATTGATCCAGACACAAATGAACTTTTGAGAGTGGTTTTCCACTATGTTCCTTATGGGAAAGAGTTTGAAAAATTGGATATTGTAGAAGGTATCACTAATATTGCGATAACTCACTACGATTTCCGAGTTGGTTTGACCAACTTTACAAATAACCCCGAAGCGATTGATTTAACGACTCATGAACCGTTTTATGGAGTGGACTTAATTTTGAATGGTCACATCCACCAACCTAGTGAGTTGAAGTCGTTCAAAACTGAGGGTGGAACTACTTGTGCTTTTATGAACCTTGGTTGTATGGCTCGTCCGAAGCGTTCAGAAGACTATAGCTTTGTATGGTGCGCAGTAGTGAAGATGCGTAAGAATCCAATTACAGGTTTACCAGAGGTTCATTTTGACCCACAAGTATTTGAATTAAAACCACCTTCTGAGATTTTCTTGGAAGATACAGAAGGGTCAGTAGCAGAGCAAGTCAAAGCAGAAGGAAAACAAGCTCAACTCTCAGAAGCCTTAGAGGGTCTGAGAGACTTCAACTGGGCCGGGGTATCCCTATCAGAGCGCTTAAATCTTATGGTCTTAGAACCAGAGATTAAAGACTTGATTAAGCACTATTTGGCGCTTAATTAACGGTTGTTTTGTTGTGGAGATAATTATTGCAGTGGGTTTGTTGATTAGTTTTCAACTCACCTACTTACTAATTGAAGTTGTAAAGTTTTCCGTAGTACATGAGAAACGAAGAAAACGAGAAGAAAATAGGAAGGACATAAAATGTCAGTAGAACAAACATTGGCTCGTTTGGAGTCGCTAAACAAACAAGCATTGGAACATAACCGTAAAGAGCAAGAAATTCGAGGGTCTAAAAAGGCTCGTGTTCAAGCGATTTTGAAAGAAGTTGAAATCCTCAACTCCCTTGGGTATCCGATTAAAATGGAACTCGCTAGTGAGACGGAGTTCACAAAAGAGTCGATTGAATCTTACAAAGCACTTGCAAGTAAGATTTTGGCTGAGAAAGTTGCTGAAGCAGAGCGCTTAGAGAAGTTCTTTGAAGCGGTAGAGAAGAAAGACTATGACGCTATTAAGGAAATCACAGGAGAAGATGTGTCTGCGGTTTCTTATGATGTTGAAGTAGCAGATAGTAAAGAAGTCAAAGCAGAAGCAAAAGAGATGACTGCTCAAATGTTGGAAAACGATGCAGTTGTTGATATTGCTAAAGGTGACTCTCCACTTATTCCAGAGCCAACAAAAGATATTAAGTTTGAAGAAACTGCACCAACTAAAGAAGAGCAAGCGGTATCCCCAACTACCTTAGAAACTCCAACTAGTGTAGAAACTGCACAAGTTGAAACTCCTTCAAATACAGACACAAGCGCAGTTGATTTGTTAAGTGGTGTGTTTGGGGGTGCAACTCCAACTGAAACTGTAGAGGTAGAAGTTCCTAAAGTTGAGGAAACGCCTAAATCAACACCAAGCGCAGACACTAATCCCTTTGCAGGATTTGACACTGCTTCTTGGGAGCAAGGGTTCAAGTTAGATTAAGGAGCGCAGTTAAGACATGTTTTTAAAAATTGCATTTGACACATTAGCAGAAGAAAGTCGCTTGCTGATTGATACAGTAAAACGCTCTATGATTGACCCTAAGAGCAAGAACGTAGTTATGAAGGTTGAACCTAACGGTGCGGTATCCTTCCTTGCCCTTACAGATATTGTGGTTGCAAAAACAAGTGTAACCACTTCTGCGGTAGAGGTTACAGAGTTTGAGGGGAAAGAACCAATTTACTTCCAAGTACCAGCCCTTACTTTAGAGAAGTTGATTTCAACCTATGCAGCTAGTGAATTGACCACTCCATTGAGTGTAACGTTCCACCCTCTAACAGATATTGAGGTAGCTATTACTGTCCAAGAGAGCTTGAAATTACCAGACAAAGATGAAGAAATTCGCAACTCTTCTCTAATTGCAACTACTCCACCGTTTTATGTTTCAGACTTGTACCGCTTGGAGTATATTAGTGTTGCAGATAATGAAGAAGTTCCATTTGTAGAATTAACAGAACAACAACGTGAGGATATGATTCAAACTTTGAATGACTTAGCTCCTTACACTCCAACAACTAATGAAATTCACAACGATTTGATGTTCAACCCGACTACCAAAGCTTTGGAGTTCTACAAAGATACTTACATGCCAAGTGTTCAGAACAATATGGATTTCTTCTTAGAAGAAGGTGGTCTTCGTCCAATGAGTTTGATTGCTTTGAAAGATTTGTTGGCTAAAGGGTTGTTCTCGTTCTACAAAGATGAAGAAAAACACTTCTTTGTCTTGAAGCAAGGTGCTACTGTAATAGGTGTCCTCTATGATGTAGATGTGGCTTACCCACCAAACTCTCTGGATCAACTTGGGGATTTACCTTGGGTATCCTTATCTCGCCCTCTTGTTGAAATGTATTTGAAACGTATTAATGCTTTAAGTGGTCTCATGTCTGCAGAGCGTATTCAAGTCATTATTTCTGATGATTTGAAGAATGTAACCTTCAAATATGGAGATTTAGACTTGACTGCCCCTATTGAACACGTGCATAAGGTAACAGAAGGTAACCAAGCGAAGTTGGAGTTAGGAGGTTTCCAATTTGGACTTTCCCCAGTTTACTTTGATTACTTGTTGTATGGTAAAGGTGAGTTTGCTGACGATATTCGCTTTGGTTTTGCCGGTGCGGGGAAGTTTGTCTTTATCAAAAGTTTTGACTCCTCTAACATTTGGTCTGTTGCTATGAGTAGTAACTAAATCTAAGTAAGTGAATAGAAAAGGGGGGTTTCCTTGGTTTCAGAAACATTCGCAAGTCGCCTCGGTGCGATTAAACAAGACTACTCCTTGAAAGAGGATAGACTTAGAAAGCGCCAAGATGACATTGCACAACTAGAAGATTTGCGCACTCTCTACTTGAATAGAGCGAAAGCCTTACAATACGTTGTTATGTTGAGCAATGATGGTACAAAAGGTTTGCGTGACTATATGGAGGGTATCATTAACCGTGCTTTGGCTTTGGTTTTTGGAGAAAACGTGTATAAGTTCTCTTTGATTTCCGACTTGAAAGCTCAGAAAGTTCACTTGAATTTATTGGAGTTCAAGAACGGTCAATGGAACGAATTGGTGATTGGTAAGCAAACAGGAGACGGTATGGGTCAGATTATTGCCTTTCTGTTCTCTGTAGTATTGACTGAGATTACCAACCACCGTATGTTATTTGTCGTAGACGAGTTGATGGGTGGGCTTCATGAAAAAGCAGTAGAACTAGTACAACGTTGTATTGCCGAATTTGAAGGTCATGGTGGTCAATTCACTATGATTGAGTACACCTTTGAGGACTTTGGTAAAGAGTTGATGTTGGCTTTCGACAACAAGAAAGAGCGCACCAATATTGTGGATTCAAGAGAATATCCATTGTTACCGGAAGAAAAAGAAGTTGCAACTGAGATTGCTTAGATATAAAGAAAGAGGGTTTACCTAGCGGTATCCTCTCTTTTTCTTTGCTTGTTTTCTTTCTTTTTGCTAAACTAGAAGAATGAAGAAATGAAAGGTGGTTTGAGTCTTGGATTTGAATGAAAATAGGCTTTATAGAAACAGAGCGGACTTCAACAAGGTTGTCGTAGTCAAAGAGGTAAGTGGGAAGGAAGTAACTTTCCTCCACGCACCGCCAATAAATAGTGACATCCATTGGCTAATACCACCTCAACGTGAAACTTTGTCTTTGAGTAAGTTTAAGGCTTCATACAAACCTTTCAAGTAGCAAAACCTTTGTGGCATCAACCCTTGCCAACCAAATCGAAAATGTAACAAAGTCGTAATATGAAATTGCGACTTTCTTTGTTATAATGATTTTATATTTTGAAAGTAAAGGATTTTCCAGTATGAAAAAGAAAGTTTTATCGACATTATTATTAAGTACAGTAGTGTTAAGTCAAGGTTTAACAACCATTCAAACAGTCAGCGCAGGAGCGTTAAGCCCTCATGAGGTAGTTGATGTGACACAAACAACCTCAAATCCAGTTGGGGTATCTAATTCTGCCATTGCAGAACAAGATAAGAAAGTGGAGCAACTAACAGAGAAACAAAAAGAGGCTACTTCTCAATTAGAGAGTGCTCAAAATAAGGTTACTGCTTTAGAGACTGAACAAGCAAATTTAAAAGTTGAAACTGAACGTTTAGAGTCAGTTTCTAAAGACTTAGAAAAGGATATTACTAACTTGTCTAAGAATATTGTATCTCGTCAAGAGTCTTTAGAAAAACAAGCTCGCAGTGCGCAGACAAGTGGTTCTGTTTTAGATTATGTGAATGCAGTTGTCAACTCAACTTCTATCTCTGACGCTATTTCTAAAGTTACTTCTATGAACCAAATTGTTGAAGCAAGTAACAAGATGTTGGCACAACAAAAGAGTGATAAGGAAGACATTTTAGCGAAACAAGAAGAGAATAACCAAGCAATTAACATGGTTATTGCCAACAAAGAGAAGTTAGAAGATGATGCACAAGCTCTTAATTCTCGCAAAGCGGAGTTAGAAGTAGCGAAGTTAAACTTAGAGGTTGAGAAAACTGAAGCGGAGGATAAGAAAGCTGAGTTAGTAGAGAAAAAAGCAGAGGTAGAACGTCAAGCAGCTAAAGCTTTGGAAGAAGAAAAAGCTTACTTAGCTCAAAAAGAAAGTGAAAAAGCAGTAGTAACTAACTCTGCCAACACTTCGTTAGAGCAAGAAGTCTCAGCGGTATCCACTCCGTCAGCGCCAATTACCTCAGAAGAGGTAGCTCCAAGTTCTGAACCTCAAGAGGAAGTAGCAACACCTACAGTAACTCCTACGGTAACTTCAACTGCAAGCAGACCTAGATACAACACAGACGCTTCAAGTTACCCAATGGGAGAGTGTACTTGGGGAGCTAAAACACTAGCACCTTGGGCTGGGGACTATTGGGGTAATGGAGCACAGTGGGCGACAAGTGCTGCTGCCGCTGGATTTAGAACAGGTTCAACTCCACAAGTAGGTGCCATTGCTTGTTGGAACGATGGTGCTTATGGTCACGTTGCGGTGGTAACTGCGGTTGAGTCTAATACTCGTATCCAAGTTTCAGAGTCAAATTATGGTAAGAAGCGTTATATTGGTAACCACCGTGGTTGGTTTAACCCAACAACAACTTCGGAAGGATTTGTCACATATATTTATCAAAACTAAGAAACTAGTGAATTTTATCCAGTATACGAGGGTATGCTGGATTTTTTGTGGTTTTCTTTTGGATAATAAATAGAAAATCTTGAAAGTTGAGATAAAATACATGTACGAATTATTAAAAGGTTCGCAACCTGTATCAACTCAAAGCCAACAAGGTCAAGGAGTTGTACAAGGTAAAGTAACCAATAAATACGTTGAAAATTTTGAAAGGCTCTTGTGTGCAGGAGCTTATAAACAGTTAAAAGAGAGAAAAGACAAGGGAATTACTGAGGGTATCATTTCGAAATTCTCGCCTAATAATGTTCGTAGAGTGATTCTAGGTTTAGATGGTATTTATGTTCAGTTTTATGTTTCCCCAGTAAACTTTAAAGCTAAGGAGCAGTTTGTACCAATTACGTTTACAGAGCAGTTAGGTACAGAATTATCAGCAGAAAGTAAGTCTACTCCAATTACTAAAGTGTTGAGAGGTGATAGTCGCTCGCTCTTTGGTTCACGTGTTTTCTCTAGTGTAGAAGAAATTATTGTACTGAGTAGTAGCCCAGAAGTTCAAGGGTATCTTTTAGACAACCATGGTCTCGATTGGTTCTTAGACCCAAGCAGAAAACAAACGGTAGAGTCTTCCTTTAAGCGATTGAGAGCAGTTGGTTTGGTGGAAGACAGTGTGACTTGTAAAGAGTTTGTAGAGAGTCATAGAGAACAAATCAATGACCCTTATGGTCTCATTTTGAGAGACACAGAATTGAACTATGTTGGTGCTTTGTTCAATGATGACTTATATTACACCCACACGGCTCTTCGTCCTCAATATTATGAGATGGATGAAGAAGGTGGCGCTTTGTGGAACTATTTCCAAGAAGTTAAGAAAGGAATGCCTAAATCAACTAAACCTTTGGAAACTAAAGATATTGGAGGAGGGTTCTTAAAAGACTCCGACTTAACTTTGGTTACGAACTTCTTAGGTTTGGTTCGTGTACTTGAGGGGTATCAGTCTGAGATTTCAGCTCAATTTCCAACTTTAAAAGAGACTTTAGAGGTTGGAGAACATAACAAAGCTCTAGCAAAAGAGTATGTAAACTCGATGGTTGATTTTGTGAAAGAGCATAGAGATATTACTTCTTATCCGACTCCTAAAGTGTCTATTACTTCTGACACAACTTATTTGAGAGCAGTTTCCGTAGCTAATTACCTTTTGAAGAACAAAGACAAGGTTGGGTTGAGTAAAGGTGTTGATTCCGTATTTGTGGGGTATCTCACTGCGCTCACCACTTGCTTAGAGTTGGCTTTAGAAAGCATTACTTTTGATTTTATGAGTTCTGAGTTTGTTTCAAGTTATAAGAGTGGGTTAGAATTGTACTTAAGTAACTTGTCTGATGAAACGGAAGAAACAGAAGAACCTTTGGAGACAGAAGACGAGGTTTCAGAAGAACCAAACGAAGAAGATAAAAATAGTGAGAAGTACCAAAGTCTTTACGATAAACTAGAGAGTTTCGGACTTGATTTAGAGGGTGTAGAGTTTAAACCTTTAGCACGTGAGATTACCTTAGAGGGTGTAGACTTCTTACCAGAGAGTGTTTTAGAAACAGTAGGTGAGGTTTCACCATTGTTTGCAGTAATCAGTTGGTTATCAGTGAACTCGGTTTACTATTTTGATACGTTCTTTAACGAAAAAGAGTTCTTCCAATTAGCTTGCTCTTTGAAAGAGTTGGATTTATCAGATGAAGAAGCAATTAAACTAGCAAGTTTCGGTATCTTTGGTTTAGAGTCAACTTCTATTTTTGATGGTTACAATGAGTTTATTGATAAACACTCTAAACTAAAAGAACAGTTTGCAGAATTGGATAGTTACTTCGCAAATGAAGGTAAAGGCTCAGAGTTTAAACAGATTAGACCTTCTTTTAAAGATTTTGCAGAGCGTTTCGCTAATGAAGTTTCTGTGGAGTTGTTGACTGCGCCTAATTATTTAGCAGTAGATGTCTTGCGTTCTGCTTATGGTTTTAATGCTTGGGGTGTTCCATTGCCTAAAGTATCTCAACTACCTAAATTAAGCAAACTTCTAACAGATTTGGTAAATACCACAAGGGTATCCTACCGTTTCCGTCGAGACTTTGAGAAGTTTGAAAAAGAGTTTGGAGCTGACGTTATTAGTCGTTTGAGTAGTAAACACTTAACCAAAGAAGGGGATTTCCTAAGTCATGCTATAGACCCTCATACTTTCGTAAAAGTAGTAAGTAGCATTTTCAGTTACTATCCACCTAGCGAAGTAAGAGATATTAGTGGGGTGTTCCAAAAAGCCTTAGAATTAGTAGAGAAGAAAGAAGGTGAGATTAGTGAGTAAAGTACAAGACCAGATGGAGAAAATCTCAAACCAACTTGGTTTAGGTTTAGACAATCAACAGATTGTAGATGTAGTCTACAGTTCTGTAGAGGAATTAGTAGAAAACGGACTTGAAGGTTCAGATGAGGTCGTTTATTTCTATGCTACTTGTATGTTAGCTTGTGCCTTCGGTCAACTTTCTTTAGATAGAAAAGCAAGCGGGTTTACCTTTGGTTTTAGTGACTTAAAACCGATTTATACTCAGTTAGAGTCAGAGTTAGCAGTTCATTCTGTTGAAAACCAACTAAAAAATCAGTTAGCGGTCTCCGACTTGCGCTCTAATTCTTTGAAAGACTTAAAAGCCGAACAATTAGAACACTTCTTAATTGATGATATTGCGACTGTTTCAAAGGCTTTAGATTTAGAGTTTGACCCCACTTCGGTATCCTCAGAAGTCAAAGACAGTTTGGTTTCTGTTGAAGATGAGACTTTCGCTAGAAAAATAAAGGCTTTAAAGTCGTCAAGTAAATTGAACGCTGATGTGGTTTCTTTGGTTGACTCTTTGCTTGATATTTATGATTTTGCTTTTGAAGCAGGCTATGAATTAGATAAATACGAAGGGGTCGTAGTTGGTCTACCTGATCTGCCTATGGTGATTATCCAAGGAGAACAAGCAGTCCAACCAAATTATACTGCATCTTACTATGCAGGAGAAGCTATGTTTTCTCCTCTTCGCTCTATTTCGGTAAATACTTCAAGACAAGTAGACTTGAAAGAGATTGTAGAGTCTAGCAAACCTATTTACTATCCTTACAAGATGTTGGAGTTTGCTTTAAGTCGTAAAGTAACGGTTCAAAAAGATGATTTGAACTTCCCTTCAGTTCCTATGAAGTGGAAAGGTTCAGATGGTCAGCGTGAATCGATTAAAGATTACTTAACAAAGAGAGCTTGGGAGTATTTGGTGTTGGTGTGCGATACTTACCAAGATGGGTATTTTTGGTCAGACAAAGTTGCTTACTTCGGTAAAGGTGCGACAAGACCAATTACTCCAACAGACAACCAAGTGTTCAAAAATTATCTAGCTAAGTTCAAAGCTACTTTCTCAACATTTTCTATCTTGAAAAACCATGTAGGAATGATGGAAGACGAGAAATGGGCGTCCGCTGAGTGGGTGGTATCAGCCCCAATTTCGGAGTTGCAAAACAGTGAGTTCAATCATACTAGTGCTTTATACACTGATGTTTTTGATTATGGTGGCGACTTTGAAGCTCCTTTAGTCAAAGACTTTAAAGATGTTCGAGTGAGTCACTATTCTCATATTGCAAAACCAGAAATTGCAGAGAGTGAGCCTTTATTTGCCTATAAAGCTTTGGAGTCTTTACAAAGAAAAGGTGAGAAACTAACTTATGGTTATCAGTTGCTAGGTAAAGGTCTTGATGGTCGTATTCTAACTTCATCTAATGAACTAACAGCAGCTATAAACGCTGGAGCAAAGTTGGTGCTCACTTATTGGGCTGGTTCTCGCTCAGGGAAAGGAGTTTCCATTTCTAATGGTTTAGCGGTATCGATTGCTAACGGTCGTCCAGTATTTGGAGGTGATGGTAAACCAGACACAATGGTTCCTTACTACATTGCCTTTGGTGGAGCTGATTCTAATGGAATTCCGAAAGGTTACTTTATCCAAGCTGGTGTATTTAATAAGTCTGCTATGCCAGTAGTCAACAACATTTCTGAACAGTTGGATTGGGATAACAACCCAACGATTATGGGTTGGTTCGACAAGTCTATACCTAAGTGGTTTAGTGGTGTGAGCAGTTCTCAAAAGCGTTACACAGGTGCTTGGGGAGATATGGCTTTCTATCGCCACATGTTGCTTGTTATGGGTATTGTTTCACTTCGTGCTACGGTTAAAGCTAGTGACGTTGCCCTCTATGAAAAACTTGGAGGTGATGAAGGTATCCTCGGAATTTTCGACGAGGTAACAAACTGGTCGAACTTATTTGGTTCTAAGGCTCTCAGTTCGAATGGTGGTTGGTTCCAAAGTATTATGTCTGATCCAGAACTTGAAGAATTTGTGGATTTAGGTCAAAATTACTTAGGTGGTTTACTAAAAGAACAAGCAACTCGCAAATTTGAACGTACTTTAGATGATAAAGCAGGTGAGCTGAGAAACAGAGCTTACTTGCGAGACTTGTATGATAAACTTGATGAAAGCATGCAACTTTTGAACAAGTTGAAAAAAGCAGGTTTCCAAAACGAGGAGAGTTTGCGCTCAAGTATTTACTTAGTAGGTCAAAGTTTCAACATGGGTGGTTTTGATAAACTTCCTCGAAACAAAGGGAATGATGCTTCTTCCTTTAAAGCTGCTTGTGATTATAAGAACGGGGTAAACTAGTAGTTTACACAAATATGGAAAACTTAGTAAATTTTTCATAGTTTTCTATATTTTATGTAACAAAGACAAATAGAAAGCCCTGCACATCTTGCAAGGGGTGTGTATCCTTACAAAAGTTAAACCGAGGAAATACCTAAAAACCCGTTTGCCACAACGTAGAACGAAAGTTCAAGCGTGACGGTAGCGAAAGCAGAAAGAAGAAACGGGATGTTGATACAGTCTAGTAGCTGACACAAAAGTGAACGATTGTAAAGCTGAAATAAAAGCTAATTAGTGTCTAGTAAATAAAGTAGTGACTGCTAGAAAACGTTAGTGCTAAGTCAACGTAAACAAGGGTAAGTTTCGGTAGGAATGTCCTAAGTCTCGAAGGATTGAGATATGGATAACCTCTAACGACTATCCTCTGATGGAGGAGTGAATTAACACTAAGCTGATAGTGTATCAGTGAGTAAAGCCGCAAGCAAATGGCGGAAGAAAAATCTTTGGTCTGACTACTCATGAAAGTTGTGTTAGAGTAGTTCAGATTGACATATAGTCTGCGCACGTTCTGTAATGGAAGTGTCTAGGAATTGACCTAGCTGTTAGGGGTTGCGCCTTAATGGAAACTGTCAAAAGTACGAAAAATAGTTCTTTGAAAATTGAATAACACGATAAAATTTTGTTGCATTAAGTTTCATAATATGATACAATAGGTTTATCAAATGTTTAAGGAGAAAACCTATATGACAGGAAGACCTAAATCTAAAAAGGGTGTTAAAGTGCATACTGCTTTCAAAATTTATCCAAAGGATAAAGAGAGAGCGCAAGTTATGGCAGATAACTTGGATATGAGTTTGTCAGCGTACATTAACAAAGCTGTTTTGGAGAAGTTAGCCCATGATGAGAAGTCAGAAGCTTAGACTAAAACTAACCAAGGAACAAGAAGACAAAGCATGGTGGTTTAGTAAAGTTTCACGCAACTATTGGAACCTCTTAGTTGATATTGACAAACGTAATAATAAGGGTGAATTTGATGATATTTTGAGTAGAAATGGAAATAAAACCTATCACTCAAACTTCTATGGTAGAGAGATTTATATTCTTAAAGAATCTGATTATTCAAACCTTGCTAAGATTGTTGTCTCTAAGAACTATGAGGAAGACAATGAAGCTTGGTCTTGGTATTATCAACCTAACCAGTCTTTTATCTATAATTCCCTTGCTAGGGAGCTAGTAAAGATTAGGAGACAGAATAAAGGGCAACTGAAGTTTAGAAGTATCGACAAAATTCAACCAAGTTTCAATGTCACTTGTTGTATTTCTTCTGACAAGAAGCGTCCTAGTCGTATTTATCTAAAAGATAATGGTAAACTACAAATTCCGACTCTCGGTGATGTTAATTTCGGTTCCACTAGAAAAGGTTTCGATTTATCCGGTAAGAAACAAGTTGCTAACATTTCTTTTGATGGTAAATATTGGTATTTGTCTTATGTTGAAGATGTTGAAGTTCAAGTAACCGATTTACCTGATTATACCGACGGTATTGGGGTCGATTTAGGAATCAAAACCCTTGCGACTGTTTCTGACAATACAACTGTTCCCAATATAAAGACTTTTAGAAGAGTTCGTATCTTAGAAAAACGCTTGAAAAGATTACAACGTAAGGTCTCTCGAAAATACCTTATTAACAAATGCAACAAACACAATAAAACAAAGAACATCATTAAGCTAGAAAGAGAAATTAAATTGATACACCGTTCACTAAGGAACATCCGTATCAATCATATTCGTAAATTTGTCTCCGAGTTGGTTAAGAAGCAACCGCTATATATTGCAATCGAGGACTTGAATGTAAAAGGGATGATGAAGAATAAATATCGTGCAAAAGATATTGCTAATTGTTCATTTTACACTATTAGAGAACATCTTATTAGAAAGGCAAAAGAGCGACATATAGCGGTTAGGTTAGTAGATAGGTTTTACCCTTCTAGTAAGACTTGTTCAAACTGCGGTAATTACAAAAAGGACTTAAAACTTAAACAAAGAGTGTATCGTTGTAACAACTGCCAAGAGAAAATAGATAGAGATTTCAATGCTTCAATAAATATTGCAAGAACAGACAGATATGTATTAGCTTAATTAAATTGTTTTATTGCCTTTGGAAACTAGAGGTTATTAGTTTCAGTGGTAGGTCAGCCGTGAAGCCGAACCACTTTAATATAGACGCCCTGAAAAGTATGAGCATATCAAACGAAGAGTAGCATAAGCAAAATTCGGCTCAATATGGGAATGTTAAATGTGTTATTCAATTTCTGATTTTTCGCACTTTTGACTTACGGTAGTAGACCCTTGGTTGTACACTTTATTGAACTTAGATACAGGTTTCATGGTGGGTTACAAAGGTACTGAAAAGTCTCAATACTGGTCTAGTCAAAATGGGTCAGACTCCAAGCGGTATCTCACTTCAAGTTCTCGTAGATTTGCCTATTTTGGTAGTGTAGATTTCCCAACTATCCGAGATGAAAACCCTCAGAATAAAGGATTGGCTCGTTCTGTAAACTCTCAAATGGAGGGTGGGGCAGTTTACTTTAAACCTTACTTGATTTTAGGTGACTCTCAAGGTTCTTGTGTCACTCAGTTGGAGAAGAACTTAGGAAGTAAAGCAGAGTCTATTAAATCTCGCAACTCAAATCCTAACAATCCTAATGAGTGGGATGAAAGAATTGGTGTTCTAGGGTATCTGAAGGCTCTCGGTTCCAGTGATATTAGCAAGTCTTTTGTTCGAGCTAGAGAGATTGCTGACCTGGTTGTAGCACAAATGGGTTACACAGGTTCTTATTTAGAGTTCTTGTTAGATTTAAGACCTGAGTGGAACTTCTCTTGTGAAGATGTTGTCATGGCTTTCACTAACCAAGACGCTTATTTAGCTAAGAAAAAAGAGACTGTTTACTACAAAGTAGATGAATTGCTCACTGAGTTACAAGAGTTTAAACAAAGTGGTGGAGCAACTGAACAAATTTCAGAAGGTTCCAATGTCGTAGACCTCCGCCCAGAATTTGCGACTAAAGAGGTCAAAGCAGATGAAGTAGAAGAGCCAACTTCTCAATCAGACGAAGAAGATACTTCAAACTTCTCAGACCTTCACGAAGAAAATATCTCAGAACCCATAGCAGAGTCCCCAGTTTCGTCTGAGAGCAATTTAAACACATCAGTCGATAATTTAGAGGTTGAACCTCAAAAATGGACTAGAGAGCCTTCTGAGCCTTCTGAGAGCGTACAGGCGAAAACACCTAATGCAGCGGATTCCGTAAATGTTGCTTCAGCTTTAGCAAGTCAACTAGGGGTATCCGAACAAGCACTTATGTCTGTTTTGCAGTCTGCCTTTGGTTTGCAAGGTTCTAGTATTCCTAAAGTAGAGACGATTGTTTCTACTGAGGAATTGAATGATAGAACAACTATGAGTCGAGTTGCTTCACATCAAACAGGTGTAGTCATTAAAGATGACCAAGATTTAAGGGAGTATTTGTTAGAGGACATTTACACTTACTTTGGTGATTGGAGTAGAGTTCGTAAGATTGAAATTATTGGTCGTCAGTTGTACTTCAATGGTTTACTTTATGAACCAGAGAAAGAGGGTATCCAATTTAGCCCTGAGGTTTCTCCATATTCTATTTCCTTGTGGAATAGTGGTGGTTTTGGGGAATTGTTTGATTGGAAGTTAATTCGACAATATTTGAATCCAACTTCATTGGTATTTGACTCTATGGACTATGCTTATAGAGAGTTTGACCTTATGGAGTCTAGTAGTTCTAAAGCAGTTGTAGAAACTGCATTTAAGCGTTATTCTATGTTGCAAGACTTACAAGTCGGTACATACACCTTTACAAGAGCAGAGGTTGAAGAAATGATACTTGAAAGACAACCGTTCTTATCAAGTTATGACCGTAGACAACAAGTTTTCCGTAGAGGAAATAGCAAAGGGAAATCTTTCCGTCAAAAACGTTGGCAGAAAGCAAGAGAACACATGGCTGAAGGTCATACTGGTAGAGCAGTCGCTTCGGCTATAGGTGCAGGTCTTGGGGTTGGTTTCCAAGGAGCAAGTCATGTCGGTGGTTTCTTCAATAAGGCTGCAAGAGTCTTCCGTCAAGCAGGTTCTTCTGTAGCTGAGAATTGGAAAGAAATGGACAAGTCGAAACACTAAGGGTAAGGGTATCCGCTTTTTCTCTTAGGTTTTCAAAATGTAGTTAAGAGAGCTAACGCTCTCTTTTCTTTTTACCTTTTTGCTAGTTGATTACTTGACATTCTTACAACTTTTTGATATAATAAAACAAATTAAATCAATAGGAGAACCTAAGTTTGAAAGTAGAAAAAGAAAAGGTAGAGCTAACCTCAGAAACTCTACCACAATTACTAGAGAAATTATATAAGTCACAAAATCACGTTTTGGTTCGCATTAACGGAACGGTCATTTTGGATTTATTAGACTTAGATGGTTTGAAAAAGCTTTTAATTACCAAAGGGTATCCTTATGTTACCGTGGTTTCCAAAAGTTATGGGTACGAACTCAATGTTCCACCGTCAAAAGAAAGGTAGGCTTGTTATGTTCATTTTAAAATCAGATGTTTCAAAACCCTCTAAGCTAAAGGGAACCTCTTTGGTTTCGCTTTGTAAACTGTCAGTAAACAAATCGTCTAGGGAGAATATCGCTCGATTTAGCGCTTTTGTAAATTCCCAAACAAGTGAGGTATCCTCAGTTTCCTTAAATAAACCGGAAGCTTACTTCCATGCAAGTGATATGCTTATTTTCTTGCAAGGGTTGGTTGGTCTTCTAAACAAAGGTATTCACATTGAATTGTCGATTTACGGTGATGAAATTATCAATCTAGTCGGTCGTTTCATTGCAGACAACCTCATTTTAGAGACTGAGGTTGAGTTACAATTAGAGCTACCTCCCATGTTAAATGAAAAACATGGGGAAGTAGATATTGTGCGTTTTGACTCAGAAGGTTTCTTGAAAGAACCTTATAAAATTGGGTATTTTGATTATGGTTACTTTAACTATATGTAATAAATTAGAAAGCGGAGAAAAATATGTTTATTATCAAATCAGGAATTTATCAAAAACCACGATTGAGAGGTAAGTCTCTCGTTGATTTATTTGGGCTTTCTACTAGAACGTCTTCTTTGGAGAATTTAGAGTTGTTTACCGCTCAGATTAAACCTCTTATTCAGAGTGGTGAGCTTGGAGGTAAAGTAGTCAATTTCCCTAATATGACAAGTTATTTCCACCCAACACACCTCAGAGAAGTTTACGAATACTTGCGGTATCTCATTATGGAACGCGCAGTCACAATCGACTTTTCAGTTTATGATGGTACTTTAATTAACTTAGTTGGAGAAAGCATTTTACGAGGTTCAGTTTTAGATGACCAAGTTCGCATTCAACTTGAACTTGTAGATGGTGGAAGACGAGAATTGCGCTTTGATGAGCAAGGTCGTATCCGAAATTGGTCAGTTGCTTATTTTGAACCTAGCGCTCCATTTGATTTAGGTTTGTGAGGTAAAAATGACTGTTACAAATTTAGTCCAAGAAATATTTGACGAACCGAATATCCAAAGCCACGGTTCGCTTTGTGATTTTACACTTCAACGTGGGTTTAATACACACCATGTGCGCATTATTTCAAGAGATTCTAACTACAATGTGTATGTTTTTAAAGTTATCGAAGTCTTGCGCAAAAGTGATAAAATTGGTGAAGTTAAACGTACCAACTACTTTAAAACCTTGGAAGAATTGGATTTGCACCTTAGAAACATTAGAAAAGGGTATCCCAAGTTTGAGTTCCTTCCCAAATTTTAAGTTTAACTAACTAGAAAAGAAAGAAGTCCAATGTTTGATTTATATGAGTGGTTTGAGAACATCCGTGATTTCAGTTACGGGATGAATCAGTACCTACGTGGTTCTTTTGTGTGTTGATTTCTAACATAGTCCATTACAATCTCTCTAGAGACGACTCCTACAGTTCGCATGAAAAAGCTGGGACTCCAAAGGTGTCCCTTATATAGTTTCTTTTTGTCTTCGGGATGTAGTTTAAACCACTCTCTCGCAGATGCACCTTTAAAGCTTTTAACAATACTTGATGGTGCTAATTTAGGTGGAAAGGAAATGACTAAATGAACGTGGTCATCCATAATTTCAATAGCTTCTATTTCTGTTCCGTTCTTTTTAGAGAAAGAGATTAATAAGTCTTTCAATTCATTTTGTTTTTCTACAGTATTAAATATGGATTTTCTATACTTTGTGACAAAGACTAAGTGAAAGTGAAAATCATATATACATGTTCTTGTTTCTATCATAGCTGTATTCCTTTACTTGTTTATTTTTCAATTACTTATTGACACTATGATACCACATATGCTATACTAAAGTCAAGATAAGAAATAAGTAAATAAGAAATAAGTAAAAAGGAAGTGATTCAATGAGAACGCAAACTCCTAGTTATGTGGTTTCTGTCAAACTGAGGTTATCAGAAACTATTGAAAATCATTTGGAAAAAAGTTTTCATATAGCGAACAGTGCTTATAATGAAGCCTTGAGTTTTGGGTTACACCGTTTTGAGTCTATGAAACAAAGCTCTACTTATCAAGAACTCTTAGAATATAGAAGAGAACTTCTTCAGAAATCTGAAAAGGAGCAAAAGACCAAAAATTTTAAAGCTCAAAAGAAAGAAATAGATAAAGCTTTAACTGAAATTCGCAAAGATTATGGTTTAACCGAATACGGCTTATCTGGTCAGTTGAGTCAACAACGAAGAAAATCCGGATCAGTCTATCGACATTTGAATTCAGGTGAATTACAAGTAATTGCTAAACAAGCCTATAAAACGTTGGAAAAAGTTCTTTTCTATCAAATCAAACCACATAAAGTTCGTTTCCGTAGTAAATTTGACTTAGATGTTAGTTTTCGTAACCGTGTCAACTCAACTGGTACACGACTAGAAGAATCTGATAAAACAGGTATAGCTTACAGACTCTATCTCCATAAAGCATCCACCTTCATTGATATCCCTGTCAAAGCTTTTAATGATTACCAACAGATGAATCTCCTACGAAGTGAACGCATTAAATATGTCCAAGTAATTCGAAAAACCATTCGAGGAAAGAAAGTCTATTATCTTCAGATTATCTGTGAAGGGTATCCGCATACGAAAACAAGCAAAGGAGAAGGCACAATTGGAATCGATCCGGGTGTTTCAACGGTTGCTTATGTAACACCGAATGAAGTGGCTCTTGTGGATTTAGTACCAAGTACGATTAATCAAAAAGAGAAACACATTAAGTCACTTGAGAGACGTATTGAACGAAGTCGTCGGGTGAACAACTCTGATTGTTATAATGAAGATGGGACTATCAAAAAGGGAAGTTGCTTTAAACGACCATCGAAAAGAGCTCAACACTTACTAACTCGACGTCAGAAAACTTATCGTTCTCTATCGGAAGAACGGAAGAAGCTCCAAGGACAGTTGATAACCCATTTAGTTTCTCAAGCATCCGTTATCAAAATAGAAGAACTGAATGTCAAAGGTCTTCGGAAACGAGCAAGGGACATCCGTATTAATCCAAAGACTAACCGACCGTTTAGTAAAAAGCGATTCGGTAAATCAATTTTCCGAGCGGCACCTAGCGCTTTTCGAGAAGCTCTGAAGACAAGAGCTACTCAATTAGGTATTGAAGTCATTATGATTTCACCAAAAGATGTGAGACCGAGTCAATACAATCACATTTCACAAACATTTGAGAAGAAACCTCTTTCAACACGTATATTTGATTTATCATCGGAATGGATAGGTCTCCAAAGAGATCTCTATTCCGCCTTTCTCATTGGACATATTGAGGGTGGTCACTACGAACAGGAACGCTTAGAAAAGGATTTTCCTACCTTCTATATACTGATGAAGGATTTCCTTCAACAACCAATACAAACAAGTCGTTTAGCATGGTATCTTAGCTAAACCGCTGTCAAGGAAGAGACAAAAACCCCGAGGGACTGACGCTCCTTCGTTACCGCACAAGACAAGCGCTCTTCTTTCTACTTTGTATAAAGAGCGCTTGAGATGGAATCACCTACATGCTGGAAGGTTCCCTCTTGTGAAACTTCCAATGCTCAGACACATACCGAGATTGGGTTTTTACTCAAAGCAGGTCATTGTTTTAGGACAGTCGCCTTTGGCTCATGCGTGGGTTGGAGACGAGAACTGAGCGCGTTTACCATGAGGTAAACGGGAGTCCTATGACCTCAGTCATAGGAGGACGTCAAATCAACTACATCAACCATGAAGAAACTCTCATGAAACGTTATGAAGAGAACAAAGACCTAGTGGTATCCGAAGTTTCTCGCTTACTAAAAGATTGCCGATTGAAAGGTCAATGGTCTATTGACATTATGCAAAATGGCTCAGATTTTTGGTTGATAGATATGGCCAGGGCTTTGGAATCTGCTTTGTCTGAGTGTGTGCCAAAAGAAAAATTAAAACAAGCTCCTTTACCTTTCATGATTGAAGATGGTTTGCTTGAAGTAGGAGAATTATGATGTTACATAGACTTGAAATTTATAAGGAGTCTTACTCTTCCATAAAAGATAAAGCCTCCGAGTTCAAATTGAAATTGTTACAAAGGGTTGAGAGCGAAGATTTGTCAGCAGCAGTAGACCTCGGTATCAGTTTCATGCGCTCAGAGTTTGAGTTCGCAGAGTTGGGTGCTGATGATATAACTGTAGGTAGTTTTATATGTTCTGACCCAAACGGTTTAGAAACTTCTGTAAAAGAAGAAGCTTTACGTTTACTTTATCAGTATTTAGTAGGCGATTTGTACTCATTTATCCCTATTACTTTTTATGATAAGAGAGTTTGGTCTAAGGTTTCTTATATTATTAAATATGAAGAACTTGTTTCTGATGGAGAAAATTCCTAAAATGTGTTTAACCTATTCAAACTTAGGACTAAGAACGCTTATAGGGGAACGAAATACAAAAGGGGTTTGTCAGTGAATTTAGAAGAAAGAACACAAATTGAAAATAGAGTAGCACAACTAAATCAGCAAGTAAAGGATAGTGGTATCCCTCAACTGCATTATGATTTTGATTCTGAGGATGACTTAGTTCAGTTAAGTTATATTGCTAATGGCTATAATGAATGGGTTGGTTCTGTTGTAGACTCTACTCCAATAGAAATACTTGGGTGGTTGAAAACTCAAGAAACTCAGCTTTACTTGTACAAGCAACTGATTTCTTATTTTGGAAGTGGTTTTGCTCACGCAATTATTCCAAATGACTCTACGGTAACTTTGACTTTAAGTCACTTGACTTACGTTTTCAGTTACGATAGAGAGTATTTAGTTATTTTTGCTTACAAGAATTACATTGGCAAAGACTTAGCTAAGTCAGGTTTTAAATTGGGTGAATTGAAGTTAGAGATACTTGGAATGCCCCATAGCCGAGAGCCTTTAGGTACTAAGGTTTCTATGACTAGAGTTTGTCATGAGACGGAAGTAGTGAAGCATTTAGATTATATTATTAGCACGTTTAAGCAGTTTGAAGAGATGGTTGTAAACCAAAGCAATTAAGAATTGAGGGAGAGTATGTATTTAGACGGAAAACAACAAGTAGAATTGAAAGTTGAGCAACTTAATCAGAGACTAACTGAACTCGGTATCCCTCAACTTCGCTTTGAATTTGAACCGAAGTTAAGTTTGATTAGATTGACTTATCAGAGAAAGCCTTGCTTTGATGTCATTGATTATGAAATTAGCGATTACTATGACGATCTTATAGAATGGTTAAATTATCACGAAGGTAACTTGTTCCTATACCAACAGCTGGTATCACATTTTAAAGGCGCATTCGCTCGCCTTATCAAACTTGATGATGGCAGTTTAGGCTTGACCTTAAATGGTTTGACTTATCAATTTGGTTACTTGAACGGTCAGTTACTTGTAGTTTGCTCTAAAAACTACGAAAAAGACTTACTTGAGTTGGGTACTAAACTTGGTGAGATGAAAATTGAAAGAGTGATTGTTCCCAAGGAAAAGAACCCTATGTGGTCAAAATGTAGTGTAGGAAAGATGATTCATGAAACAGAAGTTGATGAGACTTTGCTTAGAATTGAGTCTGATTATAAGAACTTTGAAGATATGTTTGTATATCAAACGGCACAAATTACAGATAACTAGAGGTAAATTGTGAAGATTACAATTCCAAAATAAAGAAAGAGAGAGGTATGCCCTCTCTTTTCGCTTGACAAAATAAATCAATTTTGATATAATAGAGAAAATAGAAATTGAGGTAGTAACTATGAGTAGTATTGCAAAAGTTGTTGAAACGTTCAATGATGGTCAGTGGGTCACACTGTTACTTTATAACGAAATTACTAAAATGGGGTTTTACTACACCTTCGCAACTTCCGACTTAGTTTACAAATGGTCTGAGATTTTGAAAGACTTACGTGAGTTAGATACCTCTAATCATCCAAAATCTGCAACTGTCATTAGTCGTCCGTTTGACACTGTTGATGAACTAATTAGTTATTTTGAAGATAACTTGTTATAGTGAGGTGTAGTTATGGAAGTTAAAGAAAATACAAAACTAATCACATTTAGAGAGTCGTATCGTGGAGAGACTTATGTTGCTTTTGCAGAAGACAAGACTGAAGTGTATGTATTTAAAAATTTTTTGAATTGGGTTTCTTGGTATTCTTACTCATTTTCTAACTATTTTTATGTTTTAAATAAAGATAGCCTAACTAAAATTGTAAGTGATTTTGAAACGTTTCTGTCTTTAAGTGACTCTTTTAAATATTGCGAGTACGGCTCTGAAGAAGCTGACTTAAAAGTAGTAGCTCAATTTTATAGGGAAAACGGTCGCCTACCTACTAACTTGCATAGAGGTAGCAGAAGTCGTTCAATTAGTGTAGATTTTGAAGTAACCATTCCGTCCTTACAAGATGGTAACATTCTACACGAAGATTTAGCACATCGATACTATACTGTGATTATTACAAACTTAGAAGATGTACGGTACTTAGAAGATTACTAAAGAGAGGTATATCCTCTCTTTTCGCTTGACTTAATTAAATAATTTTGATATAATAGAGAAAATTAGAAAAGGAGACAAATGTTATGAAACTAACATTATTAGATTTTAACAAATTGGAGTCTATGGTAATTCGTGGAGATTATCAAGGGTTTAAAGGTCATGGGGCAAAAGGTAAGGGTTATTTGCAACCTATACACAATGGACAACGTAACCGTAAAGCATTGTTCAATGATTTAAGAAAAGTTTTCGCTCGCGAATTGGGTATCTATTCTGAGTCTGACCTTTCACCTCGTCAAAAAGAATACATCAATCGTATTTTGAACTTGAAGTTGAATGAAACAAATCAGTTGAAGTTAGAGAGTTCTAAGACTCGTCAATTAGCTTTTGTAAGAGCAGTAAGAGATTATGTATCGCAAGGGAAGTATTTTTATTTCATGTTTGGACAAGAATTGACGCTTATGCAATTAAAGAAGGAGATTTGAGATGTCTAATCTATCTAAATTTCGACCAAATAAAGAAAATCAAGGTGTTGATATTAAGACAGTTCGGTGTGACACATATTCCTCTAGCTTTGAAAGTTTGTACAATACTTACACAACATACTGTGAAGAACATCCTAACGGTTCTTGGTTCCCAGAGTTTCAACGTGGGTTGGTTTGGACACAAGAACAGAAAGAACAGTTGATTTTATCTATGCTCAATGGTTTGCCTATTGGTGCGTTTTACCTAAACGATTGGTGGTTTGACGAGGATGAAAAGCGTGCTAAAATGGATCACGTTTTATTTGATGGTCAACAACGATTTACTGCAATTTTGGATTTTCTTACTGGAAAATTTCCTATTACCTTTGAGGGTAAAGAATATTATGTAACTGATTTGTCTTTCCAAGAATGGCTAAATATCAAGCGGTATCCAATCAGCCTTGTCCACTCTTACATTGAAGCTTGGAATGACTTAATTGACTTTTATGTTTTGATTAATAAGGGTGGAACTCAACACACAAATGAAGAGTTTCAAAAGGTTTTGGATTGTAAGGAGTAAAAAAATGAAAGAGAAAGTAATTTTAACTAACTTGGAGCAAGTAATGGAACATAGTGAAGTTGAAGGATTTTTAACAGTTGGTAGATACTTGAAACAAACACCATCAAATACATTACAGTATTTACATACATCCTCGGATGGTTCTCTTTTAGAGGTTGACATTTATGCAACTGTGGATGGTCAGCTGCGAAAGTCGGTATCTTTTGAAAGTTTTGAGCAATCTAAAGGTTTCCCTATGGAAGTTACTTTAGCTGATTTAGAAAATGCTATTGAGCGCAGTAAACACCAAGCTCCTTTGAGATATAGAGGAATTTGTGCAACTAAGTGGGAAGAAATCAAGTTTTTGATTGGAGAAGTATAATGCGCACAAAACAACTATTAAAAGCAGTACAAACTGTAAGTTCAGATATTCAAACTTTGTTGTATTACTTGGCTTTAAGTGAGGAACATTATGGGACTCACGCTATCGTAGACCCTTTTGGAAAAGTTTTGTTGGAACATAAGTTTCACATGACGGGTAAAGGGGAAATTGTGAAAACTGTAGTACACGAAGACGGTTTTGAGCAACCAACTCATCCCGTGAAATTAGCTAAATTGACTTTAGAAGAACTATTAGCTATTGTGAGTTACACGAAAACTCAACCATCATCTGAGCACTACAAAGATACGTTTAAGAACAAGCTGGAAGAGATTGAGAAAGTCACACAACTGAATTTAGGTTTAAATGATGTTTTGAATTAGATTGAAAGGAAAATTACATGAACTCAACAAAAATTTGGTTCTCGTCTAATATTAGCATGAGAGAAGAGTTTTATAAACTCTTACATAATGCACCAGGGGTATCACGTAAAAAGCTCCACCAAATTGGTAAAGTTGAAAATTATAATTGGGGTGCTTACCCTCACTATTATGTAGACAACATGAAAGAACTACATGGTCTCATGCGCTCCCTAGAGCGCATTGAAAAACCTTATAAGGTTAAGGGTTTATGGCTCACACCACACAGTAGAAAGAATGAGTTCAACTTATTCATTGAATTTGATTTAGTTTAGAAAGAAGATAAAACATGGACACAATTTTACTTGAAACCTTTCCGTACTCTCAAAAACAGAAAGGTGCATTTAGAAAGCTTTCTGTTTTTATTCAACAAGCTCTAGTGAGTGAAGATTTTGGAACTTATGGTAGGTTAAACAACTACGAATTTGACTTTAAGATTGAGGGTTCAATTAGTCCTATGTCTGATGGTTATGTTTACCACACCTATGTTTATCTAAGAGGGAAAGTTGTAGCAGTGATTCAAGCACTTGCGCCTAGTATGGTGAGAATTGCGGTTATTCCACCTACTGATATTGAACAAGTAGTGCGCAGCTCAGACCACTTAGATTTCACAGAGTTGCAAGACACTGAGGTTCATGTGTGGTTTAATGACTTGCTACCTTTAACTACAAGAGAAGTAAGACAAACCTTACAATTTCCATTTGGTTTCTCTGCAAGTTCTGAGACAATTACGATTACAGGACTTAGGGGAAGTCACACCGTATCCTTGGAATTTCAGCTTGGAAAAGGACTTTAATGATGTTTTGGCTAGGTTTCCTATTCGGTGATGAAAATCGCAAATTGAAAGACTTGGAACAACGCAAGAAAGACCGTCAAGCAGAGCGAGATAGAGAAACACTAGGATTTATGGTTGATGAGTTGACTCCTCAGTTAGACTTTATGAAGAAGAACAATTTAGAGAACTTGACTTTCACTCTTTTAGACTCTTCAAAGTTTGATTATAGTTTGCTTTCACAAGCATTATCTAAAATTGGCTCTAAAATCGCTTACACGCGCCTTGAAAAGTTCGAAGGTAAATTCCTACTCACTCTCTATAAAAATCGTCCAGAAGCGATTTCTAGGCTTCACAGAGCTTATATTTTGCGAGTTCTGCTTTGGTTTGTTTTTGCTTTGGTGTTTACGGTTCCAGTTTATTTGTTTTCAAAGACTTATTTAGACTTATTGCAACTTACTTTCTTTGCTCCAACTTTGTTTGAGTACCTACTAGCACTAGTTGGGGTATCTGTCATTTGGAGTTTCGCCAATATTAGCTCTTCCTTGGTTTTCTGTCACTTTAAATTGGCTGATGAGTTCAAGAACACGATAATATTTGATAAGGTGGTAGAAGATGATTGATATACTTCAAGGTTACATCGATGATTTCAAAGAATTTTTGCCTAGAACCTATGAGAGTTCTCCTATTACTCAATCTGTGAAGGACAAGTTAATTGAAGTTATGTCTAAAGAGATTAGAGAATTTATCTCTTATGATTCAGATGGAAATTTACTGAATACTTCGATTGTAGTTGAAGATAACGCTCCATTTGATTTGGGTTTACTTCCAGAGGCTTTAGACTTACTTGGTTGCGACTTTACCTACTACAAGTGGGAGAATTTAGGTTCGGTACATGAGTTGAACTTGTATAGAGTTAAACCTCCAAGAGACAGGCGGTATCAAGAAAAACTTGCGCTCTTCATAGGTGGTTACATTACTTCAATTTTACTTGCCTTTGCTTGCATGGGTTTTCTGTACTATTTCTTCTATTTGTTGTCTATTTGCAGTACAAAACCTGCAGAGGTAGTGGAACCTTCTCTTTGGTTTGAGGTGGGTGCTATGTTGTTCATGACAAGTTTAATGGTTGTTTTCTTTATAGACGCTTACATTTATTTCTTTAGAAAAACTTCAGTAGCTCAATTTCTCCGTCGAGAAGTTTACTTTGATAAGCTTGAAAACATTGACAAACCAACTATGTTGTCTTAACTCTTATTTCAAGTAAGTAAGAATAACGAAACATTAAGAAAAAGATCCGTTTTGCTCTTTTTCTATTGACTTTTTCTTTTTATTTTGATATAATAGAGAAAATTAGAGGAAGAGGTTCAACTATGAAACAACCTAAAACATTCACAGATTTGTTTACAACTACATTGATTCTGATTGAGAGAAATCCTTTAGTCTTGGATTTTAATGGGGTGGAAAGTATCTTACAGTCTCAATTCGGTTACAACTCGGTATCCTTACTTGATTCTCAAATTTCGGATAAACACTTTAGCTTATACGGTGGTAACAGAAATGATGACTACTTACTCCCAGACAGAGAAGTTCGAGTGTATAGTATTCAAGTAGGGAAAGAGGTTTTTCGCTTGACTATTAAGAATACAGATAAGCAAACAAACAATAAGTTTTATGTTACAGAGTTATTTGCAGAGCGTCCGGGTATTTCCTTGTTGTCTATTATTCAAGACAAGTTACAGAAGTTAGGTTAGGTGATAAAATGAAACTCTACACTGTTTATTTGAATTTTGTAGACACGGTATCAGGTATTTTTAGTGCTAAACATTGTGTTTGTTTGTCTACGGATAAAACTTTAATGGAGTATATAGGTCGTAAGTACAAGAAACGCAATAATACAAGCTGTTTCCCGGCACAAGTTTATGAGTTTGAAACTTATACTTGGGATGATTTACAAGAAAAGTTTGACTTAACTCCACAACAAGTTCAGGATTTTCTAAATCGTATGGAAGATAAAATGCTTGTAACTGAGTTTGAAATGAACAAATATGAGTTTAATCTTGCTAAGTTTATAGCACAGTATACAAATTAGAGGGGTAGTATGTTTATGTTCAAAAAGAAGTTAATTTTAGCAAGCTATCCCCTAGTACACTTAGGTTTATTTGCTTTTACTTATTGGCTTTCATGGTTATTTGTTACTGCTGCAAAACTCAATCAATTAGATAACATTTTACTTGTAGTAGGGGTATTGGTAGGTTTTATTTTACAACCTTTGATTTTAGATGACTCTTACTTTGAACTGTTGCTTTCAGCTTTTTCTAAGCAAACACAACAAAAATGCAAAACCTACTGTAGTTATTTAGATAAAGTTTCATTGGGTTTGTTCATTTCGTTAGTGGTATCTGTCTTTATCGGGGAACCTTTTTATAGCTCTGTAACTGAGTTTTTGCTCTATATTGCATTTGGTTTTTATGTTAGCTCAAGTGCAGTGATTATGTTGTTTTTAAGTAAAGAATAGAGGAGGTTAAAATGATGGGTGGTTACGTTTATGTTCAGTGTTACGACTGCGGTTACAAAAGTTTAACTCCTATGTTTATAGGTGAAACTGCAGAAGGTATAACTTGCTCTAACTGTGGTTCAACTGATGTTGAAGTAGATTAGAGAGAGGAGATTTTACGATTTGAGTGAACTATTTCAATTTTACAAAACCTTGAACTTCGGTCGCAAGGTTCAAGTGCTTCGGACTTTGACGCTTATACCAACTATTGTCTCTCTTTTAGCTTGGCATATAGTACCCAACACTCAAGTTCGATTTTATTTGGAAACTTGGGTAGGCGCTTCGTTGATTTTAGTTATTGCTTTGCTAATAGTAGAGATTGTTTATGAGGTGAAAACTTATGACTATTAAAGAACTATACGAACTAGCGGCATCCTTGAAAATCGAGGATTTTGAGCTTTACGCAAGAGGTAATGACGGTGAATTTAGTTGCTTTTATGACTTAGACTTTGGTGAGTCTAAGAAAAAGCAAGAAGTTTATTTATATTAAGAAAGGACACAACAAAATGACTAAAACAGTACAACTATTTGAACTTCGTATTCCTAAAGACCAATTCCCAGTAGACGACCCAATGAGTGTTTATGATATGGCTTTTCTCAACAAATTTTGGGACACTTTAACTCCTTTAAGTGCTGAATCGGATCAATTTGATGTAAGTATTCTTACAAATATTGGAATTACAAAACCTCCTTACAGAAAAGAGCTATCTGATGGTACAACAGAGGTTTACACAGTAGGGGTTTTATGTTTTACTGATTCCTACACTAAAGTTTATGAACCGATTAAACCTTTGGCGCATTTGTGTTGGCAAGAGTTAATTACTTTTAGTACAAAAGTTCCTCTAAGTTTTGATGCTTTGCATCTGCGCACAAAACACGATTCACCATTAAATTGGTTGCTATTAACTACTCAAGGCTCATTTTTTGCTTTAGCTCAAGAGAATTATTAGAAAGTAGGTTTGACACATGAAACTTCAAGAAGTACCAACAGTTCTCGGCATCCGAGACTTTAACCTCCCAACCAAAGAGGGAGAAGACGTCCAACTTACTGCAGTTTTCCACAGCAAAGTAACGGCTTGCACTCCAGACCACAGACCTCTAACAAGTGTGGTAGAGACTATTTACCTTCAAACAGAAGAAGGTCTCTGCCTTTTGTGGACGGCTCATAAAGATCGAAGATACATCAACCGCAGTTTTAAATCTTACCGCTAACATATTACTTGTGGTATCTCACAAATTTAACAAAAGTCGAGGATATTCCTTGACTTTTTCTTTTGTTTTTGATATAATTAAGAAAATGATGAAAAGAAGGACATTAACATGACAACGAATGTGGATCAAGAAATTAAAGAATTAGAAGAAAGATTGAGTTCTCTAAAAGCAGAGCAACAGTTGTTGCGAGCGCAAGAGAGTTTGAACAAAGAAAAAGCAGCAAGCTTGCTTGAAGATGAAAGTTTGGCTGAGTTTCTTCAGCAATTACAAGAAAACCTAGCAAACGCTGATTTAGGTTTAGCTTTAAGTCTCAATTACAAACAGAATTGGGTATTTTTGGTCAAAGATGACAAATCAAAAGACGGTCTTTCAGAAATTAAAGTTCTTGACCTTAAAGACAAGTGCATTTTCTATGGGTCTGTAGAGAGTTACAACCAAGAAATTACCGTTGAACTTATTCGAACTTGGTTAGCCGGTGCTTTGGGTCTTGTTGGTTTTCTAAAGAGAGTTAAGTCAAGGTTAACACAAGATTGTCTTTATGGTATTACATTTAGCTCTTACGATAGTGCTTTCGATAAGATTTACTTTACCTTGAGTCATTTCGTATTGGACTCTTATGACTGTGTTTTGACTGCAAAACACCCCTACAACTTAAAATTGAGTCAACAACTCAATTTTGAAGCTGAGTTTTCAAGTATTTATTTCTTAGGTGGTGGGGTATCCTTGGTGACCCAAGCAAACTCATACTATATTCATGATGAAGACTACATTGGGAATTTTAAACAAAAACTAACCGTAGAAAGCTCATTTACAAAACTTACTGAGCTAGGTGAAGTGGCAAAAGTATTGCAAGATAAATTGGCTACGTTTTATGAAGCGATTGAACCTAAGTTTGAGTAGCTTAAAGGTAGGATAAACTAATGAAAACAACAGAAGAATTAAGAAAAGAGCTTGAACGTTGGAAAAGAGAGGAATATGAGGGTTGTTTAGACCTTTCTCATCTCATTCAACCTTTGGAAGCGCTAATTAAAGCATCAGAAAAAGGCGACTTGCTTTTTGGAGATAAGCAAGTTCAAAGCAAATTAGCTTTTGTAAATGACTTACTCACTAATAGTGGTATCCCTCTTGTGGTTGCTCGTAAGTTTGATTTTTTAGAGTCCACTCACTTACGTGAAGAAGAAGGGAACTATAAGGAATTGGTTTTACTTTACCGCAGAAAAGATAATCAAGGTTTTCAGCTATTAGATACATTTGAAGTAGTTGAAACAGTAGGAGACTTACTTGACCAACTAACTATGATTGAACAACAGAAAGATTTGTTGTACTTTCTTTGTTCCTTAACTAAAACAAAAGGTAGACCTCCATATTATCGAGGTCAGTTAGGTAAGGGAGAACTTAATTTTCACTACTTTGGTGAAGAAAGTAGTTTGGTTGATGGTTCAACCTTGTTTATCACTCACAATTCTGAAACTGACCGATACACGATTGGCTTTGAGAAACCTGTTAAAAGTCGTTGTGATGGTGGTGTTAAATTACCTACACTTAGGGGTATCGACACAAAAGCTACGGTTTATTTCCCAGACCTAGATCGTTTAGCTGTTATTGTAAGTAAGGATAATGTACGTTCCACTGACTTACAAAGTGCTTTGGAGGATTTGAAAACTCGCTTAATTGGGTTCTTAAGTCAAAAAGAACACGAAGTTCCATTAATGGTTCGCTTGATTACAGATTAGAAAGGTAGTTCACATGATTGACTTATTGAAAACACACAAAAATTTAAGAATTGAGTCTGAGGACATTTACATGTGGTTAAAGGACAAACCTTTGGTTTTGCGTTCTTTACTTGCACTAACAGAGCAGTTAAAAAGCCACGGTTTACCTTATGTTTTGGTGCTAAACTTAGAGGGTATCCACACCTCTCCGACATTTTTAACTGTTACTTTGATGAACGATTTGGCTTGCTCTGATAAGGATAGAGTTCTTAATTTGATTACTCTTTATCGAGACACTGAAGAACTAGAAGAAGTAGTAAATTTGTTTGAGACTTTGAAAGCTTATACACCGTTAGTAAGTGCTTTGCACACTTACTCTCAAGGTAAGCGTAGTTTAGTAGTTTATTACAATGAATTGTTAAACGGTATTGTAACCTTTGACTATTATGATTACTCAGTTCGATTGGTTCATAACTCTAAGTCCTTATTATCTAATGTAATGGTAAGCACTTATTCTGACTCTGCTAACTACTTTGAGTTGAAAACTCAGAGTGCGCAAGGAAACACCCTGAGTTTTCAACTTTCCGTAGATGAACAGACTGAGTTGACTGTGACTAGCAAGAGAGATTTTGTGCCTTTGAAAGACTTAACTAAAGTAGTGGATTCTATATTCTCGGATATTTCACAATACATGGATGAAAGCCTTACCTTAACCTAATTTGAAAGGAAAAATTAAATGAAACAAAAACTAAAACAGTTCGCCACTTCTCAGTGGTTTGATTTACTAGGGGTAGCGTTAGTCCTCACGATTGCAATTTCCGCGGGGTATCACACAAAGTGGCTCAACCAGTTAGTTGATTGGGGTTCTTGGACAGTATTTGTTCCCTTTGGTTGGATTTCCGTAGTAAATGTTGCGATTTCCATGATGTCCACTCGATTTACTGGAAAATTGAGTAAGTTAGGGAATTATCTAGGAATTATCAATGCTGTTTTGTCTGGATTGATTGACTACATTTTAGGGAACAAAGCTGCGATTATAACGTACCCAGTTACGTTTTTGATTTACTTAGGGGCTATTTATTGGTGGAATAAGTCGCAAGACGGTAAAGCTAATACTATATCCAAAGCTCGTTTAAATTGGATTGTACCAGCTCTGGTGGTTATTTCTTTTGCCTTTTCGTACCTCACTAATTACATTGGGTATCAGGGAAACATGAATCCACTTGCTTACGTTACAACCATAGCTTTTGCTCTATCTTTGGTAGCAAATGGACTCAATGTTTTGAAGCTATCAACACAGTGGAGCTTTTGGTTGTTCTACAATTTTGTGCAGTTAGCTAAAGCCTTTATTCAAGGGAATTTTGCTAACGTAGGTAAGTATCTTTTCTATATTTTGAATAGTCTAGGTGCTTTGTTTGTGTGGAAGGATAGTGAATAAAATGAGTGCTGAATCAGGTAAACACTTAGAAGATAAAGTAGTTATTTTAGGTAGGGTTGCTGACGATTATTACATAGATGGTAGTAAGTTAAACTTCTTGTTAGGACGTCTTTCCTCACAACCTTCGTCTAATGTCGTTGATTTAACTACTAGAAAGAGTGGTTTGGACTTCTTGATTGAGTACAGTGATATGGTTCAGAGCTTTCGTAAATATGGGGTTGAATGGACTTTGGAACACAATGAATTGGCTCGTAACTTCGGTAAAAGAAAGGGGTTTAATTGATGTTAATGGGAAATAACTCTACAGAGCAACAAGAAGCACTTTCACCAGAGGTGTTTTATATGCACTTAGGTAAAAATAATGTTGAGTACACCTTCAGCTCTATGAGTAGAGCAAAGCAAGTTTCAACTCTTGTGGGGATAGCAGAGAGTTTAGGATTGTCTCACTCTCAGAATTTTGTAGATACAGTAGCTATTCCAGTAAATTCTAGTTTCTACATCTCGCAAGATTGGGATGGAAACCTTTACATGGTAGGTAAATATTCAGATTTTACCTATATTTCATCTAAGACTGTAAGGGAGCTTTTATCTGAGGGGTATGACTTAGAGTTAGATGGTCTTTTAATTCTGATAACTACAAACAGAGATAAGACTGAAAGGGAACAGATAGAGTCATTAAAGGCTTTAGGAGATAAATACCCTCTTGGTTTTTCTAGGTTTAAACCTGATGTTAAAGCTCAGTAAATGATTGAGGAGATAAATATGACAACAATTTTCACAAAAGCAGATATAGAGTCCATGTACGTCACTCTTGAAAAAGCAGGTTCAACATTTGAGGGAAATAAACTTCAGTCTAAACTAGATATTTTAAAGGCTCGTGGTTATTACGTGGTAGATGTTGCTTTGGTTTCTAATCATGTAGGTGCAACCTTTCTTGTAAATACTTACCTTATTCGTTATGTGAAACCTAAGTACGAAGTGCGAATTGAAGCTCAGAATTATGACTCTGAGACTAATAATTGGACTTCAACTGGTTCTAAGTCTGTAGGTCTTTACTCTTCTCAGGAAGTTGCTCAAAAAGTAGTTGATAATAAGCAGAAAGAAGGTTTCAAAGCGACTATGGTTGTTCATAGTCCGTTGGACTTACCGTTATAATTAGAATGAGAGGGTTCACCAAACGGTATCCTCTCTTTTTCTTTGACAAATTCTATCTTTTTTGATATAATAAAGAAAATAAAGAAGAGAAGAAAAGAAGGTAAAGTAATATGGATTTAATTGATGTTATTGATAACCGCTTGTTGGACTTACAAAGTGAAATGTCTAAACTACAGACTTTAAAAGAGCTGGAACAAAAGAAACAAGCTCCACAAGTTGAAGTTCCTCTATTTAAGTTGAGTGAAAAGTTACAACGAGAGCTTGATAGTTTGAACTCTACACTACGTTCTAAATTGCAGATGGAGGTTGTAGTAAACCAATTTTTAGGTATATTGCAGTTGGTTCAGCATTACTCTGATATTTCGTACACTCTTGCAATTTATTCTGAGAAAGAAGTGCGAGCTAAAATGAACAGAATGTTGGGTACGACAACTACTACGAACCCTATTCAATATTGGTTTAATCATATTTCAGGGTTAGTAAACGCTTTGCAAGTTCTATTTGAATTGACAGGTGGTCGTTTCTATGAGTTTGATTTGAAATATGACTTTACAAAATCTAAGATTTCCTTTAATTTCAACCAATTTCAAGTTGTTGTAACTGCTATTTCTAGTCTCACGATTGAACACGTTGAGGTTTCCAAGAAAGTCACAGGGTCGCAAGCTCAAAGGTTTAATTTAGGTTCTGAGGGTTTGGTGCTTGATTTTTCAAATTTTGCTAATGACCCACTTACTGCGAAAATTACTGTTCCATGCAAAATTTACTCTAATTCAGCAGTGATAACAAAGATAAATGAAGCTATGGAAAAGATTGAGAACTTTTTGCACAGTGCAAGAATACCAGTATAAAACTACCTTTGGGTATCCCAAAATTTTTGGGGTTTCTCATATTTTAGAAAGGAAAATAGGAATAAATTTATGTTAGGTGATTTTATCAATTTTGAATCGTTCTTAAACCCAGACAAGAAGAATTGGGATTTCGATCCTGAATCAATTTTTTACAACGGTTCTGAACCTACAGTTACGGTTTCTTCAAAAGCAGTAGCCTTCGACATTGAGACTACCTTTGATAATTCGCTTACACTTACTGTTACTTTATCCTCAAACGCGCCTTTGACTGCGCCTTGTGATATTTGCCACCGTAAAGTTAGGCAGTTGTTTACTTTAAGTCAAAGAGGTTTAACTTTCTTTGTCTGTTGCTATTGTTACAAGGAGAGATATAGAAATTGCAGTAAGGTCACAAAAAGCTTTGTAGACCCAAGTAAATTACTGATTAACCCACAACCACAAGTAAAATGGAATGATATTTGTACCTTTGGTCAGCAATTTACTCCAATATTAGATAAAGCAAGAAAAACAAATAGAAAGAACAAGAAGGTTTAAATCAATGAATTTTACGGATAATTTTTTGAATGAATTTCGCAAAGTAATTAAAGAAATTTTACTAGAGGGTGACTTGGAACGCCTAAACCTCGCAAAGCAGTTTCTAGGTTTTGATAATAAAGTGTTTGGAGACTTTTTGGCTCCTTTGCTTAAAGAAGAACAAGAGCTAGTAATACATCACAACCTTGCTTACTCAGATACTCCACAAAACCTCGTTGTGGTATCCTCCGAAGACCCTAATTCTTTGTCTCATGGGGAGTTTCCGTCCTCAGAGTTCTTAGATAATGTAGAGTATTCAGAGGTTGCACTTTCCTCGGATGAACTCCCAACTCAGACCTCAGAACCCACTTACAAGTGGTGTCCACGAACTTTTTCACAAGATGCAAGAGGTAGTTTGTGCGGTATTGTTCTCTTGACAGAGCGTGGTTTTGAGATTGAAGATGTGGAAACTGGAGAAGTCCTATACGATAATAATTTTGAGGTGTACAAACGGTTTGATTTGAGTCACGGTCTTGTGATTTCCTTTAACCTTTCAGGTCCGCGTATTTATGATATTTCTTATGAAACGACCTTAGAGCCTAAAACTGGTTTTACTTACGTTGAAAATTGTCCACTAAACAAAGATGAGGAAGGTTACTATGTACCGTCTGACTCAGAAGGTAAGTCTCTAAGGGATTACGGTTCTCGTTGTGGGGTCTTCAACCTCAATGATTACCTAGTGAAGACTTATCGCCTAGCGACTGCACACTCAGTCGATTTGGTGATTAAAGCGGGAGAAATCCCACGAATTGCGTGGGTTCATAAAGACAATCAAATTAAACCAACCTCATCTTCTTCTTCCGCGGTATCCTCAAAATCCAACAGAACCCTTGCCAAATATGACTTTGACTTAAAAGGTAAGAAAGTTGCTATTATTGGTTTACCCAAGTCTCAAGTAGAGCGCTTTAACTCATTGGTTTTAGATGAGAAGAAAGCAGAAGCGCTTGAAGTGATTGATTCTAGCTCACACAACGATACAGAACTTGCCCCAGATAAGTTGAAAGACTTTGACATTGTGATTGTTGTAAAACGTTTCGTAGGTCATGGAACCATTTATCACTTGAAGACTTTACTAGAGGGTTCTCAAGCTCAGTTGATTAGTTCCTCTTCACATGGTTTAGATGGACTTGAGAGAGCTTTATACCGAGGTGTCAAAGGGTATCCGTCCGAGGAGGGCGCAACCATAGTGGATTACCCTTTACTTTAATTGAAACCTAGTAAGAGAGAACAACTGTTTTCTCTTTTTATTTTCCAAGATTTCCAAGTCGTTTTCACAACTTTATCTTATTTTCTTGACTTTTACTAAACTTTGTGATATAATAAAAGAGAAAATCGAGATGAAAGGTAATTTAGAAAGTATTATGGTAGAAGAAGTAGGTTTGACTCGTAGTGAGTATAGAAGTAAATACCAAATTCAAGAGTCCTCCTTTAACTATAATTTGCAAAATGGTAGAATTGGACTTGCAAGTAAACCAGTTCAAACAGGGGAAGTTAAGTCTCGTGTTAGAGGTGTAACTTATGTAGATAGAGCGCCCCTTACGGATCAAGAAATTATTGAGAGTGAGAAGTTCTTGAAAGATGGTTCTAAGGTTGAAAATAGTGAAATTATTTCACTTCATGAATTGTCTGAGGTTGTAAGGTTGAGTCGTTTGTCTAAGTTGTCTTCTCTAGTACATGCTTTTGCAAGCGCAGAAGGTATTGAAGTCTTGCACTTCACTTGTTTTCCTTTTAAAGAGCAGTCTGTTTACTTGATTGGGTTAAGTCGTGGTCTTGAAATTCCTTTTAAGAAATGGCTTGAAGCTCAAAACGAAGTAAAAGTACAGTCTCGTAAGAACAGAGTAAGTGGAGTTGTAGCTTACCAAGAAGCAACACCAGAGGTTTTATCGAAGCTTTACCCTTACAATGTGGTAGCAAGTGCCTTTAAAGAATTTGAAGAAGACTTGTTTAGAGTCTCACCAACAAAACTAAAGGCTTACTTGAAAGACAAAACAACCAAGCAAATGCGAGATGACATTAAGGCTATTTACTTTAAGGGTATCCCAGTTCTCCAGTGGGCGGAAAAACAAGGGATTTCTAAAGCAGCCATGTACATGCGTTTAGATCGTTACACTGAGCAGTTTGCTAAAGACCAAGAACAGTTCATGTTTGGTAAATAATTAGAAGGAGTTGGTGTTTTTGAAAGAAAAGAAAGCAGATTTAGACTTAACTAAATTTCCTTCGACTCCGTTTGTAAAAGTTACACAGGAGATTAAGAACTACTGGGAAAAGACAGTAGTAAACAACGTTTTAAAACAGTTGTACCATGACAAGAAGTACAAGTTCAACACTCGTTTGTGGAGTGATTTGGAATATGTTCAAGATGGTTTAGACTTAGATATTAAGATTGACCGTACCATTACCTTGAAGGTAGAGGGTATTGAAATTCCTATTCAACTTCATTTGTGGATTACAAAGGATGTAGATATTTCCTTAAAACTTTACATGTTGAAGAACTTACCTTCATGTAATTTAGGAGCAGAGTTTGTACTTCCAGAGCGCAATTACCACATTCCTTTGGGTTACACACGTGAGACTGAGAAAATCTTCAAGATTCAACTCCACCGTATTCACCAAAACTTAGTGAAAATTCGCAAGGAAAATGGCTTGGTTGGTGAGGTTCGGGTTACTCGTACTTCCATGAATCAAACTGTTCAAGGGTATCTCGAAAGTGGCGCAACTGTGCGTCTTGTCTACTCTCAGTCAGGTATTTTGAGAGAGAAATATGTCAATGATGAATTGGTTGACTTATATAAGAAATTCGGTGACGTTGAAAAGCCAAAAATCATTCGCACAGGTTCAAGTAGTAAGAAAAAGGCTGAACCAAAGATCACAAAAACTTCTCAAGCTAAGGTCTCAGCTCGTACTTTGAAGACCAAAGAAACAAGAAAGTAAAGGAGCGTTACTTTGAAAACAAAAGAAGTACCTCCAAAGCAAGGTTCGTCAAGTGCTTACACTTCGGTTGTAACAGAGTACAAGCACTCCTGCAAAGACAACTCTTGTAAGGATTTACATAAGAATAAGGAAGAACCTAAGCCTGTTGAGGTTTAGTGTTAGTAGGTGTCAAACTGCATGGAAGATAGGCACTTAATTGTTACTATATACGAGAGAGATAAACTGCTCCAAGCCTTGAAAGAGCTAGGTTTCTTGTGGATTGAAGGTGAGGGTATCCTCGACCACGTGCTGATTGCCTTGGCTCCTAACTCTCTTGTACAAACCAACAAGGTTTATAGATTAACTCCAAGTGAGAGCTTTCAGTTTTGCAAGTGGATTCGAAATATGGGGTTGGAAGATGCCTTGTTTTATAAAGGTGTTTCCCACTTAGGTTCTCGCTTAGACACAGAGGTGTATCAAACGATTTACCCTCAGTTTGATTTGGAGACTTATATAAAGAACTCAGAGAATACTATAAATAAATTCAGCTTAGAAAGAGTTTTGAAGTTCTTTTCTAAGTTTACATGGAAAGAAATAGTTTTTATCGCTTTGGAATAAAGGCTTTTCATAGCTTTAAATTAAATTTAGTGAGGTTCACAGATTGCGCGTTTATGTTGATTTAGATAATACACTCCTTGATTCAGCAAGTCGTTTGGTTGATTTCAAACCGACTTATGAACCAGAGAAACAGTTGTCATACGAGTTGAAAAAGGATTTGCTGAAACACTTCTCAAACCCTCAATTTTATGAATATGGTGAAATTGCAGTCAATGAAAGAGTTGAAGGGTATGTTCAAGGTCTTGTCGGCTCTAACTTTGAGGATATTTGCTTTATTAGTTTGAGTCCTAACAAGGAAATTGCAGAGAAGAAAAGAGAACTCCTTAACTATTTAGGTTATGGAAGTTCAGCCTTTATGTCTTTCTATAGCGTAAAGCAAGAAGAGAAAGTTCTAGCTCGTCTTTTACAGTCTGCAAAGGATAGTTCAGATAAGGTGGTTTTTGTAGACGATAACCCTTACCGTATCCTCAAATACCAAGACAATCAAGCAAACTACAAGGTTGTCCGCCACCCTTACACCGTAGGACGTTACCCAACCCACGTTTACGTGGCAAGCGCTAATTACTACAGATAAAGAAACTCTTGCACGTTTAGATAGATTATGATAGAATTAAGCAGTATTAAAAAAGCCTTAAAGATTCTCGGCTTTGAAGGTGTTATAACCGTAGAACAAACTAGTTTGAAACAAGCGTATAAAAAGCGCTCCAAAGAAGTTCACCCGGATGTTGAAGGCGGGTCTCATGAGGAGTTCAAGGTTCTGCAAGAAGCCTACGAACTCTTACTAGAACATGGTTTAGGTCAGACTATTGATTTAGTAACTAGAGAGGTTCTGGTTACCCAAGGTTCAGACTTATTGCGGTATCACCTCGCAGGGCGCGAATATAAATGTAGGCTTTAAGAAAGGTTAAAAACAATGAAATTTATCAACAAATGGAACTTACCATTAGCGATTTTAATGACGACAATGATTCTTACAATGCTTGCAGTTGTTGTACTTTTCGTTCTCCGTCTCACAGGTCTTTCCAATCTTGATGTGATTGTAGCTACGATTCCACTCGGACTTGTAGTTGGTGTTGTGACTATTTGGTACTTTGGTTTGTGGGTTTACTCTCTCCTCACTAAGAAGAGCTTCCGAGACGGGGCTGAAGTAGACTATGAGAGTGCAGCAAACTCAGATGATGGTTGGGAATAAAGACTTTGTGGTTATTACTTGCAGTTCTTATGTTGGTTAGTTTGGGTTTCCTATATCGTTCGAAAGAGGTTGAGTTCACAGACTGTTTTGAAGATGAACCTAAACATAACCTTAATAAACGTAGAAGATAAGTGAAGATTTTGGTCTTCGCTTTTTCTATTTTTCTAAAAAGCCCTAGATTGCCCCAGATTTGAGTTTAACCTCTCATGGTATGATATGTCCAACTCTAATTTTAAATGCGACACGGGGTAAATGAGAGCCTTTAAAATTGATTCTAGGAAAAATGTCTGCGGTTTGGTTTTGAGAACTAAATCTAACCTTTAACCTCTCTCAATGGTATCCTCAATTTCAAGACTTTTGCGAAGTTTGTGTCTTTTTCTCTCTTATTTCTTGTATTTAGTATTCTAAAAAGCAGTAGTTATGATATGTCATAACTCTTTTTATTTTTGTCATACACTTTAGATTTCCTGTCCTAAGATTGAGTGTTTTTGTCATACGCTTGTCCTAATTGTCTTAAAATTTGTCCTAAGATAGACTGTTTTTGTCATAGATTTAATTAAAACTGTCATAACTCTTTGCATTTTTGTCATAAGAACGATTTTATTTGTCCTAGAACTAGATTTATTTGTCTTAACTTTCTTTAAAAGTGTCATAGATTGGATAAAGTTTGTCATAAATTCTTGCCTTTTTGTCCTAAAATCAATTTTGTTTGTCCTAAATTGATTTGAAAGTGTCATAACATACCTAAATTTTGTCCTAAAACTAGGTTTATTTGTCCTAACTCTCTTATTTTTGTCCTAATTTGCCCTAGAGTGTGTCATAGGTTTTTCGAGTTTAAGGTTGATTTTTCGTTTTAAGGTTGGGGAACGCCCCAATTCCGTAAGGATTTGGTGGTTTTCTGTTTGTGTTTGTATTGTTTGTGCAGGTCTGAGGTCTAGCTCCCCAAAACCCCCTCTGCGGTATCCTCGCTTTGCGTTTAATTTTTTGCTTTTGAGTTTGACTTCCTTAAAGGGAACGCCTAAACTCCGTTTGGCTTCGTTTAGTAAGGGTCTTCTCTCATATTTAGTTACAGGTCTTTCTCAGTTCTTGCTACAAGTTCTTTACTTTACTTCTAAATAAGAGAACGCCCAACCTCCGTTGGGCTTCAGACTTGTTTTGCTGAGTTCTTTTCTTGTGAGCCTTAATTTAAGTAAGCAACTCAAACTTCAGTAAGATTAGTAGAGGTTCACGGAGCGTTCTAATTCCAAGAAAATCAGAGCAAACTCTAGTCACCCTTGCTATATCTTCAGTCCACGTGCATTTCTAATTCAGTTTTCAGTTCTGAGATTTTTGAGTTGGGTCGAATTTGGAAAGTAGAGAACAGAGAACAGAGAACAGACTGTCAATTTCAAATTTCAGTTTTTTAATATTGAAAGAACTCCCCAAGTCCTCTATTCGGTATCCTCAAACTTGTTTTTTATAGTAAACTCTATTTCAATCCAAATGATTTACTTTAGTCCAAAAATACTGAACTTATCTCATTTTGATTTAGATTTTGTACATCTTGTTACTTGATTTTTATTTTAAAATAATGTATAATAGACCTTAAGAAATTCAGCAAAGAAAATTTCTAGCCATATAGCTAGATTTCAGACTGAAAATTTTATAGAGAGGATAAAGTACAGAAAAGTAGAATGATTTATTTTGTGCTTTAAAAGTAAATCATAAAATAGTAGTTTTTTGTGTGGTTTTTAACTTTTATGAGTAAAAAGAAACCGATATTTAATACTTTAAATCAGATTTATTCTGATATTACTTTGTTCCAAACGAGATTAGAGAATAACAAACACATTCCCTCTAGTTCTGTTTTACAAACACTTGAAGATTTACAATTTGCAAAGACTCTTGTTGATTATTTGAAGAAAGGGTCTTACTTAGATTTGAGTAAATCGAATCAGGAAAATACTCTTAACTTGTTGGTTTTGTATCGATCAGGTCTTGACCGCCAGCAGTTGGTCGCTCTTTCAAATTTGACTTCTCGTCAAGTTTATTACGCAAGTCAAAAGGTTGAAGAGAGTTTAGAATCTCGGTTCCCAACAGGCTTGCTGAGTCTTTGGAAAAACCGTCAATTCAAGGTTATTGAAGAATACATGCAGTTTAATTCTGATGAATTTTCTTCTATTATAGAGACGATTTCAAATTCTATTTTGGTTCAGTTCGCTCCAAGCCTTTTAGATAAGAAAGCTAATGAGCTTTACCAAACTGACTTGATTAGAAACAAATCTACAGACGAGTTGGTTTACTCACTTGCCAAGGTTTTAGAGGTAGAGAAACAAATCAAACAGTACCTTTTAGAAAACCTTGAAGATATCAAGGTCTGGGGTTCTCTCACTCGGTATCACACCTTAAATAAAAGCTTTTCTGCAGATTTAATGATTGAACTGCGGAAGAAAAACTTCCCAAACCTTGAACTAGTTGACTTTGAGAAGGTTGAGGGAATTTGAGATGGTTGATAAATACACGATAGACTCTCCATACAAGGCTCTTTATTGGTCTTTTTACAACATTGCTTATAGTGAGATTTATAAGACTGTACCAGAGTTCATTCCAACAGTTCCTTTTGAACCACAAGCACTCAGTAAACTAGATGGGTATCCCTATGTTAGCACGGCTTCCGCTCGTAAGCTCTTAGATTTAAAAGAGACGGTTGCAGCAGTTCCTCCAAGTTATGATTATCGTAAGTTGTTAGCTCACTTTGAAACAATCGTAGAGCATTTCAGAGTTTCAAGCACTTCTTTTGTGGTAACTGAAGAGAACTATACTTATTTGAAACCTAGTAACTACCCTTACCAACTCTCGTATAGCTTGGTGGTCTTGTGGTTTGCGATTTATCTTGATGTGATTGTAGGAGATTTTCATTTAAGTGTGAAAGGTCTTTCCTCAGAGTTAGCTGAGTCCAGTATTCTTTACTATTTCAAACTCTTTGAGTATTTACCGATTGACTATGATTTGAGTGCGAAAGATATAGATACGATTAACAGTCAACTATACGTTGAAATGGCTCGTTTTCATGGTTACATGAATAAAGAGGTCTTACCGATTTCTGAGAAACAAAAATTCTTTGAAGAGCAAGGGTATCAAGTAGGGTCGCTCGTTTTTCTCTATGAAAAAGGCTATGTAGCAAACGAAGAGGTTCGCAGTAGTAAAGGTACAAACAAATTCATTAACAAGGTTCATTTGGCTAAAATTACTAAGGTCACAGATACAGAGGTGCAGTTCCATACTTACAACTTCTACAAGACTAGGGAGGGTTTATTAGAAGATTTTGAAAGTCTCCCAGAGTCTATTCAAGAATTATATGGTAGCTACATTGAGTTTTTAGAACCTTCATTAACAGTCAGTCGGGTAGAGGTAGGTTGGGACACTTTGGGGGTCAACTACGCTCAAACCAATAACTCAGTCTACGCAGAGCATTATTTTATTACTAAAGTAGAGTCTGTTTATTCTGTACCAATTACAGTTTTAAATGAGAACTTACACTTTGAAACGACCGTTCTTCCGATTGAAGTTGCAACTCTATTCTTGTTACTGTCTTATGGAGTTTCATTTGATGAAGAACTTTACCAAAAGCAGTATTCCGTAGAGGTTTCGCAAATTCATGAAAGGGTATCCTTTTACACCTCGCAACTGGAAGAAAAGTTAGGTTATGAAATTCAAGACTTTTGTAAAGTTAAAGAGCTTTACTAGAAAAAGAAGGTACTTAGATGAAAGATAAATATAAGTACAAGGTTGAAATTGAAGATGATGGGGTTGAGCGCACGGTTTCATGTGTAAACCTATTTAAACATAGGCTTTATAGAGGGTTGGTTCAAACAAATAAAAAGGGGAGTTATACTTGTCTATTTGAAATTCTTGATTACCCTTTTGATTACAAGAAAAATAACTTAACAAACTACTCTAATCGTTTGTTACGTAAAGATTTATTTGAACTTACAGAACTATCTAGGCAAGGTATCTCATCACTTCGTGAGACTTTTCCTTTAGAGTTGTTGCACCAAGTATTTAAAATAGCAGTACCAGAGCTTTACCTCTACAATAAGAAAGTTACTTCAGATAAGTACAAGCTCTTGGTTTCAAGTTATCCTGAGCTTGAAGAAAATTACATAAGGAGATTTGAAAAATGTTACGAAAACTTTCAAAAATAGCCTTAGTTGGCTTATTAGCACTTTCAGTATCCTCTCCAACTTTGGTGCTCGCTAGAGGTGGTCACGGAGGTCACGGTGGTGGTCATGGTGGTGCTCGTGGAGGTTCACACGGTAGTTCACGTGGTAGTTCGAAAAGCGGCTCTCATGGTAGTTCTAAAGGTTCAACCAGTCATAACGGTGGATCAAAAGGTTCAAAAAGTGGGTCTCATTTTGGTTCACATAATTCAAGTCATGGTAGGTCTTATAGGTCGAGTGCCGTTGGTACGCCAGTTTCATCTTGGCGCTCGTTAGGTTCGCAAGTAGATACACATAGTAAACCTAGCTTTGGTGCTTCTTCCTCGTCTGTGGGTTCGTCTGAACAAACTGTAAAAACGTTTTATTCAGCAGATACTCCTATAAATGCGCTTCTGTACCGACCTCTTTATGGTTATCATCCACATTCAGCACATATTTTACCGGTTCAGACAGACGATGAGAAACAAGAGGATAAACCTAAGTTAAACACTGCTATTTTGTGGGTTTTAGCTGCTATCTTGGTTCCGCTTCTAGCTCTTATTGGTTATGTCGCCTTTTCGAATTAGGTTCTCTTAGGTGAAAGTGTGTTGAACCTTGATTTAATAAGGTTTGTTAAGTTAGTAAGTGGGTATCTCATCACACCTCGCAATTTTCTCCAAATTGACAAAATAAATGTGAGGTTTTGATTGCAAACTAGGTCAAGTTCTCAGAAACCTAGTGATAGCAACTGTTTAACTAACTTAAAAGTTAATTTCCTTGATTTAACAGGGTTTTGAAGGTATCTCATCCTAGCTTGAAATTTTCTCTCGGTCGAATTAGTATTTTCTTTTGTTCAAATAAGTTTTAGTAGATGGTAGGCTCTCAACTACTTGGTACAACTGAGATTTGAACCTTTTAAGTCAAAGCCGCAGGAGGGTATCTCATCACACTTTTCAATTTTTCGATTTCTCTACTTGAAGTTGAAGTGCTTAAAAAGAGAAAATAAGTGGTTAAATTCTCCTAACTCCTTGGTGCGCTTGGTTTAGAGTTAATTTTCCCAACCTACAGAAGAGGGTATCTACAAACACCTCTCAAATTTTCCACTCTTAAAAGAAGTGAAAAATAAAATTCTTGTGCCAACAAACTTGAAAGTCCTTGGCACATAAAGGTTCACACACTCTTTCTCAACCAACTGAGGTGGGTATCCTTCAGCACTCTCAAATTTTTCTACAGAGCTTGCCACTTAAAAGATGAAAAATATTGGCAACAAACTTGAAAACCTTTGGTACACAAGAGATTAGATAGCATTTCCTAACCCACCGACGTGGGTATCTAAAAGAAGACCTCAATTTTGGTTTTCCCGTGTCAATTTTAACTTGATTTTCTAAAATGAGTAGGTGCTTTTCCTCAGAAAACAGGCAAATACCTTACCTCACAAGCGATTTCGCTATTTTTCTCTATAAAATCAAGCAAAACCTTTGGTTTAATCACATCTTGGTGGGTATCCCCCTAACATTATGAAGTTTTTCCATTTTCCGAACACTAACTTGGAACTAACTTGTCAATACTCGGATTTTGGATTTTTCGCAGTTTTTCATTTGTAGCCTCATTTCAGCATAAACATAAAAGATTAGATTTTAATTATACAAACAGAAAAATGGACTGCTTTCAGTCTCATTATATATTATATATAGAAGAAAGTTGGTAAAAATGTATCAATCAGCACTCGACAACCTCAGTAACGACAAGGGTTTTGCTAGTGTAAAACCTAGTGCAAATTCAGAGCAACAACCTACTGAGGAACAAATTTACGAAGCAAATATGAAGAAGTATTTGGAGCTAGTCGCTTCTAAAGGTTATAATTTAGAAGAGTTGGAGCCAATTATTCGTTCAGATGGTCGCACAGAGTTGTTTGCGACTGCGGGTTCAGGTAAGTCCACTTCGATTTCTTTGATTTTAGCGAAGGATAAAACGATTGGTCGCTTGTCTCCAGCTCAGAGAGGGAAGAAAGTCGCTTGGGTCACAACCTTCTTAAGTAAGGGTGCAGAAGAGATTAAGCAAAATGTGGAGCGCACCTTTGCTAAGTTAGGTCTTTCTTCGGTATCCACAAACGATCTCACATTTAGTACCTTACAATCAGAGTTCTTTGAGCTTTTAAGACTTCGTGGGTTTAACCTTACAGATAAGTCAAAATCAGACTATGTTCAAATGTTGGATACAGGTGGTGGTGACTCCGAAGGGTCTCGTATTTTCAATGCAATTATGGGTCGTCTCTTTCGTAAACATGATTTAGGGGAAGAAGGAAGTACCTACATTTCTCTTCAAGATAAGCGAGACTTGTCTGCTATTATTTCCAATTACCGTAACTGTTCTATTTCTGAGTACCAATTCGGTGAAGCAGCAGACACGGCAAAACGCTTGAACCTCCCAAGAAATTTACTTCCTATAGTAGTTGAAGATTACCAAGCGCTGAAGACTTCTATGAACGTCATTGACTTTGACGATTTGATGTCTCTTGTCTACGATTATATGGTTGTAGAGAAAGAAGATGATCCAGTTCAAATGGCATGGGTCAATTTTTACAAAAACCGCTACGAATACTTCATGTTGGACGAAGCGCAAGATATGTCTGAGTTGCAGTACCAAGTCTTGAAGCCTATTTTTGAGAATTGTCCACGTGTCGTTATTGTAGGAGACCCAGACCAGTCGATTTATGGTTTCCGTGGTTCAAACCCAGAGGTTATGGAGTGGTTCGATAAGGAGTACCAACCAACCAAATACCCACTTTCAGTATCTTACCGTTGTCCTTCAAACATTCTGAATCCGATTACTAAATCTATTGAAAAGAACTCAAATCGCTATGAACACTCTCTTCGCTCCTTTAAAGAAGGGGGAGTCCTTGAAGTTTACCAGTTTGACTCTGTAAAAGACATGGCTGACGCTTCTTTGCAGTTGATTGATAAGTATTTGGCTGAGGGTAAGACTATTTCAGTTCAATCGAGGGTTAACTTCACTTATTCTCCGTCTTCAATTCTCTATGCAGTTAAGCGCCAAGGTGACTTCAACTTGCTAGGAGACGTAAGGGATTTCAGAACCGCGCGGTATAAAAAAGTTTGGAACCTCATTGAAATGGTGCGTGGTCGAGGTTTGGTTGATATTAAGAACAATTTGAAAGTCTTAGCACCAGAGCTAAAACCTTGGGACGCAAAAACTCTCGCAGAGCGTTTGATGAACGCTATCCCAGAGAACAAAAATGTCTTGTTCTCAGATAACTATGGTTTCATTGATTTTATTGCTCAAGAATATAGTCTTAAGTCCTTAGCAACTTTGGTTGATAAATTAAGAAACTCTTATGGAGCAGAGTTCCCCGGAGAGATGGTTCTCTTTAAAGAGCTTTTGGCTCATGTCCTTTATTGGGGAGAGCCAGCTAATGCAGAGGTAGTCGGCACTATTTCAACTTTGGCAGAAGAAAGTGAAACAGTCACAGACTTCTTTAGTAACATGGACTTTATTAACAATAAGATTGGTGAAGCGAAACGAGGTGGAACTTCGCTCTTAACTTTTGCTACACCGTTTAGCTTTAAAGGTCGTGAAGCTAATGTCAACATTATTTTTGATGATTCTGACGGTGTCTTCCCTTATACATTGAGTGGCGAGTCCAGTTACGAAGAAGAGCGCCGAGTTCACTTCGTAGCAGGAACACGTGGTGATGAAGTTACTATTTACCTCACTAGAAGAGGAAAAGCATCACCGTTCTTGAAAGAAATGAATGTTCCAATTAAATCGTGGACTCCACTTGACGGAGTGGTATTAAATGGAGTACAATTAAAACAAGAATTGAGTTTGAAAGAACGCATGCAAAAAGCCAAGGTTGAAGAACAACATGGAGCGTTCACAGACTTCGATTTGAAACTTTGATTTTAAGATTGTGTGGTAACAGATTTGAATAAGAATGCGAATTTAGGTCTTTCCTTTTTTGACTTGCAAGCATTAGATGTAAACCGAAACGTGAAGGACGAGTTGACTCTCGGTCTCCTTCACGGATTGGATTTAACACCTTTTATAACAAGTGATAAGGTAGACTTTGAGCTGCTAAGAGCAGTTCGTCTATGTTTGGAACATGAAGTACCTTTATATTTGGTAAACGCTAATTTGGATAAGGATATTTTAACTCCTTTGTACAAGTTGTATAGCGCTCATAGAACCTTGGACTCTAGTGGTTTGTTTAACTACTTTAATTCAACCAACTATGAACTAGTAGTCGAACCAAAGACACTCGGTATCCTTGTAGATTTGGCGCTTGAAAATGTAGACTTCTCTAAGGTGGATTTCACCTTAATTCCTTTGTCTACGATAGAGGTCTTTGCTTCTGCCTTGGTTCAAGGTGTTGAGATTACAGATTTGCAAAACAGTCGAGCGGTATCCGACAAAGACTACCTCGATTTTCTGATTTCTCTTCGCATGGCTGGAGTTGACATTTCTCCGTTCTTGGAAGGTTCATGGTCTGAGAGTCAGATTTTGGCAATTTTAAGAGGTCGCTTGAAGATGTCTGTAGTGGACTTCATTCAGCATTATATCAATGAGAACTTCACCGCAGGTCAGATTGAACAGTGTTGGAGAGCTTCAGACTTTGGTTGTTTGAGTTTGGTTTGTAGCACTGATAAAGATGGTTTTCCAATTTATAACGAGTACCAAATGTACCAGTTGGTAGAAGGTGCGCGCTTTAATTTGGACTATCGTTTATACGCAGACCCTTCTTTGAACGACTCAGAGATGGCTTTAGCTCGTACAGAACTCTTCAAGAAGGCTGATGAGAATAAACGTGGAGAGCTTTCAAGTAAGATTAAGTCTTATAAGCCCAAAGGCGCTTTTTGGTAAACCTAATGAGTAGCTTTTATTTGTGGGTACTCTTCGTCTTTAACTCTTTATTTCTATTCGGAATCGCGGTATCTTACGCTTTGAAGGAGCTTCAACTCTTCAAAGAAGTAAAGAACAAAGAGAACATGAGAAGAGAGCATTTATACTTAGCATGCTTAGGGACGGTTGGTTTGACCTTGCTCTTTGTCGGAGCAGTATTTGTAGTTTAGAATAGAAGAAGTAGGTGTAGAACAAGTGTCTGCACCTATTTTTATTTGACTAATTGTATTGTTTATGGTATAATAAATTAAATATAAAGATTTAAGGAGTTAAAAATGGTAGAGTTCCTAAATACGATAGATACAGTGGTATATAATCTTCAACGGACTCATCATATTGAGTTAGAAGGTGGTTTTGAGGTTAAGATTAAAGGTGATAACGTTCAATTTTGTTATTATTCTCCGTTTAACTCTGTTGGTGTAGTGTCTTCTAAATTATTTTCTAAAAGTCAGTATAAACTAGGTTTATTGAGTTTTATGGAGTGTTTAGCTACTCTTGAGGGTATTGTTTCCTAGCTTGTTTTACAGAGTTATTTGAGGTTTTAAATGATAAAGTTAATTTTAAAAGGTTTACTGATTTTAGTTGGAGTATTTTTTGTAATTTCTCATCTGTGGTTTTCTATTGTTGCTTTTTTGTCCATAGCGCTTTTGGTTTTTGTTTACAACAAAGGGAAAGATAAAGACGAGACGTTAGGGAAGATTGAGAAGAATTATTTCAATCATATCAACTATATCCCTATCAGAACTCGTAAGTTGTTTCATAAATCATTAACAAGTTTGGACTTTGTAGGGCATAAAGGTGCTTATATACTAGCAGATAAAGATGATTTAGGTCGTATTGTGGGTGGCTTTATGGTTTTTGATGGACACTTGTTAGATGCTCAAAATAAAGCTATTAAGGTAGGTTTTTATAAGCGTAGCGATGATGCTCGTAAGAAGGCAGACGTACCAGGGTTTGATACTGTAAAACAAGAGTGGGCGATTGTTCAAGGAAAAGAGCGACCTTTATACCATAGAACTCACTTAGTTCCTTACCGATTGTGTTTAAATGATGGGGAGTATAAGCATGTTATGTTTACAGGAACGGCTCGTTTGAATAGTGGTATGCGTATTAAAGATAACTATTTACCTACTGAGGAAGAACATAACCGAAATGCAGAGGTTATTTTCAAGACTGTATTAAAGAACCCTATGTATTATATGAATCCAAAACGTACATCTCAGTTCTCATTGGATGATTTTGAGCGTTCTATTAGTCATTTTGTGCATCAAAGTGCACAGGCTTATAAACATACGTACAGATACGGTGTTGAGTGTTTTTACGACGATAATACTTTAATTCCGTCTCATGTAGAGGTTACTTTAGTAGATTGTACAGACTACAAAGTTTTAATGAGAGCAACTTTGTTGAATATTATTTAGAAAGGTTTTAAGCGATGTCTAACTTAGATAAAGAAGTTTACAAAGCAGTAAAAGAGGAAGCTGATAGGGTATCCTCAATTATGTCGGCTCTCATTTTGGGTCGTATTTCTGCAAGTGAAGCAGAAAAACAACTAGGGGTAAATTATTCTAGCTTTGCTCGTAAGAAGATGAATAAGAGTGCTTGGACAAATAGTAGAGTGGTAGCGCCTTTGCAAAATACTCTAGTATTTAACCAAGACTTGCTAGATAATATGAGTGAGACCGCTTTCGGTTCATTCTGTCGATTGGTCTTTGGTTCTGAGATTACAGAACTTTCAGATGATTTCTTCTCGTCTTTCCTACCTTTTGTAGATACTGTAGTGAAGAACGTAGATGAAACAGAGCAGAAGTGGTTCGAGAAGTTTTTCAAGGGTTCTACTTGGTTGACTGCTGAGAACACAGGCGATTTTCTAGTAGAAGTCTCCAATACTCAAAGGGTATCCCCAACTCGCCAACCATTTGTTGAGAAATCAATCGCTAACATTATCAAAAACGTTAGCAAGTCTTGGTACATCAACGATAAAGGTTTGGTCATTCGTTACCGAAGCTCTTCTAGGGTTTCTGAACGCTTGTTGAAAGAGGGTCAAGTCTTAACTGAGGTTGAGGGTGTTGTTACTTACCGTCCGAAAAACACAGGTTCTCAGATTGAACCTTGTCTCACAGTTGATTTGTTCAATTCTAAAATTCGAGCTTTGTTGAAAAGTAAAGGGTTTACCTTTATTTCAGATTTAGAGTCTGTAACGAAGATTGGTCTGCAGAGCTTTGCAGGTCTTGGAATTTCTTCATTTTGGAAAATTGAAGATAAGGTAGAGTCTTTGGGGTATCAATTCAAAGTTGTGGAGGTTTAAACTTATGGTTTTGGTGAGGAGAAAGAAACCAGTAAATAAAGTAAAGCTATTTAGAAATTTTACAAGTTTGAATAGGGTTCGAAACTTTGCAGGTTATGTTGAGGTAGAGAATTTGATTTGGAAGGTTCGAGAAACTGAGTTTGGTATTATGTTTATGTTTTCCGATGGAGTTGTGAATACTTTAAAGTTGGAAGAACATGGAGCCTTTTGGAAATCGAATGAAAAACATACCTCTGTTGTTCCTAATTCTGGACATTTAAAGAAGTATTTGAAAAAGAAAGTTCTTTCACATTATTATAAGAAAGGTGGAAAAGAAAATGAGATTAAAGTATGAAGATTATACAGAAAAGACAAGTTTGGTGATTGAATTAAGTGAAGTTTTAGCTGGTTATACTGTTTTTACTACGGATAGTGAGTCTAGCTTTAAACATCGTTTAAATTTGGTTCGCTCAGTACATTTATCTCGACTTTGTATTCAGTTTGTTTTTACAGATGATACAACTAAGGTTTTAATTCTTGGGGATAATGAACCTTATTGGTCAGAAAATGAGATTAAACCAGATTTTGGTTCTAGTTACCTTAGTCTAACTCGTTTATTAGAGAAGATAAAACAAGTTGTTGTAAATTATTTATATGAAGAGGTGCGATAAATGAAATTAAAATATGAAAACTATATGTTGGACAAAACTGCTCCAGAATACCTAGCTTCCACTCTGATTTCGCTTGTGGTACACAGTGTGGATAAAGAAGAACAACTTTGGGACACTTATACTTTCGTTCGCTCTATAAAATTAACTAAATCGCACATTTCAGTTGAGTTTGTTGATGGTACAGAGAAGGTTGTGATTTTAGGTGAGTCTGAACCTTATTGGTCTGAAACTGAGGTTATACCTGTCTTTGGGTATCCTCAAATCGACTCGGAGAGAGTTTTAGAGCAATTTATTCTTGAAGTGGTTGAAATTTTGTATATTGAAAGTTAGAGGTTGATTATGGTAAAACTTACTAAAGATGCTTCAGACGTTAATTTTGATTTAGATAAGTTAAATGTTGTCTTGTTTGTCTCAAGAAATAAGGATAACAAGAACCTTGAAACGTTTAAAGAGAGAAAAGTATCATTTGTTACAACTAAGGGTTTTGAAGAAATTAAGTCCCAGTTTCAAGTTTTTGTTAATGGCGGTCAAGTTGGTGAGTTTTCGAGGATGTATGTCTCTATTAATCCTCGATCTAATTCAAAAACCTTTAAGGCTTTGCAGCACAAGATGTTGGATCACGAGTTTGATTTATCTACATTACCTCAGAAAGTAGCTTCTCTTGCAGCTGAGGTAGAAAATGCTTATGGAGATAAGCAGCATTGGTTGTTCGACTTCGATCCAGTTGAAGGTCAAGACACTGAGGTTTTGTTAACTAAGTTTGTTGAAGACTTACATATTGCACATGAGACCACGCAGACAAAGAAAGGTCAAAAGCGACCTCCAATATCTGTAACTTTGCACAAAACTCCTAATGGTTATGCAGTTATTGTAAATCAACGTTTTGATACAAGACAGTTGTTACAAAAATACCCTAATGTTGAGTTAAAACGCGATGCTATGTTATGTTACGCTTGGGGTTATAATACTAACACATATTAAGGATAAGATTATGAAACTAAGATACACAAATTACACCATGCAGCAAGATATTCTTGATAAGTTAAGTGAAGAATTAGTCATAGGTTTTGTTTCTGCAAAAGATAAGAAAACAAGGTTATTTACTAAAGTTAACTTGGTGCATTCTGTTACCTTTGCTAAAACTTTTATCCTCATTCGCTTGAATGAAGGTTCTAACTTGGTTTTGAACTTATTGGAAGATGGAGTTGAGTGGGTTGAAAAAGATATAAACCTAAACTTTGGTGATATTGTTTCAGATTTAAACTTATTGACTGCCTTTGAGAAAGTGGTTCTAAGTTATTTATACACAGAAGACTAAGGAGGTTATTTATGTCAAAATTTCTCAATGTGAAGTTATTAGATTCAAACGGTGGTTATTTAGAAAGTATTCCTGACCACCTAATGAAACGCCTCCTAGCTAAACTTTTGTTTGTACATGAAAGTTATAACAATAGAGATGGTTCCTTTGGGGTAAGTTCCTTAGTTGAACAAGTTGAGTTTCGAGGTCATTCGCTCCATTTTGTTTTCGTAGATGACTCTGAAATAGACTTGGTAGAAAAGGGTAACACAGTTGCTTGGGTATCCTCAACCGAAGCTACTTACTCTAATTTATCGAATAACTCTAAAGTTTTAGAGCGTTTGAAGACTATTGTAACCAATCCAAGTATGTGGAAGTAGTAGGTGCATTTTCCATGAAATTACGTTATAATAAGTATAGAGAGGAACTTTCCTCAATTACACTGCAAAAGCTCTCATCAGAGCTTTTGTCAGTTCAAGGTTTCCTTGATACAAAATTCTCAACTTTTGTAGGGAACATCCTTTCTTTCGTAGAATTTCGAGACAATCAGATTATCTTTCATTTTCTTGGAGATAAGTTGGGAGTCCTTGAACTAAAAGAATCACAACCCTCTTGGGTATCCCTAGTTTATTTTGCAACTTTCAACGGTCATTCTTTCCCATTGAACTTAGACACTTACAAGAGGATTGTTGAAAGATATTTATATCTTAGAAAGCGAGATTAAACATTGAACGTACTAGAACTTTTTGCAGGAGTAGGCGGTTTCCGAGTTGGTCTTGAAAAAGCAAGTCCACGGTTTAAAACCTTGTGGTCAAACCAATTTGAACCCTCAAGAAAATCGCAAGATGCTTTTGAGGTCTACAATTACCATTTCCCAGATAGTGAGAACTGGAACGAAGACATTTCCACTATCTCCGACGAGCGATTTTCTGCTTTAAAGGGTAAAGTGGATTTAATTGTAGGGGGTTTCCCTTGCCAAGATTACTCTGTAGCAAGAACTAAGAAAGATGAGCAGGGTATCGAGGGTAAAAAGGGAGTTCTCTTTTGGGAAATCATTAGAGCGACTAGACTTTCACAACCTAAATATTTACTCCTTGAAAACGTAGATCGCTTGTTAAAAGCTCCCTCAAAACAAAGAGGTAGAGACTTTGCAATTATGTTGAGAGCTTTTGCTGATTTAGGTTATGGAGTCGATTGGAGAGTCATTAACCCTGCAGATTACGGTTGGTGTCAACGAAGAAAGAGAGTCTTTCTCTTTGTTTATCGAAAAGACACTGACTATTTCAAGCAACAACAAGCATTAGAAGATTTTGGAGTAGGGTCTAGCGGTATCTTCGAATCCACGCATAAAACTAAAGCTGAGATTATAAAAGACAGAGCTTCGTCTTTCACTTTACCTGAAGATATTGTAGAGGTCTCAGATTCGTTTTCTACGCAGTTTTGGAACTCAGGAAGTATGATAGAGGGTCGAGTTGTTGCAAAGGAGCTAGAGCCAAACTACGAGGGTTCTCGTAAGGTTCTAGGAGATATTTTAGAAGACCTCTCAGATTTACCAAACTCTTTTTATTTGTCTGAGGACAAAGTAGACAAGTTCCGTTATTTAAGAGGTGCTAAAAAGTTTGAACGTACCAACTCTGAGGGGTTCACTTATATTTACTCAGAAGGAGCGATGTCTTTAGTAGATAGTGCAGACTTGCCTTCTCGCACTTTATTGACTTCTGAAGGTTCAATTAGTCGCACTACTCATTTGATAGAAGACAGTAAAGGGTATCGCCTTTTGACTGCACTTGAAACTGAGCGCTTACAAGGTTTCCCAGATAATTGGACTGCAATTAAATTAAGTAATGGAAAAGAAGTAGCAGTATCCGAAACTCGTAGAAAATTCTTTATGGGAAACGCCCTCGTTGTTGCGGTTGTTGAGCATTTAGGTAAATATATTGCTGATAGCTTAGAGTGAAAAGGTGTTTGAATATGGAAATTAAGTGGTTAAGTTGGAAGAAAGATAAAGTTTCTTTGAAGAGAGAGGTTGTTTTCGTAGATTTTACTAAGGAAACGACTAAAGTAGAGCATGGTGTCTTATTTTCTGCGGTTGGGACGCTTTAGCAGGGTGAGGTAAAATTATGGCAACACAAGTTTATAGTCGAAAGAAAGAAGTTTACCTCGTTGAATTTTATGGTGACTACCATTATTTAGTAACTGCAAAGCGTTTACAAACACTCTTGAAGTCAGGAGAACTGCTAGGTGAAAGAGTCGATATTCAACTAGAGAAACTTGGTAAGGAGTGGTATGTACCTAAATCTGTCTTAGATGAGTTACATTCTCACTTTGAAGATACAGGCTTGGGTATTAGTCCTTTATGGTTGGAATTTTGAGGTAACACTTATGGTTGAAGAATTTTTCTTTATAGGAAACAGAGTTGGTAAAACAAATAATCCTATTAAAGACAAAGATGGTTTGACTTTGACTGATTATTGGTCTAATGGTTTAATTGAGAACAAGTCTATAGTTGTAGTCGATAAGAAAGAGGTTTTTAGTGGAAACAAAAGCACATTTCAATAAACGAATGGTCGCAAGAGTACGTAGAATTTTGAAGGAAACTGAGCAGTACAAAACTGAGTTGTTACATACTTTGTGTGAGCAAAATGGTTTTGTTATTCAAGGAAATAATAATAGGCTTGTAAATTCAGATTACATGCTTAGTCGAGTAGAAGTCGAAGATATTCCTTTTACATTTATGTACCGCGGCAGTAAAACTTACATTTTCGGTGATTTACTTGTCCGATTCGTTGCCAGTTTGGGTAAACCTTATTATCGGGTATCCCTTAAACCTCCGATTTTCGATTTAGAAGACTATGACCCAAACTACTTAGATATGGAAACTTTTTTAGAGTTACTAGAAGAGAAGTGAGAGGTTATGTGATGACTTGGTACGACTTTATGATAAACGCAGCCAAACAGTCTCGACATAATGCTCACCATTGGTTTCGCTACCTAAGAAAAGTGATTTTTGAAGACTACACTTATTTAACTGATGAGGATATTGAAAAGTTGCTTACTTCTAATGAGTTGACTGCTTTTCAAAAGGTAAGTTTAGAGTTTGCAGTACAATACGGTTCACCAACTCATGAACACGTGGTATCTTTGAACAAACCTGTAAATATTGATGAAGTAAGACAGTTGATGGAGAGTTACAGATATGGATAGACGACAAGTTGCTTTTGAGCTTTTAAACGAAGAACTAGCAAAAGAAGGTCTCAATTTAGCTCTTATTTGCGTTGGTGGGTTTGTATTAGAACACTACGGATTTCGGTCTACGCAAGATGTAGATGCTTTTTATAGAGAAACCCCTATAATAAAGGAAATCATTTACAGAGTTGGGGAACAACTTGGTTTAAACACTTCCGAAGAACTTTGGTTAAATAATAGCGTAGCAAACTTAAATCCACTACCTCCTATTGAGTATTGTGAGGTTTTGTACTCTTTCGAAAATTTAACTGTTTATGTAGTTTCCTTAGATTACATTTTGGGAATGAAACTAACAAGCACACGTGAACAAGACTTGAAAGATGTTGGTGAGATTATTAAGTACAAAGGTTTACGTTCTCCTTTTGAGTTATATGATTACTTAAATCAGTTAGGGTTTGCTCCTTTAGATTTCGCTTATGTTTTGGAAGGCTTTAATTTAGCTTATGGTATGGATTGGTTGCGAGATTTCTTTGAACAGAACCAAGAAGAGTTAAGAAACTATTATTGAGAGGTTTAAGTTTTGGAAAAGGTAACACCAACACTAAGAGTTTTAGGTAGCACTACAGTAGTAGGCGCAGATAGAGAACAACATGACTTCTACGCAACCGAACCTAAAGCAGTGGAATTGCTACTAGATGAAGAGCAATTTCAACAAGATATTTTAGAACCTTGTTGTGGGTTGAACCATATTGTAGAGGTTCTAAAGAGCAGAGGGTATCAGGTTATAACCTCTGACCTCATTGATAGAGGTGTCGGTGCTGAGGTAAAAGACTTCTTTGATTATGAGTCTTGGCACGGAGATATTGTGACTAACCCTCCTTACTCACATGCAGTAGACTTTGTGGAACACAGTTTGAAGATTACTGAGGTGGGTTCTAAGGTTGCTATGTTCCTTAAAATTCAGTTCTTAGAAAGTAAGAAACGTAGAGAGTTCTTCAAACAATACCCACCTAAGTACATTTATGTTGCAAGTAGTAGATTAAAATGTGCTAAAAACGGTGAGTTTGAAAAAATACGGTAGCTCCGTAGCTTGTTACGCTTGGTTCGTTTGGGAGAATGGGTATCGAGGAGAACCTTCAGTTCGTTGGATAAACTAGAAAGATAAAAGGTAAAACACTATGAACAATACAAGCACACAATTCTTATTAGACATCACAAACTTTATTGTGAGTAACTTCAAAAACCACAAGATTTGGGACGTTGAGATTGCTTTCCCAGAGTCTTCTGAGGATAGTGCAAATGGTTTTCCGAAACATGGACTTGTAGAAGTAAGTGCAACTGACGCTCAAGGTAATTGGAACAGTCACTCCTTCATGTTCAACTCACCAGAAAATGTAGATGAAGAAACGAAGAGTTACTTTACAAATTGCACTTTCCTTTTGTATGTGAATACTTCAAACACCCTTTTGTGGAAAGAATAAACAAACTAGCGGTATCTTCATTTTGAGGGTACTTTTTCTTTGTCTTATTTTCCTCTAGTTTGTCTTAAATTTCTTTCAATTTGACTTACGTTCTCTTCTTTTAGTCTTACTTTCAAGTATATTTGTCCTACATTAGCTCTTGATTGTCCTACCTCAAAACATATTTGTCTTACAGTTATTTTTCTTGTCATACAGTTGTCATAAGATTTGCAAAACCCTTTAAAATCTGCTATAATAGTCTTATTAAACTCGGAAAGGAGCAGTTTAGACGATTGAACTTAAACGATTACACTTTACAAGGTGTTGACTTAGCTAAGAAAGTATTAGCAAACGGTTTAGCACGTGGTTATCCTATAGTCCTCAAAGGCGACCCGGACGTTGACGGTCTTATGGCTTGGTTCGTAGGAGCTAAGATGCTACAGAAAGCAGGGTACTCGTTCCATTCTTGTGTCAACACCGATAGAAGACACGGTATGGTCGAAGAAGAGCTTGTCAAAAAAGAGCGCAGTTGGGGGCAGTTTGATTATTACATTCCCACAGAGTACCACCAAAATGAAATCATTATCAATGTGGACTCTTCCATTTCGGCAGATGAAATGTTGCAGTTGACCTCACAAGGAAACTTCGTAATTAGCTTAGATCATCATGAGGTTGAGGGTAATCCTTTGTTTCCAAACCAACAGTATTGGTCTACTAAGGAAGAAACCTCAGAGGGTATCAACTTAATTGGCGAAGCAGTTTTAATCAATAATCAGTATGATTTTGAACCTGAAGAACTTAGATTTTGGTCTGGGACAGGGGTTGTTTTAAACGCTTTATCCAAGATTTTAGAGGTTGAAATTGAGATTGAGTGGATCGCCATGCATGGAGTCACTTTGCTCTCGGATGTTCGTGACATTGAAAACCCTTTAGCTAGGGAAATTTTAAAGGTCACATTTGGAACTCCTTTGTTAGAGATGCCAACACTCAGAAAACTCACTCAGGTGTGCCAAGCGGAAGTGCCTACTGCTTTTCAGCGGTATCCCGAAAAGTTAGATAGAACTTTCGTGGACTTTAGTTTGTCTCCTTACATTAACGCTTCGTATCAACTTAATTTGAGTGAATATTTGTTTAGACTCTGTATTCAAACAGACTTCTTTTACTCGTTACCAGCTAAAACGATTCGGACTCGTATTTTGAACCACATGAAAGATTATCTGAGGGTCACAGAGCTTGAAAATTTGGTAATTCTGGCGATTGATGTTGCAGAAATACCAGAGACTTCAGATTCGAAAGAATACAACTTTAAATACACTTCTTTCCTCGGTCTCATTGCGAACCAGTATTTGAGAGACTTAGGAAAAACGGTCTTAATTGCAGCAGTTGAGAACGGTAAATGGCTTAGAGGTTCTGTTCGTGGTTTTCATTCTGAAGTTGAGTATAGAGACTTCTTTGAACACCATAACTTTGATGCACAAGGTCATAAGGGAGCCTTTGGTTTGGTTTCGGTAAAAGGAGCAATTAACTTCCCTTCCCTTGATAAAGACCTCGGTATCCTCGAACAAGGCGCAACTCAACAAGGTTTGAACATTCATGTCATGTCTAATTTGTTAGCGAACTTTGATAAGTTAAGAGAGCTAGCCTATGAAAACGAGTTTTTATTGAGTTCTCACTACCATTCTATCTCATATAGTGGTTTAGCTTATTCTACATTTACAGAATCAGCTAAAAAACGAGGTTATGAGGTAGACGGTATGTTTGTAGACTCTTTCGATAAGGAGCTAAACCCTAAAAACGCTTTAATTGTGCCTTATTTATACGGTGTTGAATTAAAATTGATATTGAGAAAATAGCTCTTGGAGGTTATTTTCAAATATTTGAAAATTCCCTTTGAGTTTAAGAATTATTTTCAAGAAACAAGAAAATAGAAAGAAAACAGGTAGTAAAATGACAGAAATTAAATTGATGGTGGATTTAGGTAACTCAGAAACACGCGCAGTAGCGCAGATTGTAGAAGAGGGTATCGTCAAGCACACTCGCGGTTATTTGCTTGATAACCACTTTGTAGTAGAGAACTTAGCAACTAAGGAAACTTACTCTCCTTACATTCAATCTGAGGATTTCAACAAGTTAGACTCTAATGTATTGGAACTTTCATTACAAATTGGAGCAAACAAAGTAGATAAATTGGTTATGTGGGGTGATTTAGCCACTGCAAACTTACCTAAGAAACTGCGTACACCAGTAAGCCACTTGGCTAAAGCAGATAACTTGATGAACTATGTGGTCTTGATTAACCTTATGGATAAAGTCTTGGATTGGGTCAATATGGTGTATCCTTCAAGTACAAAACAAGCTTTGTCTAAGGAAATCGAGTTTGAGTTGGCAGTTTTGGTTCCACCAGCACAAGCAGTTTCCGCACGTGAAACTTTTGAACAGAACTTAGTTCGCACTTTTACTTATAAGAACTTGTATGATGGAGCTGAGTTTAATTTAACCGTTAAGTCCGTTAAGGTTCTCCCAGAAGGATATTCTTCATTTTACTCAGTATTTTTGAGCTATGGAGACTTAAACCCTCGCCCTCGTTATGAAGACTTAGCTTCTCGAAATGTATTGATTATTGACTTTGGAGAAGGTACTACAGATTTGATTGGGGTATCCAGTCAGCGCTTGCTAGATGGTTTGAAACACACTATTAAGATTGGTGGTTCAACTATTCTGAGTAAGGTGAGAGCTTCTGTAAATAAGCGTTTGGGCTTAGATATTCCGATTGCAAGTTTCAAAGATGTGCTAAAAACGTGTGAAGTTCGCTATGGTTCAACAACTCACAAAGTTCGAGAAGATGTCGAACAAGCGATTTATTCGGTAGCATCCGATATTGCACAAGAGGTATTTACTTACTTGCGAGGGGCAGAAGTAGAGGTGTCTTCATTTGACCGTCTTTTGCTTGTAGGTGGTGGAGTTGTTCCAAATGGTTCAACAGTTACTATTTCTGAAGCGCTCTTGTCTGAATTGCAACTAGAACTTCCAACTTTGGATTTGGTAGACTTGCAATACCTTGAGGAACCAGAGATTGAGGGTATCCCATTCGACCTTACAAGTCCACGTTACTTGAACATTTTAGGATTGATGACTGCCTTTTCATTGGCACAAAAGACTCAAAAGCCTAATAAATGAGGTTAGATAGAATTTGATGAGGTAGATTTCATGTCAGATTTTGACTATTACTACTTTGAACTCAGCAAGTCGATTATTTCGGAAGTAGAGAATTTACTTCTCAGAGCGCATAGAACGGATATTCGATTTGTTTCAGGAGGTTCAAAGTTTCAACCTTTATCAGCACGAAGTCACGCTAAAAAGATTAGCACGGCTGGGTTTCTATTAACGGCTGATGAAAAGGTTAAATTAGATGCAAATGCAACAGTGCGCGACACAGTTGGACCAGACAGAGCGCACGTGATTACAACTGCTGATGAATTGATTTTGTTGTTGGAAAGCGAACTAGGGGAGTCTTTAACGGCTCCACCTAAGAAAGAGGAGGTCGCACCTCCTCCAACTCCAACTCCACCAACACAAACCGCTCAACTAACTAAGGAGAACACAACCTACTCTCCACACTCCCAAGCGGTATCCCCACTAACTCCGCAATATGGGGCAAATCCAGTTATTTCCAAAATGGAAACAGTTGAGCCTTCTAGTGGTTTCACACAAGTAGAGGAAACCCCTTTGGCAGAACCAATTCAAGAAGAGACTCCTTTACCCGTAGATGATGGTTTTGGTCTCACCTTGGAGGAAGAAGTTCAAGTCTTGCGTGCAGATAATGATCGTTTGCGTAGAGATTTGAAAGCTGCTAACTCAAATCAAGGTTCAGGGGTATCCTCAGAGCAACTTCAAAACCTGAAAGAGGATTTGGATTTAACTAAAGCAGAACTCGAAAATGAGCGTAACTCACACACTCGTACTAAAGAGACTTTGCAGTTAGTAGAGACGGATTTCGATAACAAGAAGATAGAGTTTGCTAAGTTAGAGGTTGCAAATGAGGACTTGAAAGCGAAACTTAAAGAGAGTGCAGTTGTTCCAACAACTCCTTTGAGCGTTCCAAGAAATGTTGAGATTTATGTGACGGCTTCAAGTTTAGATTTAGTTCCGTCTTACCAATATTTGTTGGTAAACATGAAAGATACTCTTGTGATTGACTTGTCACCTGAGAGTATTATGGACACCTTAGTTCGTATCACTAAGCGCAACCGTGTTGCTAAGTGGTTGTTAGGAGAGCAAAACATTCGTTCTCTTTACTCTCCTTATGATGAGATTAAATTGAGAGTAGCTGATGGTCTTGATTTGTTGACTTCTCCAAATGCTTTATTACCAGTAAATGTCTTATCAGAAGTGGATTGGGAACGCAAGTTTGATGATTTAGCTCGTTTAAATCGCCCAGTTGTTTTGTACTTAGGTTTGGAGACAAACAGAGGGGTATTTGAATTTTTGAGTCGCTTAGACAAGCAAGCTAAAGTCTTGCGTTCTGGTAGTCCATTGAGTGAGCGTTCATGGTCTCGTGTAGTTCGTCAACACGAGGGTTCTGTAGAGGAGGTGTCGATTTGAGTTCAAGAATGACGTTGTCTGTGCGTTTAACTGAGGAACAGTCAAATTTAGTTGATGTCCTCCGTACAGAAAAGAAATTAAGTAGTTATATTTCCTTGTTGTTGGGTGCTTTACTTCAAGATAGGGTATCCACAACACAATTTTTGCTTGGTTTATCTGACCAATCGGTAGCTTATAATAGCTTACAAGAGTCTACCATTCAAGCGAATTTGTATGAGAAGTGGTTGTCTTTGAAATTAGATGTACCTTTTGAAGATTGGGTTACAACTCTTCGTAGTGCTGAGATTAAGCACTTTGGTGGACTTGACATGCCTAAAGTGGATGTCAAATCGGCTTTGCTTGATTTGTTGGATGACTTAGGTTTAGAGTTGGTTGAAAAGGGTTCAACTGCACAGTCTTCTGAGGACAACCCCCAAGTGGTATCCTCAACTGAATTGGGTTCTTCTCCGTCACTCTCGCAAGAAGTAAACCCTCATGATTTAAAAGATTTGGTAGCAAGCATGGTTCATGAAATTTTGTCCAATAAGTCTACAAATCAAGGTGTAGAGCAACCCCTCTCAGAAGCTCCCACAGAGCCACTGGTTGCAGTTGAGACGATTGAGAATACAAGTACACCCCAAGAGTTAGAAAATGCACCAGAGGGCACGACAGCGCCTCAAAATGAGGTTGTAGAGCAAGAGGAAGAGAAAGTTAGTCAAGTTGAGGGGAAGTCATCAGCGGTATCCTCAGTTGAGGAAGAACTTCCGACCTCTGAGATTAGTCCTTTGGTAGATACTTCAGCTCTTATGAGTGGATTTGGGGAATAGAAAGTGAGGTGATATTCTATGAATGATCAAGTTGATTTATTTGGCGATGGTTCTTCAAAACCAAAATCAAACAATCAAGGTGGGTTTGGTTCTGCACCTAGCCCTCAAGGTGGTTTCCAAGGTGGTGGGTTTAACTCTAACTTTAACCAAGGTGGAGGTGTTCCTTTTAAGAACCCTCAACAAGAACCACCTAAGAAGTCACATAAGAAACTATGGATAGCACTTGGTGTTATTGTCACCCTCGGTATCATTGGTGCAGGTTCAACTTTGGCTTATAAGCATAATCAGAAAGTAGCGATTGAGAAAAAAGCGAAAGAAGATGCTTTGAAAGACTTACAAGATAAGATTTCAAGCGGTGTTTCTCAGTTTTCTTTGGCAGAGGTCTCAGATACCTCTGAAACAAATGGTATTTCCTTGTGGGATTTAAATTTGACCTATGTAAGCACAAACACCTCACGAACGGACTTTGTAGGTGCAGTTTCTAAAGCAGTAACCGTTGAGTTAAATGGTTCTGACGCTACGATTAAGTCTCCTAATTGGGAGTACGTTGGTTGGGTCGTCAAACATGTAGACCATGATAAAATCAAGGCTTTAACAAAAGACTTGAAGAAAGACTCTTATACTTACAAAGATGATTTAGTAGATGCTTACGCTAAGTACATCGCTCAGAATTTAGCGGATATGTTAGAGTACAAGAACGCTTATGTAGCTTCATATATGCAAGGTTCTGATATTCCAAAACCTTACAAAACTACAGAGGTTGCAGGAGCGGTATCCTCAGATAACAAGCTCACTGCTGAGTTCACAAACACTCTTGATAAAGAGGTCTTTAGTGCTGATAAACTGCACACTTCACAGGATTTCTTTGTGGGTGTCACAGAAGATAGCTATGGTGAGAAGAGTGAGAGTAAGGCTCACGCTGAATGGTCTGCAAGAGAGAAAGAACTTTCGACTTATATCAACAACTTGCGCCCTTACCTTGGTTTAAAAGCACGTGAAGTTAAACAAACCAAGAAGACAGATAAGGGTACAGAACAAGTAAATGTTGAAAACCCCAATACTTTCGATAAGTTAGACAATCCAACTTATGATAGTGCGGTATCCTCATGGCTTGAGCTGAAAAAAGTTGAGCCTAGTCCTTACACTTATGCAAATGGTGAGAAGAACCTTGATAAAGTCGTATCTTACGGTTGGGTAGGGTCAACATACATTGCAAGTAAAGAGAGCGATGCGAAAAGTACCAATGTTCATATCGGTTCAGGAAAATATGATGACCCAGTCACTTTAGGTACTCCATTTGTCACTAAAATGCAAGACACTTCTGGTAATTACCAAGATGTTCGAGTGACTGTGACTAAGGTTTTAGTAGGTGATGAGGCTATTAAAGATGTTCAAACCTTTAACGATAAGAACAAAGGTTTTACCAATGTTTCTGATTTAGTATTAGGAACTGTTCATTTTCAAGTGGAGAACTTGTCTGATAAGGAAATTGAGGTTGACTCTGAGTTTACGTTAGCGGATCCAGAGCAGAACCTCATTAACCGAACAGGTAACATGTATGGTCTTCCAGAGCGCTCGAAGATTGCTGCACGTGGAACTGCAGAGATGGTCGATTGGTTTAATACTAAAGAGACTAAGACTTTGAACTTGATGTGGGGCAAAACTTTTAACCACAAACATGAAGCAGTCTACATCAATGCTTTAGGTGATGAAATTTACGACCAGTATGGACGTAAGATGGAGCGCAATACGAAGAAACTCGTAGAAAATAAAGCCCAAGCAGACCAAAAAGCCTTGGAACGTTTGGCAAAAGAAGAGCTTGAAGCTCGTAAGAAAGCTGAGTTGGAGGACTAATTTATGTTTAAACGTAAACAGAAAACTCCTAAAGCTAATTCTCTTTCGGTATCCAATACTTCGCAAGCCAACAAACCAAAAGAACCCTTTTTAAAGCGTTTGGTGTCTTACTTTAAGACTCACAGAAAGACTCGGTTGTTTGTCTTTGGTTTAATTGGTCTAGCGGTATCTTTAGCTTTGCTATTTACTCTTTATAAGCTCATTTTGGTGTTGTTAGGAACCATTATGCAATTTTGGTTCCGCTACACTAGTAATGAAATTCTCTTGTGGGTCTTAACTTTAGTCTGTTTTGCACTCATTTGTGGTTTTTGTTACTTCTTATGGGTTCGTAGGTCGGAGTACCTAAAACGGGAAGAGCAAGAAGAGAAATTACAAGATAGTTCCGTTGAGGTTGATGATGATTGGTTTCAGTCAGATAGTGGTTGGAGCTAGGTAGCTTTGAAAGGTGGTATCATTCAGATGTTTCTATTTTTCAAACGTTGGTGGTCTTCTTTGCAAGATCATACAAAAGGGGCATTGATTTGCGCTATTGTCGTCTTTATTATGTGGTTTCTCTTTAGAAATTCCTTTTAAATATTAGAGGAACGCACTTCGGTGCGTTTTTCGTTTGACTTTCACTTAAATTTATGATAAAATAAACCTATAAAACTAAACATAAAGGAGACGATTATGTCTAAGAATAAAGAAAATGAAGCTATTGTTGAGTTTGAGGTAACTCCTCCGTTTAAATTGCTTACACAAAAAGATGGGCAAGAGATGGTTAAGAACAATATGTCTTTTATACACAACTTGTCAAAACGCAAGAACTTAGTCCCCGGTATCCTCACGGTTGCAACCATTCAAGACAATTCAGATGGTGAACTTTTAGGTGAGGGTTCATTGAACTGCGCACACGATCAATACTACATGCTTTTGGTTTCTGCAATAAGCACTATTCTATCTGCGATGGACGAACACGGTGCTTTGAAAAGTCTAGGAATTAGTACAGATGATTTAAGTTTTGAAACGTTAGGTTTTGTTGTTGGTGCGATTGAAGATAAGCTTGGTCTTGAAATTGGTGACACTGAAGAACTTAACCGTTTGGCTGAAAAAGATGAAAATATTCTTGACTTTTTGGACAATCATTATGATTCTCTACTTAGACTTGGTGGGGTTGAAGATGAAGACTAAGTTTCGGTATCCTTTTTATCCTTGATAAATCAACTATTTTGTGCTATACTAAATTAGAAGTAAGTGAGAGACTTCAACTCGGTCAATGATGCTTGGTGGTGCGAGCTAGACCGAAAAAGAAAACGAACACACACACTTAACAATACAGGGGAAGCCATGAAAATGGCTTTTCTTATTGACTTAACCACTTATTTGTGGTAAAATTAAATAAACTTAAAAATTAAGGAGTTAGAAAAACTATGCCAGAATTTAATAAAGCATTTGATTTGCAAGAACATAAAGATTTTTGGGAGAATCGTGGTGCAGAAACACTAGAACCTATGTCTTTCGTATCTCTTGCAACTTTTGAGCAAGACGATAAGGTAGGTTTTAGTTCAATCCGTGAGTCTCAAGTTCGTAGTGACTCAGTTTATGTAACACTCGACACAATGGTAACTGCCATTACCCGTATCCTTGGAACTAAAGAAACTTTCGAAAAACTTGGTTTGAACGCAGATGACCTCGTTAAGAACACAGTTATGACTTATATCGGTCAAATCGTTGAGAAACTACCAAAAGATGATGAAAGCATGCTTACCTTGGTTGAGGATAATGAAGATGTCCGTAACTTGCTTGATCTTCACTTTGCAAGCGCAGAGCGTTTGCTTGGTGGAAACGAAGAAGAAAAAGAATCGTAAGCCTATGAACAACACAGGTTCAAACATTTTGGAAACCCAACTTCTAATTGGGAAAGGAGTCTTAGAAATTCTCTTGGACTTGGCAAGCGATAAAAATAAAGAAGGCGCAGTCTTACCTCTTGACATGAACGGTAGAAAGTTCACTATCACAGTTGAGAAAGACTGACTTCCCCATGTACTTGTAATAGCTTGTACACTTATAATTCGAGAAAAGAAGGTACTTAATGGTCTAAATGTGCCTTTTTTCTTTTTTTCTAACGGTATCCTCTATTTCACAGTTCCAATCAAAGACAGGTTGGAACTTTTTCTTATTTTTCACTTTATTACTTGCAATTATTCTCTCTATTTGCTATACTATATTTAACAAGATTTGAGGAGAAGAATTTTATGATTGCACAATATGTCAACGAATTACCAGAGAATTTACAAGTATTACTTGCAATGCGCTCTGCTTTTCAAGTTTGGTTTGATAACAGTCGTTACTTGCAAAGTATTAGCGCAGAGGGTTTAAAACAAGATGGAGTGGAATGGTTCTGTACTTCAAATACCTTTAGTTACACAGTCTTAAGACAATCAGGACGTCCATTTGTGTCTTTGTATTTTACTGTTGCAAACAATGGTTTAGAGCTGACTTTAATGGCTCAAAACTACTATCACGGTAAGTTGGTGGGTACAAAAGCACTTGAGGGTGTTGCCTTTTCAGTAGAGGATTTTAAAGTCTTACTAGATGTTGTTCCTCAAACTGCTTATGTTTCTATTCTACGCTCTTTACCTTTCTTCTTTAGTTTAATTGGGTTAGAAACTCAGTTTCAAGCGTATCAACATCGTTTTGCGGTTCTCAATGGTTGGGTTGGAGGTTAAATTACATGGTTCAATCAGAAGTAGAAGTAGTTAAAATTAACTCATTGTTTCAAAAAGTTTTGTATAAATGGTTAGAAGGTTGTAGATTTATTTCGTTCAACATTGAGAGAGACACGCCTTCTTATGAAGTTTATATCAATAAGACTACTTTCAGTGTTACTGCATTTCGAGGTAATCATTATCCAAGTGTAAACCTTTCACTTATGGTAAACTCTCCTAGTCCTTCTTATGAGTATTGGGTCAATGGTGTTGCGGACTTTGATATTAAGTCTAAGGTTGCCTTCTTTGGTAGAGGGAAACTTTTAATGGAGTTTCGACGTGATAGTTTAGGTATGGACTCTTCCACGTGGTATCCGTATGTTGCTGAGATTTTAGCTCCTTTAAACGAGTCTCAACGTTTCACACTAGAGATGACTTTAAGAGATATTCTTACAAAGTTGGATAAAGAAGTGGAACGCAGAGCAGAATTTGAAGCAGAATTTAGAGAAAGGATTTCACATGGCAACTAAACAACCTGAGTTAATTGATTTGTACCAACGATTGAAATTGGTCGTAAACACTTGGATTGAGTTACTACCCTTTCAAAATTTTGAATTTAGCTCAGAGAGTTCCACATTTGCCTATACTATAAACTCTAAAGAATTTACGTTAGCAACTTATAGACCTAGTGGTTTACCAAGTACAACTCTTGCTATTACTAGACACTCTAAAATAAGCCACGGGGTATCGGCAGGTTTGCTTTTCTTCGCTACATTTCGCTCTTATCGTAATGGTAAAGTAGAGTTTGAGTTTAAGGGGTCTTCACTTGATGAGTGCAACTCTAACTGGCATGAATTTGTCAGACAGTTTTACTATCCGATAAGCAATTCGCAACGGTTAAATTTCTATGAATCTTTATTTGAGTTGCAACTAATTTTACAAGATGAATTAAATCGGTTGAACAAAGAGTTTAATCAAGTTGTATATTGGACTGATTTTAATGGAGGTGTTAAATGACAAACCTAAAACAATACACAAAAGAACAACGTTTTGCTTTAGTAGCAACTGCTTTGGTTGATACATGGGAAAAACTTAGAAAAGAGCTAAATGGTCCAGCTACGGTCGAATTTAATACTGACACCATGATTTTAAATATTGATAATCATGGGTGCTTTGTAAATGTACTGAGACAGAACTATTTAACTTGGTACACCTTTAGTTTCACGTTCAATAAAGATAACAAATTAGCTTTTGCAGTGACTCCGTATGTTAGAAACAACCCTCAATTTAATGAGGTTACACGCGGTATCTTTACTGCACACAGTGATTTTGAAAAACTAGCTTCAGATTTACCGTCTGACTATTTAGCTCCTTTTACAAATAACTTGTTGACTATTTTCAGTAAAGATAACACTTGGTCTAAAACATTTAATTATTTCTTAGCTAATTCAGTTCAGTTCATGCCTACTGTTAAACAGTTAGCAAAACGAAAACATGCAGATAAAGTAGACGCTAGAAAAGAATTAAGAACTACATTTCTTCGCATTTCAGATTTTTATAAGACTCTCTTGTTACATTCTAGGTTAGCGGATAAATTTTACTCTGTGGAGACTTCAAGAGGTAGTTTAGATATAACTGCTAGTGGCTTGTGCTATCAAGTCTCAACTGAGTCAGGTCAATTCTACACTTTCAACATGTTTAAAACAGTAGGTGAAAGAGACAAATATAGCTATAGTTTAACGAATGATAAAGGGGTTCTAGGTAGATTTACAGACTTTGGTATGTTCTACGAAGACGCAGATCGTTTATCAGGTTTGTGCCCTAGAGAAGATATGCTAGATTTCGTTAAGGAGTTCGATTCTTTGATTACAAAAGCAGGTCTTTGGTCTGCATACACAAGTTTAGGTTATGTGAAATAAAGGAGAGAAAGATGTTCCAAACACTAGACAATAGAACACAACTGGCGATTGCCCTTATGGCAACAGAGAAGGTTTACTCTAATTGGGTGGAAAACTACACGGTTTCTCAACCATTCAAACGGGATGTAAACGACAAGTTTAACCTTTACATCCAACCAGATGAGCTGACTTTTCATTTATGGCGCAAAGGTAGTGATTGCGCCTTTGCAAGTATTCTCATGCAACACCAATCGCAAGGTCATTGCTATATTTCCGTAGAGAACTACTTTAGGGGCATCGCTCGTGATACGCTCGACTTGAACAATCCTCATGCTACCTTTGATGATTACTTGAAACTAGCAAACAACTTTCCAGAGCAAGCAGTGGACTTAATTGTGAAAGGGTTATTTAAAGGATTTGAGACAGTTGGTTTGCTCAATGAGTTCTCTTACTATGTAGGAGTTGCGACTAACTTATTGGATTTGAAAGATTAGATTACATAAGGAGCGGTTGCTCCTTTTCTTTTAGCGGTATCCGATTTGCAAAATCTCGCTTTTTATGCTATAATAGTTCTCATTGAACGCCAAACGTTCACCAGTTTAGACCAAGATTAGAAAGAAAATAAGATGAATAATTTAGACATGTCCAAAATCGTCTGGGTGGTCGATTTTAACCACTTAGTCCATAAATATTTCCAAGGAATGCGTTCCAAAGGTGTCACTTTGTCTGCGGAGGTAGAAGTTGAGAGATTAGACTCTATGGGGTCTGTTTATACAGAAACAGTTGTAGTAGATACTACGGTATTGTCTGCTATGTTGAAATTCTTTGCGAACCGACTTTCAGGAGCAGGATATAACCCTATGGTGGTTTGTGCTGACTCTAAGATTTGGTCTCGCAAAGAGTATATGAAAGATTTATTGAAACGTGAGGGTAAAGGTGGAACTTATAAATCAGGTCGTCCGAAGTTAGCACCAGATTGGTGGAACTCTGCAGACTTGTGTTTGCGACTCCTTAAAAAGATAGGGGTATGTGTTTTAAAGAAAGACAACTACGAAGCCGATGACTTGATTGCAGAAGCAGTAAGAGTTGCTAAACTTCAGTACCCAAATAACCCAATCTGTGTATTGACCGGAGATTTGGATATGGTTCCTTTAGTAGATGAGCAGGTGTCTGTTTATATGTACCCAGCAACCCAAACCTACGCAGAACAAGGGTATCCCGAACTCAACAACTACGAACAAATCACTCCTCGCACTTACAAGCGTATGTTAGAGCGTAAGTCTTCTGTTAAGAAGTTAGGTGGATTCGCTGACTACAACACTTTGTTAGCGACTAAGATTATCCGTGGAGATAGTTCTGATACAATTCCTTGTATGAAAGGTTTTTATAGAAAGCCAAAACGCTTGGTTGATTTACTACAAAAAGTAGCAGAGGAAGAGAACTTCAAGGAGTTCCACTATGTACCATGTGATGTTTTCTATGAGTACAAACCAACAGGCAAGCGGTATCCTGTACTTCCGTACAAGCGCCAAGTTGATAGATATACTCTACCTAGTCTAGCCGAAGTTCCTTTCTCTACGGAAGGTTTGTCTCCTTTGTTTATTGCAAAAGATTGGTTTGTAAAGATTGAAGAACCAACTGAAAAGGTTGAGCAAATGGTTTCAGTTTTGATGAAACATGGTTTAACTGAGGAAGAGAGTCAGCAGTTTAAGGATAGATATAGAGCTATGAACTTAAATGGTGCTTTCTTGAATATGCGTGAGCCAAAACTACGAAGAAAACCGTATCGACTGTTAGAGCCTTTAGAATATGGTGCTGATTATGTCATTCCACCGTTGGACTTAGCTTTACTGACGGTTGAAGCTCTCAAGTTCCAAATTCACATTTAGATAGGGGATATATTGATGAAATATACGTTGATTTTCTCTCCTATGGAGGGTGAAGAGAAAGGTTTCGACTTTACGGTAGTAGATCGAGTGTCCTTTGGTACTTATAACAGATTACAAGATAAAGGGTTTCCGATTGATGAATTAAAAGAAAACACAATCTTGGTAGCAGTTTATCCTAATGTTGGCAGTCGATTTGATGGAGTTCGTGGTATGTTCACAAAGGAGATTGGCTAACAGTATGGTACATTTAAAAGTTTTTGAAGCTTTTGCAGGTGTAGGTTCTCAGCACATGGCTCTAAGAAATTTGGGAGTTGATTATGAGGTTGTAGGGGTATCCGAAATCGACAAATTCGCCCATCAGTCTTATGAAGCCATTCATGGAGAGACCAAAAACTTTGGAGATATTTCAAAGTTGAAACCAGAGGACTTACCAGACTTTGACTTGTTTACATACTCTTTTCCTTGCACGGATCTAAGTTCTGCTGGAAAACAACGTGGGTTTGAAAAGGGTTCAGGCACGTCTTCCTCTCTTTTGTGGGAGTGTCAGCGATTGATTGAAGGTAAGAAACCAAAGGCTTTGTTATTAGAGAATGTAAAGGCTCTTAATAGTGCTAAGTTCCGAGATGGATTCCACTCTTGGCTTTCCTTTTTGAGAGGTTTAGGCTATACGAACTACTGTGGAGTCCTTAATGCAAAAGACTTTGGACTTCCTCAAAATAGAGAACGCATTTTCGTAGTCTCTATTTTAGGAAAACACAAACCGTATCGTTTTCCGAACGGTTTTGACGATGGTTCCACTATGGTTCCCTTGTTGGGTAGTGAATTAGACACTAAGAAGTGGCACAAGCAGTACAACATTGACCGATTTACTTACGAACTAAGAGATAAGGGTATCGTGCATTACTTAGGTCGCTTTAATGTTCCGATTGATTATAAGTTAGATAAATTGAAAGAACAAGGTTTAGCGGACATAGACCCTTCAACCATTAAAGAGTCTATTGGCATGCGCACTCAGTGCCTTTTCCCGACGGGGAAAGCAAGCTGCATGTTGGCTTCTGATTATAAGTACCCTAAAACAGTTGTAGAGGGTGTAGGTTGTGAGGTTCCGTCTAAGTTGTACCCTTCAGCTGCAAGTGACCCTCTAGCTCGTCCATTTGTAGAATATGAGCGTGGTCTGTCGTCTACAAGAGAAGAACTCGCAAAAGACCCAAAGGTTTTGTGGTTGTCTGAGAAAATTGTAAACAAACCTCAAGGATTGTTTAACTTAGCTTTGATGTTGTCTGATAATCAGACAGAAGAACAGAAACCTTTAAGTGGTTTCTATTCTATGCGGTATCTGACTCCCGGCGAGTGTTGGAGGTTTATGGGGTTTTCTTATGATGATTATAGTAAAGCGAAAGCAGAAGGTTTATCTGATTTGCAGTTATATAAACAAGCAGGAAATTCTATTGCAGTACCTTGTTTAGAAGTATTATTTAAACGGATTTATGAGTCTTTAGAAGATTAAAAGAAAATGAAATCATGTAAAGTGAGGTGTTGAAGTGACTGTTTTAACTGAATTTAAAAACTTAGCGAACGGGTCGTTAAGTGTGGAAGAGTTTAAGTCTAAGAAGGTGCAGTTCAATCGGCACTCACTATTAGAGACTTTTGATTATTTGGCTGAGTATAAGTTACTTTGGAAAGTAATTGAAAGAGACGCCAAAGGTAATGAAACAAACCTAGTTGACTTGCTCTTTGAAGTAGTTTACCCAGAGGTAGCAGATGGTGTAGTTTTACCTGTTGGTTTCCATCAGTCTATGTCGATATTTAGAAACTCAACTGTTTCTTGCGGTAAAGATGATGAGTGTGTTCGCATGGTTTATGTGTCCTTGTTAGATTATGTAGAGCTTTATTTCGGTACATGTTATAGAACTGCTATGAAGATTAAGCAGTACCAAAAGAAACAAGCATTGGTAGAAGGTCACGAAGCAGTTGCGAATTTAAGAATAGGAGAAGTTGCAGGGTATCCACAAGTTTTACCAGAAATCCAAGTAGCTCATCAGGAAGAAATAGAAAGCGAAGACAGATAGATGGAAAGAATGGAAATTGAACATACTGATCGAGATAAGGTGTTGAAGAACCTTATGAAGTTCAACCAAAGCATTTTGAAAAAGAAAGATACTTTAGAAGGTGTGGTTGAACTTTCTTTGTTTGGAACAGAAGATGATACTTTGTCTGCTACTTCTTTTGTTGCTATTCTTAGGGAGAATTTATATCCAAGTTTTGAACTTCTATTGAAACAAGGTATCGGTTTATTTGATAAAGACAAGTCTCTTGAATTTTTTGGTCTATCAAAAGATGAAATCACAAAGGAATTGTTTTTCAATTTCATGCGTATTGTAACGGAGAGAGTGCTTACAAGCTTACAGTTCCAAGAATTTGAAGAAATAGAGAGAGAACATCCTCAAGTTCGAGATTTTGTACAGAACCACATGCAAGCCCTACTTTCCTACGGTATTCTTGGTCCAGAAGACAAAGATTTAGACTTAGAAGATTGAGATTTTGAACTCACACATAATGGAGTGGTATAATTTTATACTGCTCTTTTATATTGCTTTGTTTTGTTTTTATTCTTGTCAAATTAATCAAAATTTCTTATGTGAAATCCTTGCAATTTTTCAATTTTTGTAGTAAACTTAATTTATAAGATTTGAATTAAATTGAAGTTTTGATTGTTTGTTGTAGCTTGAAATTTAGTTGGGGAGTAAAGATGTTATCAGACAAAGAGTTTTGCCATTTACGTTTAGGTTTAGATACTTTGATTCAAGATTTTTTGAGTAGTAAAGTGTTGAATAAACACTTACCAAAAATGCCTATGACAAGTGATGGTAAGATTATCGGTTCGATTTATAACGATATTACAAGACGCAACCCAAATCTCCATTTACGTTTTTACAATCGAAGTAAACGGATGACTTTCCAGTTGGTTGTTACAAATTACTTAGATGTTTTAACTGCACCAACTGAACCTTATATTGTTTATGTAGAAGCAAATCGTTACGATTCAAGTGGTGAGATTACTGAGGTCAACCACTTTGAAGTTTCTTCGAATGGAAGACTTGAAGACTTAGTTGGTTTGTTGGATTTTATGAAGTACAACTACTTGGAGAAAACCCTTTTGCGGTATCTACATGAATTATACCCAAGTTTGAAGGAAATGTGAGGTTTATAGTTTGATTAAAAGACAATCCAAAGAAGAAAAACTAGCTAGAATAGCTGACAGATTACTGCGGTTGTATTTTCAACTTTCTCTAAGTTTTCAAAAAAGAAAACCCTTTGAAATACCATTCAAGCTAAAAGAGTTTGAAAACTATAACGGTTTGATAGAGTTCAGTAGAACTGAAACCGCAATAACTTTCGGTATCACTTTAATAACTTCAACTGGTGCTTCTTTACATCGCTTTGAAGTTACTCATAGTTTAGAGACTCCAGAGAATCCAATTAGTTATTGTGCCTTCACAAGTTTACCTTATAGTAGAGGTCAAGTTTTAGAAGATTTAAAAGTGAGTTTTACAACTCAAATTCCATTTGAGACTTATATTCAAGAGATGGTCGTAACAAGTTGCAAACGAGATAATTTACTGACTCCTTTAGTTGTTTGTTTGGAAAGAGCAAGTAATTTAATGGAATTAGAGAAGAATTTTAGTGATTGAGAGGTATTGTTTATGGTAGCAAAACAAGAGAAACAAGACGTATGTATTAGGAGTTTAGAGAAGTTGGCTGTTTATGTTCGTAAACTGCGGAATTTTGAGTTTAAAAGAAACTATATTGGTTCTCCCCAGTATGAACTTGTATTGAATGTAACTTCTACACATTCATTAAACGTTATACTTACTGAGCCACATAAAGGAAACAATGAGTCTGGGGAGATAAGTGTTGAAGTTGTAAGTAACACTTCTAATCTTATTCAACATCGCATTTGGTTAGCTATTGAACCTTCAGCTAACTCAGATACTTATTTTGGTTATAGTAGTCCTTTCTTTAGAGGAAAACCTAAAGAGTGGGAAAGAGTAGGTTCTATGTCTAGTGATATTTCAGCTTTATTTGCACCTAGACTCATTACCGAGGGTATCCAATCTAATGCAGTTTTAAACGTGTTTTATTTAGGTTTACCAGAGTTTTTGAATAAAGTTAAGAAACTTCCTGATTTAAGGTTTGAATAAGATAAAGGTCACGATTTAAGTAAATGAGGTTTAAAATATGTCTTATAAAGATAGAACACAATTAGTAGAAGTTTTGGATAATATGATTAGAGGTTTACACATTCAATCGACTGTGTTTCCGGAAGTTCCTCCTATGGTTGAGGTAAATGATCGTTTAACTTTTGGATGGGGTATCACTGAGAATTATACAAATTTATCTATTTCTTTTACTCTATACACGCGTAAACGTTGGAAACAACATTGTAGTTTAATTATTGGTTTACAAATGATTGAAACTGGGGATTTGTTGTATAGTTTTAAAGCGTTTAAGTATGATGTAGGTGGGAGAAGTTCTAGTGTTGTAGATGTTACATCCATAAACTATACGAAAGAGTTTAGTCGTTCTGATATTGTAGAAATAGTTAACTCTTTAACTGATGAGCAGGTTTTAGCTTACTTAGAAGGTTTGCAGTACATGAAGTTTATGTAACTGTTTAGTTAGTTGATTAAATAAAATGAGGTTGACATTATGGGTGTTCGAGTTTCAAGAGCAGAAAAGTTAGATTTTTGCTTACAGGCATTAGATAAGTTATATAAACAGTTAGATAAGCATTTTGATACGTTTATGGGATATGATATTCAGTTTAGTGCTGAAGGTAATTCTTTATACAATGTAGAATTTTCAAATATGTTTATGCCTTTGGAGAATACATTATTGGTTGATTTAAACTTTGATATTTATCGGAAAGGCACTAATACTTTAGTACATCGTTTAACTTTAAGTGAAGAAGCGGTATCTTCAAGTACGCAGGTAAATGGTACGGGCATTGATTTTTCTCCTAGTTTCATAGGTTTGAGTGTTCCTTGTTATAGAGGGAGACCACAAAATCATTTAGCTAAGCAAATTAGTGTTACTGATGTTAAATACTCTGAATTGATGGTTTTACTGAGTGCTATTCAGAAATCTGAGGTGCTTGATGCTTTTTATAAAGGTTTACCTAAATTGTTTACAAATATTCATGATTTTTGCGAGGTATAGAGATGACTTTAACGAAAAATAGACAAGCCTTAAATGATTATTTAGTAAATTTTCTTCGTAAAGAGTGGGAGAAAGCTCCTTATACAAATGGAGTAGTTTTTGACACTTCTCTTATGTATGAATTTCGGTTTCTGAGAGATGGTTCTGAGATTGAACTTGCTTTGTATACTTACAATGTAGGAAGAGAACACGTTTTAAATTTTGACATTGAGGATGGACGTGTTTATTGTCGAAGTATTCGTAAGGGTTACACGAAAGATGGTGAATACCAAGAAGTTCGTTTTAATTTAGATTTTGAAGAATTTAAAACTAAGAACTTAAGTAAGTTTGAAGATTTAATTGAATTTATCAGTTCTGATGAAATGGCACGTGTATTATTACATGCTTTGAAAGAGTTAAGAGTGGGTGTAGATTGATGAATTTAACATCTGAAGAGCTACGTCGCTTTGGGGCAGTAATTAACAGTTTACTGGAAGACTTACCTAAACTTACACATCATAAAGATGGGAAACTTCCTTTAAATAATCAGAAATATACTTACTCTTATATTTAAGATGTAAACCGACTTTACATTAGCTTATATTGTAATGGTCAAGACGCTTATTATTTTTACATTGAGCTAGATTCCGATTCTGACACTTATGTGATGAGAGGGTGGTCTTACTTTAAAGGTAAACCAGACAATTCAAACGCATTTACAGTATTTGTAAACTTGTCAGATAAGTGTATCACGCGGGGAGATTTAGACCTTATTATTGATTCTATTTCCTCTAAAGAGCGCTTTGTAAATCTATATACTACTTTGTGCTTAGTAGATCAAACAAATACGTTTCTTACTTGGAAAGATTGAGGTTTTGTATGGATTCAAAAGATGGTTTATTAGTGTTATCAGATGGGACTACTTTTCCATACAATCCTTACATTTTCAACAGAGACTCGTTCATTGCTTATTCTATTCAAAGGGGTGAGTGGAAAGTAACAGAGGAAGTTCTATTGAAGTTAGTTCCTTTGTTAACTGTAACTGAAGTTAATTTTGTAGGGAAGAGTCAAGTTGTTGTTAAAAGTATAGAAAACTTTCATGCGGAAGTGAAGTTCACAGATAAGAAGGTTACTTCTGTACGTGTGATTCAGTTTTTCAGATGTAAAAACAGAGGTTTTGAGTTGGTTCCCTATAAAACCATGAGAGGGTGTCTTCCTTGTGATGAGCTTCCAGTTTCGATTGAAGAGAGGGTTTCAATACTTTTATCACAATTAGAGATGGAACTAGGTGCTTTAATTTCTGTTATGTTAACAAAGTTTTATGGTTTTAAGTTTGAGATGGTTTTAGATTGAGAGAGGTTAAAAATATGAAGTTTACAGATAAAGAAGTGAAACGTCTTAAAAGATCAGTTGAGAGCATACTAGAAGAAGTGTCCAAGTTTGTATCTTATGAGGACACGCAAAGACCTTTAAACAATAGAAAATATACGTTTTCTTATAAAACTCATTTTAAAGGGTTCTACGTTGGGCTTTATTGCAAAGATAACCTTGTTTATTACTTCTCTGTGGATGATTATGGGGATGAATATAGCGTGAGTGGTTGGTCTCATCTTAACAATAAAATAGATACTTCTACTATGTTTACTATCTTTGTAAATAAAAATAGTTTGATTTTGGGTGGTTCTGAGTTAGATACGATTGCGAACTCAATTACGTCTAAAGAACGCCTTACGAACTTGTGTACTTCTTTAGATTTAGTTGTTTTGACAAATGATATGGTTAAGTGGTAGTTACAAGATCAGTTAAATTTGAAGTTTTAGAGGTCAGATGAATGGGTGTTGGTGAAAAGAAAGATTTATTAGCAGAGTTGCTGTATCGGATACATCAGCTACATAGCACAGGTGCTAAAGTGTATGGCTTGTTCAAAGTTTCGGATAATACTTATTTTGAGGTTCAAGATACGTCTTGGACTTACTTAGGAATTGAAGTTCGTATGGGACAGAAATCACATAGTATTTCATTTAATGCTTACGATTACAAGGTAGAGCGATTGAATGGTTGGTACATTGCAAGCAATAGTTACCCTAAAACAGAGATTTCTAACGGTTTATCTTATGAAAGATACGATAACCTTTCGGTATCCATTATTCGCAAGTATATTGAGAATATACCAACTGTAACTTTTGTAGATGCTTTTATTAAAGGCTTGAAGATTTTATTGGCTTACACATGAGATTAGATTAGGAGAGATTTTGAGTAGTTTAGATTTAACTTGCGCTTCCTTCTTTGCAGGAGTAGGGGGTATTGATTTAGGGTTTGAAGAGCAAGGGTTTAAAACGATTTATGCGAATGAATTTGATACAAAAGCAAGAGAAACTTTTGCTTTAAACTTCCCTCATGTTCAGTTGGATGGTCGAGATATTCGAGAAGTTCAAGCTACTGAGGTTCCAAGTGTAGATGTCATTATAGGTGGTTTCCCTTGCCAAGCCTTCTCTATTACAGGGTATCAACAAGGTTTCCATGATGAGAAAGGTCGAGGTACGTTGTTCTTTGAATTGGCTCGTATCATTGAAGAAAAACAACCTCGTGCTATTTTCTTAGAAAATGTAAAGAACTTGGTTCGTCATGATAACGGAAACACTTTAAAAGTCATTTTAAAAACTTTAGAGGACTTAGGTTATTATGTGACTTACCAAGTGATGAACGCTGCTGAATACGGTAATATTCCACAAGGTAGAGAGCGCATTTACATTGTAGGGTTTAAGGACAGAGCGGTATCCGAGCATTTTCAGTTTCCAGATAAGGTTGAACTTACAAAGACTGTATTTGATGTTATTGACTTCAAAACCCAATTAGAAGAGCAGTATTATTACAGAGAAGATAAACACTATTATCCATTGTTGAAAGAAAATATTGTGTCTGTGGGTAGCATTTATGAATATCGCAGAGGAAATACGATTAGAGAGAACAAAAGTGGTGTAGTACCTACGTTATTGGCTTCTATGGGAACTGGTGGAAACAATGTGCCTCTGATTTTGACAGAAGATGGGGAAATTAGAAAGTTGACTCCAAGAGAGTGTTTTAACACACAAGGGTTCCCTCGTTCGTATCAATTTCCAGAGAAAATGGCAAATAGCCACTTATACAAACAAGCAGGAAATAGTGTAGCGGTACCTGTGGTATCTCGTATTGCGAAACAGATTAAATTGGCTTTAGAAAGTGAAATAGGTGGGTCACATGAGTAAAAGTAAGAGAGAACAACTCCAACAAACCTTGGAGAAAACCTTTGATAAGGTTATTGGTTTAGCAGATGAAGTTAGCGGAGAAACAATCGAGGTTTCTGACAGATACTTAGTTTATGTAGAACTTGCAAAAGACTTAGTTTACCTTTCGTTGGAAAATAAGAAATCAGGTAAACGAGTTCATGATTTACACATTTCGGTATCTTCAGACTTAGATGTTTTCTTTTCAGGTAGCGTTTATAGGTCAGAGAGTTCTCTACCGGTAAGTACATTGGAACATATTGTACAATATGCTGCAAAAGGAACTCCACAATTTACACGTGGTTTTGAGATTTTGGCAGAATCGATTTCTACGGAATTCCAAGTGTCTTGTTTCTTGAGTGCTTTGGAAGAGGTAGTTAGTTAATTTTTATTTAGGAGGGTATAGTTAATGGTAAAACTAGCAAACAAACAGACAGTAGAATTATGGCACTACCTAAGACAAGGTTTTGAAGAAATGTTGAACTCTGATGAGAACCGTTTACCGGTGAAGTCAGTTAACCAAGTTTCTCCTAGCTATAAGTTTTCTGTGTTATTAAGTGAGTCTGTTTTTCAAATACGACTATTGAAAAATACACTAGAAACTAATTTAGATACTGATTTAGTTCATGAGATTGAGATTTATTACGATAGGGTACTAGGTAGATTTTCTTTTAGGGGTGTTTCTTGTAATCAGAAAACTGGAAAAAGGAAGGGTGTATCTACCGTAGCTTATTTACAAAATCTACTAGATGGGTATATTTTTAAACAGATTTTAACTGATTTGGTTGAGAATGTAGCTACAATTAAGCAAGTTGAGTATTTAAACTTAGGTATTCAGTTATCAGGTCTTGGTTTTGATGTGGTAGAGGGTTGATAATATGAGCAAATACAAAGGTTTAAAAAGAGACCAACTTGAAGAGTTGGTAGTAGAAAAACTTAATTTCTTCTTGAAGTATTTAGAGGGTCAATCTACTTATCCTATGGGTAAATTCCCTACCGGTAGTCCCTCTCCGCTCGGTGGTGAATACCTCATTTGGGTAGGTTGCTCTGAGGGGACGATTTCCTTTACCTTGCAAGACACTAATGGAGTTGATTATCACAACATTAAGATTGATAAATTTGGTGGTAGTAGACAAGTTGTAGAGATTGCAAGCCGACCTTTCAAAGAGACAGGAGGTATTTGGTTTGGTAAGTCTTTCAGTCTTCGTTGTGATTGGGATGATTTACAAATGAGTCCAACTATGTTCACCAAACAGTTGTTACCTTACATTCGTAAGAAAGACCAAGTTTTAGCTTATTGGTTGGGTTTGACTGCGGTTCAAGATTATTGTTGAAAGGTGTTAAGTATGGAAACTTTGTTTAAAAATAAAGAGAGACAAGCTCTCTTAGAAGAATTGTTTACGGTTTGTCAGTCTATGGCGAAACACGGTCTACCTGAGGATATTCAAAGACTTGTAAAGGGGTCAGCTCGATTAGGTTTAACTTATCGTACCTCACAGAGTGAAAACGCTTTGTATATAGATTTAGTTACGTTAGATAATCAAGCTCTTCAACCGTTTACCTTTCAAGTATATATTAAAGAAAATGCCCCTTGGGTGCATTTGTACTATGTAGACAAAACTAAAACAAGCCGAAAAGTAGATGTACCTTTGAGCGGAGTCAAAACAAGTTTGGCAGACTTAGTTAGCGGTATCCCAAGTCAAAGTCGCGTAGTAGCTTTTAGAGATGCATTGTATCTCAATTTGAGAAGTTTTGTTTATTGGGGAGATTAGATATAGAGGTAGTTTTTATGTTTAAAGGTTCAAGAGGTGTTCGTCTCCTATATAAAAAGAAAACTTGTGGTTATGACTATATTCAACCAGTGATTTTACCAAGTAGTGAGAGGGTTTTGGTCTATGGGAACACTTTAGAAGGTTGTCCTATAGCTACAGTTGCTGAGGTGGAATTAAAACGTGCAAGCGATTTAATTTATGCTCAAAATAGACTTGTAGAGATTGAAGGGTATCACCCTATGCACGTTGTTCCTAATTGGGAAACTTTATTGGGTTATTCTGAATTATTTGAAGATTAAGCAGATGTTGTAGATGGCTTTCAGAAACAAAGAAAAACAAGCCTTATTAGATGACCTCCTATACTTGTGTGATTGTGTAATTACCACAGGTAGTTTCAAGAAATCAGGACGTAAGCGTAATTTAAAAGTTACGCAGAAGTATGATACTTATTATGAGGTAGATGAGCATTATCCTAATATAGAAATTACTTTACTAGTAGGTGAGCGTAGAAAGGTTCATTCTTTAGAGTTAAACTTCCTACCTTGGAGGTTTGAGCATAATGTTCACCTTATGTCTTCGTATCTTTTAGATAGTTTTGACTGGAAAGAGAGTAATGTTTGGGTTAGTTTTGCAAACACTAAACAGTTAGAACAAGTATTAGCTGACTGGATAAACTCTATTCGCAGTCCTTTACAAGTGCAGCTTTATTTGGATATTTTGCAAAATCAGTTAAGAGGTGTTTATTATGGTGTTTAAAAGTAAAGTAAAAGAGTCTTTATATCAAGAGTTGAGAGCTTTCATTCTTCGGTATCAATCAGGACTTGTGCGTAACACAGTCAAACCTATGGATACTACTGATATGTTGACACGGCAGATTTTTGTCCACCTCAGAATTACTGAGGATAACGCAGTTTTAGTACATTTAGTAGACAAAGAGGGTTATCCGCTTTTTAAACTAGAGTTTTATTTTGGTGTTGCAGATGGTGTGAACTATGTAGGTATTAAATACAGTGACGTTGATGGTTTAGGTTCATTACAAACTTTTCCTTTAACCGATAACTTAGCTATTGATAACTTTTTAGTTCAAATAATTAAGTTTATTCCTTCTGAAACTTACATCAAGCATTATTTGACAGTGTTAAAAAAATCAAGTTCGAACATGGTTAGTATAAAATTAGTGAGGTAAAAACAATGGAAAATCAAACAATTTCCACACGTGGAATTCGTCTATTATTCGATGCACAAGGTTATGGTAAAGATTATGTTCAAGCAGTGATTCTCCCTGATGGTAGGAGACTGGTGATTACAGGTTCTACTTATGGTATGGGTGCTCCGCTTTCTGCTTTAACTGAAATTGAAGTGAAGCGTAAATCTGATTTAAAGTGGGCAATTAAAGACCTAGTTAACCAAGGGTATCAACAAGTTGATGGTTCTCGTATTTATGATGAATTGCGTGAGTTTGATAAGTTAATGCCTTATGGTATTTAGACTTTAGTAGGTAGAGAAAGAGAATAGGTGCTAATATGAATAACATTCAATTCCGTTTTGAAACCGCTTATGGTTATGATTTCGTCCAGTTTGTGATTTTGGATGACGGTCGTAAGTTTGCAATTACTGGGCAAATGGGTGTAGGATTTGCTATCTCACCTAGATACACGATTTATGTAAAGAAAAAGTCTGATTTGAAAGAGTTTTTAGATAAGGCTGTTAAATTTGATGGTTATATCTTGAAAGACAATTACAATGATAACTTAGAACTTCAAACTTATGAGAACCGTGTTTTGCGTTTTGGTACTAATTAGAAACTTAGGAGTGTATCCCCATGCGAAATTTTGCTTTATATAATCCAAGTAACGATCTATATGTGTCTTATGTAGCTTTCAACCGTAAGACTAAAAGTTATGACATTGAGTTCACACGTGATTTGCACTCTATTCGCTTTTGGAAGATGAAGTCAAGTGCAGAAGGACAAGCACAGCGAATTTTCGATTGGAATCGGAATTTGGCGCTTGAGGTGCGCGAACTTAGATAGGTTTTTTCTTGATAGAGAACTTCAACTTTGATTGAGGTTCTTTTGGTTTTATAGTTTGTTATTCCTTGACAAATAATACTCCTTTTGTTCTAATAAATACAAGAAAACATTGAGGTAGAAGATTATGCTAGAAACTAATAAAACGAATGCGAATAACTTTGTAGTTTCCCAAGCAGTAACAGAGTTGGTTGCCAATTCTATTTTGAATGAGGGTTTAACTTTACTGAAGGTTGAAAGCGGGGGTGTTAATGATGACACGCATGTTTATTACTTCTCAAACAATATTGGACACATGTTACCCACAGATGATTACACCGATAGAGAATTTGCAGTGAAACTAGTCTTTCTAAGACGTGAAAGCATAAAAGTAGATGAACGTATGTCGGAGCGTAACCTCTTTATCTACGGTATCGACAAATTTACTATTTCTCAAGCTTATACAGACAACGATGTAGCTGCAACAGGTTTCCTAGACTATCTTTATGAGCAATTAAACCATGAAACGCTTGCTGAGTTTTACATTTATGAGGAAACTTTGTTCACATCTTTGAATGATTTGATTGAGTTTCACTTAGCGAATAAACAATAAGTATAAAACACCCCTCTAAAACCCCTCAGATTGCCCCAGTTTCGATTTTAAATCTAAACTCGATAACTTATAAAGTTTGAATTTAAACTGGAACAGAGGGTGTTTTAGAAGGTTTTATTTGGAAAGGAAAAGATGAACAAGAAACTCGTAGCAATTTGGGCGCAAGACAAAAGCGGTATCATCGGTAAAGATAATCACTTGCCTTGGCACTTACCAAAAGATCTTAAGCATTTTAAAGAGACAACACTAAATCAAGCTATTTTAATGGGACGAGTCACATTTGGGGGTATGAACAAAAGACTTCTCCCTAACAGAGAAATTTTGATTTTGACTACACAATCGGACTACCAAGTATACGGTGCAACTGTTGTAACTAGTGTAGAAGATGTCTTGGATTGGTACGAAAACCAAGACAAAATTCTCTATATTGTAGGAGGTAGTCAAATCTATCAACTATTTGAACCTTATATAGATGAGTTGGTTATTACACAAGTTCAAGCTGAAGTAGAAGGTGATACTTATTTCCCTAAAGACTTTGATTTCTCTAAGTTTTCATTAGTTTCTAGCGTAGTTTATGAAAGAGATAGTCAAAATGAGTTTGATTTTGTGGTTGAACACTATGAAAGGGTATAGTTATGATAGTCGGTTCCTACATTGAGATTAAATATAAAACAAAAGGTGGAGAAATTCAATATTCCACTCAAGAAGTCCTCCAATTTGGTTATAGTGAGCGTTATGGTTGTCAAGTTGTAGTCGTTGATAAAGACTCCCCTATGTACTTTGCGTATCCTTCTGGGGATTTGTTGCTTTCGTTGAACTTTGAGTCTCAGATTGCAAAAGCTAGAGTTATTTCTTGGTCTGATCCTTACAAAGAACGTTATGGTGATTTTTACTACTAAATCGGCAAACTCCTTGATTTTCAAGGAGTTTTGTGCTATAATAAAACAAAATTTGATAGGCGGTTTAGATGTTATGACTAAGAAATATGTGGAAAATGAAGAGTTGGTAAACCCTTCTCGTTACACTCAGAATAAGATTGAATCTTGGGATTTCTCTTTGTACTCTTGTTTCCCTCACATGATTGCGACTGTGACAGAATATGTTATTCGCTACAAATACAAAGGCGGTATCCAAGATTTAGAGAAAGCTCGAATTTGGTTACATAAGGCAAAAGACTCTTACAATTACCTAGCTTTGTGTACTCCTAAATTAAGTGTTTCAGAATACCGAGAATTGGCTCCAAAAGTCAATGAAGAGAACTTTTCTGATTTGTCAGAAGAACAATTAGGTGTTTTGAGAACGGCTCAAACATTGACAATGCGTTTAGACAATGAGCGTATTTTTAACGAGTGTATTGAGATTATTGACAAGTATTTAGAGTTGTTGATTGAGGGTGAGAAAGAAGGTTCTTAACGTGCTTCAAATTTTATCCAGCGGTATCGTCATTTTGTACCTAACTAATTTTTTTGTTTTAGGATTTGTATATGCAATTCCACATTTGCAAACTAAGTTTAAGGTTTCTTCAAAAGATGTGTTTAATGCTATTCTTGTTACTATTCTTTACACACTCAGTTTAGTTGCATTGTTTTGTGTAGTGAAAGAGTTAGGAATATCAGAGTCTAAGTTGCTTTATACATTTGATAGCTTACTGTGGTTTTATTTAGTTTGTTTGTATGGTTATTTCATGTTGAGAGAGGAGAAGAAATGAACGTTTCAGAATTGATTGCTTATTTGTCGCAATTTCCACCAACAAGTTCTGTGGAATTGAAGATTTCAGGGTTTGATGATTCAGAAGAGGGTCGTTTGAACTTATTTGGGTTTGTAAATGGAGTTGTACAAACTGAGACAGGGTATCCACAGTTGATTGCAGACTTTGATACCGCAGAACCTTATGATTGGGGTGATTAAATTGTCCAGAGAATATTTAAAACATAGGTTTAACGCTTTCAAGAGTTCTTTAGTAGGTTCCTTTTTAGTTGCTTTACTTTCTTACTTTATTTTAACTATCTTAGTTAAATCAAGCTCTTTATTTATAGAGGTTTCATTTGCCTATAACTTTTTAATGCTTGGGTTGGTACTTTTAATAATTTTAGGTTCTAGTGTATTCTTTGTTTCCTTCTCATACATACTATTTGGTGATGATGTTCGACGAGACTTTTATGGGGAAGTTGAGATTAACTTTATGAACCTTTTTAATCTATACGTTTCTAAGGTTTTTCCAAAGGAGTTTAAAGATTCTGTTAAGTTTTTAGAGGGGTAGTATAGTGTTGTCTTGGATTTTATTATTGAGAGCAATCCATTTAACGGTTGTTGCTTTCTTTTATCTTACGTGCTTTACTTTTGCACTTTGGCCAGACACTAAAAGTTACTTTTGTTATTTTAGCAAAGTTCGGTTTACCCTAAAGTTATTGTTAGCTTTGTTTTACTTTGTTGTTTTCTTTGAGCTTCAGTCTGTAACTGAACTTTCCAATTTCCATATTTGGGTATTCGCATTGTTGGTTTTGCTCGATGTTGCTGAAATGTGGTCTAGGAGTTACAAAACGTATGGCTTTAACACGCTTAAGAAAACAATAGGTAAAGCAGCTTATTTCTTTATCTAAGAAAGGTAGGTATTTCAGTTATGGTACATGGGTTAAAAATTGCCCCTAACTACTTTGAGAAAGTTGTCTCTAAAGAAAAATCCTTTGAAGTTAGGTATAACGATAGAGACTTTAAAGTTGGAGATATTTTAAAATTGATGGAATATGTAGATGGTTCTTACACAGGTCAGTCTATTTATGTTAAAGTAACCTATATTCTTCGAGAGTTTGAGGGTTTACAACCGAATTTTGTAGTTCTCTCTATTGAGTTGATTTAGAGAAAGGATTTGATTATGAATTTCAACCCAGAGCTAAATAACATTTTTAACTTAGGTTTACTCATTGGTTTTGCTAGTCTTTGGATTTTCCACGTGCTATATTTTTGGATTCCTCTCTTTGTTCCCTCACTTCGTAGTAGCATTAAATTGAAAGATAGTGATTTGGACAAAATTTCAAATTTCACAATGGAAGTAGGGGTTGGTTTGGTTCTTGGTTTAGGTGTAATTTCTTCTCAATTTTCTGATTGGGTTGACACGGTTGGTTACATTTACGCACTCCTTTCCACTTTAGCTTTCTGCGTGATTTGGCGCTACGTTAAGGGTCACGAGGCGGAAAATGGCTAAGAAAAAGAAATACTACGCAGTAAAAACAACAGGTCAAATTTTTGACGATTGGACTCCTTGTGAAAGAGTCGTGAAAGGCGCTAAAGGTGTTGAGTTTAAAAGTTTTCCTACAAGAGAACAAGCAGAAGCTTATCTGAGAGGTGAGGAACCTATTTTATCCACAAATAAAACTTCTGAGATTGTTCCTTATGTTTCAGATTGTGGAATAAAAGGAACAATTAGAATGGCAGAAGATTCTGATCCACTTCTTTGGGCTATCGATGGTATTCTGTACTCGATTGATGGTTCATTCAATACACAAACTCAAACTTACGGTGGTGCATTTGCTTGCTATGAAAATGGAGTTCTATTGGATGCTCAAGCAATCGCCAACAATAAACCTCAATTTGCGCAGTCTCGTAATGTAGCAGGAGAGGTTTGTGGATTTGGATTAGCGATTGATGATGCAATAAAGCGCAAACTCACTAAATTAACAGTGGTTTGCGACTATGAGGGTATCTTTAGATGGACTGCACCTAAAACTGTAAAAGTCAATGAACAAGTTTGTTGGGGTACGTCTTTGAAGAAGCCTGTTGGAAAATACCACGCTTATTTACTGCAAAAGGCAAAAGAAAATGGCATTGAAGAGATTGATTTTATTTGGGTTCGTGGTCACAGGGGCTTAAAAATCAACCAAACCGTTGATAAGCTGGCAAAGAAGATTGTCGGATTGAAATAATAGAGAGAGGTGTAGTTCATGAAATTTGAACCATTTAAGTTAAAGATTGGTCGTAGGACTTATACAATTACTGAGAGCGATAATGTGTTATTTAATGGTGCATGTTATTTGTTAGTAAGTCAACAATATCAAAGTGGTTGGCAAAGGATTTCTCCACAATTATCGAAAGTTAAAGCTGAGAAATACATTAAGCAAGGGTATCTCAGGTTTAATTACAAAACTAATCTATCGGGAGCTTCTATGAATTATTACAAATTCACAGGTAATCCCGAAGAGTAAAAATATAGTTTAGAAGAGAGGTTTTCCTCTCTTTTTGTTGACAAAATTAAGTTATTTTGTTATAATAAGGGAAATGAATGATTTGAGGTATTTTTAAAATGGATTTAACTTATTTGAAAGAAGATGGTTATAATTTAGAATTGTTAGGTTCTTTCCTAAGTACAATCACTGAACCTTTATCTGTTTCTGCATCTTTATATGATGATGAGCTTACTGAAGGGTTTAAGAGAGTTGATTCAAATTGGACGCAATATCAGGTGTTGTATTTGGCTTTGAGTAAGTTTAATACTTTGTATCTAACAACTTCCACTGAAGGAGCAGTAGCATATATTCCAGTTACCAATATTTATGAATATTCTTTCCCACGTGATGGTGAAATTCGTAAGGAAATGAATCGAATTTCAAGAGATTATTTTAAGGAATTAAAACAGTTTGTCTTTAATCATACACACAAATTTAGTGTAGCATTGGCTTATGGTGGTATTGAAGAAGTGGGGCTTGTTTTTGCGAAAGAGAACAAAGGTAAGTAAGATTATGTTTAAACTATTCAAAACCAAAGAAGAACGAGATTTGGTATTTGTTTCAAAAATGTGGGAACGACCTAAGAGAACAGATAAATTAAAAGAAGTTCTGAGTTATTCTCAGACACCTTATGAGATTACAACTTATCTATCTGCACCAGAGTTGAATAAAAGTTTCCGTTATTTAAGAGGGATTCACAAGTACCAAATCCTTTATTTAGCAGTAGATGAAAACTACAATTTAGTGATAACAACTACACACTCAGGGTATCAAGCATGGATTCCGATTTCAGTTATTTATTCTGAGTTTTTCCCACACCAAGGAACTTTAAGAAGACGAATGGATAAGTTGGCAAATCGCCACCTTTCTGAGTTTAATCAACTTTTAAGTGAAGTTTCTCCTTTAGAGTTGAATATTTACAGCTCTAACTTAAATCGAGTTATTTTGAAATTTGATTACATGTAAGTTATCAATCATGGGTTTTCTCTCTCTTGCTAATTCACTCCAAATATGTTAAAATAAATTTACTTTGGCAAGGATTTTAAAGAGAAAGAGGTCTAACTGATATGGTGAGTTCGTTTCAACAATACGTTTCAAATAATCGCTTAGAATTAGTTCGTAGGTCTACTGTTTTAGAAGGATACATGCTTTCTAAGTTAGATACTGAAACTATTATAAACAAAGGAGTTGTGCAAAAACTTGGGTTTGTACAAATGAAAGAAGTAGTGAACTTAAATCGAGCTTGGGATTGGGTTTGTCAACCTCATACTTTCACCAAAACTATTTTAGAAGATTTACATGAAGTCATCTCTGATGAAGTAACTAACTACAGATATTTAGAAGGTTACTTTAGGTCTGAGACTTATGAGGTTAAAATTTCAGGTTCTTCTTATATTCCACCTTGTGTTAGTAGAAACGATGCTCTAAATGAATTTGGGTATCATCTTGAAAATTTACTTCATTTTCTCGGTTCTAATAATTCTACAGAGCAAAAAATAGATGAGTGCTTACAGTTTTATTTGTACTTAATGAAACGGCAATTTTTCCATGATTGTAATAAGAGGACTTCTTATCTATTTTTAAATTATTTATTTAATGCTTTCGATTTAGGTTGTATTATGTATTTACCTAAACTATCTGCAGAAGGTACTTATTTAAAACATTTAAAGAATTTTTATGAAAGTGAGGATATTCGTTATGTTAAACAGTTTGTCACTTACCTCAAAAAATACTATGTCAAACCTATATGTTAAAGACAATAAGGTCTACGATGATGCTTCACCTACTACATCTCTTGTGGAGGTTTCTCAATTAAGTTTACCTTCTCAAATTGCTTATTTTAGTGGGTTATCTTATGATTTGGTTATTTCATTCTTGTATAACAAACCTAGTTTTAATTTACCTTATGAAAGTTTGGCACTAAATTATTCTAAATTTAATTTAATTAAACAAGCCTTAACAACAGACTTGATAAAGCGACATTTCTCTTTCTTTAAAGAATGGTATATTCAAGTTTTTGGTAAAGGTTCTTGTTCTATTGAGACAAACCCTTTAGTTCAGTTTTCAACTAAAGGTAAACTAACCGTGAGTGATTACTATGGGGACTCACAACTTAAGTTTATGTAATTAGTAAAACCCTTGACATTCAAGGGTTTTTGTAGTATAATTTTACTATATTTAGAAAAAGAAAGATTTGGTTGTTATGTTTAAATTATTTAAAAGAAAAACCGAAGAGGAAAAGCAGTTAGCTTTTATTGATCAATATAAAGCTCCCTCTTACAACCTGGAGAAGTTGTGTGAAGTCATATCTTCAACACCAAGACCTTTTGAAATTTCGGAGTGGATTGAACATGACACTTGTTTAACAGGTTATAAACAAGTTAAAGGAAATATTTACCAAGAAGCTTACATAGCGGTATCCGAGGATGACTGTTTGTTTATCACAACTAATCGAAAGGGAACTAAAGCATATGCTCCTTTTACGATTATTTATAGTGTAGACTTCCCAAGAGAAGGTCAATTACGAAGATGTATGGCTCGGTTATCAAAGACTTATATGAGAGATTTACAACAAGTTCTTAAAGATAAAATTGACGTTGAAGTAGAGTTTCAAACTAACTATTTTAAAGAGTTCTTTTTGGTATTTAAGTGATTTTAATTAGAAAGAGAGTTTAGATTTAAAATGGATATAAATTATTGTAAATATTTAACAACTTTACCTTTGATGGTTCGTCCGTTGAGAGGTTATGGTTCTTGGAGAGGTATCTATTCGGAGCCCGCCTTGTTTTTTGATATGGATTCTGACTTTGTACCTATTTCAACATTAGCAGATGCCCTTGATGATTTAAGTTCTGGAAGACGTTTTGAGGGATATAAAGGTGGTCAGTATTGGTATGATGATAGTTCGCCTTTGCATTTTGAGAGTGGTTATAATTATTGTTCTGATAATCCCCTTTCAATCTATCTGTCACCAGATTCCGTTGCTTATTTAGGTGGTATGGGCTAAATTATGAGTTCTATTGAGTTAAAACAAGGCGACTGCTTAGAGCTTATGCAGGAAATGGAAGAGAGCAGTGTAGATTTAATTTTGTGTGATTTACCTTACGGTACCTCAGCTTGCAGTTGGGACTCTGTAATTCCTATGGATAAGTTATGGGAACAATACAATAGAGTTCTAAAACCTACGGGTACTGTTGTATTATTTGGTAGTGAACCCTTTTCAAGTGTAGTTCGTACAAGTAATTTAGCTATGTATAAGTATGATTGGAAGTGGGTAAAACCGAGAGGTGCTAACTTTTTAAATGTGAAATACCAACCAAGTAAGAACTATGAGGATATTATGGTTTTTAGTAACTGCGCTGCAAGTTACAGTAAAAAAGGAAATAATATGGAGTATAATCCTATTATGACTGAGGGTACTCCATACACAAGTAAATCAGGGAAACAGAAACAAGATAAGAATAACTCTACAGTTCGTTCTAAAATTGAGTCTGTAACAACAGTTAATACAGGTCAACGGTATCCTAAAGCCTTGATTGATTTCAAACCCGATAGCAAGAAGTTACATCCTACGCAGAAACCAGTAGCGTTATTGGAGTATTTAATAAAAACTTATACAAGTAAAGGTGCTTTGATTTTGGATAACTGTATGGGTTCAGGTTCGACTGGAGTTGCATGTAAGCGATTAGGGAGAGACTTTATTGGCATGGAGTTGAATGAGGATTACTTTAAACTTGCGAAAGAAAGGATTGAGGGTACGAGGGTTCCTTTGAGTGTTTTAGGCGATGGTTAGTGTAATTGAGTTACAACAAGGTGATTGCTTAGAGTTGATGAAGTCTCTTGAAGATAAGAGTGTAGACTTGATTTTATGTGATTTACCTTACGGGACAACAAGAAACAAGTGGGATAGCATTATTGACTTAGAGTTGTTGTGGGAACAATATAATCGTGTTATTAAAGACCGTGGGGCGATTTTGTTATTTGCTCAAACTCCGTTTGACAAGGTTCTAGGGGTATCGAACCTCGAAAATTTAAGATATGAGATTATTTGGCAAAAGACTGCTCCAACAGGTTTTCTAAATGCTAAGAAAATGCCTATGAAGGCGCATGAGAATATTTTGGTTTTCTACAAGAAGTTACCAACTTATAACCCTCAAATAACACAAGGTCATCCAAGGAAAGTTTCAAGTAAAAAGAGTCGTTCGGAGTCTGCAAAACGACATTCTGAGAAATCTTTAAAAGGAGAGTCTAATTATGGGGTATTTGCAAATGATATTGAGGGTTACGACTCAACTGAGCGGTATCCACTGAGTGTACAAGTTTTCGCTAAGGATCAACAGAAAGAAAACTATCATCCTACTCAAAAACCAGTTGCTTTGTTGGAGTGGTTAATTAAGACTTACTCTAATGAGGGGGATTTAGTTTTGGATAACTGTATGGGAAGTGGTTCTACGGGTGTTGCTTGTGTGAACTTGAATCGTAATTTTATTGGAATGGAATTAACTGAGCAGTACTTTGAGATAGCTAAGGAGAGGATTGAAAAGGTAGTAGTGGCAAAAGATGAACAAGAGACAGAAGAAAAAAGAGGGAGTCATTCTTCCCAAGAAGATTAAGGACTTAGTTCGTACCTACTCTGAGTTACACCAAAATCAAGATGAATTGGGTGGTACATTTTTGTATGTAGGTTTGGAGGATTTTGAAGATGTTGCTATGCCTAAGATGATTTGTACATTAACAGATAAGACTTCAAGTAAGGTTTATAGTGATTGTTCTGTTTTGTATGAATATGTGAACCGATTAGTAGGTGCTTTATTTACTGACTATTCTTGTGGTTTTATAGAGAATTGTAGAAACTACCGTATAGTTTCCAAGATTGATACAGTGGTTAACTTTGTAGAGCAAAACCCACCTTCGGTATCTTATTTTGTCTACCAAACAGGTTTTGACGATAACTACAACGGTACGGTTTACATTCCGTTGATGAATGGTAAATTTTTAGCCTATGACTTTAGTTGCTAGTGAAGAGGTATAGTTTGAGTGTATTAAGAGTAGTTTCTTTGTTTTCAGGAATTGGTGGTTTTGAAGAGGGTTTGCGTTTAGCAAATATTCCCCACAGAGTTGTCTTTGCTTCTGAGATTGATAAGTTTGCACAACAATCTTATGGTGCGAATTTTGATAGTAGTGTCTTAATTGGTGATATCACTAAAATTAGTGAGACAGAGATACCAGACCATGATTTGTTAGTTGGTGGCTTTCCTTGTCAAGCGTTTTCGATTGCAGGTCAACGAAAAGGGTTTGAGGATACTAGAGGTACGTTATTCTTTGATGTCTTGCGTATCTTGAAAGAAAAGCGACCAAATTACTTCCTTTTAGAGAATGTAAAGAACTTAGTCAGTCATGATAGTGGTAAGACTTTCAGAGTTATTTTAGATTCTTTAGCTGAATTAGATTATGTAATAGACTTTACGGTTTTGAACTCTAAGGACTTTGGTGTTCCCCAAAGTAGAGAAAGAACCTTTATCAGTGGTATCTATAGAAGTGAGAGTTCTTTGTATGAGGAAGATAAGTGGTCTTCTCGTATTAACAAGTTGAAAAAGGAGTTAAGTTCTGTTACATTAGCAAACTTAACAGAACCTCTGTTTCCAAGTTTTAATTTGTTTAATTCTTTAAAACCTAGTGATACTACATCTGTTTTGGAAGATATAGTGGAGCCTTTTGTAGACGATACGCATTATCAAATAACTAAACCAGAAGATAGGCTTTATTTAAAGGATTTTGAATTTGGTTTGACTTTACCTAGAACTAACTCGATTTTACGTTTAGGGTTGTTACCTAGGGAAGTACATAAAAACTTAGAGCAATATCGTAGAGTCCACTCAGTAAAAGGTTTAGCTCCTACGATTACTGCTCGGCAAGATTCTCCTCGAATTTTAGTGTCTGATGATTTAGGTTTAAGAGTTCGTAAATTGACTGAGGTCGAGTGTTTCCTAGCACAAGGGTATCCACTTGATTTCGTGGAAAACATTCAAGAGTGTGGTACAAGTAGAAATCAGATGTATAAGCAAGCAGGTAATTCGGTAAGTCCACCCGTTATTGCTGCTATTGTAAAAGCTTTAGTAAAGAGAGGGTAAGTTATGGTTTATGTAATTAGCTTAGAAAAACTGACAGATTTGCATTTGAATTTATGGTCTCATGATGTTTTATGTGGGGTATCTTCTGAGTCCTCAGTTCCTAAAGTTTTGTTTGATTTAACACTTGAACAATTTCCACAGGTTGTTGAACTCTGTGATTTAGATAAACTATTTTCTCGTTTAACCTATGCGTTTTTACATCGTGAAGACAATAGTTACTTCAAATATACGGTTGAAGTAGAGGGTAAATTTGAGGGAAACTTTTATGTAGAATTGATTCCAACATTAGGGTGATATGAGAAAGTAGGTGATGAGCCTACTTTTTATTTGACAAATTAGATTATTTTTGATATAATAAAGAAAATAAATTAGAAAAGGTAATGATTAAAATGAAACTAATAGAATTTACGTGAGTACCAACTTTGGTAATTGAAACCCCTCAAAACTTAGAAGGTTTGGTTCTTGATTTAGTTGGTAATAACAATATGGTACAACACCTTAAGTTCAACACGTTGAGTGAAGTTAGTGCTTACCACATTCAAAAATCACACTTAGAACGAGAGGATAAGGTTTATCTTTTCAATAAGGAAACATTGGAACTAGCTTACATTCCTAAACTTGGAGTAGAAGCCTTAACTATTCTACTCAGCACCAAGGGTATCCCAGTTCTCGAAACTCTCGAAGCAAACTCAGTTATTTAAAGGAGATTAAGAATGAAACTAGAAGAAATCAAACAGTACAAAGTAGGTTCAAAGGTTTTTGAAACAAAATACGAAGCAGAAGTTTACTTAAAAGAACAAGAAATAGAAGAGATTCGCCAAAAGGAATCTCAGGTAGACTTTCCATTAACTCCATTTAGTTATTACGAAAATGTTGTAACTGTGGATGACCGTGGAGGTCTTACAGTTAAAGCTCGTTGGTTTAGTTTAGATGATGCTATAGCTGCTATGGAGAACTATGCAGACTTTTGCAGAGAAAAGGGTACAGGTGCTATCTATAAAGTAACGGTATCTTTATCTAACAACACGTCTCGAGGTACTGTTTCAGTTCATAGAGAGAAAGTAGTGGAAAAGTAGGTAAAAATTAAATGAACAAACGAATTAAGCGAAAACACGCAACAAAAGAAAACAAAAACATGATGGATAGCACCTTGAAGTATTTAAAACACTTAGGTCTAACACCATTTAATATTGAATATCCCAACGGTTACTTTGTTTTTGAAAATAAAAACTCTTATGAAATGATGCACTTCCAACTCAAAGAAAACCCACAGTTTTTGTTTGGAGTATGGTATAAAGAGTTTAATCTTAAAAATCCAGATCGAGTAGTAAAATTACCCCTTATTTTTGGTGAGCGTTTGAGTGTTTTGGATAAATTCAAACCCTCAAGAGCAGAATGGTCTCCTTTATACAACAACTACCTCGATAAAGACTTAGAGTTTGAGTTATCTGATTATTGGTCTACTTTAAGCTTGCTTCCAAACTTTGTAAAAACACCTTGGAATTATATTCCGGGTGAGACAGAAGATAGTTTTAAAGAGCTTTCAGAATATGTGGAGCTGAATTCTAAGTACACTGATGAGGTTTTGCAAGAAGTCTATAAGAAAGTTGAAGTTAAGTTCAAAGAGTTGGGTATACCATTGGGTATCCTAGTTTCCGACCCGTTTTGGTCTCACAAGAATCTCTATTTGATTTTTGAAGATGGTATACCCTCAGATCGGATTTACAAAATTTTTGATGATTTATATAATTTTGTTCAATTTGAGTTAACGGATATAGTTGAAGAACTTTCACGCCAAGAACCTTACACAGAGTATGTTAGTATCTACAATTCAGCATTTAATTGGCACCAAGACTATTTTTGGTTGAGTGACAAAGATGTACTTGAAAAAGCTAAAACTATGTCATTCATGGAACTGAACAAACAATTTAAGAAGATGAACTTGAAAGGTTCCGACTTTATTCGATTTATTGGGGGTTAAGCTATGGAAAAGCGTTATGACAGTGAAGTCTTTCAGATTTTACACTATTTCAAAAATTACTTAGACACTAAGTCTAGGGTAGAACTACGAAAAGCCGAGGTCTGGGTATCTTTGATGAAGAAGTCGGTTGATGAACTTGAACTTTTCTCTGAGTTTTATGTACCAGACTTTTATCGTTCTATTTTGTGGGGATTTTTAAAAGAGCCACCTATTGAATTGACGGGAACCCAAGTATCTTTGATTGAGCGAATTCATGCAAAACGTAGAGTTTCTAATTATGATGACTATGTTTTGTTAGCAAATTTGTTGTCTGACCTTTATATACAGTTATCAAATAGTTAAAAGTTAGAGGACTACAAGTCCTCTTTTCATTTGACAAAATAATTTAATTTTGATATAATAGAGAAAATAGAAAAGAAGGTTGCGATATGGTAGATTACACAGTAAAACGTTACTCAAAGGAATTAAATTGGGCGATATACAATGTATTAGTAACGATAGATAATTTTGATAGAAACTATCCTTATTATGATGTGTCTAGGATGGTTTCGTCTTTAACAGAACTTGAAACTTTAGTTAATTCTATTGTTGTTTTCCCCGGTTTGGAGATTGAGTGGTCTGATTACCATGAAAACCTAGAAAAACTTATTTTATTTGATTCTAGGGTATCTTTAGAAAAACGTTTAAAGAGTTGGTATATTTTCAAGTATAAAGGTCAACGTACTTTAAAGTTTAAGAGAGATTTGGTAAATTATTTAGAAATTTTACGCTCTGTTGTAAATAGTTTTGTAGAGTGGAGTAATGGGGGATATAAGTGGTGAACACATTAGCAATAAAACAATCAGATATTCAAGAGCTTTTACACTATGCTCAACAAAATAAGGTAGATTTTTACATTGCAGGTTCTAAGAAGAACCCTTTAATAGCCTTTTTGGAGAAGTACGCAAATAACTTTACTTACAAGGTTTATAAAATTGGTGGTTTAGATTGCACTAAGAAATCAGATTTTAAATCTACTTTTTACAAAGGATTCTGCACATTTGAAGAGTTTCAAGCAGAACGTCAACGTTCTAGTTCTCCTAACTATGGTTTAACTGAGATTATAGATTTTGAGGACTATTCGTACCTAACAAGAGATGAAGTAGGTACTTTCCTTATTGAGTTCTACGACTTCGGTATCCAAAACTCCAACGAGTTTGCTGAGGTTTCAGTTGCAGATTTAGAAAGTTTAGTTGGTTTTGCAGAGAATAGTGGTACTCCTAATTACATAAAACATGAAGATGGTAGTTTCGCCTTAAATGTATTCTTCGCCTTTGTTTCTGCTTATACACCAAGGGAGTTGCATTTTTGTTCAGTAACTTCTACTGACAAGTCAACAGGGTTTGCTACTAAAGCTTTTTCTCTTATGTCTTTAGCTAAGTTTAAAGAACTTTGGTACAAGCTAGACCGAAAATATGAATGTGATTGTGATTGGGATTGCAACTGTGACTGTGAAGGTTACAAAGAGGGTTATGATTTGTTTCCTATTCGCAAAGTTAGAAAGTTAAAAGAAGGTCACACGTTTGAGTTTGAAACACCTACAACTTCAGATAAGTATACTCATCGGGTATCCTCACCCTCTGATTTGTCTTAACTCGCTCGTAAACCGTCCTAATTTGCTCCAGTTTCGTCTCAAATATCAAAGAGGTATAATTGCACCTCAAAGATTTAAAACTCGATACAGAGCAAATTAGAGCGTTTAAATTTGATTTGATTATTTTGGAGATTCTATGTTTTCACATTCATTTATTTCTATTGATGAGGTAGTAGAAGAGTCTAATTTATTTAGAATTTTAAAGAATTTTGGAGCTGATTTAGTTGATAGTTCTGCTAAATCTTTCTCTTTTGACACCTCTGGTTTTAGCACCTATGTAACCTCAAACAAGTACATCATTCGGTATCTAGGAGAAGAATTTGCCTTATCTTACTCTACTGTGGAAGAAAATGTAACTGAGAGTGGAGGATTAAGTTTGTCTAAAACCTATATTTGTGTATTGACTACTGAGACTTCACTTGATTTATTAGAAAAACTAGCTCAGTATTTCAATGTCTCTATTGAAACAGGTGACTTTCAGAGCCTAGACCTCTCGAATCGGTTTATCCGAAACTTATTATAATCTTGAGTCTTATATGTTAAACAAGCCTTGCGCTTGTTTTCTGTTTATGATAAACTAAACTTGTTGAAATGGAGGTTTTAACTTGGAAAATCTTGATTTAATAGATAAAATGCGCCTAATTCTAAAGCATGAGGTTTTGTACTTTTCGTTGGACAAACCAAGGCAAAAAGAAACGCTTGATGCTTTAAATTGGCTTGAGTCTGAGGAAAATTGTCAATTAGTTTTAAGTGGCTCTATTCATTTACCAAAGAGGGTTTGGTCTACTCGTACCTTTGCACAAGAATTAGGAGAAGAAGATGTTTTTACCTTATCAAACGTTGTCTTACACTAAGATTTTAGAGAAGTTAAATCAACTAAATTTAGAACTAGAACGTCAAGATAAATTTGCTAAAATTTTTGTCACAGGTGGCTCTGCGGTATCTTTACTTTCAGGTGGATATAGAGAAACTAGAGATATTGATTATATTGGTTCTTTACCTTTGACGGTTGAACAACTACAAACTTTTCAACTCTCTAATGATGTCGAAAAGATTTTCGTAGTTCCAGATATTTCTGAGGTTTCCTTTGATAAAGAGTTAAACTATTCAAACTTAACTGTTCTTGTCTTATCCTGGGAGGACTTAGCAATCATGAAGTTCTACTCCACAAGAGAAAAGGATTTACAAGATTTAAGTAACTTTATCCTACCGAATATTTATGACTTTTCTAGGTTGAAGACTCGTCTTGATTACTATAAAGCAAACTATATTTTCGATATAGACAATCCCGATTTGAATTTAAACCAATACATCACTATTCTTGGTGAGTTGAAACAATCGCATCATATCTTGGTTGTAGACTCAACTAAGACCTTAGAACAAGTCCTCAAAGCAAATCGTCTATACAGTAAGTTTTGTAGATTTGCTGAAACTTATGTTATTCCACTTAACCTTGAAGTTTGGCTCTCCACTTCGGTATCTTTCTGTATGTCTGACTACGGTTTTGCTGAGTTCTTCCAAGCAGCAACCTCTTATCAAATTCGTATTTAACTCAACCAAGAAAGTCATTTTTCCTTGACTTTCTTTTTATTTTTTGCTAAAATGAGGTTATAAAATTTTTCATAGAGGAAATATTACTTCATGTTAAAACAGAACAAGAAAAACCCTAGTATTTTAGGTCGAAACTGGCGCAAAGAATTGGATCAACAGTTCGCAAATTTACCTCGAAATGTAGAGCAAGAGAAAATAGAAATAGGTTGTTTAAGTGCTTGCTTTAAACATTTCGCTGATTTTGAAGTTAAGGTAGTGTTGTCCGCATTTGGATATCATTTGACTTTTGATGGTTATCGTTTTATACCAGAAGCTGAGGTTTCACTATTGCATACAGATAAAGATTTTTATTTGGAAATACAAACTTTTTTTAAAACTTTTGAATTTACTAATTCTGAGAGAGCTGAGTTGTGGTTACTAAGAAGAGCTGAAACTGCTTACTTTATGAAAGCGAAGTTAGTTGAAAACTATTTACTTTCCTTAGTTGTAATGATTCGAACTGCTAAATATAGAAGTGAGGTAGTTAACTAATGGCAAATAAACTAAGAGAAATGGGTTCCTTGTCTGCAGGAAAACGTGAAGAAAACATTTATAAGGTTTTTGCTTACTTGCACACAAGAGAGCAATTCCACCCAGTAGCTTTAAAGAGTAAGGTTTTAGTTTCAGATAGAACAATCTTATCTTATTTGAACCAAATTCAAGAGGCGCAACTTTTAAACGAGTCGTATCGAAAACGATTATTAGAATTGAAAGCAACTGAACAGTTCCGACAAGGTTCCAAAACGGATAAAGAGTTGTCTATTTTGGACCAGTTAGAAAATAAGTGGTTAGCTTTAGCAAGTTCTGTTGAGGGTATCTCAGAAGAGCGTAAGCGACAGTTAGAACAGTTTGTGTTTACACGTGAAACTGAATTAGAAACTTTGTGGCAGCGACTAGAATTTTCGATTTTATTCTTTGAGCTGATGAAAGGGTAAGTTAAATATGGAAGATAAATCAATTGAAACTATTCCTTTTGAAGATTCAGTCGTAATTGAAGAGCCAACGTATAGTTTAAGTTCTTTTTATTCTTTGTGTGAACGTGGGTCAATTACAGGGGTTTATATGGGTATTTGCCTTTTCTTGTGTATTTTACCTATTATATTACCTTATGTTCTCTATGGTTCTTATTTCAATTTATATTTAATCGGTTTAGGTCTACTTGCAATAGACACATTTTATTTAGCTAACAGTCGAAAATCTTCAGACAGTCATGTTAAATTTCAAACTTTTGTGACTTTAGTGGTGATGATTACATTAGTTGGTTGTGGGTTGAGAGCTTTTAATTTTGATAAGCACGTTCAAGTAGATTACTATAATAGAAGTGCTGAGTATCCTACTGATATTATGAAAAAAGACATAGAAGACCCTTTTATTGGAGATATGAAATCTTTCACTATTTCAGTAAAACCTACAAGTTTTAAATTTAAAGGTCCAGACTTTGGTGGTTTAGCGGGTGAACTTCGCAGTGGTTCTAACGAGTACCTTAAAGGTTCACTTGAAGACTTTAAACCCTTTACGGTATATTATGGTTCAGATGCTCAAGGTAAAGTAGGTGATATTAAAGGTAAACGCACAGTTTACGGTTGGTTTGGTTCAACTTCAACTGATTTTGTAATTGAGTTAGAGAGGTAAATAATATGAGTAAACAACTTATTGTTTCCTTTGATGTTTCGTCTATTTTGATAACGAGTGAGTCTTTAGCTAATTCTTTCTTACACGCATTTGATAAAGAACTTGAAATACCTCTTCCTAAACTAGAGAGTTTTAGAAGTGCTGAGATTGAAAAGACTTTAAATTGGTTAGAATTTCACTACTTGAATGACTTATTTTTAACTAAAGATGAGCTTTACTTCTTACGTTATGTGCATTTTAATTTATATAATCTTTATCAAAGTGGTGCACTAACTGAGGTTCATTTCCGAGTTTTACAGAATGATTTTACGAATGAGATTACAGTTAGAAAGTGAGAAAACATTGACACAAGAAACAGAACACTACAAGGCGATAAATTGGAATGCCATAGAAGACGTAGTCGATAAGGCGACTTGGGAGAAGTTGACAGAGCAATTCTGGTTAGACACTCGTATTCCTTTGTCTAATGATTTAGATGATTGGCGCAAGTTGTCTGAGAAGGAAAGAGATTTAGTAGGGAAAGTCTTTGGTGGGTTGACCTTGCTAGATACTTTGCAAGGAACTGATGGGGTATCCGCTATTCGCCCAGATGTTCGAACACCTCATGAAGATGCAGTTTTATCGAACGTGTCTTTTATGGAACAGGTGCACGCTAAATCCTACTCCTCAATCTTCTCTACATTGAACACCAAAACTGAGATTGAAGAAATCTTTGAGTGGACTGCAAACAACCCTTATTTGCAGAAAAAAGCAGAGATTATCAAAGAGGTTTATGACAATGGAACCCCACTTCAAAAGAAAGTAGCAAGTGTCTTCCTAGAGTCTTTCCTTTTCTACTCAGGTTTCTTTACTCCTTTGTGGTACTTAGGAAACAACAAACTTCCTAATGTAGCTGAGATTATTAAGCTCATTATTCGAGATGAATGTATGACAAAAGACCAAGAGGTGCTAACACCTAAAGGTTGGGTATCTGTAGCCGATATTCGCCCACAAGACTTGGTCTTGCAGTTTGATAAAGAAACTCGCAGAACGAATTTTGCACCTGTTTCTACGATTTCTACGGACTTCGCGCCTAAGATTTATCAGTTTAAGTCTAAACTTGGTTATGTTGATTTAAAATGTACACCTAATCACAGACTTATTCGTAAAGCCTTGACAAGTAATAAATTGATTACTCGTTCAGCGGATTTAACTTTAGGTAGCAGTTCTTATTGGTTACACCCTACTGAAATTTTACCTTCAAACTCTAAGGTTGAGCCTTTATCTAAGTGGGAAGAGTTTTATATTTGTCTATCTAAGTTTGGAACCGTAGTAGAGAGTGCTTTAAGTAAACATTTAGTATTGAGCAGTAGTAAACCAGAGGTTATTGCGAAGATGGAAGATTTGTTGGAGTCTTTGAATATAACTTACAAGGAATATTCTTATCCTGAAGGGAATGGTACTGTAATGCGTATTTCTAGGTTTAACCAATTTGGTATCGAAGAGGACAAATTGAAGTCTTTACCTAAACGTCCTTTGAATGAAGTAGACTCGAAATGGTGCTTACAATATTTAGAAACACTATTTGATTGGGTAGGTGCTAAATGTAGTGATAACTCTTATAGGTACTGTTCTATAAACAAAGAGAGTGTAGACTATGTACAAGCTTTGTGTAGTTTATTGGGGTATAAAACTCGTATTCGAGAGTTTGAAGACCGATCTCCTTTTAGTGCAGAGGGTCTTGTTAATTATTCTTTAACTATTCTACCAGAAGGTTCTACAAGCTATGGTGCTGTGGTAGCACGAACTGAGCTTGAAGGTGAGCAGATTTACGGTATCCAAGTTCCGTCAGGATATTTGGTAACTCGCAGTAAAAGTGGTTCTGTAGTTGTGACTGGAAACAGTGTTCACGGTACTTATATTGGTTATAAGTTCCAATTAGCCTTTAATGAGTTACCAGAAGAAGAACAAGAAGCGCTAAAAGAATGGATGTATGACTTACTTTACACTCTCTATGAGAACGAAGAGAAGTACACCGAAGAGTTATATGATGAAATTGGTTGGACTGATGAGGTTAAGACTTTCCTTCGCTACAATGCCAATAAGGCTCTTATGAACCTAGGACAAGATCCACTCTTCCCAGATTCAGCAGATGATGTTAACCCTATCATTATGAATGGTATTTCAACGGGTACTTCCAACCATGATTTCTTCTCGCAAGTTGGGAATGGGTATCTTCTCGGTCAAGTTGAAGCTATGGAAGATAGCGATTATATGGTTGGTTTATAAGAAAAAGAGTCAAGATTTATTCTTGACTTTTCTTTTTATTTTTGCTACAATAAACCTATCAAATTACATGAGGTAAAAACAAATGGCAAATGATACAAAAGCGGCTCTTTTAGGTCATGTTTCAGTGCATGAAATTGTAAGTGCATTAGAGTATGTAAGTAGATTTATCGGTGATTTATCAGTTTTGAATGTAAACGTTATAGTTGACAAACCTACTAATCATCCAAAAACTACAACTGTAAACGGCCTGTCTTGCCCTATTTTATATCGCAACGGTGAAGATTTCAAAGAGTATGGTTTTATTGATATTTCCGTTAACGGTACTACTCGTAACATTTTCTATCACTATAATTCTCGGTTCATTTTAGACCCAGAGGAAATTGAAGCGAATTTGGATTGTGATTTACCAGAGTTTAATCAACCTATTACAACTTTATCCTTGGGTATGGACTCTGTTGCGGTGAGTGTTTTAACAGGGTTGGCTCGTTATTTTGGTGGTTACATTGATGAAGATGATTGTGATGACCAATACTATCATAAAGTTTTGTAAGAGTATACTTTTCTCTTGACAAAACGTTCAAGTTGTGCTATAATAAAAACATAATTGGCATAAAGGTGTTCCTTTTGAACTATTTTAAAAGCTGATGAATTTACACCTCGCCTAATTGAATTGGTTGCACAAAGTCGTTCCTTTTCTTAGGAAATATTTAATAATCGTAGTTTGCAGAACTCGCTAATATGAGTCTCCGCTGCTATGATTGGTTTATTACGACTCGCAGAAGTTAGCTCTAGATCACTTGGTTTAGGGCTTTCGTTTTGGAAAAATAGAAAGACGTAAGTTAGAAATGAACTACGCACAAATTGAAACTTTAGCAAAATATTTAAAAGTTGTAGAAAGCACAAAAGAAGTAGGAGACCTTAAAAATACTCAGTTGTGTTTAACTTACGGTATCCTCGTAAACCCTTTGGAACCAATTTCTAAGGATACTGCAGACGCTTTAATTAAGCTCTATGGGGTTGATTTGAGAAACGCCAATGCTACTTTTTATGAGAGTTTCGAAGTTCGTAAAGGTTTAAGTTGGGGAGAAGTGGTGTTTGACCGTCTTTGTCATTATGTAATGACTTATGGTGGTCTGAAAGAGTTTTTCGGTACGGACTTTATTCCAAATTCTGAGGAAAAAGCCTTTCAAACTGCTTTAAATACACATCTAACCACTATTCAAATTAAGTCTTACATGGAAGTTCGAGAAGACTTAGGAGCTTTCCTAAATCAACCTTTAGCTCTACCTACAAGTGATATTTCAATTTTGGCAGACTTGGTTGAACATTACGGTATAGAAATTGGAGAGAAAGCGAATAAAGAACTTCAGATTGAGTTTGGGTATCGCTACAAGGTTGCCCCTAAAAACCCAGAGTTGTTGGTTCGTTTGTTGGTTCGTACTCTTTTAGGTACAACTGACTACTACAAGAACAAAATGACTTTCAACCATTTGCGCCACGAAGTTCAATACTTATCAAAAGACAAGACAGACTTGATTGTGTCTTTGGTTAAAGACTTTGTTTCAAAACAAGGTCTCCAACCTTTAGCAGATCATTTCAGACCAAACAAGCAGTTGTGGTTGACCTTACGTAAATTAGGTCTCCAAAAAGAAGTAAATGCTATGAAGCGTTTGTCTGAGGTTTCTCGTAAAGACCATACCTTTAAAACTCTTTTGAAGGACTTCCCTAAAGACTTGAGCGGTATCACAAACTATCAGCTTATTCGCTACTATAACTATTTGAGTGAATTAGTTATCTTGGTTGAGGGGGATTATCAAGTTTATCGTATTCGTAATGGTAAAACTTATGTAAAAGCCTTAAAACAAACTCCGATTAGTGGTTTAGCGAACCATGTGGTTGCCTTGTACTTAGAACGTATTAGAGAAGAGTTCAAGTCTCGCTTTGCAGGTAATGAGTTGAAATTCTATCAACCAGAAGAACACATTTCGATTGCACTTCCAACCACTGCTAAGTCTTTCATTGGTTCATACCCTATGTACACTCGTATTGAGGTTTCAGATAACTACCAAATTGGTATCTACTGGAACCAAGACGGTGATCTGGACTTACACGCTCAAAGTGTAGACGGTCGCCACGTTGGTTACTATTCAGAGAACATTAGTGGTGTCACTTATACAGGTGATATGACTTGTCTCAACTGTCAAGGTTTGGCGGCAGAAGGGTTGCTCATTGAAGGTGTTCAGGGGTTGACCTTTAGTATGAACCCTTATAGTCAATTAGGTTCAGATGCTTGTAAGATTTACATTTCTAAGTCATTGGATAAGAAAGCAACTTCTGTAGTGGAAGATGGTTCTATTTTGTTCCAAGCAAGTATTCCAACTGACCGAGAGATGGTCTTTGCAACTAATGTTGAAGGAGCAGTGGTGCTTACAAACTTGTCTGTAGGTGGACGTGTTCCTAACGAACAAGCAAGTGAGAAATTGACTCTCGCAGTAGAGCGTAAGTCACAAACTGCATTGAATTTGAAGGATTTCGCAGAGTTTGTAGGTGCTGAGTTTGTAGACTCCGCAGAAGAAGCAACACATGATTTCTCTCAACAAGCGGTATCCGTAGCTACTTTCACGGATTTGTTGGGATAGTCTGTATTTAGAGGTGAGGTAAAAAATATGAGCATCGTAAATGAACTTTTCGTAGACAGTCAACCACGTTTAGAGAACTTTCAAAGCACTTATTTTGAAGAGTTTTTCAAACGATCTTCTGTCTTGCAGTGTTTAAAGCAACTGCGTAGAACTGTTACAGTTTCCAAGGGTAGTGAACCTGTTGTTTTCCGTGATTCTTTTGTTGATTCTTTGGGAACAGTACAACACGTTTTAGTAACTTTTTATATAAATAAGGACTGTACATATACGTTCGCTATTGACTTAATTTCAGAAGATTACTATGATTATGGGAAGTATGAGCGTAGTGGTACTAGAGAACAAGGTTTCTACTTCAACTTTAGTGAAGTCACAAAGAACTTGCAAGTTCAATTTGTAAATTATGCTAATTGGTTTGATAGAAAAGAAATTCTTCGTTGCTTGGAAGAGTTATTTAGCTAATAAATAGGGGTATCCAACTTTAGTTGGATATTTTTCTTTTTTGTTCTTCTTTGCTATAATTGGTTCTTTATGATATAATAAATTCATTAAAGATTAAGGGGTTTTCCAATGAATTATAAAGATTTAGGTGAACGTACAAAAGACCTAGTTAAGTTCGCAAATTTCTTAACTCATTTAATTGTGGTAGCAAAATCAAATTATTTAGCTCTAATGCAAGCTTTCCCAGATAAACCTATTAAGAAGAACTGCTTTGTTTTCTCTTACGATGCAAGAGGTTACATTTTAACCTACTATAAACCATCAGGAGCATTGGGGTATCAACTTAAACTTTTCCGAAATACTGCAAAAACTGAGTTTAGACCTCTTAGTAAAAACTACCAAAATATGGCTAAAATGACTGTGAATGTTAATTCTCGAATGAAAGGTAAAACTTTTGAATTACAATTTGCTGAAGGTGATGGTAATGGTGGTTGGCTCTTTGACGACTTGACCTCAATTAAAGAGTTGTGTTGGTTAGGTGAACTTTATAACGATTTAGTTTGGTTCGGTAGAAATTATGAGTCAGAAGACGCTTTACTAGATTTAATTCAGAAAAGCTATTATCCGTTAGCTAAACAGTTAGGATTTTCTCGAATTGAATACAACGCAAGTTTAAGAGCCTTTACTAAAGATTTAAAATAAAAATCAAAGTTAACTGCTTTGGTTTTCTTCTTGCATTTTTCTTGTAGTGGTGCTATAATGAAGTCAATCTTACGAAACAGTAAGTCAAATTAGTTATAAATAAAGGATTTCTATTATGAAAAACAAAATCAAATACCTCTCGGTATCCGCTTTATCCCTACTTGCTTTAGGTTTTGGAACGCAAGTAGCTCACGCAAGCATTCAAACAGACACGATTGACGAGAAGTGGGGTAAACCTACACTGGTTTATGGTGGTAGTTTAACAGACTCTCAGGTTGAGGAAGTGAATCGGTCATTTAACCTACATGATGTTGCAAGTGTTAAGCGCCAAGTGGTTTCTGAGAAAGACTACGGTAAGTATATGAATGAGAGTGATACAAGTGGGGTCTCTTTGATTTCTTCAACTTTGGTTGCTAAGCAAGCTAAAGGTAAGGGTATCACTGTGAAAATTGTGACTCCAGAAAACATCACACGTGTAACTGAGGTTCAATATCGCAATGCTGCAATTACTGCGGGAGCAACAGATTTAGCGATTGAAGTCTCTGCACCAGTAAAAGTAACAGGTGAGTCTGCTTTGGTGGGTGTTTCTAAAGCTCTTGAAGCAAACGGTCAAGAAGTAGATGCAAAACGAACTGAGATTGCCAACCAAGAAGTTTCAACAACGGCTCAAATTGCTGAAGCAAACAAAGACGCAAAAGGTTTTGACAGTAAATTGTTAGATAACGCTCTAATTCAGATTAAAACTGAGTTAGCAAAAGAAAAGCAAAACAAAGGTCAAGTTGCTGATGATAAGAAAGTTGAGCAGATTGTAAAGAAAGCTTTGAAAGATAATAAACTTGATGGAATTATCTCAGATGAGCAAGTCTCTCAACTAGTGCAATTCGCTAAAGGGTATCAACAAACTTCTGCGATTGACTCGAAAGAGGTTTTAAATCAGTTAGGTGACTTGAAAGATAATATTGCTGAAGGTGTAAGTAAGTTCTTGAAGTCTGCGGAAGAGCATGGTGTGTTTGAGAAGGCAGTCGATTGGGTTAAGTCTTTGTGGGACTCTTTAGTTAGTGCGTTTCACTAATTTGAGTTTATAGACTTAAGTTTATGAACTTTATTACATTGCTAATTGTCGGCTTTATTATTGGATTGATTTTAAAGACCATTAAGAAAAGCCTACGTTTTATCTTTTCGGTTGTAGTAGTTTTTGTAATCGTTGCTTACTTACTACAGCTCTTCCATATCTTATAAACTAAAAGGTCAAGGGTATCGACTCTTGACTTTTTGGTTGGTTTATGGTAAAATATTTCATAATAAAATCGGGAGGTTTCCTATGGTGTTAAATGCAGTTCTGAAACATTACGATACAAGTGTTGCAAACTTAGTTTTATCTGATAATTCGGTTGCGAAAGTTGAGGTTTTAGACGTTCCTCTTGCAAATAGATTTACTTTTTATGATTTAACTGAGCGAGGTTTCACTGGGGAGTTTGAGTCTCGTAGAATACCTGAACATTGGGGAAGACGTCAAATTATTGGGAAAGAAAACCCTACCTTATTGGATGAGTTGCTTTCGCATAGAGCTTGTGATGTTGAAGATGGTTTTTGGCTTGAATTTGACGAACCTTATAACCAAGGTTTCCAAGCTTACTATGATGTATTACGCGCAGGGGGTGCTATGTGATGTCATTGTCTCCTAAAGGTAATCAACCTAAACATTATGATGGAAATTACTTTCTGAAGGTAGATTCGTTTGGTGGTGAAGCTCTATCGGAGTTTTTAATTTCTCTATTTTTAGAGTCTACATCTTTTAAAGACTTTGTACCGTATCGGTATATTTTCCCAAATATCAGTAAAAGTCCGTCTTACAAACCTCGGTATTCTTTTATTCCTATGTTTCAGATTGTATTAGAATACCTTTACACTTTTGATATAAAACTTGTAAACAAATTGAATCAACAATACTTGAGTAAGTCTAGTGAGGATAGACGCTTATTTGTATTTAGGTATTGGATGGAGAAACGATACTTGCGTTTGTCTATTCAAGACCGAGTATTGGAATTACAAAATATACTCAGGTGGTATTCTAAAGGTCAAGTTTCTTACGACGATAGTTATAGATATTTCTCAGCTTTTGTGACATTAGATACAATCTTCATAAATACAGATAGACATTTTCAAAATTTTGGTTTAATGTTTGATTCTGACTTAAATTGCTTTAGAACTTCTTTGTTGTTTGATCAAGGGTTTAGTTTAGGTGTAGGTGAAAATTCCTTATTTCTAAAGCGGGTTTATTTACACAGAGATAAGCAGATTAAAATGCAACCTTTTGGGACAACTTTGAAAAGTAATAGCAAAGCGGTTGAGTGGTATCCTTACGACTTTGATGTTGTTAAATTTGTTAATTTATTACAATCTGAATTATCAAATTGGACTGTTTTAGATATGTCGCATCAGTGGAATTTAATGAAACGTCAGTTGAATCTGTATTACCCACAAGATACTAATGGGGTAAACACTTTGGAATATTTAACCTCAGTTGGGTTGTAGTTATTAAACTTAACCCAACTTTTATTAGATTTAGCATATTAAGTAATTGGCAAAATATAGGCTTTTTCTAAGTTTTTGAGTTTGAACCTTGACTACTATTAACTCTTGTGCTATAATTGTCAAAGTAGAAACAAGCTCATTTCTGATTTATGTTTGAATGAGGTTGTTTAGATGATTAGTTGGTAAGGTTTACTTACCAAAATTTATTTTATGTAAAAGAAAGGATTTGGATTTTACATGAGCAGAAGTGCAGAAACAAAAACATACGGAAGTATCCGTAAAGTGAAACATTATGGTGCTTGTGGTGTTATTCTCGGTCTTGCAGCTTTGGGTACTGCTTTAAGTAGTGGTACTGTAAGTGCGGATGAAGTAACAAATAATGCTACAAATGCCAAACAAGTACAAAACGCACCAACTTCTAGTGCTTTAGAAAGCCAAGAAAGCGCTAAAGCTAAAGAAGGTACGCTTGATGTAACCGTCAACCGTGACAAAGTAGATAATGCGGTATCCGAAGCGAAAGCTGCAGGTTTGAATGTTGTTGTTGATGCGCCAGCAGATGGTGGTACTGCAACAAGTTCGTCTGATTTGGAGAAACGCCAAAAAGAGATTGAGCAAAATTATGACAACCAAGCAGAGGTTGTGAAGAAAGAAGCTGACCGTTTTAAAGAAGAGGTTGCAACTCGTAACCAAGAAATTAAGATTGTTAAAGAAGAAAACGCAAAAGCTAAGAAAGACTATGAAGATGCTCAAGCGAAATATCAAACAGATTTAAAAACGGCTAATGATAAAAATGCTCAAATTGATAAAAACAATCAAGTAAAACATGAGCAACATTTAGCTAAGGTAGAAGCTGTTAAGTCTGAAAATGAGCAAATCAAGAAAGATAATCAAGCTGCTAAATCTCGCTATGAAAAAGCAGTAGCAGATCAAGTTGCGAAAAATGCTCAAATCGACAAAGACAATGCAACCGCTAAGTCAGCGTATGAGTCTGAATTAGGTAAATGGACTGAGCGTAAAACTCAATCTGACGCAGATATGACTACTTATCGTCAAAAGATGGAGCAATATCGTAAAGATTTAGAGGTTGCGAATACTCGGAACGCTGAGATTGATAAAACCAACAAGGCGAACAAAGATGCTTATACGAAAGCAGTGGAAGCTCGAAATAAAGAGAATGAAGCTATTCGTAAAGCAAACTCAACTGCGCAAGCTGCTTATGAGTCTGCATTAGCTGAGTTGAATAAACGAAACGCTCAGATTGATAAAGAAAACAAAGCAGAGCAAGATAAGTATGATGCAGCTATGACTCGTTATAAGTTAGCTAAAGCTGCTTATGAAGAAGAGTTAAAAACTTATAACCGTGAAGTTGATGCGGTTAAGAAAAAACCTATTTTAGCTCAAGGTAATGGGGTAACTCTTTATGGTACTTTGAATGAGTCTAAACGTGGTTCTATGGATTACTACTCTGATGTTACTGCAGTTTTCACACCAGAGAAAGGTTTAGAAGTAGTTGAAGGTGCTTTAGGTGCTAATTCTAAGACGACTTTAACTTTAGATAAAGACCTTCAAGAAGACCCTAACGTTGCAAAAGGTTTGTATGGTAACACTGAGCGTTTAGGTGGAAAAATCATCACCGGTATCAAACAAGGTTCGACCTTCACTTTGCATAATGTAGGTCGTACAACGACAGGTAAAACGATTTCTGCTCGATTAGTGTCAAGAACAACTCCTTCTAAGAGTTTTGATATTCCAGGTAATAAAGATACTTACACTCGTTTATGGGTTTGGTGGTATAAAGATGGTAGTCAAGGCCCGATTTCTCCTATTGGTTTTAACCCATATAACTACTTGAATAATGAGTGGGATATTCATTATTATGATGAAGCAACGGGTAGACCTTTAAATTTAGGTACTACTACAATTTATGCAGACTTGGACTATACTCAAGCTGTTCGTCATACTTACAATACTGATGAAGATACAGGTGCAGTAATTAACCCTCCAGGTTCAGAAGTGGCTCGTACTACTTATAAAGGGAAACAGGTTTGGATGGGTATCCACTCAGATGGTACTCACACCTCAGATGATGATACTGGTTTGAAACGTTGGAAAGCTGGTGATCCTTATTATACAGACGTGAACGACTTCTTTGATACACCTAAAGGTACCATTTTAACTGTAGGTAAAGGTGCTGTTCATAAGTTAACCTATTTGGCTGATGGTCTTCGTGGTACCCAGACCTACACAGAAGCTCAAGCGAGAGAATACCGTCGAGTTACGGACTATGAGGATAAGTTCTACGGTCGTAAGATTCAAACAGATTTTGAACTTTATGCAGCAGGGTACGCTTTCCAACTTTGGGGTGGAAAATCGGTTGTTAAGAAATTGGTTCCACCAGAGGTTCCAAATCCACCAGAAGTTCCAGAACTTAAACAAAAAGAGAAAGACACTTTAAATAGACCAGTGCCTACACCGGAGAAACCTCCAGTTGAAAGACCAACTGAGGTGGGTCATGTTCCTCTCCCTAAAGAGCCACCTAAACCAAGTGAGTTTACTGAGAGGAAACCAAATGAACCTAAGTACAAAGAGAAGGATAAAACTCCTATTGTACCTCCAGTAGAGAATCCATTGAAACCTCTACCTACAGAGACACCAGATGTACCTCATGTTCCTCTCCCTCCAGCTCCTCCGAAACCAGTGGAGAAACCAGTACCAACTCCGATTGCACCTAGAACTATTCATGTTCGCTATGCTTTGTTGAAAACAACACCAGAAGTTGAGAAGTATGTTAAGAACAATCTTGGAGCAAACATCAACAAATCCAATGTACCTAAGATGTCTGAGGTTGTTTGGGAGTTAGAAACTAAACCACTTCCAAGAAACCGCGAAGTTACTGAAGTTTATGAAATTCATGATAATTTACCACAAGGGTACCAGTTAAACCTTGCGAAAACCCAAGCTCAAAATAGTGATTACACTATTACTTATGATGAGTCTGCACACCGTTTAATTGGGGTGTTGAAAGAGAGCGGTATCGCTAAAGCGAATGCTAACCTTTCAACTGCTTACAGCGTACCAGTTTTGAAGGTTTACGGAGAGGTTACAAATGATAACGCTGTTTATAAGAATAACTTCCATTTGAACTTGAATAACAAATACGAAGCTTATTCTAATATTGTAGAAGTTACAACGCCTGGTGGAACAAAACCAGTGAAAGTAAACTACAATAAAGATGGTGTGAAAATTAACGGTAAACAAGTTCTTGCAGGTTCAGTGAACTATTACCATGTAACAATGGATTATAGTAAATACAAAGGTATTAAGAGTGGTTCAGATGCTATTCAAAAAGGCTTTGGGGTAGTTGAAGATTACCCAGAAGAAGCTCTTGATATTGAGCGTGGTGAAATTCGTGCCTTCGATTCTAACGGTGCAGAAGTTAAGGGTATCACTGAGTACCACTTCAACTCTATTGAAGAAGTAAAAGACCCTAAAATCAAAGCCATTCTTGAAACTAGTGGTATCAAACCTAAAGGTGCTTTCCAAGTCTTCATGGTTGATAACCCTCAAGAGTTCTTTGATAAATACGTTTCTAAAGGTAATTCTGTAACGATTGTTGACCCAATGCGTGTGAAACAGTCGCTTGACCGTAAAGGTGCTTCTTATCAAAATACTGCTTACCAAGTAGATTTTGGTAACGGATATCAAGCAGATATTGTAGAAAATCGTGTACCTAAAACAGACCCACACAAGAAAAACTTGAACGCTAAAGGTGTGAACATCAATGGTAAACAAGTTCTTGCAGGGTCTACAAACTACTACACCTTAACTGCTGACTATTCTGACTACAAAGGAATTGAAGCTGAAAAAGAACGTGTAGCTAAAGGTTTCTACTTTGTGGATGATTTCCCAGAAGATGCTTTGGACATTGATACAACTGGTATTAAAGTAGTTGACTCTAAAGGTCAAGAAGTTAAAGGGTATAACTCTAAGGTTTACAAATCTGTAACTGAAGCCCCTAAAGAGGTTCAAGATGCACTCAAACTTCAAGGGTATCAACCGAAAGGTGCCATTCAAGTTATTGAGTTTGAAAATCGTGCTGAGTTCTACAACAAGTATGTTCGTACAGGTGAAGTGCTTACACTTACTGTACCAATGACAGTTAAAGCTCACTTGAACCAAACAGGTGCTAAGTATGAAAATACTGCTTACCAACTTGACTTTGGTTCTGCTAAAGTGACTGAGACAGTTGTAAACAGTGTACCAGCTCCTAAACCTAATAAGGCAAACTTTAACGCTGCTCATGTTAACATCAATGGTAAACAAGTTCTTGCAGGGTCTACTAACTATTATGAGTTGACTGTTCGTTATGACCAATACAAAGGTATTGAAGCAGATGAAGACAAAATTCAAAATGGTTTCTTTATTGCAGATGATTTCCCAGAAGATGTGGTATCTATCAATGAAAAAGATGTGAAAGTTCTTGATTCTAAAGGTAATGAAGTAGAAGGTTTGAAACAAACTATCTACAACTCTTTAGCAGATGCTCCTGAAAAAGTTCAGAAAGCTTTTGCTAAGAGAAACATTCAACCTAAAGGTGCTATTCAAGTCTTTGAAGCAGTTGATCCAGTTGCTTATTACAATAAGTATGTGAAAACAGGGGAAACGTTGACTGTTAAAAACCCTATGACGGTTTCTGCTAAGTTAAATCAAACGGGAGCTAAGTACCAAAATACGGCTTATCAACTTGATTTCGGTTTAATTGCTGAAACTGAGACTGTTTCAAATAGTGTACCTAAAACAAACCCACACAAGAAGAACTTAAATAAAGCAGGTGTAAGTATTAATGGTAAACCAGTAGTAGCTGGAACAGTCAACTATTACACATTAACTGCTGATTATAGTGCTTATAAAGGAATCGAAGCGGACGCTAACCGAATTGCTAATGGTTTCCACATTGTTGATGACTTCCCAGAAGAAGCAGTTTCAGTTAATGATAAGGAAATCGTTGTAAAAGATTCTAAGGGTAACCTTGTAACTGGTTTGAAATCAACTATTTACAAGACACTTGCAGACGCTCCGAAAGGAGTTCAAGAGTCACTTAAATCCGCAGGTTACACACCTAAAGGTGCTATTCAAGTTTTAACTGCTGAAAATCCTGAAGAGTTCTACGCTAAGTATGTGAAGACAGGTGAGGTTCTTACAATTACTAATCCTATGACAGTTCGTAAAGAAATGTTAGGAAAAGTAGCTGAGTACAAGAACACTGCGTATCAACTTGATTTCGGTCTTGCAATGGTAACAGAAACAGTAGTGAACAAAGTAGTGAAACCAAATCCTAAGAAAGCAAACTTCGACAAGGTTGGAGTAAACATTGATGGTAAGCAAGTATTTGCAGGATCAACTAACTACTATCATGTAACTGCTGATTACTCACAATACAAGGGTATCCAAGCTGACAAATCTCGTATTGCGCAAGGTTTCTTCATTGCGGATGATTACCCAGAAGATGTGTTAGATGTACTTTCTGATGGTATTAAACTTTCTGACTCTAAAGGTCAAGAAGTGAAAGGTTTGAAATACACTATTTATGAAAGTATTGAAAAAGCACCAGAAGTAGTTCGTAATGCTTTAATTGAGCGTGGATTTAAACCTAAAGGTGCCTTCCAAGTTTGGGAAGCTGAAAATCCTGAAGAGTTCTACGCTAAGTATGTTCAAACAGGTGACACAATTACCATTGTTAATCCAATGAAAGTCAAAGAACAGTTTGGTAAAACTGGTGGTAAGTATGAAAACACTGCTTATCAGATTGACTTTGGTGTTGCAGAGGTTACTACAACAGTAGTAAACAACATTCCTAAGTTTGAAACTAAGAAAGATGTTGTGATTTCTATTGGAGACAAAGAGTCTAAAGATGGTAAAAACATTGTCCTTGGTCAAACATTCTACTACTCATTTGTGGGTTCGCTTATTCCAAGTAACCGTGCGGATGACTTGTTCGAGTACAAGTTTGTAGATGATTACCAAGAAACTCATGACCGCTTTGATGGTAAGTACAAAGTAATTGCAAAACGTGATTTTGTAACTGCTGACGGTAAACACTTCAAAGCAGGTGATGACTTGACTACTTACGCTTGGTTGAAAGAGGATAAAACTAAAGGTCAGCTTGAAGTTGGTTTGAAAGAAGAGTTCTTACGTTCAATCACGAAAGAGTCTGAGTTCCAAGCTGATGTCTTTGTAGAAATGACTCGTATTCAAGCTGGTGAGGTTGAGAACAAGGTGTCACACATCGTTAACGGTATCGAAGTTTCTTCAAATACTGTTAAGACACACACTGATGTTCCACCAACACCAACTAAACCAACACCAAAAACTCCACAACTTCCAAATACAGGTGGTAAGGAGACTGCAGCTATGTCTGTAGCTGGGTATGGTTTACTTGCTTTGCTTGGTTTGTCTTTCCTTGGAAGAAAGCGCAAAGAAGATAAATAAACGAAGAGAAAGGGAAAACTCCCTTTCTTTTTTTTTTATTTATACTTGCAAAAACTTAACTATTCTGTTATTATAATTAAGGGTTTTATCTATTCTTTATAATTTCATAGTTTTTACTTGACTTTTTAATTTAGTTTTGGTATAATAGATTTATCAAAATAAGAAGTTTAAGTTTCGGTGTTTTCAACTGTGAAATTTGATGAAATAAAACACTTGACTTATTGTAATTATTTTGGTATAATATACTTATCAAAATAAAAGAAAGAGGTATTTACCTATGAAGAAATCTATTATCGCTACTGCGGCTTTGGCTGCTGCAAGTATTTCAACTACTGTTGCACATGCTGACACTATCTTTGATCCTACTGTTGACAATGCAGGTGGTTTGCGTACAGAACAAAATCAACCGAAAGTTCCTACAACAGATGTTAAAACCGAACCAGCTTTGGTAGAGAAAGAAGCGCCAAAACCAGTAGAAGTGAAAGCTCCTACTAAGGAAGAAGTCGCTGAACTTGGTGCTACTGCTAAACAAACCCAAGAAGATGCAGATAAAGCAAAAGAAACTGTAGCGCAAAAAGATGATGTTGTTAAAGGCGCTGAGTCTACTGTAAAAGAAAAACAAGAAAACGTAGAAAAAGCTGAAAAAGAGCTACCTACGCCAGAGCAAGTTAAACAAGCAGAACAAAATGTGGAAACTGCAAAAGGTGAAGTTACTAAAGCAGAGCAAGCGGTATCAACTGCTAAAAATGCAACTATTGTTTCTGCTGACGAAGTAGCTGCGCAAGAAAAAGCAGTTGCTACTAAACAAGCTGAAGTAGATGAAGCGAAAGGTGCTTTGGAAAAGGCAGAAAAAGAAGCTGCTGAAAAAGAAGCTATCTTGAACGATACTAAGCTCCCAGAAGCCCGTAAAGCTCAAACTGATGCTCGTTTTGAAGAACAAGATGCTAAAAGTTCAGTAGAGTCAAACGAAAAACGTGTTGAAGAAGCTAAACCTAAAGAACAAGAGTACCAAAATTCTGTAAAAGAATTTGAATCTCAGATTGCTACTTCAACTAAAGAAATTGAAGACTTGAATAAAACGAAAGCTGATGCTCAGATTGCTTATGCAGAAGCAAATAAGAAATATGATGAAGCAGGGGATTACAACAGTAAAATTCGTGCTACACATCTTCCAGAAATCACTCTTGATTCTAGCTTTGTTCAAGCCGTAAAAGATACGATTGCGTATAATCTTGCTGACAACAGTGCTTTGTCTGCTGAAGAGCGTAACAAACGTACAACTGAGTTGTATAACCGTGTTGTTCGTACACAAGTTGCAAATGCTAACAACAAGTATGTTCAAACGAAAAACGAGTTGGAAGATACTACTCGCTATGACATCAACAATCTTCCTAAAGAAATTCGTGACGAATTGAATTACTTTGTAGCTGACTTGCTAAATCAAGCTCGTCGTCAAATTGGGTTGCCAGATGCAGTTCTATCTAAAACCTCATTGGAATTTGCTCAAAAGATTGCAGACGAGTATGTAAAAGCAAACTATTCAAATAGTATGCGACAAGAATACCGTAAAAAAGGTGGTTCAGGACACTATGCTAAGGGTATCAACAAGGTTGCCAAAGAATATGGCATGCCTACTACTGATTCAGAAGTTGAAGCACGTGGTGGACAATACTATGAGAACTCTGTAACTACCTTTGCTTCACATGATTTTGATGATGAAGATGGTGTTTACCGTAAGACTTTGGGCGAGATGAAAGAAACCTTGTACAATCATTTTGTACAGTTGATTTCAACTAAGAATGACTATGCTCATACTCAAGGGGTTTTACAATTTGACTCACCTAGTGAAACAGCTTACTTTGGTGGGGTTGCTCAGAGCAAAACGGACGATTTCTACACTACGCACTTTCTAACTTCTGTCCGTAGCTCACTTACAAATGGCTCAACTTGGGATACAACTCCTATTGAGAATCCTTTGAAGAAAGAAGTTTTTGAACGTCGTGTAGCTGATGCAGTTCAACGTTTGAAAGATACTGCAAAAGCAGTAGGCGCTGTCCGTGAGCAAATTGAAGCAGCAGACAAAGGCTTGGAAAAAGCTAACTCAACTTTGCGTAGTGCAACTGTTAAGTTGAACGCATTGAAAAAAGAAGGTAGTCCTCTTGCTAAAGCACAAACTTACTTAGAGCGTGCTAAAACTCGTCATGACAAAGCAGTTGTGGATTTAGCTAATGCAAATGCTTTGGTAAACAGTTTGTTAGTGTCACATGCTCAAACTGAAATTGAAGCTAGAAGCGCTCGTGGGCGTGAAGTTATCGCTAAATTCAGTTTTGGGCAAGCAAATAAGGCTTTGGAAATTGAGCAAGTTAAATTGGACTCAATGAAAGTTTCAGCAGAAGCTAAAGCTAAAGCGGTATCTGAAGCTGAACAAGCACTCAAAGATGCTCAAGCTAAAGTTAAACAAGCAGAAAAAGAACTTGCAGACCTTAAAAATGCGAAAACTCGTTTGGCGGATCTAAAAGTTGAACTTGAACAAGCAGAGAAAGCTCTCCAAGTTGCACAAAAAGCACAACGTGAAGCCAAAGCAGACTTTGAAGTTAAAAGTGCTAAAGCACTTGAAGTGAAGAATGTTTACGAAACTGCCAAAGCGAAGTTTGAAGAAGCAGAAACAAAACGCTTGGTAGAGCTTGCAGATGCTAAACGTAAAGAGCTTGAAAAAGCAGGTTACAAACCAGTACCAGTTGTAGATAACAACGGGCATGTGGTTGATTACAAAGTTCCTCAAGCTACCGTAACTGTTGCAAATGGTTCAAACTCAGCTTCAACTACAACAACTGCAACTTCAACATCAGGTTTCGTTGCTCAATCAGATGTTGCTCCTACTGTGTATTCTGCTACACCAGCTACAGAACAAGGTGAAACTCTTGTACAAACCTCAACTGTTGAACAACGTCAACTTCCAAACACAGGTGAGACTTCTAGCGCCCTAGCTACTCTCGGTATCTTTGGTTTGCTTGTTGGTTTTGCAGGCTTCAAATCTCGCAAAGAGAACTAAATTGGTCTTTCAAATTTAAGTGAGGGGAATATAGTCCTCTCACTTTTCCATTTTGAGGTCTCAGTTTCGCTCCTATTTGATTTTAACCTCTTACCTGTAAGTCCTCCACCTCTTAGGTGGTGGGATGTAACATCTTACCTGTAAGTCCTCCACCTCTTAGGTGGTTGGATGTAAAGGGGTTGCTCCAATAAGTTTTTGATTTCATTGACATAAAACTAAATAAAGTCTTGACAATCTCTAGTTACTATGGTAAACTATAATCAGTTAAAATATTAGAAAGTTAGTAATATCAATGGACTTAGACACAAATGCACATTCAGTCTTCTCATTACATTATCATTTGATTTTAGTTGTAAAATATAGACGACAAGTGTTTACTGATGAAATTTCCAATAGAGCCAAAGAAATATTTAAGTATATTGCACCTACTTATAAGATAGAATTGGTTGAGTGGAACCATGATAAAGACCATGTTCATGTTCTATTTAAAGGTCAACCTAAGACAGAACTAAGTAAGTTCATTAACGCTTATAAGTCTGCATCGAGTAGGTTATTGAAGAAAGAATTTCCCACTATTCGTCAAAAAATATGGAAAGAGATGTTTTGGTCTCGTTCCTTTTGTTTATTGTCGAGCGGTGGTGCACCTATTGAGATTATTCGACAATATATTGAAAATCAAGGGAAAGAAAAATGACTATTAAACAAAAAGCTTATAAATTCAGGTTGTATCCTAATGAAGAACAAAAACAGTTTTTTGCTAAAACATTTGGTTGTTCAAGAGCTATTTGGAATATGATGTTAGCGGATAAAATAAAGCACTATGAGGAAACGGGCGAAACTTTATATAACACACCAGCTCAATACAAGAAAGAGTTTCCTTGGTTGAAAGAGGTGGACAGTTTAGCCTTAGCTAATGTACAACTTAATCTTCAGAAAGCCTACAAAAACTTCTTTCAATCTGGGTTTGGTTTCCCTAATTTCAAGAAAAAGAGTCATAGCCAATCTTATAAAACCAATAATCAGAAAGGGCTTATTACATTAAAAGCGGGGTTTATAAGATTGCCTAAAGTCGGTTGGGTGCGTGTTAAAGCACATCGTCAAATTGAAGGTGTTATTAAGAGTGCTACAATTTCAATGACGCCAACTGGGAAATATTATGTTTCTATTTTGTGTGAAACTGAGATTACTCCACTTCCTAAAACAAACTCCAATATCGGTATCGACCTTGGAATTTCTGACTTTGCTATTCTTTCAACAGGGGAGAAAATCGGTAATGAGCGATTTTTCAAGCAGTTGTCAGAGAAATTAGCTAAAGAACAAAAGATTTTATCTCGTAGAGCTTTAGTAGCTAAGAAAGTTGGACGAAAGCTTTCTGATAGTAAGAATTATCAGAAACAACGAGTAAAAGTCGCTAAAATCCACGAGAAAATTGCTAATATGCGTAGAGATTTTCTTCATAAGCTCAGTACATATCTTGTCAAGAACCACGACCTTTTGTGTATTGAAGATTTATCAAGCAAAAATCTTATGAAAAACCATAAATTAGCAAAAGCGATTGGTGATGTTTCATGGTCTGAATTTATAAGAATGTTGGAATATAAAGCTAATTGGTATGAAAAACAAGTGTCCAAAATTAGTCGGTGGTATCCTTCTTCTCAACTTTGTTCAGACTGTGGTTTTAATTCAGGAAAGAAACCTCTTTCTGATAGAGAGTGGACTTGTGAAAATTGTGGTAGTCACCATGATAGAGATATTAACGCAAGTATTAACATTCTTAATGAAGGTTTGCGTTTAGCGTAAATTAGAAAAAATAGTACAACCGTAGGGACTACGGGGATAGTTTGGTAAATTTATGTAACCTCTGTTGATTAGTCAGCTAATCAATAAGTCAGCATATTACCCAAGAAACTCCTACCCCTAAGTGATAATGTAGGTAGGAGTAGTTCACTTTGGCTAAGAAATTCAATGCAAAATTTTATGATATAAAACCTTGGTTACAATTCTTCTTCGGTATCGCCATTTTGGGTATTTCCTTTTGGGGTGCAAAAACGGTGCTACAAGAGAACGCAGTGAGAGAGTACAAGGAAACGATTGAACACTTTACACCTTCAACTGTAGAAGAAGTAATTGAGAAAGTAGATAAAGGAGAAACTTTTTATGTCTTTGTAGGGGTTTCAACTTGCCCAGACTGTCAGAAGTTTGCTAAAAGACTAGATGTCAATGTTAAAAACAAGAACATTAGTCCTAAGTCGATTTACTACATTGGGTTTGACTCTGTAGAAGACTTTAAAGGTTTCTCTGAGGGTAGCTTTGAGCGATTAACAAGCAATACGATAGGAGTTCCAATCTTCCGTAAGGTTGTAAACGGTCAGTTCCAAGCACAATTTGATGATTTGAGTGACTTGGGGGCTTACCTAACTCAATAACCCTTTGTTTCGGTATCCGCAAGCACTTGTGGGTACTTTTTATTTTGCCACCTACTTTTGGGGGTATGCTCCCATTTTCGAGGTATGCACTTTGATAAGTTATGAAAATTAAATTAAGTTTAAGTGAGGTTAAACTATGGCTAACAACAAACTATCAGCAACAGGTCAAATGGCACTTGCTTTACCTGCAATGCACGGTCAGAATAATTTAGAACTTGGTATCACATGGTCTCCAATTCCTCGTAATTTCTTGGAGTCTGACGTGTTGGTTCAAGGAACAGATGAGACGATCAAGAGTGTTTTGGATAATGAAGATTACTTCCAATATCACTTTGTAAATGACAAGTTGGCTCTTGCTTCGATTGATTTTACACGTGCTATTCAAGCCTATGAGTTCTTGACAGAAGACAAATCTATGAGAGAGAAAGCGATTGCTCAAAGAAAGAAAACGGCTGAGTCTTTTCGTAAGTTCTTAGAGAAATTGGCTAAACAACCTTTGGGAACAAAAGTTGAGGTAGGTATTTACTGTACAAACTCTCTCCCACAAGCTACTAAATTGAGTGGTGAGAAAATTCCAGCTTTTGCAGTAGATTTTCAAGCTCTTGCGAACTTGTCTGTAAACATTTTAGGAATGAGTGATTACAACTTAGTTGTAGAACTAGGTGGTCGTAGATTACCGTTGGCAGTAGAAACATTCGGTATCCCCAACAAGCAGCATTTTGTCGGAGCTGAGATGACAAGAGACAACAACGCTTTGGTAGTGGTGATGTCTTTAGAACCCAAAAGTTAAGTTGAGAGGTTTGTAGTATGTTTGAGGAAGAAGAATTAGAGCTTCACTCAACTCCTTATGAAGAGACTTTTGAGGGTGTAGGGGTATCTCCAACACCTCAACACTTCCCTCAGTCTCCTTTCGTGGATAAGGTATTTGAGAGAGAGTTCAAACAAACAATGGCTTATATTAAGTCTATGAGTCCAACGGTCTTTGGACTGCACCACTTGGAGCTAACTCAAAGTCCGATAGGTTCTGAATTGCTTTCCTTTGTAAAAATTAAAGGACTTAGCTCTGAGAATTTATTTAAAGAGTTAGAAGAATGTGAGTTTGTCTTTATTTCAACTAAGAAAGAGTTTAGTGAGAAAGGGCATTTGGCTTACTCTAAGTTGAATTTACAATCTGTAAAAGCACCAAAAGGGTATCGCTTGGTTGCTTGCGCAAGCGCCATTCCTATTCCCAATAGTTATAAAAGCCCAGACCCTCAGATTGAATATGTAGGTCAAGACGAGATTATGGAAGGTGCAGTTCTGCAGTATTTTTGGATTGCAGAAGAGTTTCTATATCGAGTAGAGACTGAGGTTGTAACCGTGTCTCTCAGACGGGTATCCGACCATCTTGGTGGTCGCTCTGTTGTTTTAACGAACGGAATTTCCGTTTATTTGGTTGTTCAAGACCGTTCTCGAATGAGAAATACAGAGACAAAGAACATTTACTTTGTTGGGAACACAGTTGAAGAGTGCAAAGAGCAGATTGTGTCTATGTATAACCGTTTGGTTGAGTTAGGTTTAGCATTTCCTAACGATGAGTTCACTGTCCAAAAAGAGATTGGTGGTATTTTAACAACCGTCAACTTGGCTTATAAAGAGCTTGAGCCAACAATGGATTTAGACCCAGTAGCCTTTGAGGTCTCATTAGCAGAAGAAGGATAAAAGAGTATGAGTAAAGAATTAGTAGGTCTGATTGAATTTCCAAAAGGAACTTCTCAATCAGATGATTTAGTTGGTTATGGTTTAGTGTATTTGGAGGAAGACATCTTGCGTTTTCGTCTGAAACGCTTGTCTTCTAGTTTAGACTTATCTACGGTTTCAGATGAGGGTGTAGTGGAATTGTTTGAAAACAGTCCTTTACATTTCGTAGTAGATTATGAGTGTTTTACACGTTATATTCAAACAAATTCACCAGAGGTTTTAGAAGATAAGTTCTTCAGAGCTTTATACACCGTTCTAAAACAAGCTTACCAGCTGGGGTATCCCCTAGATTTTTCTCGCTTGGCTCTAGTCTTAGAAGAAAAAGTTCAGTTTGACCAATGGAAGGTTATTCTACGTTCCTTGTCTAAAGGAGATGGAACCTTCGAGAAATGGGGTGTAGCGTATGGTTAATAGAAAACCCGTTCGAGAAATTGAAAGTCGCTTAACAGATGGTGGAGCTAAACTATTAACTGAGTTTGAGAGTTTAGCTGATGTTGGAGTTGAGAGTCCGAGACAGGTAGTCTGTATTCACTTTAAAGAGAAAGACCGCTACGGATTTTATATGCAAAGCGGTAAGAAATTAAAGTCTTTTAGTGTACCAACTGCTTTTATTGAGAAGAGTCGAGTCTTATTAGAACAAGTCTTGAACCACATTAAAGAGAGCGGTCTATACTTTGAAGAGGGTGAGGGTAGTACAATTAAGGTTCCAGTCTTAGCTCGTACAACAAGTGCAGTCTTGAAGAACTTCCAAGGCTCTCAATATCCCGTGGTATCCTCTTATGTTCGCTATTTCTCGGAGACTTTTAGTGAAGACCAAAGAAAGCTCTTATCTCGTTGGTTTTTGCAAGAGAGTTTTTACGAAGAAGGTCTTCAAAGGATTGAGTTGGAGTTAAATACTGACACTGACTACTTTAGAGAGAAAGCTACAAAACTAGCAACTCTCATGGGCGGTGGTACTTGGTTCTTCAAAGAGTTGAATTACTTTGAAACAGGCGCTAAATGTACCCTTGGACACGATATTAAATGGGAATTTGTGGCAGAAGAAGAAGCCACAGGAGAAGTGTTGAAGTTTGGAGTAGACTGTGTACAGGACTTCTTCAACATTGAAGGTCAAGTGCAAAATCAGTTGGTACGCTTCCGTACTCGTTATTTCAATGAAATGTTGACTTATGCTTACTCTTACAGTCAGCAGTTAGGTTATCAGAAGAATTTCGGCTTTGCTTTACCTAGTTTTTGGCAAAGTTTGGTAGACGGTGGTTTTGCAAAACCAACTTCTAAGATTGAGTATTTGTTGAAGTTTGTTCGAGAGTTTAATAGTTTAAACATGCCTTTACCTGTCTCTCTTCGTTTGCAGTTCTTAAAAGAATTGGAGCAACAAAGGGCGCACAACTTACGTTACCGATTTATGGAGAACACTTTTGGAGCGGTATCCTTGTACAATATGTACTCTCTTTTGGGAGATTTAGTGCCTTACATTAGTGAACAAGACAAGGATAAAGGAGCTTGGTCGTCTATTAAAGGTTCTATGGTTAGTGAACATGGTTTACTACTTCAAGAAAAAGACCTTATCTTAAAATTTATGGAGTCTGCTTTCTTTGAAAGTGTTTCTAGGTTATACGAAACTTTGCTAGGTTATGGGGAAGTTGTTCACTCTGTATTAGTTAACACAACGACTGAATTAGATTTTCAGTTGTCTTATAACAAATTGTCTTGGTTTGTAGATAAACAAAACCCTAGAACAGAAGATGCGAAATTTATTGGTGGGGTAGTCTTTAGTAAGTATAGTAAGCCTTATCACTTTGGTAATGGTTCGGCTATCACTATGTCAGGAGAAAAATTGGAGACAGATTACTCAAATATCGAGAGATTTTACTTTGGTATCATTGACCCACGTGTATCTTTAAGCGATTTAATTGGTGTGTTTAATACATTCAATACTAAGTTTAAAGAACAACTTGCCAATACATCCAAATAAGAACGTTCTTTCTTGTCTAAGTCTTGCATTTTCCCTCTAAATATGATAAAATTGAGAAAAATGCAATTTGGATAGGAGATTCGATTTCGTATGTTAGTTCGCAGCCGACCTTTTAATTCAGGGGTAGAGTTTATAGTAGACTCTACAGTGTACACCTTAGCTCATAAGAGTCATAGTTTAATTCAGAAGATGGACTTAGCAGACTTAGATAGCAATACTTTGCTACGCTACAGACCTATACAAGTCTTTTCTGTTTTATATCTAAAAGGGGTATCTACCTCGGTTGCGGTAACTGTTTATAATGAAAAAGAGGGTTGTAAGAGTGCAAACCCTCTGTCTGCTAAAACTTACCAAGTGTTGCGAGAGCAGTGGTTGAGAAGTAGTAAACTTCAAGGATTCTCTCGTATGGAAACCCCTACACCAGATGGTGTGATTGTGCAAGAAATAATGGTGGTAAGTCTATGAACAGTGTATTGAAAACAAAGATTACACCAAAAGACTTGTACAATCGTTACTTGCAGATGCGTAGCGCAGTTGAAGTCCTAAAGGTTATGTTGTACGACTACGGAATAACTTACTCTCCTACTATTGTGCGTAAATTTGAGTTGTCTCAATATGTTGTAGCTCAGTTAAAAGACTTAGGTTTTACTAACTATACAGATAAGCGCAGTGCGGTATCTTTGGTGTTAAATCTCAATTATTTGGAGTATGTTCAGAAGGTTGTAAAAACTAACCATCCTTTTCAAGTTGGTTTAACCTTGGTTGTCTCTTACTTACAGTACAAGCAAGAAGTGGACTATTTAGAAAATTTATATTCCTTTAATGACTTGAGAAATAGGGGGTTTTTAAAAGGTAAAGCTCAAACTCGTCAAGTCAAAGTTTCTGAAGGTAAACAAAAAGGAGAAGTACCTTTATGGTTGCCAAAGACCATAAATGATGAAATTTCAATTCATGATGGTTATACTGAGGTGGAAGACTCCTTACACAATGTGTATTATCAATTTCTAACCAAGGTGGCTAAAGAGCAAGGGGTATCCTTAGACAAAGGTTGGACTTTCTTAACGGGTGTTAAAAGAACGCAAGAGTCTTCTTTACTACCTTTAATTTTAAGAGGTTCAGTTGAGGTTCAAAATGAGGGTATTCGTAAGATTTTAGAATCCCTTCGCACCAACAATAAAGGAGAGTTTCCTTATTCTTTGGTTTATGAAGATTTACTGAAAGCTCAAACCAAGGTGTTAGAGAAGTACAAAAAGGAAGACCCAGACTTGATGATTCGGAATATTACTCCTTTTAAGGTTTCCTTTTCACGTGGTGGTTTAGGGTATTACCCTTTGTACTACAATTACATTTGTTGGGATTATGACAACAATAAACCACTACCAAACACAAATTGTTTCAAAGGTTTGGGCGGAGAGTTCACAAAGGTATCTTTTGCAGGCGCAACGCCTTACTACCTAAGAAACGAAGAAGGAAAGCAAGAGATTTTCTACAAGATGGTTAGCAAATCTCAACTTCATAGTAAGAATGTTCACTTAGAAGAGTATTTAAAAGAGTTTTCTCAGATGTTTGGTAGGTACTTTGGTGGAGAAGGTTTGTTAATACCTTTAACTCCTACACGCACGGAAGTGATTAAGCAAAGTTTAGATAGATTAGAACAGAAAGGAGTCGCCCTAGTTGACTCGGATAGTTAGTTGTGGAAGAGGTCTGCAGTTAGCAGCTTCGTCCTTTAGGCAGTTGGACTCAGAAGATATTGAATTGGTTCACTATCTAGGTTCTGACTTTAAGCTCTTACCGGTTTATTTCAGCGTAGGTGGTTCTTACCCACTAGAAGTTGAGGGTATCCTACCTAGTCAGTCAAAAATCGGAGCAAGACTTGGAGATGTTTCCTACTGTGTAAAAAGTGTGATCTCCTCTAAATTTGGAGGACTTGATATTCAAAGCAGTATTTCCATAGTTGTACCAAGTACAGAAAAGGGTCGCTTTAGCTTAGATACTTTGCATGAAGGGTTTGGGGGTTTGTCTCTACCTTTCTTGGAGTTGAAAATATCTGAGGACTTACGTTCCATCTTTTCTGAGGTTGGGGAGTTAGAGAACTTTTGGAGTACGTTGAATAGTATACAGAAAGAAAACAGGTGGTAGAAAATGCAAAACAAAATGGTTGTTTTGGCTTTGTTAGATATTGCAAACCCTACGGACACAAGTTATTCTTATAGTCCAAGTGGTTACGCATTAGCTCTTGCGGTATCCAACATTTCTCGAAAATTAAAGAAAAAATCAGTGCAGGCTGAGATTGAAAAGCAGTTGAAGTCTGATGAAGACTTGACTTTTACACTTCTTGAAGGGAACTCTTTTCCTCTTGCAGTAAGTGATACTCTTTGGGAGTGTTTGTCTAGTCTGAGAGTTTCCCAAGGTGATGATTTATCTAAATATGACTTTGAGTTAAATGATTCTGAGGGTGGAGTTATTTTCAAGGTTGAGGGTGTCTTCACAGATAAACACGGCTTACTCAAGGGGGTATCTAACTTTAAATCTGTCGCAGACCGTTTAGTTGATAAAGACTCACTCGATTTAACAGAAGACCAAACTGAATTTATTGAATCAGTAAAGTCTAATATTAAATCTTTGGAAGAGCTTGAATTAGCTTTGAATGAGGGTTCAAAGGGTAGTTCTCTTGCTCGCATTTCTGATGAAATGGAAGATTTACTGAGTTCTCGTAAAGATAACTCTGAGTTTCGTCAGTCTTGGGAGTCATTACGTAAGCAGTTATTAGAAGATAATTCTAAGAACTTCATTGGTAATGTACCTTCTCACTTGTTAGTAGAGGTAGAAAGTCCACTTGAAGTTTATGAGGACTTTACTGAAGGTGTTGATTTAGAAGATGCAAGAGCGCTTGTAGATGCTCAACTCCGTGGTTACTTACCTTACCAATATGGTCCAGGCGGTTCTATGTATTTACACTTAAAGGGGTCTGTTTTACGAGAAAATGCTTATAAACAGTTCTCTAAGCAAGGTGTACATTATGATCAAAACCATATTGGTATCCTCCAAAATGAACATAAATTGAAGTTATATCTAACTTATGGTGAAGCAGTTTTTCTTTATATGGTTGCTAAAGGCGGTTCAGTAGAGTTGCCAACAACAGATATTGATCGTATCTTCAAATCTGTGTTAAAAGTTGGTTTGGAAAGTCAAAAAGACTTTGTGTCTACATGGTTTTACAAACCCGTAGGTTTTCTAGCTGATATTTCAGATATCTATGCCCAGACGAAACAGATTTCTTTACATGATTATGTAAGTTTTTGTGAGACTTACTTACCATTTGAGTTTTACTTTGGTTTCTTGTATGTTTTATACAGTGATAATTTGTTTAACTGTATTCAAGAAGGGTTGCCGGACTTTACAGGTAAAATTTCAAGGTTGGAGTTTGCTAAGTTGATGCAGAAGATTACAGATTAGAATAGGTGGTTTAGACGGTTGGTATTTAAAATTGAACAAGAGCAGTTGCTGTGGAAAGTAGGAGAGTTCTTAGCAGAGCAAGGAAAACCATTAGGGTTTTTAAACTCTGAAGGTTTCAACCCTAGTTTCTCGGTATCTGGAACGCAATTAGAACTCTTAATTGCGAAAATGCGAGCGCAAGCTCTCCATGACTTGCCTTTTGAAATTGGCTCTTCTAAAAAGTTTGAGGATTTGCGTTTTGCTTTGTGGTTGCTCGCTAACACTTACTGTTATGTAGTGACTTCACCACATAAGTCTAAGGAGTTGCAAGGTTTCAACTTGGGAAAACAAGATGTTCGCTTTGGTTCTTTGGCTTTGCCTTTATTAGAAAGTGCAGTTGAAGTAACTGATCGACAAAAGAATAGTTTGAGTAAGATTTACAAGGAGTTCGGAGACACTTTAAACCAAGGGTTACTTGCTTTCCCTACAATTAGTATGTCTAAAGGTAAATTATCCTTTCCTAGAAAAAAGGTTTCTTTCGTAGAAGGGGAGTACATGGTTCTTCCGGTATCCGTAGTAAACGGCTACGTTTCTAAGCTTAAAGAGAAGTCCAAACAAGGTATTGTAACCATTGATGCACACCGTGTAGGTGGGTCTTTAAGAGAGTTTAATATGACTGCGGACACTACGATAGCAGTTCAACTTTACACAGGCTCATTATTGCTGGAAGATTTTGAGACTGTAGGATATTCTTTGTCTGCTGCTTCGGTTTTCCAAGAGAGTAAAGTGAAGATTATGAAAGGTCTCACACGTTTGTTGTTGACGTTTTATGACTTAGGGATTGCAGAGGGTGATTACCCTCAAAGACAACTTTCCTTGAGTCGTATCCGAGAGGTTAGTTACTTAGCTAAAGAGGAGCAAGACAAGAAGATTAGACAGTTGAAACGCTACGCTCTTATGTCTGAGGACGCTATGGTTCGTCAGATTAACCACTTAGCGAAAGATTGGTCATTTGAACGACAAACTGAGTTCTTAGTAGAGAGTTTAGCTCGATTAAAACGAATGTCTGATATTGATACAAGTGTAAGCAAGGTTGAGATTAAGTCTTTAATTGAGTTTCAAATGCGTTTTAGTGAGTGTATTGAGTATTACTCTACTGCTTATTTGCGAGTTGTGTATGACATGATTCAAGAAGAACCAGAGCGTTACAACTTTATCACAGGTCGAAATACAGATATGGCAAGCGTAAGTGGTTCGGTATCCTCAGATTTCGTCACTATTCCAGATACGCTCGAATTTTAAGGTTGAGGTAAGATTTTCATGGATAAAATAAAAGAATTATGGGACAAGAAAGGTTTAAGATATACCATTCTAGGTGTTCTTGCTCTTGTATTATTACTATTTGGGGTTCGAGCTTGTAACCAAGCTAAGAAGTCGAATACGGAGACGAAAGCAAGTGAAGAGCAAGTAGACAAACCGAAGAATAAAAACGCAGGACTAACTCCATTTGAAGAAGAGCAAAAGCGTTTAATTCGTAAGTACGGTGAAGCAGGAGAAGGGTATTATTGGTCTGATGAAGGTACTCGTATGGCTTTAGGAGACCAAAACTTGTCTGAAACTGAGGTGTTGAGAACTTTCTTACGTTCTTTATCTACTTTGGACTTTGCTACTGCTCAGAAATATGCTTATAAAGACCAAGTATTGAAAACCTTAAATGGTTACTTCAAGTCAGATGCAGAGTTCACTTACTCCGAGTCCTTTAAAAAGGGGATGTACCAACAATTTCTACTTAGTTTAGAGATTGAGGGTATTGAGAATCAGGCGACTTTTGCGGATGATAAGAGTAGTGTAACGGTTAAATTGAAAGCCTTGGACTTGTCTAATAAAGATTTTTGGAAAGAGGATCGCGAAGGTCTTTTAAAAGGTATTTATTCGTATCGTAAAACTGAGGCAGACTCCACCAAAGCTCGTAATTTCTTATATGAGTATGTAAGTAACTACTGGAAATCTGAATTAGCTCAGAAGAAAACCATTACAGTAAACATTACCTTGATGAAAACAGGAGCGGGTGGTTGGCTTGTTTCAAACGATATGGACTTAGACAACTACGCTAAGTACAGTGAGGGTGAAACGGTTATTAACAACATTCTGAAAGAATATGATGAAGAAATTTCTCGTAGACCGAAAGGTTTTGAAGATTCTACATTTGACCCAAGCACTCTCTTGAATAAGAACAAGAAGTCTCAGGTAAAACATGAGACGGAAGATAGCAGTAAGAAAGCAGGTTCTTAATGAGTGTAGAGAAAGTTTCAGACTATTTAGAGCGTAAAGCTAAAGCAACCTTTCGTAAAGGTTATGAAGAGGTTCTACCTCTAATTAAAGATGGTGACTCTGAGTCTCAACTTCGCACGGTTGGTTCGGTTTCTCGAACTGAAAACCTCATCGGTATCGGTACCAACAACCGAGCTGAAGGGTTTCATTTTGAAGAAAAGCATTTGAGTACAACTGAGAAGTATGAACAACAAGCTCAACTTGCTTTCAACGAAGAGTATATGAGAAGAGCTGATGAAATTGATAAACTAAGAATTTCCGAAGCAGTTTCTCAGTTTGCAATAGGATTGCAAGAAGGTTCTACTAATGATTTTGCTACTATGATTCAAGAGCGAAAAGAGGAAACGAGCGATATCTCTGAACTTCCACCCTCTGATAGTTTCAACATTCCTCAATATGAGGACGAGGGAACTGTTGATGATTTGGAAGAAGATGTTAGTTCTGACTCTACTCTCGAAGACCCATTTTCAGTAGAACTAGTGAAAGATGAAGTACAAGAGTTTTCGTTTTTAGATGGTTTCAATATTTGATTAGTTTAGGTGGTTAGTATTTACATGTTTTATGAGAAAAATGATTTCAAAATCATGTTAGGTTCAAACGCTTTAGAAGGTTGCACTGACTTAAGAAGTGCTTGTAGACGTGGTTTTGACTTATATTTCAAAGGGTTACACGAGTTACAAAGTATTGAAACTTACTCTTTGAAGCAACTTCGATTTGTAAAATCGAGACAAAGCAATACTCAATTCGGTATCTCCTTTAAGGGTGCATTTCCTTTCTCTTTCTCAGTAGATATTGAGAAAGGTACGTTGACGGTTTCTCCTTTCCTTTTGTCTGATGATGTGTTAGCACAAGTTAAAGAGGGTCATTATGTTCCCTTGGTTCAACTCTTTTTAAACGCATTTGCAGAGAAGGTCTGGGCTTACCATAACTTAGATTTGCTAAATGTTATGTTGGAGAAGTATAAACCAGTAGGTAGTCCATATACGGTAAGGTTTGTACTAAACAGTAAAGCGAAAGACAGATTCTTATCTCGCTTTAGTGAAGATTTGATTGAGTGGTGTGTTTTAGATGATTACCCTCAAACGCTCCAAACTGTCCTCCCTCGCGATTTAGATTCTCTAAAGGAATTTATACGCAAAAACTTTTACAAAGGATTTGACGCCCTCTCAGAAGCTCTCAGAGGGCAGTCTACACTTTGGTCTGACTATTTAGCAGGTAGACCTCCAACTGGTGTTACTTACAATCCAATGCGCTTAGTTGGTGCGTTAGCTTTAGAGTTAGAGGAAACAGTTGAAAAGCGTTGTCGTTTCTTGTATAAGGAAGATGAGAGTGGAGAGATTACTCTTTATCAACGTGACGGTGAAGTTTATGAAGAGGTTCTTCGTTTTGATAAGGAAACAGGAGAACTCGGTATCCTCGATAAAACCTATGCTTTAGGTTTCGACTCTACTGAGCAGAAGATGAAAAGAATTGAGGTAACTGTAGATGAGTCAGCGTAATTTCGGACAACATCGAGATAATAATGAAGGTGGTTGGAACGGAGTTCCTGATTGGGGTTCCCTGCAACAACCTCATCAACAACCTTCTCCACAAAGAGGTGGGTTTGGTTCTTCGGACTTCGGTTCGGAGTCAACTAGTTCGCTAGAAGAAGAGCAAGGGTTTAATCCGCGAGGTGGGTTTGAACCTCAAGGTCAAAGAGGTGGTGGTTTTGGCTATGAACAACCTCAACAACCTTACCCAAATGAGTTTCAACAATCTCAAGGATTTACGCAAGGGCAAAATGAGGGTTGGGGTTCACAAAATAATCAAGGATTTGAATCAAACGGCTTCAACCAAAACCTACAAGGGTATCCCCAAAATCAGTTCGACTCCAACAACTATGACCAATATGGTCAAATGGAAAATAGTGCAAGCGCACATCCAGTTAAGAAGAAATGGTCTCCTTGGTCTATTGGTTTAACCGTTGTCATTGTGGCAGTCTTACTTTTTGGTATTATGGTTTTTATAGCAAATAAAGCGAAACAAAACCCTTCAAGTGACTTGAAAAATAAGGTTACACAAGTAGAGAAAGGTGTTGCGGATAAGAAGACCGTGGTATCCGACAGTGACCGTATTTTCCCGGAAGGTTCTCAGAAGAAAGAAGAGAAAACTTCTAGTTCAACTTCTGCGGAAGAGAAACCTAAAGAGAAAACAGATAACTCAGCAAGTAACGATTTAAAATCTGCTAATACAATCGTACAAAATCTTGATGGAGCGAAGATTTCCTCTGAGGTTTTAGTTGCTAAAGGTGTGGTTAAGTCTAAGAACTTAGTTGCTGATGATGGTTTGACTGCTTACTATGTGCTTGATTTATCTGTTGGTTCAACTTCTTTGAAGGTTTGGGTGGACTATAACTTAGCAAGTCAATTAAAAGCAGGCGATACAGTAACGGTTCGCTACCGTAAATTAGCAGATGTAGATAAGGTTGTTATTGAGTCTGTCACAAAATAGAGAAAAAGTCAGGCGGGTATCAATTTTTCCCCTTGACTTTTTATTTTAGGGTATGCTACAATAGTTTTAGAATTTTTCAGAAAGATACGAGGTCACACAAAGCATGGTTAGAATGTTGAATTTAGGAAACAGTCCTAAAATGCCAGAAAAAGAAAAGAAAACCCAAACCCTCTCAGATGCACTAGGTCAAGAAGCTACTAAACCGACTGCACCAATTCACACCGTTCCAACGGTTGAGGTTCAACCAAATGGAGAACAAGAAGGTGTAGTAGAGCCACTAAGTCGAGTAGTAGGGGAAAAAGTAGGAAAACCAGTTACAGTAACTCCTACTGAAAAACCAAAAGCAAAAGAAGAAAAACCGACTGCTACAAACCCAACTACTGAGGGTGATGACAATGCTCCAAGAGCAGGTGGTATTTCTCTAGTGGGTATTATTCAATCCAATGTACATAAAGTTCGAGTATTTAAACGTGGTGTGTATTATGACGCCACTCAAATTGCAGGATATATTTTGCGAAACGATGGGGTTGAAGAACTTGAAGTTTTTGATGATGTATTAGTTTCACAAGAGAACCCGAAAGTAATTTATCAACCTAATACAAGTCTCTTGTCTACTGCTGAAAATCCGAGTTCTGTACCTAAAGTTCCATTTGCGATTGGTGAAACACGTGTATTCACAAAACCGGGTCTACTTGCTTTGAATGAATCTTGTAAAGAAATTGGCTCTCGTCTTGGTATCGGTGAAGCTCTCCCAGTTGTTGTAAGTCAGTTGATGGACTTGCACCCAGAGTTGACAGAAGAGGTAGCTACTGAAATTGCAAAAGACTTTAAATTTGCTATTCAAGTTCGTGATGCTCGTGGTGAAGGTATTTTGGTTCCTGACCACCCAGAGGGTTTATTTAGTCGTTTGTCTGTAGCGATTGGTCTTGCGCTTTCGACTGAGACTTTGAAAGAAGAAGTTGCTCGTCAGTTGTTGAAACACAAGTTGGTAACAGACAAAACACCAGAAGAGTTGTTATTGATGTTGAAAGACCGTCTCAACTTGGCTCTTCCACAAGGTTTGTTACTTCCGGTAGACTTGTTTGACGAGGTTTATGAGGTTAAAGGCGCTCGTAGAGCAGTTAAAGGTTCTAAGGTTAAATCTGAATTTGAGCGTATTTTCGGTGTTTACAATGAGTACAATCAACCAAAATCAAAACGCACTTCAAAAACTCAAACACCTAAGTCTGACAAAGAGACTAAAGGTTCAACTAAACCAGCGGTATCCTCACAAGTCAACTTGGCGAATTACTTTGCGCACTATACGCAAGGTAAATAATTTAGAATTAAGAAACGCACCATTTTGGTGCGTTTTATGTTTGTCATCAAACCTATCAATCTACTACCACTATTGACTTTTAAACCTTTTTATGATATAATTAACTCACTAAATAAACTTAATTGAAAGTGAGGAATTTTCTATGGCAAAAAGACCAAAGAAGAAAAAAGCAGGAAATAAGACTCCTAAAACCGGTATTGTCTACACACCTTTTTCTATGGTTCGTAGAGTAAATGATTTATCGAAGTTAGAAGGGAAAGCAGAGCGTACCTCTTTTGAGATGCAAACTCACGGTATGATTACTGCCTTTGAATTTTTGAATTTGTGGAAGAGTGGAGAAATTGATACGACTGCTTCAAGTCGTATTGGCTTGCAACCTTATTTAAACCATTATGTGGGAGTAGCAGGGCGAATTACAGATGTCCGAAAGAGCAAAGACGGGGTATCCCTCTTGATTTTAGACCCCTCGTTAGTTGGTACGTTTGGAGCCCGAACAAAGTCTGAGGTAAAACAGTTAGTCAAAGAAGCAGGAGGGAAAGACAGTAAGTATTTTCAAGATATACCAAATCAACCTATTTTCTCAAGTCATGTGTGGTTGTTCTTACCAGAGGTTGACGCTTCCTTGTGTAAAGATACGGCTTTGTACTTAGGTTCTGTGATTACATTCTATGCAAAGGTTGAATTATATAAAGGTCGTGTGTCTACTTCACACTCTAATAGAGCGCCTAAATACGGTCTAGGCTCAATTATTTTGAATAATAGTTATATGCCTTATATGGTGCAGAAAATGGACGAGAACAACTTTAAACCAGCTCGTAGTGGTCGTAAAGTTCAGATGATGTTTGGTAACTACCGACTTGGTTCAACAAATGACTTTGACTTGCGTTACGCAGTTGCTTTGATTGAAAAATCCAAGGTTGAGCCTTATGTAGATTGGTATTTCCAAATTCGTAATTTAAGTCAAAAAGCTCATTGGAATTGGATTTATAATTTCATGATGGACTGCGATTCAGAGGTTGAGAAAGGTTTAACCAAATATACAAACTTCAAACCTTTGATGATGAAAAACAAAGTAGGCTTACCTATGGAGTTAGAAGCTCTTAAGTACAGAAAGCAGCTAAGAGATAAAGCGGTATCTGAAGGTCTCGTAGACTCTTATGATAAATCTACTGATGAACTAGACTTATTTTGCAACTTCTCAGATTGTCTTGAACATTTGGAGAAGTTAGGTTTTAAGGACATTCCAGTAAAAGATACGCTTTAAATTATAGATTTTTAGAAGAAATTCCGATAAGGTACTTGACAAAGTACCTTATTTTTGATATAATAAAAACAGTTAAATGGATAAAAGAAAAAGGAGAATTTACAATGAACAATGTAGTATATATGACTGAGGATCAAGAGCGTAGCAACAGATTAGAAGTTGAAAGCAACTTAGCAAACCTCTTTAGAGAACGAGTAGAAACAAAAGGGAAACAAGTTCGTTCGCTTTGTCGAAATATTGCCCTTTGGGTAACTCTCGGGGTATCCACATGGTTTCTTGCTGATATGGGTCTTGAGATTTATGAACAACAGTTGACGAACTCAACTTACACCGTTCGCTTTTTGATTTCTGCCTTGAACTTATTAGTATTCTTAGGTGGATTTTCTGTACTGTATTTTACAATGTACCATTTGAGCCACACTCTTGTAGGTTTCCGCTTGTTCAATCGTGGAGACTACTATGAGCGTAAAGACTCAACTTACTTGCCTTTGTTTGATAAGATTGAGCGTGGTTATTACACAGATATGTATTTCCAGTCAAATGGGTATATTTCTAAGGTGTCTGTACCAAATCACTATGCAAACCGTTTTGAGTTAGGTGCTAGTGTACCAGTAGATGTAGCTATTTTGATGTATAAGCAGTCTGGTCGAGTTCGTTTGGTTACAAACTGCGTTGGTTCACGTGCTAACAATGAGAAAGAGTTTCAAGAAACTTTGTGGAGACATAATGGTAATTTGAAAGCTCCACAAAAAGCGTACCAACAAGCATTGGCAGGTTCGGTGTCCACCTCACAAAAACAAATTGGAATGAAGTAAGAATTTTGGATTGCATAATGGAATAATTTATGGTAATATAATTTAGCATTCCGAAAGGAATGTCTAATCGTCTAAACTGCGGGAGAATAGTGGGTATCTTACTCACTGTTTTCTTTTCTTTTTGTTTAGTTTACCTTATTTACTCCAAAATCTTGCTATTTACCTTAATTTGTGATATAATAAAGAAAACTAGAAATGAGGACTTTCAAATGACTTTAGTGCAATATCACCCTTACCCAGTAGGTAAGCAAACAACTTTGTTTTATATTGATAAACACTACAAAATTCAACCTTTTACAGTAACAAAAGAGATGGTCGAAAGTGGTTCTGTAAAACTCCCTCGCTTACCTTACGGTAAGGCAGATTATGAGTTGTATATCAAAGACGGTCAAGTCTTCACAGACCATTTTGATGGAGTTATTGTAACCTGTACTGAGAAAGAAACAGGTGAGGTTCACGATCCGTTTGCTTGCAGTTTTCTATCTTGGGAGTTGAGAGATATTTTCCCTAAACTTGGTAAGATTTTGAGAGAAAAGATTAAGCAAGAGAATAAAGAGCGGTATCCTCTCATTCGCTTTGTGGATGCAAAAACCTCTGATGTCTTAACTGAGTTTCCGTATGAGAACTATTACAAAGAAAACTTTGCTCTAAATGAAATGGGCAAGTACATGGAAAAAGGTCATCCAAACCTTCTAGTTCAAGCTTATGACAAAGAAACAGATGAGTGGATTTTGTTCGAGTTAAAACGTTTGGACTATTGGAAAACGTTAGAAGACACAAAAGCGCAAGTACAAGAAGAAGTACAACATTGGAAAGAAGACTTGTAAAATGGCAGAAAATTTTGCAACAAAATATAGGTCAAAAGATGTAGACCGTTATATTGGGAATGAATTAGCAGTTCAAAAACTTTTGAACCGTTTTTCTTCCAAAGATGGAGAAGACTACCCAGCTTGTGTTATGATTTCAGGAGCAAGTGGGTGCGGTAAGACTACTATGGCTCGTATGTCTACAAAGTTGGTTTTGTGTGAGAATAAGCAAATCCGTAAGTGGAAGAATAGAGAATATTTGTTACCTTGCAACCAATGTAAAATGTGTCAAGATTTGAATGAATACATTGAGACTGCAGATGCTACAAAGCTCTTTTCGGTAAAAGAATTAGACTCTTCTAAAACAGGGAACGTAGATGCAGTACGACAATTTGTAGAGTCTGCTTCTATGCCTAAGCTATTTGCGGGGTATTCTATCTTTATCTTTGATGAGTGTCACTTGATTTCTAAAGCAGGTCAAGAAAGTATGTTGAAGTTTACCGAGGATGCCCCACCTAAGTCTATATTTTTCTTCTGTACCACTGACCCTCAAAAGATGATTGAACCGTTACAAACTCGTATGGACTTAAAGATTGTAATTGAGTTACCTAGTGTGGCAGATAATGTGAACCTTATGACCTGGGTATCAAACGAAGAAGGTTTCGCTTTTGAGAAACCGGCTTTAGAGTTAATTGCAGTTCGTTCAAATTGTGTCTTTCGTCAATCCTTGAAACAACTAGAGAACGTTTACCGTTCTTATGGTTCAGTTCGCTACGATGATGTTGTTAAGGTTCTTGATGTAAATAAAAATAGAGGTCTTTATTTTGATTTCTTAGAGTTTCTAAGAACAAAGAATACAGTTCTATACACAAAAACAGTTCACACTGCTATGTTGGAAGTTGGGTTGAAGAACTTTGTTGAGGGTTTGAGAGAGTTTGTGAAGCGAGGTCTTTACATTTCATTAGGTCTTCATGTATTAGGGATTACCAAAGATGAGTTGAAGTTGTATAAAGATTTATTTGATAAGTTCAACAATGAAGAAATTCTAGCTCTCTTGGAGTTCTTGAACAACTTAGGACGAGGAGATATTGAAACCCAATTACTCCTCCTTGGGTATCGAGGTCTCTTAGCGCCCACTCAATCCGTTTCTTCAACTTCTTCTGTAAGTTTTGAAGTTAACGAAATTAAAGGTAATGAGAGGGTCTTAGAAAGCAAACAAATGTCTCAAAAACATAAGGAAGACAAAGCAGCACATCATGAAAACACTGTTGCAAAAGCACAGTTAGATTTAAAACCTATGTCTACTGACCAAATGGCTGATATGTTTGACAGTTTATAAAAGAAGTGAGGTACATTTTATGTTAGAAAAAGTTTTAAAGCGTAGAGTCACTAAAGATTTTGCTGAGACGTATGAGGTGGTTCCTAGTCGTGCAGGGTTCAGGGAGTTTTATGTCTTATACCCTAAAGAACTAGGTGACCCATTTATTGAGGATTTCTACACGTTAGTAGATAGATTAGAGAAGAAACACATACTAATTAGTGTGTATCCTATGTCTGAAACTAGACCGGAAACTAAAGCTATCTTTTTAAAAAATAGTCCGATTGTACGTGAGGTTATTCTATGAAAGATTACTTTATGAGAGATTTACCAGAGTTTCCACCTCTTGAATTGACTGACTATTTGGTTAAAGATTTAGGTGTTTGCTTTTAAGTTACAAGAAATCCTCTGTTACTTAGACTTAATTTGTATTGGTTATTGGAAGTTCAAGTTAAGAAACTTAACTCAGTTTACTACCCAGATAAATTTAAGACCTCTAAAGGTTCACATAATGTTTTAAAGTCTATTTATTTGTTCAGTGATTATGTACCTGACCTTTGGGATTTTATAGATCGTTTAAATAAAGATTCTGTAACAATGGGTCGATTATCAGCTATTCAAAACTTTGATTATGTTTCAGCTAGATATTCAGGAGCTTTAGAGGTATTCAGAGCAGACTTACCGTTAGTTGAAGATTTGTTTGAACTGTACTGGATTTTGTCTAATCACTTGAGACAGTTAGGTTTTAGTTAATTTAGGTAAACAGTTTAAATTTATAAACAGAAAGCGAGAAAAATAAATGTCAAAAGAAGTAGTAGTATTTACAAAGCGCCCAGAAGACGGAGTTTGTCCCAGTTGTAAGATGTTGAAGCGCAAGCTCGACTCAGAAGGTATTCCGTACAAGGAAATCCCTTACAATCCAGACAATGAAGAACACGTTCGTATTGTGAAAGGTGCGAAGTTTAGTTCTCTTCCAGTAACTTTCCCAAATGGTTTGGATGATGTAGAGAGTGCTTTCTCAGGGTTTGCACCTAATAAAGTAGCCGAAATCAAGCGTAACTTGGCTTTATAAGAAAATGGCAAGAGGTGTTGGCAAACATCTCTTCTTTTTTGTTAAGAAATGCTTGTCAAGTAAAAAGTTTTTTGATAAAATAAACAAAATAAAGAGAAAGTTGGTGCGAGTTTTGGGTAAAATTTCAGATTTAGTCCTAAACCGAAACTTTAGAGGGAGAAAATTTGCTTTAGAAAGTATTGTCTTTTTAAACACGTTAGCCCTCCTACCTACAACTGCTTTTGCAAATACAGATTCGTTAGGTGGGGTGCCCGACTCTTCATCAGCGGTATCCGATGCAGTTGACACGACAAATACAATTACACGTGAGCAAGCTAACAACATTTTGCAGAATGTAAGAGATGCTATCCCAGAGCCTTCAAAAGAGCGTGCTTTAGAGCAAATTAACAAAGCAGTTAATACAAGTCGCGACTCTAGTTGGGATATGGCAATGGACGCTCTAGCTCCAGTAGGTTATGGGTTGATGTTCCTAGCCAATATTTTATGGGGTCTTGCGACCTTTGGGTATTTCTTCCAAACTTCTGTAGATGTACTTTGTTTGGTATGGTCTGGTCCCCGTGAATATTTCATGAACAAACAACCGAGTCAAGACCAAGGTTTTAGTTTGAAAGGTTTCATTGGTTCTTTCTTCACTTTGTCTTATGACGCTCGTCAAATCATTGAGAGTGCAGGGTTGAATACAGGTTCTCAACAAATGCAAGGTGCAGGCGGTATGGGCATGAACCGCGGCATGGGTATGGGCGCTCCAATGGGTTCCCCTATGGGTGGCATGGGTTCTCCGATGGGCATGAACCGTGGCATGGGCATGGGTGGAATGAACCAAGGAATGCAGACCAAACCTATGGTTTCAACAGGTAACTTGTTGAGTCGTTATGTGTCACTTCACATGAAAACTTTAGTTGCTTTAGGTGTTGCCTTTGTAATCTTTGGAACGTCCTTTGCGACTGAGTTTCAAGGTCAAGCGGTATCCCTAATTATTGCCTTAATTAAAGGTGCTTGGAACTTGCTTTTACAAGGGTTTAACTTTATTTCAGGACATGGATAAGAAGGTGATTTTATGGCTTTCTTAGACTTAAAAATCTTTAATAATTTAAAGAACAGTGGAGATTCAAGGTTTGGTGGACACCACGCTCACTTAATGAAACGGCGCTTGGAAGCAGACTTATTGGAGTTAGCTGAGAAGACTTTAAAAGGGCGAGTAACACATTGTTGCATTGAGGTGTCAGATCAAGAATTACCTTTAATGTTGGAGGTCTTATCGAACCCTACGGTTCAATCTCGACTTCAATTCCAACAACAAGAAATACCAACACAGTTTTTAATTGGATTTAGAAATTTGATAGTTTTCTAAAATTCAAGTTCGCAGTTTAGTAAGATGAGGTTCAGTTCGCATGAGTACAAAGGCTCGGTTGCCTTATGTAGAGGTTATAAAAGAAGTAAGTAAATTAGTTCATTTGAAGTATGAAACGGTAGACAATATTGTTTCATACTATAGAGAAGTTTGCTTTGACGCTATTACTAAAGGGTATTCCTTTGATGTGTTCGAGGGTCTATTCATGAAAGTAACAGTTTCAAAAGACCAAGCTCGGAAAGTGCTACCTCAGACTTATTTGTTAAAACGAGTGAGTGAGTCCTTGGACTTGTCACTAACAGTTGTACAGTCGGTACTGCAAAAGTTCCAAGAGTTGACTTATCAAGAAGTTGCAAAGGGTTCAGCGGTATCCTACATTAACTTAATTTCCTTTAACCCAAGCGCCACAAGGTCTTGGAATAAGGTAAAAGTAGGTTCAGCAGTTTTAACACTTAAGAAACAGGTAGGAGTACAAGTTCGTTTGGTTTGTACCAAAGACTTTAAAGAATTAGTGGGGAAGTAGCCTATGGAGGGTAAAACTCACAGATTAGGTGGTACGGTGTGTGCAATGGCTGGGTTCATAACTTTAAAGGACTCAGGTTACTTAATACAAAGTGATTTGGTTTCTCCAGCGTTACAGTTCTTGGTCATTTACACAGCGGGGATTTATGGTGGTATGTGGTCGGATAACGACCACCATTGGGATTCGAGTCCATTAAAAGACCCGGCTTCTTGGTTACAAAATAAGGTCTTGCATATTGCAAACACGCCTTATAAGAAGTTAGATGAGAGATTAAGTAGCAAACAGAAGAAAAGCTCTGTTCTGTATAAAACTTTGAAATTCATGAGGTGTATCCATCGCTCGTGGCAAACACATAGTGAGTTTACACTTCTCATGATATTGTGGCTGATGTTCAGTCCAACTTTCTTAGGATTTACAGGACGTTTTGACCCTCTGTTATGGTTACTAATAGTCACAGGGTTTGGACTTGGGGTGATTTCCCATTTAGTGTTAGATATGTTGACTACGGAGGGAATTCGTTTCGCTCTTGGTGTTTTCATCAAAATATTCTTTCCAAACATTCCTATGTTCACAACTATTCGTTTGGTGCCCGGTATCTCAACCTTCAAAACAGGTTCGGAGTGGGAGATGGCGATACGAAAAGCTTTGTCTATCATACAATATGGTATGTTAGCTTTGGTCTTGTTGGACTTAGGAGGGATTTCTATCTTACACTATTTTAGTTGAGGGTATTTTCGTACACCTCAAACCGTTGTCTTATAGTTATTGGAAGTAGCAATAAGAGAGCAGAACGAAAGTTGTTTCGTATTGTAGTAGGATAAACTAATAAAAATAAAAGGTAAAGTTGCTCCAACAACTTTAACCAGATTTGAGGTTTATCTATGAACATTTCTAAAACAGCAAGAGGAATTCTTGCAACAGTTCTAATGTCTGCTAGTTTAGTAGGCGCAGGTTATATGTCTGAAGTGAGTGGTGTCACAAACTTCACTGATATTGCAGAAGTACACGCTTTGGGTGGTTCTGATGCAAATGCTAGTTCAGAGTCTATGAGTCGACTTCAAGAGAAGGTTTACGATGAGGTTTCAGGAAACACTTATCGTACAACTACAGGTGATGGTCTCACTGGTTCTAAGATTTATAACCAAAAAGGTGAAGTTACAAGTAACTTTGACAAATTGACTGAGGGTGACAAAAACAAGGTCATTCAAGACATCAATAGAGCAGTTAAAAAGACTGCTGACAGAGATGCGACAGCGATTGAGTCAGGTGAAGCTACAAATAACGCAGTCACAAAAGGTACTGTTAACAAATTCTGGAAAGACATGAGAGAAGTTCGTAAGTCTACGGCAGGGTATCTCATTTCTGTCGCAACTGCTGATGTAGCTGCTGACTGGGATGCTGCTTCAAATTTCTTGGCTCCGTTCTATCCATTCTTTAACAGTGCGATTGCGGTATTCTTGATTTTAGCTTCATTCTCATTCTTTATCCATTTGGCGATTGCAGTGTTCTACTTCATGACTCCTTCATTCCAGTATTTTGTAAAAGATGCTGAGAGTGCTAAAGGTGCGAGGGGTTATATTGCAAGCATTATTCCGAAACAAGCGGTTACTGCCAACGACCAAGCTTTGGATAAAGGTGGAAACCCACTTCTTATTTACATTGGTAAAACTTGGGTAATGATGCTCGCTTATGCGTTAATCTTGATTTTCTTCGCAACCAACTCTATGTTGGTCTTGGTCGGCCCGATTTCAACACTTTTTGCATCCCTTGTTGGATTGTAATTGGTCGATTCGTCAGAAAAGAGGTTATAAATGGCACAGTTAAAATTCGTCAGAGTTTTACAAGTAGCCTTGTTATCCTTAGTAGTGAGTTTGGGGTTGTGGGGTTTTTCTTCTCCCAACTCCAATCTTTTGGTAGATGTCGTACAAGCTAGAGCGAAGTTTGATGCAACTACTGTGAGCGAGAATAGTATGCCTTTTGTCATTGTAGACAGTGAAGCAGGGGTGTCCTCAGTTGTTGATAACATCAATAATGAGATTAGAGTACAGTTAGTTGTACGTTCAGATCAAGTATCTGACGGTTGGAAGTTTGTTTACTACAACAGTAGTAAAAAGCGAGTTTCGATTGACCGTAAGAACTTTTTGGAATATCCTATGAATACTCGTCAGAAAATCATGGATATAGCTTTGAGTAACTTGAAAGATGACCGTTCAGGGGGGTTATCTGCAAGAGATAGAGCAAGGCTCTATAAATTTGTAGAAGACCAAGATACGAATATTTCAAGTGTTCTACAAGCAGTTAACTCTGATGTAACGGCTGACTTAAATGAAGCACAAAACATTTTGAAATTCTTTACAAGTCCGTTAGGTACTTTGTTGGGTATTCTTACAATTTTGATTTGTGCAACAGTTGGTATCTCTATGGCGATGGATGTTTTCGCAATGATGACTCCAAGTTTGATGTATCACTTTATGAAAAAGGGAGACAAGCGCCCTGTGTTGATTTCACCAGAAGCTTGGTTCTCTTATAAAGATGGTATTTCAAAAGGTGCGCACTCAAATTACATGATAACGTACTTGTCTCGCTCTGTTCCAAAATTAGTGGTAACAGGTGCTTGTTTAGCCTACATTATGATTGGTAATGCCACGGCTCTTGCGATATTCTTTGCCAATCTATTTAACCGATAAGTTGTTTTCTTGGAGCTTGTCGTTAATTGGTAAGTTTCATTGCAAGCAACTAGGGAGCCTCGGTATCGTTGGGTACTGAGGTTTCTTTTTTCAAGAAAGGAATCTTTAAATTCATGTTCGGAAAGAAGAAGATTAAAGATAAGCAAGTTAAATTAAAGGAAACAAACAAGTTCTCACGTTTTGTAGACTCGTTGCGTGAGAATTCGATTTTATTCTTTGGAGGAAAATCGGTAGATAAAAGAAAATCAACGAGTCAGTTTGTTCCAATGACCTTGGAGCAAGCCGCAGTTGAAAATAGAAGAAAGAAAGTTAGAAGTTTTGTAGGTAAGACTGTCACTTTAGCTTCGGTATCCTTACTTTTAGGTTCAGTTGCTTTACAAGTTGGGAGTTCAGTTTTAGGTTTAAAAGTTGACTATACTACTGCTTATGCTGAGAATAAACAAGGTCAGAAAAGTTCTGCCTTAGAGCGCTCTATTGACCAATTAAAGATTGCAGCAGGTGAAGCTGATGGTTCTTTATCCGGTGGTGCAAAAGGACTCTCCCCGGCAGAGGTTAAAACAGTAGGGTTCTTTATCTCTAACTGGTATTCTCCGTTTACGACACGTGTCTCTATAAATGGAAATACAGTAGGTGATGCTCAATCTGACATTCAAACTATTTTAAAGACTCACGCTGGTTTAGCTGATGATCCAGCAGGGGAGTTAGCGAAACTAGTTGCTAACTTAGGTGCTAAAACTTCTGAACCTTTGTACTTAGCTAAGTCAGATGATAATGGTCAAACTTGGAAGTCATTACAAACAAAAGCTACTTACTTTGAAGTGTTATTTGGTTCTGTAGGGTTATGGTCTAAGTCGTTATTAACCACAGATGATGAAGTTTCTCTTAAAAATCGTTATGAGTATAATGTAGATAAAGGTACTTTATTAGGGTTAGTTAGGGAAAGTAAAGCTAAAGAGTCTGACTTAAAACGACAAGAAATTGTCTATGAGTGGAACCCAGACCCTAGTGGCACCCCTACGGTATCCCAAGCTACGTTCTATACAAACTTTGCTTCAGTTGATGCCTCTAAGAGTTGGGGTTCTAATGTTTTGACTTTAGACGGGTCAGATAGTAAGATTGTAGACTTGTTAAAGTCAAATGATAGACATTTAGCTGAGAAATTGAACGCTTACTTAAACGGATTTGATTATGAGGAACGTGGTGCTTTACCTGCTGCTATGAAAACAAAGAACCAAGGTTCTTTGAAGCCGTTCTATGATAGCTCAATCTACTCAGCAGGTATGTATACTGATGGTTTTGGTAATTTAATTTCAGAAACAGGTTCAGACCAAAGGGGTGCTTACGTTGTAATTCCCGCTTCTCAAAATCCTATGATGTATGCTAAGAAGATACACGATCCAACAACTAGTTCAACTACATCCAGTAATGACAAAGAGAATAACAAGAATAAAGATTCCAACAAAGATTCCAATAAAGAGAAAGATAAAAAGGTTGATATTAAAAGTTCTAGTGTAGACGAGAAGATGTCTGAGATTTACAACAATACTAATACAGGTGTGGGTCGTCAGATTTCGATTAACAACCTTAATAATTTAGCTCTCCTTAAAGGAAAGGGGTATCTTTCAGTTGACGGATCAAATGCAACTTTAGGTGGTTCTGTTGATCGCAAACTTCGTTTTTATTCTGCTATTGCTAACGATTCCGTAGTAGCAGGAAAAGAGTCAGCAGATACTTCTGGTTGGGGTTGGTCTATTGACTTTTATAACTTTAATGATTTAGGTGCAGTCTTACAAAGTGCATTAAATACTCAGTGGTTAGTTCGTAACGGTAATGAGTCCACAACTTTGACTAAAGATGGTTCCATTTTCCATAGTGGTGGAAACGTTGAAGGTTATGATTTTGGGTCTTCTTATTCTGAAATTCGTTCAGGTTCTACGGATTATGCGCTACCTCAAGGATATTTAACTGGATTTTTCCCGGTATTTGGGGATTCAAGAACGATGTTTGACTTAACTAAGAATGTATCCGGAGCAGATGCATGGGTTTCTATGAACGCGAAACCTTTCTCAGATGATTCTTACAAGTTTAAATCGAACATGTCACTTACAAAACCCGTAATTGATGAGATTATCAGTTTTGATGATAAGGGATTTGCAAGTGGTAACGATAAGTTCAAGAAGTTAGGTGACAACGGTACCTTATTAGTAGGTAAAGCTCAAGATATTCCATTACAGTCTTCTCGTTTAGACAGTAATGGGTATTGGGTGGGGCAAGGTTCAAAAGGAGCTTTAGTTGATACAGCGGGTGAAGCTCCAAAAGATACTGCTGACAAAAAATATGCTATTAACTTATACGCTTCCACTGTACTTGTTCGTGCCAATCCTCTCAACAAAGACATTCCTTATGTTATTAACTTGGATAACTCTTCTGTAATTGATGAGGATGCTTTAAAAGCTGCTTCCGAGGAGAATGAAGAAGACTTAGATCATGTGTTGAAGAATATGGCTTACTTCATGTTGAACCCAACTAAAGGTCGTGAGTACAAACAACGTTGGTCTAAAACCTTTATGAACCAAACAATGTTGAGTTCATTGCAAGATATGGTTGGTGCAAACACCGCTTCAAGTTACTCAGGTACAACTCGTTACTTGGAGTTAACTGGTTTTGCAACTATTCCTAAGATGAATGAGATTAAGTTTACAGATTACTTGTATTCTAAATTCTCTTCTTGGGGTGTCACTATTCTGATTGTAGCTTCTTTCTTGATGTTAGTATTCTTATTCGTAGGTCAAATCCGAGTGGTACCAGCAGTTCTTTCTATTTTAGCCTTTGGGTATCTTTTGTACAGTCCACCTAAGATGATTGATGCTTCAACTCATTTGACTAATCAGATAAATTCTTATTTCTTCAAAGATAAGTTTATGTTTTGGGTGCTGGCGACTCATCAGAATTATTCAGACTCGGTAGCACAACTTCAAAAAGCTGCTGAAACTGGGAACTACGACAACTACACTGCCTTACTAGTGAAACTACAAGGTGGTTGGGGTGGTTCTGAAAACGAAGGAGAAACAGATGTATATGAGTGGCAACAAACTCTTGGTGCATCGGTTAAAGTTCGTTGGATGGCTCCTAAGAAAGATGGTTACATTCAACAAGTTAAACGTGATTTGAAACAAGTCACTTCAAATAGTGTTGATGAAGCAAACAAAGAGAAAAAGAAAAGCGAGTAGGGGGTTCTAGGCTTTATGAATAAAATTAAAAAGATGAAGCAGTGGACTTTGGTAGGGGTATCCCTTGGGGTACTCCTCGCTCCTAGCTTTCTATCCAGTTTAAGTGTCCTTAGTCCGAGCATTGTTCATGCGGAGGAGAGTAAGGACAAAGATAAAGACAAGAAAGATAAAGAGAAGAAGAAAGACAACGGAGAGAAGAGAAAAGATAATGATGCAAGTGGTAAGAACTTGATTGACTCTCCTTTAACTTCTGCTTTGCTTTCTAATGGTTTGTCTAATGAAGATTATACAGGGTTAGATACAAATTACCTGTACAGAGGGTATCCCGATATTGCCGACTATTCTCGTATGTATTATGGAAATATTATGGGAGATAATATCTCAACAAATGGTGCGATTGTATTTAACATTGGTTCATGGTCTGAGGGTCTTGCAACTATGTTCCCTCAAACAGATAAGACCTTAAATGTTTCAAACTCTGTAACTCCTTCTGATATTCGCTCTTCTATGCAAGAGTATTTGAGTTTGGAGAGTTCAGATAAACCAAACCATCAAACTTTATTGCAACGTTCTAAACTTGGGTTTATCAATGATCGTAAAGGAACGTCTTCAACAGGTTCAGTTGATACAAAAACCATGAAACGGATTTTCGCTCCGATTTCGTCAAATACGATTGCAAAGGCTTCAACACAAGATTTGAGCCAAGTGAAAGTAGGAGACGAAGTTGGCTTGAATGAAGACTATTTTATTCTATCTAAGCGAAACTTCAATAACCATAAAGAGACATTGCAAGACCAAATGGCGAAAGCCAACAAGTCTACGACTGGAACGGCAATCCCCCAAGAGGATGCGGTATCCTTGTCTGCCTTTGCTCTTTATACAGAGTCTCCATTCTATTACTTATCATGGGGTCTTTACGATAACGGTTTAAGTACCAAAGCAGGCTCAAGTGGTGAGTTTAAGAAAATGATGTTAGAAAAGAATGACTCATATTTCTACAACTACCAAATGGAAGCAGGTAAACCAGGTTATGGAGCTATGAAAGACTTCCTAGACTTTGGTTCTCTGTTTACTGTAACCATTCCTTACTTGCGTGAAGCAAATAAAACCTTGTTGCAGTGGAGTGATACTTATGGTACAAAACCATACGCAGGTTATGGTACAAAACGTACAGAATTGGATGCAATTACAGATAAAGATTCTGAAGCTTACTATAAGACTTGGTTCAACTACTCATCAGATAACGCCTATAGAACTTATACTGCTTGGGTAGATTACTTGTATGAGTTAGACATTGCAAAACCTGAAACGATTGAATACGCTGGTCAAAAGCAAGTGGTATCTGAGCCAATGAACCCGGCTGCTTATACTATTCGTCCGATGGTGTTTTCAGAGAGTGAAATGTTGTACTACGGTTTGAAAGAGTCTGATTTAACACAGGTTGAGAAGAAACTTCAAGAGGTAGCGAAAGAAGTTCGTAATGATTGGTTAAATGTTATGAACTATTACACTCTTGATGATGTGGTGCTAAATACTGCAAGTGCTATGATTGCGACATTTGATTTCAACCGTATCTTTTCTCAAACTGGGTTCAACCAACGCCAAGTAGTTTTTGAACCTCAAGGATTTGAATTGAAAGCTTTCGGTTGGGACGCTTTCCTTCGTATGATTTTGCAAAATGCAACAGGAGAGAGTTTAGTTTATAACCAAACCTTGAAGTCAGACATTTATGAGATTGTAGCTGAGAAAGATGGGTTTGTAACACTCTTCATGATGTGGTTCAACTCCTTTGTAGTAGTATACTTGGTACCAACTCTATTGATTTTAATTTTGTGTTGCTTACCTATTGCGATGATGCTTTCGGTATTCGCGTCCTTTATTCGTCAAGATAAAACATTAGTTAAGTCTTTTGCTACAGAGTGTATGTTACCGTTCTTACTTGTTTTAGGTGTAAACATTATGTTAGCCTTCACTGTTTCTATTCTTATGGGAGATGGTGGAAATCAACTTGTAACAGGTAATTTAGGGGAGAGTCAATCCTTTAATTCTCCACGTTCCACTATGGGAGTTTTAATTGCAGTAACTTTAGTAGCTTGTGCTTTATATTGGGTAGCAGTAGCGAACTTGTTTAAAGGTCTTTATAGAAATGCTCGTATTGTTTCTATCCCAGTTAAAGCAGGGGTGCAAATGGCTGCAAGTTTAGTTGTTGGAAACTTAGAGAAAGTGAAGAATATTGCCAGTGGGGTAGATTCTTCGGTATCTAGTGCTTCAAGTAGTCGAGTTCGTGATGCTGTAGGTAATGCGACAAGCTCTGCATCGGACTTTACTCGTCGAAACTTAGGTGGTGCAGGTTCTAGGTTTAAGCGAATGTTTGGTCGAAATAGGAGTTCAAATCGTACACAGTCTTCAGCTTCTAAACAAGCGGATACTGAGGTAGCTAAAGAACTTGAAGGTTTATTTGATAAGCCAACTACACAGTCTTCTAATCAAGTAGACACTCAAAGTAAGTTTGATGCTTTAGACAAAGAGCTGAAGAAAGATAGTAAATCAGACAATGATGCATAGCAAATAGTTGTCTGTCAAGGGTATTTATGATATTCTTGTAAGTGCAAAGTCTGGAATAATGGCTTTGTGCTTTTAGTTAGAATTGGATTTAGACTTGAAGAATGTGAGGTTACAGTATGTTTTTTGAACCCATGTTAAGGTTCTTAATATTGCCAATTATAGTTTTAGTAGTAACTCTTCTGTATCCTTTAATTGGTCGATTCTATCGTCATTTTGCTAAAAACTCTATAAGAAGACGAAAGCAAAACTTAGAAGAATTGAAAAAGAGTCGAGTTGAGTTACAAGAAGAGGTAAGTAAAAAAGACCTAACAGATGAGGATAAGAAAAAAGTTGAAAGTGTTTTAGTGGAAACGGCATCCAATGAAGTAAAAGAGCGCTTAAAGTTGTTAACTCTTCGTTCGTCCTTGGGTTTTAATCGCTTTTTAACTTGGTTAGCTAGATTAACTTCTATTGTTCTAGTTTCCTTTGGTTGGACATTTATGGTTGCGACTATTGGAGCTTCTGCTGCGGTTACTTATGTTGCAATTATGGCTACGGTTGATTGTGCGCCTACTGAGGTTAATACTTCACAAGGGTCTAATTCAACCAACACAAACTCTCAGAATGTGGGTTCTGTGGATTTATCTACAGAAGTAACTGATTGGGCAAATGATTATGAAGGTTTTACTTTCATTGGAGACTCTTTAGGAGTAGGGGTTGAACCTAAATTAAAAGGGTATTTCCCTAAATCGACCTTTGATAGTAAAGTTTCAAGAGCCTTTGAGAGTTCAGATAGTACACTCAGTGGTATTGAGACTGCCAAGAAATTGGAGTCTGAGAAGAAAATTAAAGATGTACTTGTTGTAGCGCTAGGTACAAACCAACCTCCAACAAATGAGTTGATGGATAAACTTGTAGGTGAAGCGAAAAGTGCTAAGACAGTTATTTGGGTAACAACTGCTTCACAAGGAGGTCAAGGTTCTTATAACAAGGTAGACCATGATAAGATTGCAGAGACTATTAAATCTTATGTAAGTAGCAAGTCAAATATGGCTTACCTAGATTGGAACCAGTACGTTCAAGAAAACTCTAAATGGGAGGACTTAACTTCTGACTCCGTTCACATGAACGACAAAGGTTATGATTTATATTCCAAGTTCCTTACTCGCGGTATCTTTGATGTCACTAAGTCTCATGGTTCTAGTAGTGACAACTTAGTAACAAAAGCTATTAGGAAGATTAAATGTAAACCAAGGCAACATAAAACCAAGGCTTCAACTAAATCTGATGCTAGTGGTCTTTCTTCAGAGGATGGTCAAGACAACCCTCCGGCTGATGCCTTTAGTTCTTGGGGTTGGCGCCCAGAGGATTTACCTGAGGGGTTAAAGCCTTACATTATTAACCCTAAAAATTACGGTATGGATTTTGGTTTACCAGGTACAGGTTGGTTTCAATATCCAGCAGACCCAAGTATTAACGGTCAGTGCGTAGCTTTGACTATTTCTTTAGGGAATCATATTTGGGGTAGACCTCAAGAAAGTGTTCAAGGTCATGGTGCTTTGCAAGCGGGGGCTTGGGCGAATATTTTCGGCAATCGGACAACTAATACACCTAGACGTGGTGCTATATTCTCAGATATGGAGCATCCAACTTGGGGACACACAGGTATTGTTTGTACTGTATTTAAAGATGGTACATTGCTTACAATCGAACAAAACACTTCTTTAGCAGGTTGGGATTACCGTGGTGAGCAGTATGTTTGGTATTACCGTATTTACCGTAAAGAGCAGTGGCAAGGTTTAGGTATGGAGTTTGCCTATGATGAAACAAAAACTCCGATTTTAAAATAATAGTTAGAAAGTAGTAGTGATTTGAAAGTATTGAGATGGATTTTAACCGTTGTATGTGGGGTGGGGTTAGGAACCCTAATAGCTCTCGGTATCCTCTACTTCAAAGGTGAGCAAGAAGTTCGTCACGAAAAGGATTCTCCCACTGAGGTAAGTTTAAAACAAGAAGAAACGAAGTCGGTTGAAGACAAAGTTCAAAGTGACTTGGAACTTAACTTAGCAAGAGCAAGGGGTTATTTGTCAGAAGGTGCTAGAGTAACAGATAGCGCCAAAGTAAAGGAACAACAAGAGTCGATTGAGAAGTTGCTTGAAACTTTTCGTGGAGGAAAAGACGACAGTCGCTTGAAAGCAGACTCTAGCGGTATCTCTCTTCGCTACGCAGTCGAAAAGCAAGGTTACAAGTTGAAGTCTGATAGCTTTGAAGTTTGGTCTACAAAAGACCCTGATGTGGTAAATAACTTGTTTATACTTACAGGTGGTAAAAATGATGATATGTACTTAGTTTTGTCGTATGAGAAAACCACCAACACGTTCCACATTTTATATCTCTACGGAGGTAAACCAGACACATTCGGTTAGAAATACCCATCAGGAGTCTCAGATTGCTCCAGTTTCGATTTTAAACATTAAGAGGTAAGTTTCTCTGTTTGAAAGCTAAAATCGAATAGAGAGCAAATGAGAGCCTTATATGAAATTGCCAAGTAAACAAGAACGTTTGCTTGGTTTTCTTATTTTTAGCAAATGCTTTCTTGCGTTTTTCTCAGAAATAATGTAAAATAAAACCATTAAGTAAATTTAAGTGATAGGAAATAGAAGATGTTCAAAGATTCTCGTAAAGGTTGGATTTCAAAGCTCACAGTTGGTAGCAAAGTAGGTGTTAAACACAAAGATGTAATTTATAGTGGAACGGTTTCCTTAGTTACTGCTTTAGGGGTTTTACTAGTTCGTTGTGAGAATAATTTAAAATTCAAAATTATGCCAGATGGTTGCAGTTCTACGAAAGACTCGGAGGTAGTGCCTTTTGGTGAAGTGGAAGAAAGCTAGTATTTACGGCGGTGTTCTACTTGGAACTACTTTACTTAGCCTAGCGGTATCCTCCTTTTTTCTTCAAAATTCGGGAGATGGTCAAACTTTTGATTTGAGTCGATTAGCTCCTTTAGTTTCTGAGGAAAAGATAAGAGGTCAACTTCAGTATGAAAATGCTTGGTCTGAGCAGATTGAGTTAGAAAATCAAGTGAAACCTTTTGAGAATTACATTATAAATTGGGTCGCAACTTACACAGGTCGTAAAGGTTTTCAAGGACAAAACACAAGTAGTTTGAAGTTTGGTACTTTGGAGAATAAAGGTTCTTACACCAATATGACAGATTTGGTAAAACATTACCCTAACTTACTAGGTGTTATAGAGAAAGTAACCATTCAGTATAGTTACGACTCTGTAGCAAACCAACTGGTACAAAGAGTCTCTGTTTATAAAAGGGGTGTAGAAGGGTATCGACAAGCAACAGTGGTTTACGATTCCACGGGTTCTGTTGTTGATTACACGTTAGGTAATTTTGTAAAAGTAGGGGGTTCAAGTGAAGAAGATTAAATCGAAAGTTGTCTTATGGTTCTTACACCTATTTGATTACAAACTATCGAGTAAAGCAAAGAGAAATGTACTAATAGGTCTTGCAGTATTGGTAACTTTAGGGTTCTTTGGTTTTATTGCAAATAATATTATTCAGTCTCATAATGAGGGTGCTAAATTACAGAGAGATACAGAAGTTGCAAAATCAGCAAAAGAAGTTGTTTCAAATTACGCAGATGAAACTTTTGCAAAAGAACACTTGAGTTTAACAACAAGTCAGTGGAAAGCAAAAGATAACAATTTTGACTATTCTCTAGCTAAGACTTATATGACTTACTTAGCTTCGGTTGAGGATAGTGCAAGTGCAGAAAGAGCTTACAAAGCTCTCCCTTGGGTATCCCCAAAAGTCGGAGATTCTTTACTCTCTTGGCCGGACGATTACGCACCAAGTGTAGATAGACTTGTAAATTTAAAAACACTATCGAGAGTATATAGTGCTGGGGGTTCAGACAAATGGTTTGCTTTGTTTGATGTGTCTGCAACCAACAAAATTGGTACGCGCGTAGAGTCTTTGGTTTCGGTAGAGTTAGCAGTAAGTGAAGGTAAAGTGACCTATTGGAAGATTGAACATGGGGGGTTAAGATAGTGGCTGAGTCAAAGCGAAACTATTCAGAAGGTTACTGGTTGGTAAAGCCCCAACTAGGTAAATTAACAGTAACAAACTTAGTAAACTTTGCAGAGGCAGAAGGAGCTTATGGTGTTGCTAGTGGTGGAATTTTAAGACTAGGTAAAAGTGCCTTATTCTTTGGATTTTACATTGTATTGTGTATTGTCCTTTCTGTAATTGTAAAGAACTGGTTTGTAAGTCTTCTTTTGTGGGTCTTGTTATTCCCACTTCCTTTTCGATTAATTTCCTTGTTTGTATTCAATGAGCGAAAGGTTAAGAAGGAGTTCAAACTGAGGGAAGAGTTGAAGTCTAAGACTGACACTTCCTTGTTCTCCCACTTCTTCGGTATCTACGATATTGATGAGACTTTACCTTATGTCTGCTATATGTTAGATGGTAGTATCGGTATTTTCATTCGTTGTGTGCGTAAGACACAAGTAGGTAAAGTTCAAGAGAAAGCCTTTCAACATGGTCAAGGGTTGGCTAACTTTTATAATCAATGCGCGGCTTTAAATGTAGTGCCAGAGTTGATTGACTTGCAAGCAGCGAACTCTTATGATGAGCGTTTTGATGACTTGTATAATCACTTAAATGAGGTGTCTTCTCCAACCATGCAAAAGGTTCTATCTTCTATGTACCATCATTGGGAAGACAACTCTAGTAGTTCTCAGTTGACTTATGAGTATTTCTTACTCCGTGGTTCAGGAGACCCTATGGTCTTTTGGGATAAAGTAACCGCCTTGATGTCTGCTCTTATGACTGCAAGTTACAAGCGTATCCAAGTCTTAAATGAAGACCAAATTGGAACTTTGGTAGAGGATTTATATGGTTTAACTGAGTTTTCAGTTACTGAAGCTATGAACCAAGCAGTTCAGAAGTCTGAGCGTTCCAGTCTTCGTCTATTATGGTTGGGAGACGCCCAAAATCGCAGAAAACAAGTGAATACTTCTCTAGCAGAAGCTCGCTTGAAACAAGAAGAGCATTATAGAAAACAACAAGCACAAGCAAGGGTATCTGCAGAGCAAGCGAAAACTCAACCTAAGAAAGCGAAGAAAACAAAAGGGAAAGAGAAAGCAAAACAGACTCAAGCAGAAGTGTTGGATTTGTTTGGGTCAGAAAGCAACTCAACAAAACAAGCAAGTGGCTTAACAAGTGTGCTTGAAACAGATGTTTCTGCGGAAGAGTTGTCAACACCTGTGGATAACTCTCCTAAGTCTGTGGATAAAGGTGCGGATGTGAGTGCAGAAGATTTGTTTGGTGGCTCTAGTAGTCGTCAAGTGAATAAAATTGAAAGTTCAGAGGAATTGGACTTATTTTAGAACAAGAAAGTAGGGGGTATCTTTCATGATTGGTTTAATTTTTGGAGAAAAGAGTGAGCAGGTAGTAAATGCAGTGAGAGAGTCGCATGGTTTGAAAGAGGTGGAAGGTTTCACCTCTATTGGTGCTTTTTTGAGCATGGCTAGTCGTAAGGCTCTTCGTTGTGAGCGTTTGATTATTAACTGTGTAAATGTAAATTCACCGCAAGAGTTTAGCAACTTGCGTACTTTTTTAATGGATCACGCTCGAACTACTGAAGTTGTACTCTTTGGTCGATATTTTGAATCTGCAGACTTGGAAGTAGTGGATTCTTATTACAGTTTCTTTAGTGAGCCGATTTATACAGACTATTTGCTACAAACAAATGAGCAAGTAAATGTGGATTTGATTGCAAACAACTTGTGTAAGAGTTCTTTAGACACTATTCGTTTAGAACATTCTAGTAAGAAGAATATGAAAGCGGTTGTTAAATATGGAACGGAGCAGTCTGCGGTATCCTCACAAGAGCCTACATTTACACCACCTAAACCGATAGCAAGTAATGGTTCTGTGGTGAAGTCTTTTGGTTATGGTGGGAAGGTCTTTGGCAAGAAGAAACTCACAAAACAAGAGTTAGCAGCGGTTTCTAAGTTAGATAATGAAATCTATGCAGTCTTACAGTTAGCTCAGTCTAGGTAGGTGGTTTGATAAAACATGGACTACATTTTAACAACAAAAAACGTTCGGTATCCTAGTTGTACCACTGTTTCTAGTATTAAACAGATAGAACGGATTACTATGAAAACGACTCTCATTATTGAGTCGTACACAGATAAAGACTTTGACTTCTTAGTGTTTATTTTAAATGCTATGAGAGACAACTCTTTAACTAAGATTGCTTATATAACTGAAACTCCCTCTCGTATTGTATTAGAAACTATGAAAACAGTAGGAGCTTATGTCATTCAAGATAGCTCCTTGTTAGATAATACGGAAAGCTTTTCTGACTTACTAGAGTTTATGTCTAGTCGAGAGATGGACAATCAAACAGATGAATTAACTCAGTTGGCAGATAGTTTCACGATTGTTGATGAATACATTCGAGGTAAGTTAGAGGGTGAGCCTAAGTTAGTAGAGCGTAAGATTTCTATGGCTTATGAACAGTTGAGTGATGTCTTACAAGAAGTTGTGTTCTCAGCAGAGTTAAATGAAGAACTACAAGCCTTTCTATTGACTGCTTCAAGTAGATTAAAGATTGCAGATGAACAGTTATCAAAACAAGAAGATGAAATCAACAATTTGAAGACCTCTTCCTTTGGAGGGTTTGGTTCGATTAACACTTATACTCAGTATAGTTACACAGGAAACTCTAAGGTCTTGTTGATTAGGGAGCAAGCTCCCACTCGGTATCTGACCTCGTTCTTGTCGGCTTATATTGATTGGTTAGCGAAAGTACCAGAGATACAAGCAAAATTGATTGTAATAGACCAAGCTACAGAATATGTAGATGCTCGTTACAAGTCTTTACGCAAGGTAGACTCTAGTAATATCACACGTGAAGCTTCTAAGTTGTACTTGTTGTCTGAGATGTACACAACAACTCCAACTACAAGTGTTATGAGTGCCTTAATGAGTCCCGGAATTGACTTATATGTGATTTTGGATAGAACCTATAAGCGCACTGCAGCGGTCTCAGGTAGAGGGATTACAACGGTTTACAGTGTTTCAAGTCGAAGACTGATGAGAGATTTAGGGTTGAACTCAGAAGAGACGATTGTGAATGATAATGGAGAACAGTCTCAACTCGGTATCCTCGCTTTGATTGAAAGCTACGCAACAGATAAAGAGTCTCGTAAATTGCAACAACGTAGCGCTTTTGAATCGATTATGAAACGCTTAACTGAGTTGTGTAATTTGGGTTATTAAAGGCTTAGAGAGGTTGACATTATTGATGTTCAAGAAGAAAGAAAACAAAGTAACGAGCCTTTCTAAGAGTTCGTTAGAAAATCAGAAAACACAAGAAAACCAAGAAAAGCGTAAAGGTTTCCTTGACAAATATGTAGACTTGATTAAGATGTGGGATTCCGTTTACGATGAATACCGCTCACGTTATAACCCAGAGCGAGCTTTGGCTTCAAGTAGGCGCTTGTATATGGATTCTAACTTTACTTATAGTGGAACTCAAAACGTAACGGCTTATTATGTTATTGATGAATTACCACCTGAATTTGAAATGGGGTATCGTGCAACGCTTCGCTCCATTGTACCAGAAGGTATTTCAATGAACTTCATTGAGTCAAATGAGCCTTTCGAAATTAACTGGGATGATCCCAAGGTAAAAACTCGTTTGTCGGTTTTAGATGAAGTAAGTGCGAAAAACCAAGAGGAGTCAAGCAAGGGTTCAAGGTTTACTCAACACAAGTATGTAAAGACGGCTCAGAAAGATGAGCGCTTGTCACTTTCTGTAGAATACGCAAATGACGCAACCTTGAGTGACCAAGACAAGCGTTACTTGTATAAAGTCCGAGTTATGATTATCATAACAGGGCATAGAGGACCTGAGTTTACAGATGTGTTGAAAGATTTTGAACACATGTGTAATCAGAGAACTGGAATGCAAGTCCGCCGAGTTACCGGTATCATTGCAGACACCGTAGGCGATTTCTCTCCTTTTAACTCTGAAATGTCTAAGG